TGAGAGAAGCGACTTTGCCAGATTTGTCCAGCGGGGCGTAAATTTGTTTGGTGCCCTAGGCGAGATTCGAACTCGCACTTGATGGCTTCTTAGACCATTGCCTCTACCAATTGCGCTACCAGGGCATGATTGGGGTAACCAATGGGGAACGATCCCATTCTATCGCTTTCACAGAGCGAGGTGCTAAACCTTTACACTATGGTCACCGTAAATAATTGGTCTGTGCGGTAGGATTTGAACCTACGATTTCTCACTTCCAAGGCGAGTAGATTAGACCGGACTTTCTCACACACAGATAAAACTTGGTGGATTGTAAGGGACTTGAACCCTTGTCAGACCAAGAGTGCGGTGGCGCACACTCGATAATGCTCCTACGGCTATTCACCGTGCATGAGACCAACCTTGACAACCCATAAAAACTTGGTGGACCGCTGGGGAATCGAACCCCAATAACTGACTTGCAAGGCCAGTGTAATCCCATTATACTAGCAGCCCAAATTTTGGTGCCTCCACTTGGACTTGAACCAAGGACTTCCGCGTTATCAACACGATACTCTACCAACTGAGTTATAGAGGCAAAATTGTTTGGTGGTAATAGTTGGACTCGAACCAACGATAGACTGCGTATGAAGCAGTTGCATTAGCCACTATGCTATATTACCATATAGAAACACACTACCAGTCCCGGGGATTTGAACCCCTTTCTCTTGTAGTTTACCACGACTTTTGCAGTCAGGCAAGCAGTGTGTTCTTATATGGTGCTCCTTGCTGGTAACGATCCAGCGTCTATACATTACCAATGTATTATAATACCTTTATACTAAAAGAGCAAATTGGTGCGACCGGAGAGATTCGAACTCCCGACTCCTAAGTTCGTAGCCTAGTACTCTATCCAGCTGAGTTACGGTCGCATTGATTGGTATTCCGTATGGGTTTTGATCCCATCTCAATAGTTTGAAGGACTATCGGCCACGCCAGCTGCCTCACGGAATATAAAATAACAGGATAGTTTTTAACATAGTGCTACCGTTACACCAAACCTTGCGGCTACGGAGTCGAACCGTTCCTTTACTTTTACAGAGTAGTAGTTAAATTATTTGCTGAACCTATCCTTAAACTGGTACCTAGTGTAGGAGTCGAACCTACGACATTCCGCTAATCGGGCAGACGTTCTTCCGCTGAACTAACCAGGCATAAAATTGGTGCGGGGTAAGGGAGTCGAACCCTTGACTAGTAGTTGGCAACCACTGATTTTTCCGTTAAACTAACCACGCATAATAAAACAGGATAGCATTTTTTTTCATAAACGTTGAAAGTTTTTTTGATTTGCTGTTGCTATCCTAAAACTGGTGCCCCATGACAGAATTGAACTGCCGTATCCTGATTACAAAACAGGCGTAATACCGTTATACGAAAAGGGCTAAAATTGGCTCCGTATCTGGGTAATGATCCCAGCTAGTCATTGATTAACAGTCAAGTCCGTGCACCATGCTCGGATTCTACGGAATAAATTTGGCAGGGGAGATGGGATTCGAACCCATGATGACGATTTCAAAGACCGTTGCCTTAGGCCACTAGGCGACACCCCAACATGTTTGTTAACACACTCTTGCGAATGTGTGTATTGAAACACACTCAACATTACACCCTTGATTCGCTACTGCTACTAGGGGCGTGTTTTAATATGTTTCAATACGCTAGAATTTTTCATCTCACAAAAGAGACTTCATCCTCTAGGCCGCCCGTTCGTCCATGTTTTAAGTGCAGACTAGGTCCTCGTTACCTATACACACTATCTAACTCTCCACTACGCAACTTTGTAGTTGCTTCTTAATTAACCCTTAGTATATCAGAGTATCCATTTACTGTAAACTCTGTTTGTTGTTTTTATACAACGAAAAACCCCTGAGACTTTTTAGTTTCCCAGGGGTTGAATAAATTTTGTTATGATGTAACTAGTTATTCCTCTCCCCGGGCTCCTCTTTGGTTATCATTCCCGCGAATACTTGTAGGATATGATACCGCAAAGGCCGCTAAGGTCTCTATAGACCATAGCCCCGTATGTTTCGGCATGTAACAAGTTTTATTCATCATAGTATTCTATTTAGTCCTGGTTAAAAATAACTGCAAATTACATAGTGTTTTTTGCGTTTATGTGTGTATTATATAGTAGTTCTGAATAGAAGTCAACCTTCAATTTACCCAAAACACAAATTACGCATCATCCTTTATTTATATTAAATATTCGTATGAGTAAAGAATTTAAAATCTACGAATACGATGTTGTCTATCTTAGCTATGATGAGCCAAATGCACAAGCAAATTGGGAAGATTTGTTAACAAAAATTCCTTATGCCAAAAGGGTTCATGGAGTTAAAGGTAGTGACGCTGCACACAAAGCGGTTGCAAAATTAGCAACTACCCCACGAGTATCAGTCATTGACGGCGATGCGGTTATTGACCACAAATATCTACATCAGACACTAGTGTTAGATGATTCAATCGATGACAGTAAAACAGTCTTTAGTTGGCCCAGTAAGAATATCATCAACGGTTTATTGTACGGCAACGGGGGAATCAAATGTTGGCCTGTACAAGCAATGCTTGATATGAAAACACATGAGGCAGCGGATCTAAATGATCCCATGACTCAAGTAGATTTTTGTTGGGCATTAAATTATATGGCAATAGATAAGTCATATTCTATAATACACAATAATACTAGCCAGTTGCAAGCATGGCGTGCTGGATTCCGTGAAGGGGTAAAGATGTGCTTGCATAACGGAATTAAAGTCGATGAATTAGCAGACTTAAACATAGGTAATTTAAATAGACTAAAAATTTGGATGACTACTGGAATAGAGGTTAATAATGGCATATGGGCTATATTAGGTGCTAGACAAGGATGTTATAAAACACAATATACAAATTGGGATTTTACTCAAGTAAGAGATTTTGATTATTTAAATGATTTGTATAAATCTACGGTAGAAAAAATGTCAGTGTTAGATGCAGTAAACGAATGCAAAACTTTAGGTAGCATTATCCCAATATGTGAACCATTTACTAGTGAACAAAGCAAATTCATTAAAACTTTAGAATTCAACCCCGATAGACAACCCAAAACGATACACTCAGTTGATACTATTAATGAGTATGAATATGATATTATTATGGTAACATACAATGAACCTAATGCTGAGGAGAATTGGACTAATCTTAAGCGTAGATTCCCAAGAGCAAAAAGAGTTGACGGTGTTAAAGGTATACATAATGCACATATTACTGCTGCTAAGTTAGCCAACACTAAGATGGTTTGGATAGTAGATGGTGATGCCGTAATAAACAAGAATTTTAATTTTGACTATATCGTTCATCCAGACAAGATGGACTGGGTTTATGTTTGGCGCAGTAAGAATCCAGTCAATGACTTAGAGTATGGATTTGGTGGCATCAAGTTATTCCCTAGAGAGTTAACAATCAACATGGACTTGAGTAAGCCTGACATGACCACCAGTATCAGCACTAAGTACAAGCCCGTATTTGAAGTTAGCAACATAACAAATTTCAATACTGACGCATTTAGTGCTTGGCGTAGTGCATTTAGAGAATGTTGCAAACTAGCAAGTAAAGTCATTGACAGACAGAACGATGAGGAAACATTTAATAGATTGGAAACATGGTGTACAGTGGGTGCTGATAGACCATATGGTAAATATGCGATTGCTGGTGCAATTCAAGGCAGATCATACGGAACATTAAATAAAGGCCATTTACTAGCACTATCAAAGATTAATAACTTTGATTGGTTAAAGGAGAAATTTGATGACAATTAATTGGACAGATGATAAAGATACGTTTGGAAGAATGTTTGTTTTAACTCAAAACAAATTGTTTAGTCAATTATGCAATGCAGTTGATAATGAGGGTGCTGACTTGTCTGATGCGTTAAGCTGGGGACAACTAAAAAGTAAACGATGGTTAGTATCTGAATTAGAAAAATTAAACTTAGATTTAGGTATCATATTTTTATGTGCTGGTTGGTATGCTACATTAGCACCAATGTTATTTGAGAGTAGTTGCATAATAGATAAAATTCGTAGCTTTGACATTGATCCGTTGTGTGAACGAGTAGCAGAAACTATAAACAGAGAAAAAGTAAAAAATAATTGGCAATTTAAAGCAGCTACAGTAGATATACATAATCTAATTTATGAAAATTTTAAATATGAAACTCATAGATATGATAGAAGTAAATTAGAATTAACTGATTCTGCAAACACCATCATCAATACTAGCTGTGAACATATACATAATTTTGATGTTTGGTACAATAACATACCTAATAATAAGATAGTTATACTTCAAACCAATAACTACGTTGAGATTGAAGATCATATAAATTGTTCTAATAGCTTAGAAGAATTTAGAATACAATCTCCAATGTCTACTATGCTATATGAAGGTGAATTGGCGCTTGATAAGTACACACGATATATGCGTATCGGCATAAAATAATGTATAAATCAAAAGATATAAAGAAAGTTCATTTAGAGATAACACAGTTATGTCAAGCAGCATGTCCAATGTGTGACCGCAACGAGAACGGTGGCAAAGATAATAAACACATCACCAATGCTGAACTATCTTTAGATGATTGCAAAAAGATATTCTCCACAAAATTTATTAGTCAGCTAGACACAATGTACATGTGCGGTAATTTAGGTGATCCAATAGTTGCTAGAGATACACTAGAAGTATTTCGATATTTTAGAGAACATAATGCAAACATGTGGCTCAGTATGAATACTAACGCAGGGGCTAGAGATACTGATTGGTGGACAGAATTAGCCAAGATATACAACAACAAAGGTGCTGTAATATTCTCTGTGGATGGGTTAGTAGATACTAATCATCTATATCGCCAAAATGTTAAATGGAGTATAGTAGAAAACAGTATGCGTAGTTTTATCAATGCAGGTGGCAGAGCAAGATGGGATTATATCATATTTGAACACAATCAACATCAAGTGGAAGAAGCCGAAAAGTTAGCAAATGAGTGGGGATGTGAAAAATTTACTAAAAAGAAAACTGCTAGATTTTTTAGCACTGCAAGAAATCAAGGAAAAGAAGAACATCAAGCACAAAATCGGAAAGGCACGGAAACTATATTGCTTAAAAAACCTAAAGAAGAATTTCAAAATCGTGTTTTATCCAAAGAACAAGAATTAATTGCTCAACACGGGAGCATGACTAAATACTATGACAGTTGTAAAATAGATTGTAAGGTTGTTAAAGAAGGTAATATTTTTATCACTGCCGAAGGACTGCTTATGCCTTGCTGCTGGACAGCAGGTAGAATGTATAAATGGTGGCATGAAGATTACAGAATAGAACAAATTTGGCACATAATTGATAATACAGGCGGTAAAAAAGGCATCGATGTTATCAACAACGATTTGAGTGATGTTATTGACAATAGTAAATTATTTTCAAAAATAGAATCAAGTTGGAAATTATCTAGTGTAGCAGCAGGGAAATTAGAAGTGTGTTCACAAAAATGCGGCACAGAGTTTGATGTATTCACAGAACAATTTAAGTAATCATGTTTATCAAAAATTCTCAACAGGATATAGATTTTACTATAGATCCACAATTCAATAAAGTGGGAATTAAAATCTCAGGCGGCGCAGATAGCGCCATGATCTGCTATATACTATCGAAGTATAAAGTAACTGAAAGACCAGAAATCAGTATACATCCTATAACTGCGGTCAATATTTTAAAACCTTATCAATTTATTTTTAGTAAAAGAGTAATAGAATTTTGTGAGAAAGAATTTGATATCAAATTTAGTGAACATTTACATTGTGATCCTGTAATGGAAGGACCCGAATTACAAGATGCACAAGATATACTGACTGAAGGAGCGTATAAAAATGAAATTATTGATTGCCATGTCACTGGTATTAATTGCAATCCACCACCTGAAGTGTGCAATTCATTTAATGAAGCTGTGATAGACGAGAGAGATTTTAGGAGAGACCGCACAGAAGAAATAAAATCAGTTATGCCGGGACCTAGATGTTATAGACCTTTTGCTAATTTAGATAAAAAAGGAATAGCAGAATTATATAATCATTTTAACTTGATGGATACATTATTTCCAATCACTAAAAGTTGCGAAGCTAAGACTTATGATTGGTCAACACCACATTGTGAAACTTGCTGGTGGTGCCATGAAAGAAAATGGGGATTTGGAAGACTCATATGAAAAATAATTTTAAAGATATATATGGAATGCCGGAACCGGCTTGTGTGTGGAAATTTTCATGGAGTTCAATAAATATATATGCTAAAAAAACAAACAGTTGTCATAGAGTAAACCCCGATGAAATAACAGTTGAAAACATTGAAGATTTTCACAATACTCCTTTAAAATTAAGTACCAGGAAAGATATGTTAGATGGCCGTTGGCCCGGCAAAGGATGTGAATATTGCGAAAAAATTGAAAAGAGTGGTGGCATTAGTGATAGGATGAGTGTAAATTTAAACGTGCATCCTACTAGCAAACACTATGTAAAACCTGCTGTTGAATTGTTAAATAATAATAAAGCTATTAAAGTATCGCCAACTATTGTTGAAGTATATTTCAATAATTTATGTAACATGGCTTGCCTTTATTGCAATTCAGAATATAGCACGGTATGGGAAAATGAAGATATTAAATTTAATTTAAAATCACAAAAAGAGTTAGATAAACATATTGACAGAAAAAAAGACTATCCCATATTAGTAAAAAAATATTGGGCTTGGTTGGAAAAAAATGCATTGTCTATAAGAGAATATAATTTGTTAGGTGGTGAGCCATTTTTTCAACCTGAGTTTGAACAAAATATAGAATTTTTTGAAACAAATCCATGCCCTGAATTAATTTTTAGTATTTTTTCAAATTTAAAAGTATCAAATACTAAATTTAGAAAAATATTAGATAAAGTAGAAAATTTAGTTACTAAAAATCATATAAAATCTTTTAGAATATTTTGTAGCATTGATGCATGGGGACCACAAGAAGAATATGTTAGACATGGTTTAGATTTAATTCAATGGGAAGAAAATTTTAAAACGTTAATAGCAGAATACCCTAAAATAAAATTAGTAGTACATTCTACTATGTGCAACTTAACTATAAAAACATATCCAGAATTAATTGAAAAAATTAATTATTATAACAATATCAGAACAACAAATGATCTTTCGCTAATTGAAATTTCTTTTAGTTTTGCTGACTATATGACTTATTTGCGAGCCGATATATTTCCTAATGGGTTTTTTGATGAAGATTTTGACAGGATGATTGCAGTTGCACCATCTGAATATCTCAAAGAAAAACTTAGTGGATATCGTGATACTATTAATAATCAACCTTATTGCCCTGAATTAGTAAAAGAACTAAAAATTCAACTAGATGATATAGATAGAAGAAGAAATTTAAATTGGAAACCTTTATTTCCATGGTTAGATGAATTTGTTATTTAAATAGCATGAATAATGAAGATATTTGGATAGATGACAGAGTACTACACATAGAACCTACTAGTAGGTGTACGTTAGCATGTCCGCATTGCCCGCGAACATTGTCAATTGATAATATTAAATTAGAAGATTGTGATATTGACACTACCGTAAAATTAGCTGAGGGAAAAAAGAAGTTTGTCATGTGTGGCAATCACGGTGATCCTATATATCACCCTAAATTTCACGAATTAATATCTAGTATACGAACAGCACATCCCCACATGAGTATAGGTATGCATACTAATGGTGCATTTAGAAGTATCGATTGGTGGAAAGAAACAGCAAGCATACTTGACCATCGTGACAACATTGTATTTTCAATAGATGGATTACCAAACAACAATCATTTATATAGAGTTAATAGCAAGTGGGAAACTATTGAAAACGGTATTAAGACTTTAGTAGAATATAATCCTAATATTAAAATAATTTGGAAATGGATTTTATTTAAGTATAATCAATACAATATTGACGAAGGTATATACTTAGCAAGAAAATTAGGATTCCATGAATTTAGCATTGTAAAAAGTGTAAGATATGAAAGTGAAGATCCATTAACACCAACGATAGATTGGCAAGAAGTACAGAGGCGCTATGTTAATTTATCCTAGATGTAAAAAAGGATTAACATCAGACTATATTTCTGCTCATGGCTTCTATTTTCCATGTTGCTGGATAGCAAATGAACCATATATTAATAAAGTGACAGAATTTTTAGGACCTTTATATGAACAGCTAGATGGTAAAAAATATTCTTTAGCTGAAATGAAAAATAGTCAAGCTATGAAAAAAATAGAAGAAAGTTGGAAAAATGAAAAATCAGTTTGTTCTAAATTTTGTAGTGACAAAATAAATGACAACATAGATAAGTCTGATGTAAGAGATGATAGTATAAACATTTCATTTAAAGAAATAAAAAATGACTTCTAAAACATTGTGTGTTGTTCCGTGGGTGCATTTAAACTTTCAACCAAATGGTAAAGTAGTTCCGTGTTGTTTGATTAAACCGCATTACCATGCCGGTGATCTTAATACACAACCTATCAATGAAATATGGAACAGTGATAATATGAAGAAATTACGAAGTGAGATGATGAATAACATTCGTCCAACTGTATGTAGTTCATGTTTTGATAAAGAAGATGTTACCGGAAAAAGTAATCGTTATTCTCGCAATGAATCTTATTTAGATGTTTTAAAAAATATACCTAATATAACAAATTCTGACGGAACTTGTTCTACGATGCATTTGAAGTATTGGGATTTTAGATTTAGCAATCTATGTAATTTTAAATGTCGTAGTTGCGGACCTGCATTTAGTAGCGCATGGACACAAGATGCAATTAATTTAAAATGGTTATCTGAACAAAACAAAGTATTAAACACTCCTATTGATTTTAATTTTTTAGAAAGTCAAATTGATAATGTTGAAGAAATATATTTTGCAGGCGGAGAACCTTTATTGATGCCTGAACATTGGCAAATATTAGATATGTTAGTAGAACATAAAAAATTTGATGTACGTATACGATACAATACAAACTGTTCTACGTTAACATATGGAAAAAAAGACATACTAGATTATTGGCGCAAGTGGAATTCTGAAAAGATAAGTGTATGGGCAAGTATTGATGAGATTGGAGATCGTGCTGAATTAGTTCGTTACGGAACAGTATGGAAAAGTGTTGAATCTAATTTAAAACAATTATCTAATTTTGATTTTATTAAATTTGGCATTGGAATAACAGTAGGAGTATTAAATGTTAGTAGATTGCCTAATATTATTACATATCTAACTGATTCAAAGATAATTAAAAAGAATAATTTTTATATTAATTTAATCGAAGCTCCTGCATATTACAACGTAAGCGTACTTCCAGATGAATTTAAAAAAACAATTACCGATAACCTTATATCTTTTGCAAATATATATGACAATAAATACTCAACAAATATAATTTCAGAATTTAAACAAACTTTAGCAGAATTATCAAAACCTTCTAATTTCAAAGACTTAAATTTATTCATCAAAACAACTAAACAAATAGATAAACTTAGAAATGAAAACACTTGGGAAACTATCCCTGAACTGATAAAATTAAATGACTTCTAAAACATTCTGTATTTTACCTTGGGTACATCTCAGCACTCGTCCAGATGGGCAGATGCGTGTATGCTGTACTGCCAACGCTAGTAGTGTAGGCATCACTAATGACAAAATTGGTGGTGGTAATGTAGGCATATTAAAAGATGAAGAAGGTCGTCCTAATAATCTGAACGTGAGTGATTTTGTCTCTAGTTGGAATAGTACTTACATGAGGAACGTGCGTAAGCAGATGTTGAACGGTGAAGAACCACCAAGCTGTCGCAAGTGTTATGAAGAGGAACGAGCAGGACATAACAGCAAACGCATGTGGGAAACTAAGTATTGGAAAGAAAGAGTTGACTTAGATAAGTTATTAGCTGAGACAACAAGTGACGGCGAAGTACCACCTCAATTAGCATATATTGATTTAAGATTTGGAACTAAATGTCAGTTGGCTTGCATCATGTGCAGCCCGCATGACAGTTCAGGTTGGATTAAAGAATGGCAAAATATCTATCCTACCATTGAAAATAAGAATGTAAAAGAGATATGGCAATGGGATAATAAAGGAAGTACAAACGGAAGCAGCTATAATTGGCACAAGAATAATCCAGTATTTTGGAAACAGTTCTATGAACAGATTCCAAACATGAAGCAATTGTATTTTGCAGGTGGCGAGAGTCTCATCATTGAAGAACACTATGATATCTTAGAAGAATGCATCCGTCAAGGATATGCTAAAGATATGGAGATACGCTATAACAGTAACGGAGTAGAATGGCGTGAAGATTTATTTGAATTATGGAAACATTTCAAGATTGTTCGTTTTCACTATAGTGTAGACAGTATACATGAGATGAACGATTACATACGTTATCCAAGCAAATGGAGTCGTACAGAAGAAGTATTTCATATACTAGATACACAGACTAGCGACAATGTAGAGATAACTGTTGCATGTGCAGTCAACGCATTGAACATTTATTACATTCCAGACTTTGTAAAATGGAAGTTAGAGCAGAACTTCAAGAAAATAAATATGTGGCCATTCGGTGCGGGTGGCATCAACTATCACTTTGTCTATTGGCCTGCATTTTTGAACGTGAAGATATTGCCTAAATGGTTCAAAGATGAGTGCGAACGCAAGTATGAAGAATTCATACCGTGGTGGGAAGAAAATTGGGAGTTAGGTATTCCATCATGGCACAAAGGTAAAGTAACCAAAGAAGATTGGAAAGTTGCGTCTTATGGTATTGATAGACTGCGCGGTATGATTAGCTTTATGAAAAGCGATGATTGGAGCGTGAGATTACCAGAAACTAAAGACTACCTCGAGAAGGTTGATAGATATCGCGGTACTAATTTTTATGACACTTTTCCAGAAATGAAAGATATATTTAAATGATACCTATTCACTTAACTAATTCTGGTCCAAAAAACATAGCAATGATATCGTTTAAACCACATAATGTGTGTAATTATACATGTGATTATTGTCACCCAAATAGTAATGATGGTTCTGAAAGATGGAATATAAATTATATAGCTGTAGCTAACTTTATTAACAAAGTACGACAAAAAAACTCACATGTGTGTTTAGAGATAATAGGTGGGGAACCCACACAATGGCCGCAATTACAAGCATTTATGGATAGCGTTTCACATGAAAATCTTGTGATTGAAATAAACACCAATGGATCTAGGACTCTCAGATATTGGGAACAGTTTAAGTCTAGCAATTCAATGTTTTTGTTTTCATGGCACTCAAAAGAAGTGGACACTGAGCATTTGGTACAGGTTGTTAAAATAATGAAAGATAAATGTTTCCCAATGGTTTCATTATTGATAACGCCTGATTATTGGGAAAAAGGGTTAACTGCTATTAAGGAATTTGAAAAATTAGATATATTAATTGATATTAAACCCGTAAGAAAAAGTTTAATATGCGATGAGTTATATCCATATACTGAAAGTCAATTAGAGTACATTCGATCATATCCTAAAAAAACTTCTATTATTAGTTTTCCAACATGGTTAGATTTATATCCAAAGAATATTTTTTTAAACGGAGTTCAAGCAAATTGGAACAGTTTAGTAGTGAATCAAAAAAACATTTTTACAGATTGGAAATGCAATGCAGGAATAGACCGTTTTGTAATTGATCCAAATGGTGATATATCTAGATGCTGGCCAAGAGTAGGTGGAAAAATAGGCAATGTTTATTCTGGATATACTTTACCAACAGAACCCATAACTTGCACATATAAACATGAATGTCATTGTAAGCAAGATGCTTTAGTTGAGAAATGGTCTCCTAATTATGTCTAATACATATTGTCCGTTGCCGTGGATAGGAGTAAGCACTAGGAGTACCGGTGATTTACGAGTTTGTTGTCAAGCAGATTCCTCTATTACTAAAGGTTCAATAACAAAAGACAACGGTGAAAACTTTAATATAGCCAAAGATGGATTAGAAACGTTTAGAAATTCCAAAATTCTAAAAGAAGTAAGAAAAACTATACTAGCTAACGAGTCTCCAAAAATGTGTAGTAGGTGCGTGAAAGAAGAATCTACTGGATATAGAAGTAATAGAATACAGATGATTGAGAATTGGAATAAAGAATTTTCATTAAATGATGCAGTAACTAGAACGAATGAAGATGGTTCTATAGATGAAACTAGTGTACCCATTAAATATGCAGATTTAAGATTTGGTAATCTATGCAATCTTAAATGTAGAATGTGCGGCCCAACTGATTCCAGTGCTTGGTATGATGACCATGTTACTTTATTTAATAATAATTATTTTACTGATCAATCGGGTAATCAATTAAAAATTATAACAAACTTAACTGAAAAAGCAAAACTAGAGACAGATATTTATAATTGGCATGAACAAGAACTATTTTGGAAAAATTTAGAAAAGCATATACCTAATCTTAAGCATATTTTTATTATAGGCGGAGAGCCATTGTTAATAGACAATCATTATAGCTTTTTAGAAAAATGCATTTCATTGGGTTATGCTAATCAAATTTATATTGAAGTAATGACTAATCTCACTAACATACCTAAAAAAGCATGGGGGCTATGGGAACATTTTAAACTGATTCAAATTGCTCCTAGTATTGATGGAGTCGGAGAATTAAATGATTATATACGATATCCAAGTAAATGGAAACAGATTGAAAATAACTTGTCTAAATTAACTACTGCAAAAGGAAATTTTAGAACAGTTATATCTCCTACCATTATGGTTTTTAACCTGTTACAGCTACCAGAGTTAATGTTATGGAAATTTGAAAATTTCCCTGATACAAAATTTGATTCACATTTATTACACGGACCTGCACGTTATAATATTAAAATTTTTCCATTAACTAGTAAACTTTTTATAAGTAACTATTTTGAAGAATGCAAGGTAACATATAAAGAAAGAATTATGAATACAAAAACACAAGAAATTAATTACAAGTTTTTTTGTAAGGAGCTAGATAGGGCAGTAAAATTTATGAACTCTGAAGATTTGTCACATGAACTTACTAATTTTTTTGAGATAACTAATAAATTAGATCAAATGAGAGATCAATCATTAGAGATTGTTAGTCCAATTACATATAAATTATTAAAAGAAATGAGCACTTAAATTATGTCTGATACGTTTTGTCCTTTGCCTTGGGTTTACCAAGCATTCCGTAACAACGGAGATGTTCGCGTTTGCTGTCAAGCAAATCAAAGTCCTAATAGGGGAATCCTTATCAGAGATGATGGCACTACATTTAATGCTGCAACAGCCAATTTAGATGAATCACGTAATTCAGAGTTAATGAAGCGTCTTAGAAAGAACATGATTGTAGGTGAATGGAGTCCTGAATGTAAAAGATGCACAGTAGAAGAAAACAATGGATTGACCAGCAACAGACATTATGCTATTGCTGATTGGGAAATGTCATTAGATGATGTAATAAATGATACTAGTGATGATGGAACTATTGATATTGAGAAATTTCCGGTTATATCTTATGACATGAGGTTTGGAAATCTATGTAATCTAGTTTGCAGAATGTGCGGTCCCACTGATAGTCATAGTTGGTATGAGCAATGGGCTTCTTACACTGGAAAAGATAGCTTTAATGATACACACGGAAAAGTTCAGCTTATTAGAAACAGCGTAGGCAGACTTGCTACTAATGATTATGATTGGCATGACTCAGAGAATTTTTGGACACAAATTGAGAGTAACTTGGCTAACATACGGCATGTTTATATGGCAGGAGGCGAACCATTAATGATAGAGAGGCACTACGAGTTCTTACAAAAATGCATAGACAAGGATGTTGCCAAAAATATAAAATTAGAATATAATACTAACGGAACCACATTACCCAAAAGAGCATTAGAATTATGGAAAAAATTCAAGCAAGTAGAGTTAGGAGTAAGTATAGATGGATTTGGTAAGGTAGTCGAATATCAAAGATGGCCTGTTAAATGGAGTCAACTATACCCCAATCTACAAAAATTAAATAAGTTAGTAGAGACTCAAACAAATATAAAATGCTGGTTGACCGTTACAGTTACCGCATATAATGCTTTACATATAGCTGATTTTGTTGAATGGAAAATATTTGAAAGTGGTCTAGATAGTATAAGGTCAAATCGTCCTATAATATCACATCATGTAGCACATCGTCCATTGTCATTAAATGTTAGGGTACTGCCACCTGAGATAAAAACTCAGATAGAAACTAGATACAAAGAATCTATGATTAAATTAAATGAATCTGAAATTGACAGTGCGTTAATTGAACGTGCAAATGATATATACACTGGAATTCTTACATACATGAATCAAGAAGACCTGCACGAAACTCAATTTTCAGAGTTTGTAAATTATACTAAGTTTTTAGATAAAGAACGTAATCAAGATATAGTTGATATAATTCCATCATTAGAGAAATACTTCTTATAAACATCTCAACAAAGGTCTGATACCTACGATTTTTCCTTGCATTGTTTTAGCTACATGTATAGATTTAGTGGGTATTAGATTGAAATCTTCACATACTTTATAGTATCTAGTCTCATATTTTTTCCAGAAATATTCAGAACCTAACTCTTGCATAAACTTCAATCCAGTATGTAACAGGCTTTTGCAATTCATATTAAAGTCATTCATTATGGTTATCGCTCCACATGGTCTAGTGCGTGAAAATCGTACACCTATTCTATCATTGCCCATTCCACCTTTGCTTAGACTTACAGCAAAAGTTTTGATAGCAGGGTGATCAAAGTTGAATGTTATATCTCTACTACAAGTTATCCATGCACCGTCTAAATGCACGGGTATATCTAGTTGTTCGCAACGGTCTAATATAGTATGCATTAATGGATGCACATCTCCGTGTGCAGGGAAAGGCATAGAGATTATCAATTCTTTATTTGGAACAAGCGTATCTAATGTAACATATTCAATGTCATTGTTCAATCTCCAGTGATATTTGTAATCATTTTCAAATATCATAACATCATTGGTACCTACACGCTGATAGATATCATCAATAAATTGGGTACACCCCACACATATATCAGTATGAGGGAACATATCAATACCTGATAATTTACTGAGTGAATGATTGTTAAGAAAATGTATGAATTCTATTTTGAATTCATTAGCTATATCATCATTGTATGCCGGATTGGTGTAGAAAACTGATTCATATAGTTTGTTGATAGATGAATCGTACATGGGTTGAGGGCGTTCATGTTGTAGCCATTCACTTGTATATTGTCTATTCTCCGAATCACGCATAAGTATTGTTCCCAGCGTATTTATACTGTATAAATATCAATAACAAATAAGAATATATGTGGTGCCCTTTACCTTGGACTCATGTCGCAATTAAAAATAACGGAACACTCCGTATGTGTTCCCATAGTCAAAGTGGTAGTAATGAAAATACCGTGCTGTCCAAAGATAAAGTGACATTGAAAGCAGATAGTTTAGCTAACATAGACAATGTATTAAATTGTGACACACTTAAGCAAGTACGCAAAGATATATTAAATGGGGTGTGGCCAGAACAATGCAAGCGGTGTGAGGTTGATACTAGTACGGGAAGTAACAGCAGAAACGATTGGGAAACTAAAAGACATTTAGATACATTTACTATTGATGATGCTATCAACAGCACGACCGTCGACGGTACGATAACTAATTCAAAGTTAGTTTCACTAGACCTTAGGATAGGAAATCAATGTAATCTACGATGTGTAATGTGTTTTCCCGGTGAATCTACCTTATGGTATAAAGATTATCAAGAGATAACTGGACATGATCATTTTATTGTAGATGACAAGATTTACAATCTGAAATTAGCTGATAGCGACTTTGATTGGGCCAATGACAAAGATAAGATAGATGCATTAATCGAAAATTCAAAATATTTAAACAAGATTAAGTTCGGTGGCGGTGAACCATTAATAATTAAGTACCATCATTATCTATTGAATAGGTTGATAGAAGAAGGTTACGCAAAAAACATTGAGTTAGAATATAGCGTGAACTTAACTGTATTCCCTCCGTTGTTGTTTGACATGTGGAAAAAATTCAAAGTGATTAGAATTTGCGCTAGTGTAGATGCGTATGGAATTGCTAACGATGCTGTTCGTTACCCTTCAAAATGGGAAACTATTGAACAAAATTTAAAAATGTTGGATGAATCTGCGGAAAACATTACTGTGTTCACTTCTACTACAGTAAGTATATTAACACTGGAACATTACTCTGACTTAATGATATGGATAAAGAAGCAAAACTATAAGAAGATAAACAGAGACATAGAAAATCCTGGTACTAGTCATTTAGTATATAACCCAGCATTTTTCAATATCAATTTACTTGATGAACGGCAACAGAATACTATATTTGATATTGTAAAAAACAAAGCTAACGGGGACAAAAAAATATTAAAAAAACTTGATTCTTATGAGAAGTATTGTACCTCATCTCGTATGATAATGTCTGAATCGTTGCTCAATGAAACACGAAAACAATTAGTAGGAGTATTTAATCGGTTAGCTATAAATCAAAAACAAGATTGGATTAATATTTTTCCATTTGTTTCTACTTTAATAAAAACATGGAGCTATATATGAATGATGATGAACTAATTTTAGAAGCATTATGCAATTATCCAATATACTATCTCATGTATGGTGGAGGGGCAGGTGGTGAATTTTTAACTAATTTAATCTCGACACATACTAAAAAATTTAGGAATAATGTTTCTACTCAAGTTATTGTAACTTCAGAAAATAGAACTTTAGTCAGATTGCCATATTTTTTTCATTTAGTATATCATTGCAACCTTACTTACAATTCATCAATTACTGATTTAATCAATGTCATAAAAACTAAAAATGATTTTTTAGGGTATAACATAAAAGACAAAGTAAATGAGGCTATTGTTTATTTAAAACAAGATCACAAGCCACCTTTGTTTAGATGCAATATTTTATCAAATTCATACTTTACTAAAGAAAATACTTATTTGATATGTGCTGATAATGAAAAATGGTATACTTATGCAGGAAGTTTATTATTTATAAAAGATTTAGCAGTTAAACATATCTGCCTTAAAGAGAATGATAAAATTAAATTTTTTGAGCATGACCGTAGTAGGTATATAAATGACGCTGAATTGTCTAGCTTGTTAAACAATGGACTAGATTGGGTTATAAAAAATAACATAACGATTATGTACGGAATGCAGTTAGACGTAATTGCATATATGAAATATGATAAAAACATTACCTTTAATGAAATTTTTAATTCAACTCCGTTTGATTTATATAATAAGTATTTTTATAAAATAATGGGAAATTTTGAAGCCTATTCAAATTTTCAAATCCCAGCATTAAAAGAAAGAGGAGTTACTATTATTGATTATTCTAAAATCTTTATTAAAGGATATTTAGAAGAAATATTTGATATTGACTATGATTCATCATTTAATGATGAATTGATTGTTTGGCACAAAAAGAATTTGTCGTTATTGTCCAAACATGGATTTAATGTGGCCCCATATATATTATGACTGATTTAAAATACAGTGATTATGATTTCACTAAAATCCCATTTAAAGATATAGTGCAAGTAGGCCAACGAACTTTATTGTATCGTGACCTATTCACCGTCAGTTGGTTGCTAGGTAGATTTTGTAACTACAAATGTAGCTATTGCTGGCCTTATGCCCGTAGTGATACGAAAGACCATAGACCTACAGAGTTATGCTTAAGTACTATAGATGAGATAAAATCTCAAGCTAGACTTAATGGATTTAATAGTTTTCATTTTAGTCTAAGTGGTGGTGAACCTACGTTTCATCCTGGATATCTAGACATACTAAAGTATCTAGCGAATGATGTAGACAATACTAATTACACTAGCATACATATGACCAGTAACTGTTCTAGGAATATGAAATGGTTTGAGACATATGTAGAACATGCTAAGAAATTTCATCGTGCTAGCATCACGGCGAGTCTACACACAGAGCATCTTGACACGATTGAGAAGATGCAAGACTTTGCAGATAAACTGATATTCTGTCAAGAACATGATGTACAGATAACCATCAACATGGTAATGGTTCCCGCATGGTTTGATAAAGACTACGAGAATGCATTGTTCTTCCACAATCAAGGAATCAATGTCACGTTGAAACCGCAGAGCGATCCTACTGCTAATTTTGTAGTCAGTGGGTATACTGAAGAACAGATGAAACAGTTACATAATGGTATGCCGCAACGTGCTTATACTGAAAAGAAGCGTGTATGGAATGATAGACCAAAAGCTAAATTTGAAGTTCCTCCTCACATGGCAGGAGAAAATGATAGTAGTGTGCCTGCACACATGCAAGTAGAATTCACTGATAAATACGGTAAGAAATGGTACATGGATCAAGCAGAACGATTCAATGCGTTCGGGTTCAACAATTTTAAAGGTTGGGAATGTAATAGTGGATTTCAAGGCATAATCATCAGAGAACCAGATGGTAGTATCAAGCGTAGTTATAGTTGCACTGATACTCCACTGGGAAACATAGAGACTGGATTCAAATTATTCGATAAGCCTATGATTTGTATAAGTAATTCATGTGTAAGTAGTGCCGATAGTAAATTGCCAAAGAGGACGATATGAAAAATATAATAATAGAAAATGTAGAAATTCCATTATTTGATGGGAACGTAGGAATAAATTTCTCCGGTGGAACCGATAGTAGCCTTTTATTGTATATTTTACTATTAAATAAAAAAGAAACACTTGAAGTATTTACATTAGCACCAGACCTTAAGGGAAGATTACCGGCAAAAGTTGCAGCTAATGTAATTGACAAGTGCGTAGAGTTAACCAAAAACAATAATATAAATCATCATGTAGTATATCTTGATGTACAAAATAATGAAAAATTACTTAGATTGCCCAATGAAATGTTAGAAAATAAAAAAATAACTAAATTATATGCAGGATTAACAGCTAATCCTCCTAAAGACATAGCAGATAATTTTTTGACACCAATTGACAATACTGAACATGTGGAGAGAGACCCGTTAATAGTAAAATCTATAATTTATGATAATTTTTGTTTTCCATTTTTTAATATTGATAAAATAAAAATAGCTGAAATGTACCACTCTTTAAACTTAACAGAAACGTTATTTCCATTAACTAGAAGCTGCGAAATAGAAAATCCTCCGGCTGATTTTTTAGGACACTGTAATAACTGCTGGTGGTGCAAAGAAAGACTTTGGGGATTCAAAAGGTTTGTATGAAGTACGCAATTACAGGTCATACTCAAGGGATAGGATTAGCATTGACTAATTTATTAGAATCAAATTATATAGGGTTCTCTAAGAGTAATGGATATGATATTACAGTTAAAGAAAACAGAGAATCTATAATATTACAGTCTATTGAGTGTGATGTATTCATCAATAATGCATACGCTGATTTTAATCAGGTAACTTTGTTATACGAGTTATTTAAAGTTTGGCAAGGTTCCAACAAAATAATAGTTAATATAGGTTCATCCACTACTTGCGGAATCAAAAATTTTCCCCACATGTATACAGCACACAAAATTGCATTAGACAAAGCCTCTGAGCAATTAAGTCATTTAGACGATCCATGCAAAGTAATTAATATTAAATTTGGCTGGGTAGGTACTCAACGGGTATTAAGAGATTGTAACCCTGAATCATATATAGAAGTTAGCGATGCTGCAAAATATATAATAGAACAGATTAATTGGGGAATTAAATATAGAGTTACTGAATGCTTAATTAGACCATAACATTATTAATATAATATCAAATGAAATATTTTACTGAAGTAAATTTACCAACATTCGAAACACTATCCATAGAACTTGATCAATTAATAAGTTCAAAGGTGTTAAGCTGGGGAGAACAAAATCAAATTTGTTTAAATTCTATACCAAATTTTGAACATGATTTTCACAAAGGTGCAGGAAGTTTAATGTTTGATTGGAATAATTCTAAAATAGATTCAGTTAACGGTATTGATAATATTAGTAATCTTTTTATAAAAACAGAACAGTTAAATGAATCTGACTTTACGGTCATGTGCAGTCAATTTAAAGGAACAACTTTTGAAACAGTTTTTAATATGTTAAATGAAAGATATATATTAGGTAGGATCAGATTGATGAATTTGAAACCAAAAACATGTTTGAGTTGGCATGTTGATGATACTCCTAGGTTACATTATCCAATTGTATCACAAGAAGGATGTTTTTTAGTAATAGAAGATGAAGTTATGACTTTACCATTAAACAAATGGCATATAGCAGATACTACAAAAAGACATACCGCATTTAATGGGAGTAAAGGTTCAAGAGTTCATTTAGTAGCAGTAATATTAAGTAATCGTTGATTAGATTAAATGTTTAAATTATTTCAAAAAGATAATGGGTCCCGCGGGTCGGCCGCTGAAGTTTGGGTAGACAAGGATGCAGGTCTTTGTAAAAAATTTTATAAACCAGATAGTATTACTATAACCGGCAAAAAACCGTTTGAGACATCTATGGAAAGAATAACCTCACTTTTTAATACTGAAATACATTGGTCAACTAAATTAAAATCTGATATGGTAATTGAATTATACGAGCATGGTGAATTAAAAGACGAGCCGGGTTTTTATTTAATACAAGAGTGGACAAATCCAGATTTGTTGACTTGGTACGAGCATGAAAGTACTAGATTAAATCACATTATACCTGACGCATCAGAACAAATAGTTGAAATTTTTAAGTTCTTCAAAGAAAATAATATTTACAAAATTAATAATGCAATGGCCAATATGACACATAAGAATGGTAAAATAAAAGTGTTTGATTTTAAATATTCTATTGAAAGAGGTGAAGATAAAAGAGAACTAGAAATTTATTCAATAAACACTTGGGTGTCAAAAATAGATCCTAATCTAAATAATATTCTACTTGATTTAGTGTGACATGAAATTTTCAATACTAGAAAACAATGAATTAATTTTAATAGATTATATGCCTGGTTCATCTGGCCAGCTGTTATTAAGATTATGGGCTGAACTAGATAGTAAATTACACTATGAGAATTCAAGAATATTATCCGCTACAACAATAAATCAGAATGCAGCTTCAAGAGAAATTGATTACGATATATTAATTCCAAAAAGAATAGTGAATTGGTTTTTAGACAAGTGTGACCCTTCATCTACTATTGATTATGTTTATTTTTTTGAAAATTTAGCAACTCATTTGATTGCTCAACAGCAAAAATGGAAACATCAAACAAATGATATTAAGTTTTATAGTAATAATGATGTTGATATAAAAGATATGAGATTGATATATGGTATGCATACCTGGAGCAATATTATACCGTACGATGAAATGATTAGTTTAGGATATAATATAAAACAACTATCTATTATTCCAACGACTGAAAGAGGGTTGAAATATCAATTTGATAGAAATGTCGCATGTTACCCCGGGACAGAAGAAAACAGTAATAAATTGGTGTTAAATAAATTTAATACCAAACCTACACAAAATTCAATAGATTTATGTACTATGCTAGTTGATAGAAGATTTGTAGATATTATCGATTTTCTACAAAGTATGATAGGTGACTCATTCAGAATAGAAAAAATTGAGTACTGTAATACTATTTTAAATACCTACTACAATGAGATAGTTAGACATTTAGACCAATCCATAGAAACTCTATAGATCATTCTATTACCTAATTCACAAGCCCATCGTTTGTGAACAGTTAACCACTGATCTCCAAATATAACATCGCCATCTTCATACTCATGGTGATAGCAATATTTGTCTTGATAAGAATGATTGAATAGAAGTTCTTTATAATATTGATTAGTTTTCTCATCAACATCTTTAAATCCAAAAAATTGATAATAAGGAAAAAACATTCCTTTTATCCCTACTGGATTCGTTCTGATAAAATTCTGTCCATCTTTATTGCGATGTGGTTTCCATATGTTGAATGACTTAGTATATGTGTCCGGCTCAAATCCATATATACCTTTCTTATCTTCTAAGAAATCTTTAGTCGATTGGTCTAGATCATCGTAGGCTAATGCCATATTGGCCCAGCTTATCTTTGATCCTTTAGTATCATGTGCTGCTACTAGGAATATGATAGGTTTGCGTTCGTTCTCTGCTGATGGTCGATTAGCATGCCAATTCAATTCTTCATCATGCCCAAACAATCCTTTAGGAGTACCATCGTCATTGAATCCTTTGCAAACTCTTTGTACTCCATTGACATTCTCAGCGGCTCTTTGTCGTTGTGTTTCTGGATCAAAATATTCAGGAACGCCAAACTGATTTGCTACCTTGATCATATCTTCTGGAGATAAGTGTTGATCCCTGGCTATCACAACAAGATGTTTGAAATACAACTCTGCTATCTGATTAACTTCATCCGTAGATAAATTCTTATAGTCAACATCATAGACCTCTACTGCATTAGCATCTAGTATTTTATACTTCACGAACAGTTTCCTTTCCGCAAATAACATACTTGATTACATAGTACAATGGATCAAAGTCTTTCCATCCTCTACCTGAATTCATTGTTATACTACTTGGCATCCCGTGATGATTGTTGTGCAATTCTTCTCCAAGCAATAACGGCTTTAACCACCATATATTAACTGAACGGTCAGTAGTTTCAAAGTTACGATATCCTCCGACAAATTTGCTCTTTGGGGAATGTACTAGTGCTATCAAAATCGCATTAGTTTGAAATTGCATTACAGCGGGAATAGCAAAAGCAAAAATAATCAGCATGGGATTTATCAATGCTAATAATAATACATATGATATGATTATAAGGAAATAGTTCCTATGGAAAAAATTCATTATTGGATTAGACATCAATCTAGCATACACTTTGGGACCAAATACTAACTTAGTCTCATCATAAATTCCCCACCATGTTTTCCAAAAGTTAGGTTCTGGATTATGCGGATCTTTATCTTGATCGCTAAATCCATGATGTTTGAGATGCATCAAAGTATATCCAACAGTCGAACCTGTGCAACTGACAGTAAAACAAAATGACATTATTATTTCCCACACTTTACTAGTAGTAAAAGTCTTGTGTGTATAGAATCTATGTGCGCCTATACCTGAACCTAATCCATGCATCAACCAAAATACTATTAAGGTAGTTAACCAATAATACATGTCTCCAAAATAGATAGCAGGAATGATGAATAGGTGCAATGCCCATTGTAAATTTTTAACTTTAGTGTGAGTAGGGGTGAATAGTTGTTTCATGTTGTATTTATTAGCGTTGATAACTTTTCTAAGAATATATCAGGATCAATGTCATTTGTTGTTTCTTTTCTATACAAAATATACTGAGGAACATTATTAAACATGATTAGATCGTTATCCATCGTATAACTTTTAAGTAAATCAATATGCTCTGTCCCGTTTCCTATCTGACCGTACCGTTTCCCGCGAATTAAAGCGCGGCACCATGCTTCTAATCGTGTATTATGTGCATATATAGAAACAAAACTGTAATCTATTTGTTTAGCAAAATCATTAACAGCCGTTGTTAACATTCCATCATTAGCCCATAATGTACTCCTAACGGATTTTCTAAACCTTTTAAGAACATAATACATCATTCCGACCCTAAGAAATCTTCCGTATAACTTTGCGCCACTAATGGCAGCAATCTCGTCATTTACATATACTGCATATAATGCATCAAACCCAAGAGATTCCCATTTAAGTTTGCTAAATTTCCAAACTTCTTCAGGTATATTTTTATTGTATTTGATATCGTCTGTTAGATAATCTTCAATTGATTTTTCATCTACGCAGATAATTTCTTTTCTAAAGTTATAAACATCTATACTATTTGCATCAACTATTTTTACGTTCATGCCAATCATCCCAGCTATATATTTTTTCTTTGTTAGGGTCTTTTATTCCGATAGCATGATCAACTTTACCTAAAGATGATACACGAATAGCATCACTGCTATATTTGGTATATTGTGATGTTATATACTCAAAAAATTTATCATTATTTAATTCATCACCGGTCCATGGATCACCCCAACATAATGTATATTTTTCTTCAGTTTCATTGTCCATGCCATGTAGTGCAGCACCGGACATTAAGTATCCTCTCCAAGAATTAGGAATGTGTATCTGTTCTTTTTTATCGTTGACATAATACAAGGTGTTGTTTCTACCTTTAAGTACTAGTCTAAGTTTTGGTTCTAATTTTTCCATTTGATCTGCATAACAATCTGTGTGCAACCTCATCTTCATCCCAGGCATTGTTCTAATAATAATTATTCTAGGTCTAATATCTGTCATTGGAAAAATAAAATTATTACATAACTCTTTTATCTTTGTGCAATTGTTAGCAAATGACAACCAATACATATCTTTTTTATTATTTACATCTTCGTTGCCATATAGACATAGTAGATAAGACTCCCTGAATGTACACCAATACCAGTATTTGTCAGGGATATTATCTATTTCCTTAGCCATAATCAAGATATCTTCATCCGTCACAGGAAAATCAAGTTGCATTGCTGCTAAATCTATAATTTTTTTCTTCCAAAGATTTTTCATATTATTCGGCTGATATAAGAAAAGAACGGGTGTCACCGGAATCCCATTTGATAGGATTGTTCTTATTTAGTTTTTTTAATTCTTCTTTCGTTGCAGTTTGAATAGGTGTTATATGCAATTCATCTATATTAGCAGTTGAAGGAGATTCAATTATCCATTTAGTATAATTTGCAATCTCGACCGTATCAAAGTGTGAAAAATGTCCCCATTGATTGAGTGTTTTTTCTGTTGATACTCCACCAAAGCTAAAATATGTACATTTTATTTTTGAATTGTACCAAGTAACATGTTTGGACAAAGACCTATTTAAATCTCTAAGCGCACGTTTTTCAATAGGATATAATCTATTGTCTGGTCTATAAAAATAATCAACTGCTGAACCAAAACTAATTATATGCCCTTGATGTTTTTCTACTTTCCATTCGGTCCATACTGCTTGCAATATGCGTGTTTGCCCAAAATTTGGTATCAAAGCAGAATTGATTACTATATCATAGTCTTTGCTTATTTTAGCTAATTCAAAAACATTAGTATCAATAGTTAAATCCATTTGATATGTTGAATTATCTGATCTTGAAACAGTATGTGCTTCTGGATAAATATTGACAATTTCTTTTGATATATCTTTGTCAGGGTTACCTGTTATAAGAATTTTAAGTTTTGTCATCACTTATTCCCCATTTTATTTTTAACCATATACGTTCATGTATGTAATAGTCGATGCTTAATAAAATGTGTAAAGCAGTAGCAAATCCAGCTGCACTACTTAAATTCCCAGTAAACAAATATGTCCATACTATGGTAAACACCCATGCAGTTAAGCGATAGGTGATCATTCTAAGTATAGTTCTTTTATGGGTTTCTATCACTTATAGCAATTCATAATCTTCTTTGCCGCATCCGCACTCAGGGCAAACATGGTCGTCAGGAAGTTGTTCCCATTTACCTTCAATTGTTTCATCGTGGACATGGCCGCATACTACGCATATATGTTCCATTATACTGCCTCCTTATATGTTGTTAGATGTTTTTGATATGCCTCAGCATGACGCTTTTCAATCTTAGCTAATGCACCAAAGCGTTTTTCAGCTTTGGTTAGCAATGCTTTGAATTGCTCCGCATGTTCTTTTGATTCTTGAATTTGCATATTCGCTTCATTAGCAAAAACCATATTACCTTCAAATTCAGCCGTTTCTTTGAATTCAGGATACATATGTTCAAATTCATAAGTCTCCCCGTCAATTGCCATTTGTAAGCATTCTTCAGTAGTTGGCTTCTTGATCATTAACTCTAGATGTCCCCATGCATGTAGAATCTCTTGATCTGCGGTGTGTTCAAAATGTTTTGCTATTTCTTCATTACCTTCTTCTCGGGCAATTTTAGCAAAGTAACGATACTTAGTGTGTGCTTGTGATTCGCCAGCAAAAGCGTCGGCTAAGTTTTGCATTGTTTGTGACATAAATCCTCCTAGTGTGTCTAACAGTATTTATCTGGTCACAAACAGTCAATCTTCTTTTATTGTCAAACCATTACTATGTTTTCCTCTAGGATGTTCTACATCTTGGTCAAAGCGTTGTTCTTGAATAGTCTTGTGACCAAATACTTTCTCACTATGACATAACAGACATTTTGGATTACCACAATCCAATGCATGATGTTTTGCTAGACGATGTGGTTCTTTGATGAATTTGTCATGACCTGCATGACCCATCTCCTTAGCGATTTGCAATTGTTTGGTGATGGCATTGTCGTCCTTAAGCAAGCGTTTACTGTGCTTAATTTTATCTTCTTCTGTACTCATGTTAGTGCCTGTTACGGTAATCTGCTACTGCGGCTTTGATGGCGTCCTCGGCGAGGATACTACAATGGATTTTGACTGGTGGGAGGGCGAGGTGTTCGGCGATGAGTGAGTTTTTGAGGGCTCCAGCTTCATCCAGTGTTTTACCCTTGACCCACTCTGTGACAAGACTTGAAGAAGCAATTGCCGACCCACACCCATATGTCTTAAATTTGGCATCTGTTATTAACCCCGTTTCTTTATCTACTTTAATTTGCAGTTTCATTACGTCACCGCAAGCTGGGGCACCGACCATTCCTGTACCCACATCTTCATCTTCTTTACTAAAACTACCCACGTTACGTGGGTTCTCATAGTGATCTACAACTTGTTGAGAATATGCCATTATTTAGCCTCTTTATTAAACATTGATAAAACTTTTGCTTGAATGTTTTTAGCAAATTGTGGTTGAGGGAAGTTCCATCCGACGAATGCACCTAACAATAAATATAACAAAGTTTCTAACATAATATATCTCCTGTGTTGTATTTAGTCGGACGATTTATCTTCTACTACAATCCAATTTAATTTAAACAAATCTTTGCGTATTTCATCGGTAACAACACTTTCAGCTACATGCGCTTTAGTCTCAAGTAGTCTTTTCTTTGAATCTTCACTTAAAATACCCCACTGATCTTCGTCCGCATCAACTATACCACTACAGTACCAATCCAAATAATCACCTTCACCGCGTATTTCAGAAATGACTCCACCTGCATGTCTCCAACTGCAACTCCATTTTTTCTCAGTTAGTATAGGCCATACATCATTACGCATAAAGTCATTGTTGCACATTGCCGCATATAGATGTTGGGCATAGACTTTATCACTTTTAACTTTTTCTATGATCCACTCAGTAGTAAGTAAATCATATTCTAAGTTATCTTGTTTAGGAATCAGTATGCCATCTTCTTTTGATGATAGATACTTTTCCCAATTCCAATCTAGCTTACTATCATCAATCATCAGTTTTTTTGACTCTTTGCTTGCTATAGAAAATGTGATTACCTATCTTTGCTACTTGCTTGTATGGCCACGATGGATCAACATGTATCGAATGAAAGAACAATGTTGTCTTTGGAACAACATCTTTATACATGCCTGTCATTACTTGGTACGCAATCATTTCTGCTTGCTTGTATCTTGCGCTTGCAGGGTTAGGATCACCTTTGCCCTCGCAAACCCAGCTAAACTGACATACAACATTTTCATTGATTGTAGTCTTTTGATAGATTACTTTGCATGGAGTCTCGGCGAACCCATGATTAACACGATTCATTACTACTCTGGCGACAGCGGCTTGACCAGGCATTATCTCAGCGCCCGCTTCATAATATATATTTTTTGCCATACACGCAAGTTGTTTCATGTCAATTTTCTTCAGAGTAGGTATACTAATCTCTGGTAAATTGTACAATGATTGTGTTGGCAAAGGAATAACCATGAATGATAAAAACATCATGGACAGTAATACTATTTTATTTTTTAATGATAAAAACATAATTTTCCTTTTCTGTAGTATACTACAGTTTTGATTAATAACCAAATGTTTTGGTTATTGAACCCAGCAATCACAATTACATGTGATTACATCATTGATAGCTTGCGCTATTGAAGGTACTGAAGGTAACAGTACCGAAGAATTGTCTATAGTATTTAGCGGAATTGGAATGATATTCACAGGTTCTGCTAAACTTCCGGGTATTACTATTGGGTCAGGTGCTGTTATAATACTTGTATCAGCAGGATATGCTGGTGCAGCATCTGGTGCATTTAATGGAACATTATCTGGTATATTGTTATCTAATGGAATTCCAACTAAATTCAATCTAGTTTGATTTCTATTCTCACGCATCATACCCACTATACTTTGTCCAGTTACATTAGTTAAATTACTAATAGCTTCTAATGTTTGTGCAGCCATATTAGGTTGAGTATCTAATGCATAATTAGGTATACTATCTACAAAACTATATACAGTTGGTGTCTTGTATACTACAGTACTAATTCCGTTATACCTAGCACGTTGTTCTATGTTTAATTGTGTTGCAGTTTTACTATATAAACTATTAAGTTGTGTTGCTTGAATTGAAGATAAATTCATTATTGTTGATATCTCAGCATTTGCCAAATCAATTTGTGCTTGTACTGCTGCATCTAATCCAAGAGTAGCACCTTGCGTAGCAGTATATAAAGTTGCGTATATAGTTGCTAATGTTGGTGTTTGAATAGATAGTATTAGTGTTTGCATCAATTCCCATGGATAAGGTAATCCAGACATTGAACCAAAGAAATCACTATATGTATATGTATTACTTGCTCCACTACCCAATGCTATTGAAGTCAATGCTATCTGTGCATTGATTGTGTCAGTTGGAACAGTTGTTCCATTGACTAAATTTAATCCTTGAGTAGTTTCTAAGTTTGCTGCTACTTGAGCAAACTTTTCTATAGGAACATTAGTGATGTTTTTTATCTGCTGCATTGACATACTGAATGCGCCCGCTGCAACTGCTATATCTGCTGGTATTAAATCTTGTAAATAAGACCCAAATCCTTGTGGTATAACTTGTACATTGTTAATACTACTATATCCAGTATATGATACTTGTGCAGTACCAGACGGTGATGTTGACCCTATTTGTGCTTTTATAGCTGGTGCAGTTAAACCTGAATTCAAACTTCCACTACTAGTATATATAGGATAGTAAGTCTTGCTGTTTGTAGATTGTGTTTGTCCTACATTGTATACCGGAACCGTTAGTGTCAGATAGCTATTAGGAAACATTTTACTTGGGTTCAATAAATCTGCTAAAGTGTCCAATCCTGTTGTCTTGCAATTTAACGAAATCAATATTTCATCTAAGTCAACACCTGCTATTATCAAGAATGCACCATAAATCATTTGTTGTTGATTTGCTGTTACATTATTATTGCTAGTTGCTCTATCTACATCAGATACTGACAATCCACTTGCGAGTAATGCTATACGCAATGATGTTGTTAACCCATTAACATTCTTTATAGTAGCTAATAGATTAGAAGGTAGTCCAAATGTAGCGATAGTTTTTAAGTCTAGTGCTTTACCTAAATTAATTAAATCTTGACCAAAATTAGTAGTTGATAAACTTACACCAGTTATATCTGCTGTAGTCAAGTCATTCATATTACTATAAGTGCCTGTCAAAAATTCTAGAGAATTTTGTAAAGTCATTATAGATTGATTTGATTGGCTTATATATGATCCAGCTTGTTGGAAAGAACCCAAAAAATCTATATAGCTTGGTAAACTAGAATTATAATTGTATTCGTTATATGCTTGCCAAGCGAATAATCTGTAATATCCATAGCTAGCATTTTGTCCAGTGTAAGCAAAGTTGTAACTTTGACTACCCGAGTATGTACTTGGTGGGCTATTGCCTAGTGCAGGGATAGTTGTACTACCTATTGCTAATAAATTAGTATAGGTTGACAATGATATATCACCGGCATTATATCTTACCCATCCTTGTCTTATTGCATTTGTTAAGTTATTAAGTACAGTATTAGAGATTATTGTACCGTAGGTATAAGTGCTAATACTAGTACTGGAACCCATATAAGAAGCAGAGGTAGAATTAATTCCTATGCCAGTATTTTGCAATAACCCGCTTAGTACGTTAACGCCCAAAGGACTTTGTTTTCCTGAATCACTCATGGTACAAACACATCCTCGCTGCCTTTAACAATACGATGTCCGCAGCTATTACCCGACCCAACTCTTAGTACAGCAACACCTTCAGCGAATACTGTTGGACTAGCTTCTGTAGTATACGCAACATTCTCACTGTGTTCATCTTCGCCATGCCCCGATAATCTACTAACATGTAAACCGATTGGGATTCCATTAACATAAACCGTCTTGGCGCCGCGTAATATTCTACCGCCTTCTTGATTTGTGTCACCCAATCTGCTTACTTTTGCCATATTATCCTAATACGATTTTCTTATCCGGTACTTTAATTCCAGTGGTTGCTTCTAAATATTTCATTCTAATATTGTCATCTGTCTCTGCATAAAGACTAATACTAGTATTATTTAGTGTAAATTTACCCTTAGGATTTGCAGTAAACATACTAGGTATCATTTGCATACCTTGTTGCCCTGGTGCAATGCTCACTGGTTCTTCAATAATGATGTTATCTCTAGTAATGTCAACTACCTTAGTAATCAATTCTTCACCTGAATTCAATTTAATTGTAAATACTTTTCCAATTTCCATTATACGCTTTCTGTTAATTTTTTTCTGAGTTCTGTGAACCCACCCACAAGTTCTCCGTCTAGGAAAATCTGCGGAACTGATCTGGCAGTTGGTACTGCTTCTAATAAATCTTCTTTGGTGTATCCATCACCAATTTTCTTTTCTTCAAACTGTATCCCTTTACTTTTTAGTAAGGCTTTTGCTTGGTCGCAATAAGGGCAGTCGTACTTACTCCATACTATGGCTTTCATCTTATTTCCTTTTATAAATTTGGCAATTGGTCGTAATCAAGTGATTCACTCATAATACCGATTACATAATTTGTTGATTCGTTTTCTTGTAGTGCGGTCTGCTTCTTGCTTGTATCACTATGTTTGTTGAACCAAGGTATAGGCGTACTCTTTGGCGCATTACCTTGATATTTAATACCGATCTCTTTCAATGCACCTACTGCTGTATAATCAACAAAGTCTTTCAATACATTAGCATTCAATCCAATTACAGGTCCTTTGTTGAACAAATAGTCTGCCCATTGTTTTTCTTCACGGATTACATCTAAGTACAATTGATATACTTCACCTTCACACTCTTGTTTTGCTTTAGCAAATCTTTCATCTTCTTTGACTACTTGATTGATGATGTATGCAGTCCATGCTTTGTGTAGTAATTCATCTTGTAAAATCAATCCAATAATATTACCATTACCAATAAAGATTTTGTTCTCTACCATTGCTAAACTAGTAGCAAATGATACCATAAATCTAAATGCTTCTAATGCATAGCTTGCGTTCAATGCTAACCATATTGCTTTAATATGAGTTTCTTCACTTACTGTCTTTGGACTGATTTCTTTGAAACAGTTTAACTCGTGTAGTTTGTCATAGTACTTGCCAATACTTGCAGCCATATCCACAATCTCTTGTGTATCGTGTATAGTATTGAATATATCTTTTGGCACATTATAGATATTGCGAATGATATGGCTATAACTCTTGCTGTGAATATTTGTCTCAAAGAAGCCCCAGTTGTACATCAATGCTTCTAGTTCAGGGATGCTACATACAGGGGTAAACACTTGTGTTGGTCCACGTCCTTGCAAACTATCCAATGCTGTCTGTCGTAGTAAGTTACTAGTGAAGATATGTTTAACTGCATCACTGGCTTCTTTGAAGTCATTGGCATCTTTAGTTAAACTGATTTCTTCTGGTTGCCAAAAGAATCCCCTAGCAGTACTATCAAAGTCTGCGATCTTCTTATATTTAACTTCTTCAAAACGTTGGATAGTAACTGGACCCAACGGATCTAGAAACATCTTACGATTTAAGTAATCTGTCTTTGTGTGTAAATCGTATTGTGCTTGACTCATTTTATTACGCTATCAGCAGTTACTTGTATGTTGCTGATACTCCAGTATCCACTTGTATTATTGCACAATGCGCCCCATGAACAACTGTTGTTCCACCACGGAGCACTACCGGGGCCAGTCGGGCTAAAGCCTTGCCAGAATGATAGATTCAACCAGTAACCATTCTTCATGCTAGTTATCAATGAAGTCATATCTACACTACCACTACCTTCTGCACCTGTACCAATACTACTATCATATACTATCACAAAATTACCATTCTGTGAATATGTTACTTTCATTGTAGGAGTTGTTCCGTATGTGAAATCAGTCACCATATCAAATGGTTTGCTCATGTCAATGACATTGACCATACTGTGTAATCCGTTAGTAGCAGTAGGTGAACTAGTCATTGATGAATAGTTGAAACAACTGTTATTCGCTGTAGATGCGAATGAATACTCATATCGTTGTGGAGCACTAGAACCACCTGTACCTAGATGTAATGTAGATTGTGTGATTTTGTTACCATTTGTTTCTATGATATCAATCTCTTGGCAGTTCCATTGGTTCTGGCTACCACCTGCATCACAGTAGTTAGTGCCTTTTGGTTGAACACTAGGTTGTACTGGGTTTGATACCATGTAGAAACTAGCGTTAACATAGTTCTGTGATAGTTTTGACAGATCAATCGTTGCTTTGACTTGTGTGATATTCACATATCCTTGTTGTGATACAAGTCTACCTGCTTGACAATTTGTTCCTGAACCGAATGTAACAGAGTTACCTGATATTACTGGATCAGTTCCACATCCATTGTAGTCTACTACAAAAGAAGGGGTGAATGTTGTTACGGTTGCTGTAGGAGCAGTTGTTGTTTTACTACAAGCTGCTAATACTAATACAGTTAATATAACTAATAATTTTTTCATGTTTTTCCTTTATAATTTACATGCAATACAATCTTCTTCATTATCAAAGTCGATTGGTTCCAACATTGTTGGGGCTATCTCATCGGGTGCTTTACTACCCTGTTTGTTAATCAAGCTATAATAGAAAGTCTTAAGTCCCCACATATGTGCTTGCATCAGATTCTTTGCAATCAATGTAGTTGGAACTTTACGACCCTCAAAATGAGCAGGATTATAAAATGTGTTAGTACTTATGCTCTGGTCGATGTATGCTGCTAGTACTGCTGCGGTCTTTAAGTAACCATCACAGTCTTTCTGCTCCCACATCAACTGATACTTGTTCTTTAATTTGTGATATTCTGGAACTACTTGAGTGAAGCTACCTGCTTTACTTTCTTTTACAGATATCAAACTCATTGGCATTTCAATACCATTTGTACTGTTAATAACTACACTACTTGATTCTACAGGAGCGATAGCCATTTGCGTAGCATTACGTACACCGTGTTCTTTCATATTTGTGCGTAGTGTTTCCCAATCTAATTCTGGGTTAAAGTCAGTTAGTTGATTAACACCTTTGGCTCTTAGTTCCCACGGAAATGTTCCTTGACCATATCTTGTCTTGTCGCTACCTTCACACTTACCTCTTTCTTTAGCAAGTTCTACACTTGCTTCTGTTAGATAGAATGCTAGATGTTCTGCCCAAATTTTGACTTCAGCCAATGCATCTTTCTCGCCGTACTTAAGACTGCGTTTAGCATGCCAGTATGCTAAATTAGTTACACCAATGCCTAATGGGCGTATCTCATCGTTACTAAGTTTAGATTGAATACTTAAGAAGTCCTGGTAATCCAATATATTGTTAAGACTCCTATGTAGAATACGGCAAGCCCGACGCATGTCTTCCGGATTTCTGAAGGCTCCCCAGTTGATTGAGCCCAAAGTGCAAAGGGCAATGCGACCATCAGGATCATCAAGACGCTTAAAGGATCTAGTGGGTAAAAGTATTTCACAGCATAAGTTACTCTGGTAAATTGTATGATACTCGGGATCAAATGGACCCTGCTTCATCACATTGTCAATGAACACTAGATATATACGTCCAGTGTCTGTTCGTTCCTTGAGAATACCACTCTTGAAAACTTCCTCCGCAGCCATCGTTTTCTTACGCAGGGTTTTCTGCTTTTCATATTTGCAGTAAAGTTCTTCAAACAGATTAGTATCTTTATAAAATGCTTCATACAAGTCAGGTACTTCGTTAGGGTCAAAGAATGTTATGTTCTCTTTGTTCTTGAATCTCTTCCAGAAAAATGCGGATAGAACCACACCATAGTCCATGTGTCGCACACGGGTTTCTTCTGTGCCTTGATTGTTCTTGAGAACAATAAGATCATCAAACTGATGATGCCAAATAGGATAAAAAACAGTAGCACTAGCATTACGGATACCTCCTTGACTACATGAACGTAGATCACCGAACCACTTCTTTAGAAAAGGTATCATGCCGGTGTGCATGATCTCTCCACCACGGATGGGACTGCCTAACGGACGCAATCTTCCAATTTCTAGACCAATGCCAGCACGTTTGCTAGCATACTTGGCCATCATCTCTCCCGAAGCAAAGATACTGTCCAGATCATCGTCACTGCGAATAAGCACACAACTACTGAATTGCTTAGTTGGAGTTCCCAGGCCAGCAAGCACAGGGGTAGCCAATGTAAAAAGACCATCACTAGCAGCATTGTAGTATTCTTTGATGTATCTGAGTCTTGCTGTGTTTGGTTCTTCACTATGGAAGACGGTAGCTGCTGCAACCATGTAGCGAATTTGCGGAGTTTCATATATTTCCTTAGTGCTGCGATTTTTTACTAGATACTTTTCGATAAGTTGCTCAATAGCGGCATAACTATAAGTCTCATCTTTAGAATGATCTATAATATCATTCATTTTGTTCCAATCTTCCTCAGTATACCATTCTAGTAATTCACTTGTATACAATCCTGTAGCTACATTCTTTTTCACAATATCGTAGAGGTGCGGAACCTCATATTGACCATATACATCCTTACGCAGCATACTCATACGCTGCTTTCCTGCTACATACTGATAATTCGTATGTCCAACTTCAGGGTTACTTTCTACGTCAATCAAATCAACGATTGCTCGTAATGTTATACTATCTATCTGACTTGTAGTGATTCCATCGTAAAAGTGTAGTTGACTTTTGATCTCAACCATACTCGGGCTTACATCAGCGATTCCTGTACATACTTTTGCTACTTGTGCTTGCCATTTCTCTAACATTAATGGCTCTTTTTTGCCATTGCGTTTTAAAACATTAATCATTCATCACCTATATTTTTTTATTTATTATATCCATATTCACTGGATTGCCCAACTTAAAATCTTGTAGACTATTACTTATTACCGTGTTAGGGTAGTAATTCAGTATATATTTTGCGTTATCGACCATGACTAAGGCACATTCTTCACTATTATCGTCTATTGCTAGGCAAAAGTCAATGTCTTTGATGCCCACTAATTGCAGTGTGTATACCATTCCTAATCCTCTACTGAGTTGACAGTAGTTATTTTCTACTAGTAATTCCCATGGTCCGGGCCAGTTATCTACATCATCTGGGTGTAGATGATGGTTTAATAGAGGTGCATATTGCCACCATTTGTCTATTGCTAGACAAACGGTTTCTATATCACTGTTTTCTAGGGATTTTCTTAAGTCGTACCAACTCTTAAGTCTTGTTTCATAGTTTAATTGAAATACATTCACATTCTACTTATCATTTTGTTAGACTGTGATTTCTTTCCATGAAACAGTTTCTTCATCCCAACTGTACTGTTTATCATCAGTTGGCATTGGGGTAGGTGGTTCCCATTGGCATGTATCATCATTCAATGTCCAGCTTGGGTAAGGTTGAGGTGCATAGAATGCATCTCGTTCACTATCATATGTGTATCCAAGTCCTGCGTAATTTTTACGCATTGGGGTCCCACCTAGACGATGCTCTCCACCGTATGTGTTATAGCTTGTTTGTACCCAAGATGCTGGGTCTCCCCACAAACCAGTATTTAATACATCTTGTTCTATAACAATCACTGAAGTGACTATTCCGTTTTCTACTTTTGCAAAATGACTCATTTATGTCTCCTTTATAATATATATTTATTAATTAAACTATGTTAATTAAAAAGTTATCGATCCTGAACTAGTCCAAGTATATATTCTATATCCACCGGTAGTTGTAATAGTTGGGCTACCTGTAGTGCTTGTTGCTGCTAGATAACTATCTGGATAACGAATAACAACGATTCCAGAACCACCTGTATTAGTAAACCCAGCAGGCCCGGCGGAAAATGGGTAATTCCCACCACCGCCACCACCTGTATTTTGTCCTGCACCATATATGGTAGCAGAATTAAGTCCGCTCCCCATAGCCCCAGACGATCCTGGCCCAGCGCCGCCTTGTCCGCCACCGTTACCGCCTGCACCAGCTGGCGACCAACCGCCACCGCCACCGCCTGCCCAATAATAACTAGTACCAGTGATAGCATTTAAGACACCGATACCGCCGGCACCACCTGTACTACCTGAGCCGGCACCACCAACCGCACCTGCTCCGCCGCCGCCGCCTGCACCACCCCCAGCAGTAGCTGAAACTGTTCCTCCGTTATTACCTTGCCCAACAACACCTGTACCCGGATTTCCATTTGCATGACTATCACCGCCATATGTAACGCCAGCGCCGCCACCTGAGCCACCATTAGCCCCGTCCATCTCCCCATAGTTATAGTAGTAAGCGCCGCCGCCTCCCCCACCAACGGAAACAACGGATACTGCTGTTCCAGTTATAGAAGAATTAGCACCGTTGCCACCGATACGGTAACTTCCCACTGGTACCGCGCCGCCAGCACCTACAGTTACTGTAATTGCTGAACCTGTAGGAACTGCAAAGCCACTTGCGGCTAAGTAGCCGCCACCGCCGCCACCACCAATGGTACCGCCACCACCTCCACCGGCAACTACTAGATATTCTACTGTTGATGGTGTAGGGATAGGGGGTATAATCGTTACACCTAATCCAATAGTCACTCCTGAAGTTATTAACATTTATATATCCTTAAAAAGTTATTGTTCCGCTACCGGTAAAAATGAATAATTTATACCCATCTATCACCGTATTCGATACAGTGCCGGTAACAATGATGTTTGATGAGTTGTTGTAAACTGAATCTGTGACTCGTATGATTACAATACCCGAACCACCAGTTCCCCCGGTCATGTTATTTGCACCAAATCCTAATCCACCTCCACCTCCACCTGTGTTAGGTAGACTTGATACTACATTAGCATTATATCTTGCGTTACCACCTCCACCAAGACCACCAAGTCCTTGATTAATTGTGGATCCTGTAGATCCGCCTCCACCGCCTGCAAAATACACAGAACCCCCGCTTACTTGCCCTACACTTAAACTAGTAGCTAATGTAGTACTAATAAATGTAGTGATTGCCCCAATACCACCATTTCCTCCCCTTGCTGCGGTTCCGTTTGCCCCGGCAGCCCCAGCGCCTCCGCCTCCACCGGCAGCCCCTTGTACATCACTTGTGTAATTTCTTCCACCAGCATAACCTTGAGGTGGAGTTGCTGCCGGTACATTACCAGCTCCTCCAAATTGATCTTGACCACCACCACCTGAACCTGCCCCGCCCCCAGACCCGCCGACGTCGCCATCAGTACGGCCATTTGTTGGAGTATAATATCCGCCACTTCCACCTCCACGTGCATTAACTAAAGTTGTTATAGATGATGTGTTCCCGTTGGTAGCTGCTGCTACTGTAGCGCCAATACCGCTGCCATTAGTTACTAATCCACCGGCGCCCCCTGCGCCTACGGTAATAGTATAAAGTGTAGCAGGGGTGATTGAAATATTTGTTCTTTCAATGAATCCTCCACCACCGCCACCACCGCCTCCCGAGTCAGTATCCCAAGCAGTACCCACACCACCGCCACCGCCGCCACCTACTGCTAAGTAGTCGATAGATGAAATGGTCGGGAATGAAAAATCAACACCCCCAGCTGCAACAGATAAATTACCTATGATCATATTTGCTTTAGAAAGTTATTGAACCTGAACTAGTCCAGATGTATATTCTGTATCCGCCGGTAACAGTGATAGTTGGGCTACCTGTAGTACTTGATGCTGCTGCAAAACTATCTGGATAACGGACAATAACAACACCAGAGCCGCCTGCTTGACCTGATGTTGGTCCATTACCACCACCACCTCCACCGCCACCGGTGTTAGCACTGCCTGCGGTTCCATTGGTATCTTGATTTGCACCATTACCTCCGCCGCCTGTTGCAGGATTTGTTCCGCCACCATAACCACCGCGTGTCGTGCCAGTATAGTGTCCACCGCCACCGCCTCCACCGGCATATGAAACATTTGCACCAGAGATAGTACTATACACGGCTGTACCGCCGTCACCTGCCGGACCGGATCCAGACGTAGATGAATTTCCACCAATGCTTGTTCCACCACCACCGCCGCCACCTTGTTGATGTGCTCCACTGACCTGTGTACCGTAGCCGCCGGCATATCCTTGAATAGGTGGACCTGATACCCCGGTACCGCCTGCGCTTCCTAACACACCACTGTTTGGGCCAGAACCGCCACCGCCCCCAGAACCACCGTTGCCACCTACGTTTGTGCCTATACCACCAACTGCCCCTCGTCCCCCCGCTGTGGCAGTGACAGAACTAAACACACTGGCGTTTCCGTAGTTACCATATGCGCCATAACTAACACCTGCGCCACCACCACCAACTGTAACCGTATATGGAGTGCCTAATGATATAGAAAAACTACTACTAGATAATACGCCTCCTGCACCTCCACCGCCGCCACCTGGTCCACCACCACCAGAGCCGCCGCCGGCGACTACTAGATATTCAACAGAACTCAAGTCCGGTTTAGATATAGTAAATCCGCCGGTAAGGGTCATTCCAAATAAAATCATTTTTAATTAGTCCAAGGTAAAGGTAACATTACGATAGGGGGATTTATCTGTAATTCTATTTGATTATCAATCTGTGCTTGAACACTAGCTTGATCTACTCCAGAACTATATACCCAAGTTAATACTTCTTCTTCTGTTAAATCACTATATGGGGTAAAATCTGGTCCACCGCCAAATGTGATTCTAGTTAATCCTGGTATAGTTGCTGAATAAGCACCGTCAATTCCAGTGCAACTCCAGGCTACTTGTACGACTACATCTGTATAACCATCTAATTGCACTTGAGAAGCCATATTTTCTATTGTCCATGTATATGATATTGACATATTGTTTCCTTTTATAAAAATATTTATGCTGTCTTGATTACTGCAAAGTTAATGATTGGTGCTTCGGCAACAGCAGGCGATACTACATTATAAATTTGTACAGCAAACGATCCTGCTGCTACATTAGCAACATTGAGTATATAGCTACCAACAGTACCAGATCGTTGGCTCAATATAATTACATCAGTTGCTGCTACTGTAGTATTAGTAACAGTAAACACATTGGTTGTATTTGCTGTAGTAATTGTACTGAACAATGTAATAGCACCAGTAATGTTACTGATAGTAACCGAATTATTACGATTAGCTGTTTGAGTATTAGCACCAATAGTGCTGTTATATCCTAATCCACCTGCACCGTTTACACGTAACCCTGTTCCAGTAATAACTACTACATTGGCATTACCTGCTGAACTGAAGTTTATATTTCCATTAGCTGCAGGAATATTTATATTACTATTTCCGTTTGCTAATGTACCAATGATGTTACCACCAAAGAAGCTGTTACCTGCTGCAACATATAGTGCATATGGGTTAGTTATTGTCATATTCGTACCAGCAGTTGGCTGTGCTTGAATATAGAAAGTAGCCGCATTGGTTGCTGTTACTGTAGTATTTGCTGCTGCATAAGTTGGGGTAGCAATCGCATGTGCTGCTGCAACTGACAATGTACCGGATGCCGCTGCTGAATTGTCCGTATAAGTTGAAGATATACTTCTAATACCCATAACACCGGTGACTGTACTCACGTTAGCATTACCAGTAACTGCACCGTTTGCTGTATAACTATTAGAAGTTATAGCATTTGCACCAGATATGTTGCCACCGGTACCAGAACCAATAGTTACGTTTGTGCCTTGAACTGTAAGATTACCAGTGATGTTTGCAGTACCAGATATATTAGCACCGGTATTAGAAAATACTGCTACATTACTAGTACCACCGACGGATAGAGTAATATTGCCGGCAGCTGATGGGATACTTACGTTACTATTGCCATTTGCATATATACCAGTTAAGTTAGCTGCATTTAAGTTACCAGTAATGTTGGCAGTACCAGATATATTAGCACCCGTGTTAGATATTACTAATACGTTAGCTGTACCAGTTACTGATATATTAACATTTCCGTTTGCTGATGGGATATTTATGTTACTATTACCATTCGCAATACCACCAATTAAGTTACCAACTGTCAAGTTAGCAGAAATAGTAACGTTACCGTTAAAGTATGAGTTAGCCGGTGTTGATGCACCACCAACCCACAATGCATATCTATTAGTTATTGTTACATTACTGCCAGCAGTTGGTGCACCTAATATTGCCATCGTTGCTGCGTTACCATACGTAACAAGAAGATTTGACGCTGCCATAGTTGGTATATCAAATCCATGTGCGCCTGCTAGTGTGATAGAAGTTGAAGCCAAACTAATAGTATCTGTATATGTAGCTTGAGTTGCTCTTATACCAACGTTATTAGCGACTGGTATAGTGGTACTAAAATTCATATTACCGTACGCAACGCCGTTAGCAGTAATTGTATTAGCAATAAATGAAGTGTTTGCAGCTTGTACTAGAACACCAGTATTAGCTATTATCATAACATTTGCTACACCACCAACATCAGTAAGTATATTACCATTTGCTACTGGAATACTAAAATCAGTATTTCCATTTGCAAAAATTCCAATTAAATTACCAGCTGTTAAATTACCCGGTACATTAACACCAATGTCAGTAACTATTAATACGTTTGCATTACCTGCTGATGATATATTAACATTTCCGTTAGCAACTGGTATATTTACATTACTGCTACCATTACTAATCAATGCACCACTGGTAGCTATACCAGTTAATAGTGAACCATTACCTGCAAAGAAGGGTGCAGTAACTGTATTAGAATAAAATCCGTTTCCAGTGACGTTTGCACCGGTATTAGAAACAACTAATACATTAGCAGTACCAGTGGCACTCATAGTAATGTTACCATTTGCTATGACTGTCACATTGCTATTACCATTTATTAAAGAAGTGCCAGCACTGATAGTAAGACCAGTCAATTGACTACCATTACCTATGAAGAATGCTCCACTGACATTACCGGTTGTATTAATATTACCACTGCCTGTATTCAATGTGCCGGCTACGTTAACGCCAGTTGATGTTACAACTACAACGTTTGGTACACTTGTTACCGAGATAGTGACATTTGAATTTGCTACTACGTTTACATTACTATTTCCATTAGCTATACTTGATGTTGTTGGAAAAATGCCAGTCAATAGACTACCATTGCCTATGAAGAATGCTCCACTTACGTTACCCGTAGTATTAATATTCCCACTACCAGTGTTCAATGTGCCATTGATATTAGCGCCAGTTCCAGTTACTACTAATATGTTAGCATTACCTGCTGATGATATATTAACGTTTCCGTTTGCTGCTGGTATGTTTACATTACTGTTACCATTTGCGTGAGACCCCAATAGGTTAGCTGCACTTAAATTACCAGTGACACTTACATTACCACTGAAGTTTCCAGTACCTGCTACGTTCACGCCAGTACCAGTGATTGTCAATGTTGTGTTACCAACCGCAGCTACAGTTACGTTTCCGTTTGCTGCTGGTATATTTATATTACTGTTACCATTACTGAATGTAGTAAAAGTAAGACCAGTTAAGAATGCACCGTTACCTGTGAAGAAGTTAGCACTCAAGTTACCGTTAGCATCTCTCTGAGCAATTGTATTTGCTGTGTTTGCAGATGTAGGTGTATTACCTTGCAATGCGTTAGCATTTAAGTTTGCTACAACTGTGGTCGAAGTAACTATTAATGGAGCAGTACCTGTTGCGACAGTAGATATAATCTGTCCTGCTGTACCTAAATTACCTACGTTTGCATTACCGGCAATGTTAGCTGTACCTGTGATATTAGCGCCAGTTCCAGTCACTACCAATATATTAGCATTACCTACTGCTGATATATTAACGTTCCCGTTTGCTGCTGGAATATTTACATTACTATTGCCATTTGACACAAATGTGCCAGCACTTACACTGATACCGGTCAACTGACTACCATTGCCTATGAAGAATGCTGCTGTTACATTTGCACCAAAGGTACCTGTATTAGCTGAAATCACATTAGCACCTGTAACATTACCGCCGACACCGCCGCCCACTGTTAAGGCAGATGTAACTACGCCGGTGTTACTTACTACCATTACATTTGAAACACCAGTAGCACTCATAGTGATATTGCCGTTTGCAGTAGCTATATTTACATTACTGTTTCCATTACTGATACTTGCACCACCGCCGCCTCCCCCTGATTGTGCTACCCAACTTAAGTTACCGGCACCGTCTGTACTTAGTACATATGTGCTAGAACCACCTGTAATTTTTACATTACTCACAGAACCTAAATTTGAGGTATTTGTTACTTGAAGATTTCCGGTTACTGTAAGTTGATTGGTTGTTTTATCAAATGTTAGATTAGCACTACCATTTGCAGTGCTAGCGTCATTGAATATAATTTGTGTGTTACTACCAGCGACTGGTCCTGTTGCACCAGTCGCTCCGTTATAACCAGTAGCGCCAGTAGCACCTGTACTACCTATACCAGTAGCACCAGTTGCTCCGTCATTGCCTGTTGCACCTGTTGCGCCTGTACTACCTAAACCAGTAGCACCTGTACTACCTACTGCTCCCGTCGCGCCAGTACTACCTAATCCAGTAGCGCCTGTAGCGCCTGAAAAACTAGTTAGTCCAGTCAATTGACTACCATTGCCTAAGAAGTACGCTGCTGTTACGTTAGCAGTAAAATTACCTGTGTTTGCACTTATAACATTAGCCCCACTGATGTTTCCACCTGTGCCTGCACCCGTTACTATATTTCCAGTAACTGTTAATAAACTGGAAGTTTTATCGAATGTTAAGTTAGCACTACCATTAGCAACACCTGCATCATTGAATATGATTTGTGTATTAGATCCTGCAATCGGACCTGTAGCGCCAGTAGCACCATCATATCCAGTAGCACCAGTTGCACCTGTACTACCTAAACCAGTAGCACCCGTTGCACCTGTACTACCTAATCCTGTTGCACCAGTAGCACCATCATATCCAGTAGCACCAGTTGCACCTGTACTACCTAAACCAGTAGCACCCGTTGCACCTGCACCTGTAGCACCTGTAGCACCCCCGCTGCTAGTAATACCGGTCAATTGACTACCATTACCTAAGAAATATGATGCGGTTACATTAGCAGTAAAATTACCTGTGTTTGCACTTATAACATTAGCCCCACTGATGTTTCCACCTGTGCCTGCACCCGTTATGATGTTACCAGTGATATTCGCTGTACCTGCAACATTCATACCAGTACCAGTAACTATTACAACATTAGCGTTGCCTACAGCACTTAAGTTGATGTTACCATTTGCTGACGGGATGCTTACATTGCTATTGCCATTAAATATAGTATTACTACTTGTAGATATACCGGTCAATTGACTACCATTTCCCAAGAAGTATCCGGCAGTTACATTACCTGTACCAGTGATTATACCACTACCAAATCCTAAATTACCTACATTAGCATTACCTACAACATTCAAAGTAGTAGCAAAGTTACCAGAATTAGCACTTAAAACATTAGCTCCGGTGATATTGCCGCCAGTGCCTGCACCAGTTATTATGTTACCAGTGATTGTTAATACGCTAGATGTCTTATCAAATGTTAAGTTAGCACTACCATTTGCTGTACCTGCATCATTGAATATGATTTGTGTATTAGATCCTGCAATCGGACCTGTAGCGCCAGTTGCTCCGTTATTACCCGCTGCACCTGTTGCACCAGTGCTACCTAAACCAGTAGCACCCTGAGCACCTGTTGCACCTGTACTACCTAAACCAGTAGCACCAGTTGCACCGTCATTACCTGCTGTACCTGTTGCACCTTGGGCACCAGTTGCACCTGTACTACCTAAACCAGTTGCACCTGTTGCACCTTGATCACCTGTTGCACCTTGGGCACCAGTTGCACCTGTACTACCTAAACCAGTTGCACCTGTTGCACCTTGGGCGCCAGTTGCACCTGTGCTACCTAAATTGCCTGTTGCACCAGTTGCACCAGTTGCACCAGTACTACCTAAGCCAGTTGCACCAGTTGCACCGTCATTGCCTGCTGCACCTGTAGCACCCGTGCTACCTAATCCAGTAGCGCCCGTCGCTCCAATTGCACCAGTACTACCTACACCAGTTGCACCAGTACTACCTACACCAGTTGCACCAGTACTACCTACACCAGTTGCACCTGTCGCACCAGTACTACCTAAACCAGTAGCTCCAGTTGCACCAGTCGCACCTGCACCTGTAGCACCAGTGGCGCCGCTGCTACTTGAAAGACCGGTCAATTGACTACCATTACCTAAGAAATATGATGCTGTTACATTAGCACTGAAATTACCTGTATTTGCACTTAATACATTTGCACCAGTTAAATTACCACCTGTAGCTGAACCTATTGTTAAATTACCAGAGATATTTGTTGTACCTGCAACATTCATACCAGTACCAGTTACTATCACTACATTAGCGTTACCAACAGCACTAATAGTTATATTACCATTGGCCACTGGAATATTTACATTACTATTACCATTTGACAATGAACCGGCACTACCTACACCTGTCAATTGACTACCATTACCGATAAAATAATTAGCACTTAAATTGCCACTTGCATCTCTTACTGCAACTGTATTTGCCGTATTTGCTGTTGCTGTAGTATATCCATCAAGTAAATCAGCATTCAAGTTTGCTACTACTGTATTTGAACTAACAATAAACGGAGCAGTACCTGTTGTTACATTCGAGGTAAACACATTTGCAAATATTACATTAGCACCAGTTAAATTACCACCTGTAGCTGAACCTATTGTTAAATTACCAGAGATATTTGCAGTTCCTGCAACATTCATGCCGGTACCAGTGATAATTACTACGTTACTATTACCCACAGCACTCATAGTAATGTTACCGTTCGCAGCAGGAATGTTTACATTACTATTTCCATTGCTGATGCTAGCAGGAGTACCAGTTGCAATACCAGTTAATTGACTACCATTGCCAATATAGTAAGTAGCACTAACATTACCAGTTACTGCTAACACGTTGGTTGTTTTGTTAAAAGTTAGATTAGCACTACCATTCGCAACACCTGCGTCATTGAATACAACTTGAGTATTACTTCCGGCAATCGGACCAGTTGCACCAGTTGCACCGTCATTGCCTGCTGCACCTGTTGCACCTGTACTACCTAAACCAGTTGCACCTGTAGCACCTGTACTACCTAAACCAGTTGCACCAGTAGCACCTGTACTACCTAAACCAGTTGCGCCAGTGGCACCATTATATCCAGTAGCACCAGTAGCACCAGTTGAACCTGTAAAACTAGTAAGTCCAGTCAATTGACTACCATTGCCAATAAAGTATGCTGCTGTTACATTAGCAGTAAAATTACCTGTGTTAGCACTAATAACATTAGCACCAGTTAAGTTACCACCAGTGGCTGATCCTATAGTTAAATTACCAGAGATGTTTGCTGTACCAGTGATATTAGCGCCAGTACCAGTAACAGTCAATGTTGTGTTGCCTACTGCTGCTATAGTTACGTTTCCATTAGCTGTTGCTATGTATACGTTGCTATTCCCATTCGCTAATGCACCTACAAAATTACTTGCGGTTACATTACCAACTACTGCTAATACATTAGTTGTTTTATTGAATGTTAAATTAGCACTACCATTCGCAGTGCCGGCGTCATTGAATACAATTTGAGTATTACTGCCTGCAACTGGTCCTGTTGCTCCGGTTGCGCCATTAAAGCCAGTTGCACCAGTGGCGCCCGTAGCACCTAAACCAGTGGCTCCTGTAGCACCCGTACTGCCTAAACCAGTTGCACCTGTGGCACCTGTACTACCTAATCCAGTTGCTCCTGTGCTACCTTGATTACCTGTTGCACCAGTTGCACCAGTTGCACCAGTACTACCTAAGCCAGTTGCTCCTGTGGCTCCATCATTACCAGTAGCGCCAGTACTACCTAAGCCAGTTGCTCCTGTGCTACCTTGATTACCAGTTGCACCAGTTGCACCTGTACTACCTAAACCAGTTGCACCTGTGCTACCTGAATTGCCTGTTGCTCCTGTAGCACCCGTTGCTCCAGTACTACCTGTATATCCAGTAGCGCCTGTTGCACCGCTACTACTTGGAAGTCCTGTCAATTGACTACCATTACCTATGAAATATGCAGCAGCAACGTTAGCACTAAAATTTCCTGTACCAGCTACATTCACCCCAGTACCAGTGATTGTTAGTGTTGTGTTACCAGCAGCAGCTACAGTCACATTGCCGTTTGCGGTAGCGATATAGATATTACTATTGCCATTCGCTAGTGTACCTATGATATTACCAGTGAAACGTGCGTTTCCCCCTGCTAATAATGAATATGAGTTAGTTATCGTAGCATTTGTATTAGCTACTGGTCCACCTGCGATATAGAAAGTAGCTGCGTTTGTGAACGTGACACCTGTGTTCGCCGCTGCTAAGTTTGGTGCAGCAAATGCGTGTATAGCTGCATTAGCTACTGTCGCTGATGATGCAGCAGAATTATCTGTATATGTAGCAAAAACACCACGGAAACCTAAGTTTGCAGTTACAGTGGCGATATTAACATTACCTGTAGCGTTTCCCGAGACGGTTACTGAGTTGCTGGTTGTACTAGCGAATGTGAAGTTATTCGCTGAGTCAATTGCTACCGGTTGTATCGTTAAAACTGCCATCTATGTTCCTTGTTCTTATATTTATGCGTCTTTTGAAAGTGAATATCTAGTTGGTATGATTTATTCGTACAGAATATTTACAGTACCTGCGTCAAAACTATCTACACCGGTAGTAGTTGTTAACCTAACGGCAGTTAAGGCACTACCCAACTCAATGTAACCTGCGGTAAAAATTGTAGTTGCTTCATCGCTTCTTCCCATTATTGCAGAACAAACCCATTTATTTGTTGCCGCATCTACAAGAGTAAAAACAAATGTTCCAGATGTAAATGCCGTAGTAGCCAATGCCCTTAACAAATCAAAACCAGTACTAATAGCGCCTGCGCTTGCAGTTGATGTTGAGCCTCTAATAATTGAAGATGTACCAGCATACCCAGATGCAACGTATGTCGGCGTGCCACCTGTTCCAAGCTGGGCAGTTAAATTTCCAGATGTGCCGTTTGTTGATACTGCAAACAATTGCAATGTGATTCTTTTTGCCCAACTTGGGATATTGGGAAATCCTACGCTTGTGCCACTAGCAGTTACAGAAGTACCTGAACTAATTGCTCCGCCTAAAATCGTTTTGTTCGTTAATGTTTGTGTGTCAGTCGTACCAACGACAGCACTTGTAGGATTTCCAACACCACCAGCTGGAAATGTGATTCCCGTATCACCGTTTATTATCGCTGCCATATTAACTCCATGTTCCTATACTTGTATTCGATCCACTAGCACCTAGTGGAGAGATTTTGAAATAGCTGCCAATAGCTGTAGTGTATGCGCCACCTGGCGCTGCGCTTAGTGTATATTGCGGAATAAATGTACCGCCGGCGTTAACAGAAACTGTACCTTTTATTAGACAAAAAAACTGAAGACCAGCAAGGGCCAAAGGGCCAGTTACAGCAGTATTTGTAGCTGTTTGTATATACAACGCCATATCAGGGGCGCCTCCAGCAAAAGCTCCTGTTTTAAACAACCCTTGTACATCATATCCAATATTGTTTATAGTAGCTGTTCCTCCAAATCCAAGCCCGTACGCATGAGATGTTGTCCCGGCTGTTTTGCTTAATGCGTAAACAGCTTCAAACTGATATACCGTACTACCGATCAATGTAACCCCAACCCCTAATATGCTTTGTGCTGTATTCACATTCGCACCAACCAAATCACTATTCAATCTATAGAACTGTTCTGCTGGAATACGACCAGTACCTAATCCATTCACCGTTGCGGATGGATATTGACTAGTGTCTACCAATAATGCGTTAGTACCATTAGTCTGTAGTTGAAGATTACCAGTAGAGTCTGAGACATACTTCAGTCCCGGAACACCGCTGACTACACCGTTATCTGCATTTATTATAGTTGCCATATGTTATAACTCCGCATTGGCTATCCAACTGAATCCAGTTACGTTACTAAATTTCGCATAAAAATTATCTGTGCTTATGAGTGGACCAACTGTGACTGATCCAGTTACCCCTGCTGTGGTTACTGCACCAGTTACTCGTTTAGTGACTTTATAATATTGCATTGCATAATCAGCATTACTTACGCCACCACCAATTTCATAATATCTCTGACAAAATTGTAATTCTGTAATTATTGAACGATAATCAAACGATGTAGCTTGAGTTCCTTCTTCAAGTTGAATAGTATCAATTACCCATGTACCGCTCGTCTGTGCGCCCACTGTGAATACTATTTGAATTCCAGTAGTAGCCGCTGATGGTATAGCTATCTGCGCTGAATATTGCGCCCTAGATGATGTGACTGTGAATGTTCCCGTAGCTATCTGTGTCACTGTCGGACTTGCTAATGAACCAAATGTGTTTGCTGTATTAGCGTAATAAGCTGTCCATGTAACAGTTGTTAGTAATGAATTAGAGATATAACAACTAAGGGTAGCAGTTGAGTTTGCTAAATCATAACAATTAAGTTGCTCAATGCGTTGACCAAACCCAATCGCAGTAACACTCGCTGCACCTGTGAATTGATAGCGATATTGTGATGATAGATATGTTCCAGCTATCTGTTGACCAGTGACATTTGCACCAGTACAATATGCATACCATCTGTCTACAGTATAAGCAATAGCCGCAGCCGCTGTTATAGTTTGTGCTGCGCCACTATTTCTTTGATCAATTGATAGTCCACCATTGATGATACGATTTTTGAACCCAAAAGTATTTACCGATGACACGCTACCCGTGACAGATAGTGCGTTCGCTGAGGGTGTTATTGAATCTATCGCTAATGTTCCGTATGGCATTCTTTAATTATCTTTCAGTAAGTATTTATCCGTTACCATTATCTAGTTTCATTTTATATGATTACCCAACGCTGTCCAGATGGTACTGTGACAGTAACACCTGAATTAACTGTAATTGGTCCTACACTCAATCCATTCACGCCACTTGCTAAGGTAGTGTTAGCACTTAATGTATTTGGCAATGAGAATATCGCACTAGTACTTGTATTGCCACTACCACCTCCACCTGCACCACTGCCACCAGTGATACTAGTAAATTCTACTGCTACAGTATTAGCAGGAGCAGAACTGATTGTGACTATATTACCTGTTAAGCTATATGTAGTATGAGGTTGTGATACACCGCCAATAGCTAAAGATACATAGTTTGCATTTGTTGGGGTAACTGATAATGTAAAATTTGTTTGTACGCCGTTACCAGTAAATGTGTCTACTGTAACAATTGTTGAACCAGGGGTAGTCCAACTCAATGTTCCACTACCATCTGTACTTAATACTTGATTTGCAGTTCCTCCGGTTATATGTAGATTACTAACATTACCCAAAGTAACATTTGCACCGGACAACGCTACATTACCGGTGATGTTAGCACTTGAACTTATTGCTACGTTAGCAACAGTCAATAAATTTGTTGTTTTATCAAAAGTTAGATTAGCACTTGCACCTGCTACGCCTGCATCATTGAATATAACTTGAGTATTAGATCCAGCTACCGGGCCTGTAGCACCCGTAGAGCCAATTGCTCCAGTTGCACCAGTACTACCATTTGATCCTGCTGTTCCAGTTGCACCTGTTGCTCCTGTACTACCTAAACCAGTTGCACCTGTAGCACCAGTAGTACCTATGTATCCAGTAGCACCTGTTGCTCCAGTACTACCTAAACCAGTTGCACCTGTAGCACCAGTAGTACCTATGTATCCAGTAGCACCTGTTGCTCCTGTTGTACCAATGTAACCTGTTGCTCCAGTAGTACCTTGATTACCTGCTATACCAGTTGCACCAGTACTACCTATCTCACCTGTTGCACCTTGATTACCTGCTGTACCAGTTGCCCCTGTTGAACCAATTGCGCCGGTTGCCCCTGTTGTTCCTATATAACCCGTCGCACCTGTAGCACCAGTGGTACCTACAACACCAGTGGCACCTGTTGCGCCTGTTGTTCCTATATATCCAGTTGCACCTGTACTACCGTCATAGCCTGTTGCACCTGTAGCACCAGTAGCTCCATTTGTTCCTGCTGTACCAGTAGCACCTGTACTACCTTGTAGTCCTGACGCACCTTGAATGCCTTGCACTAATGCTAAGAACAATGATTGAGCGTTACTAAAATTACTAGTACCGGTGCCACCTGAACTAGTTAATGATACTGGTAATGACCAATAACTATTTGCTGCACCGGGGTTTACATTTGTGGGTGTTCCAGTTATGACAAAATTTTGATAATTGCTACTATTGGTTTGATCTTGTATCAAAATAGTTTCTGTCGCATCGAGCAATGATAAAAATACATCAATATCAATACCGTCATCAGTTAAATGACTTACGTTAATTTGAGTTGCTGTAATTTGAGATGATTGATTCCAAATAATGTCACCATCACCTGGATATCCTGACGTTGCGCCCGTGTTTGCTTTGTACAAGAATAGACTTGTGCTTGTACCTCTAGCCCCTGTAGCACCTATTTCACCAGTAGCACCCGTACTACCATTGTATCCAGTTGCACCTGTAGCACCAGTTGTTCCTATATAACCAGTTGCACCAGTAGCACCTGTTGCTCCGTCATATCCAGTTGCACCGGTTGCTCCTGTGGTTCCAACTACACCGGTAGCACCTGTTGCACCAGTTGTTCCTATATATCCAGTTGCACCTGTACTACCATCAGATCCGGGTAGTCCAGTTGCACCAGTGGCACCAGTTGTTCCTATGTATCCAGTTGCACCTGTACTACCATCAAATCCAGTAGCACCTGTTGCTCCTACAACACCTGTGGCACCAGTTGTTCCAATGTATCCAGTTGCTCCGGTTGCACCAGTAGAACCATCATTACCTATTGTTCCTGTAGCGCCAGTAGCACCGGTTGATCCAGTGTAACCTGTTGCGCCTGTACTTCCATCATTACCTGTTGCTCCAGTTGCACCTGTTGTTCCTATATATCCAGTAGCACCTGTTGCTCCTTGTGCGCCAGTTGCACCAGTAGAACCATATTCACCAGTTGCACCTGTACTACCTACTTCACCAGTTGCACCTGTACTACCAGTTGCTCCGTCTATACCGGATGCACCTGTTGCTCCTTGTGCGCCAGTAGAACCATATTCACCAGTTGCACCTGTACTACCTATTTCACCTGTTGCGCCAGTGGCACCAGTTGTTCCTATGTATCCGGTTGCACCTGTACTACCATCAGATCCGATTAATCCAGTTGCGCCAGTAGCACCGGTTGTTCCTATCTCACCTGTAGCACCAGTTGCTCCGTCTACACCACTTGAACCTGTTGCACCAGTTGTTCCTATGTATCCAGTAGCACCTGTTGCTCCGTCGTAGCCAGTAGCACCTGTACTACCATCAGATCCAGTTGCACCTGTTGCTCCTGTTGCTCCTGTATAGCCAGTTGCACCCCCACTGCCAGCAGCCCAACTTAAATTACCAGTTCCATCAGTACTGAGTACATATCCACTAGCACCACCACTGATATGTAAGTTACTTACATTTCCTAATGTAACAGCTACTGTATTTGCGAAATTTACATTACCTGAATTTATGTTGTTTACAACTAAACCACTATCAGTTATCCATACACTACCATTAAAAAGAAATCCTGATCTAATAGAACCTGCAAAAGGTGTTGATTGTAATGATGTAGTAAGAGTACCATAATTTGTAATAGCAAGACCATATGATGAATTATCTATTATTGTACTATTTTGTAATGTCAGTAGTTGTGTTTGTGTACCTGGTATTGCATTACTTGGATTACCATTAACATTAGCTAATTGTGTAGATGTTAATCCTGTAGTTGGCGGAGTAAATGCTGATGGATAAACAGCAATACCACTAACATATCTAAAGTTACTGATGTAACCGTCGAATGTTGTTCCACCTCCACCATCATAACCTATTTGTAATGTACCACTATTCCAATTGTTTGTAAGAGTAGTTTGATTTACAATTACACCATTAATGAATATAGTTACTAAGTTTGAACTATTACGCTGAACAGCAATATGTGTCCATTGATTTATAGGATTAGTGATAGATTGTTGTATTAATGGACTTGCACCTTGCCAAACTTGTACATCAGGACTACCATTAGTGCTTACAAACAATCTAAAATCTGCACTGAAAGATGCGATAGTTTGAATACTTAATGCTGCACTAGTGTAGAACCATGCTTCTATAGTGAATATACTAGTACCAATAACTGGGGCGGGTGCAGTTAAATATTGTGTACTACCATTGAATCCACCTGCCCATGATTGTCCTAAAACACCACCTATTATTCCAGTATTTGTAGTAGGAAGATATACATTGCCATTTGATACAGTTAGTGCGTTAGTTGTTTTATCAAACGTTAGATTAGCACTTGCACCTGCTACGCTTGCATCATTGAATATAACTTGTGTGTTACTACCTGCAACTGGACCAGTGGCACCCGTAGAGCCAATTGCACCAGTCGCACCTGTTGCGCCGGTTGCTCCGTCATATCCAGTAGCACCTGTAGCGCCATATTCACCTGTTGCACCAGTTGCACCAGTTGTTCCTATGTAACCTGTAGCACCTGTACTACCTATTTCACCTGTTGCGCCGGTTGTTCCGTCATATCCAGTAGCACCTGTAGCGCCATATTCACCTGTTGCACCAGTTGCACCAGTTGTTCCTATTACACCTGTAGCACCTGTTGCTCCTGTTGATCCGTCGTATCCAGTTGCACCTGTTGCACCAGTTGTTCCTATTACACCTGTAGCACCTGTTGCTCCTGTTGATCCGTCGTATCCAGTTGCACCTGTTGCACCAGTTGCACCATCATTACCAATTAAACCAGTAGCACCTGTTGCACCAGTTGTTCCTATTACACCTGTAGCACCTGTTGCTCCTGTTGATCCGTCGTATCCAGTTGCACCTGTTGCACCAGTTGCACCATCATTACCAATTAAACCAGTAGCACCTGTTGCACCATCATTACCAATTAAACCAGTAGCACCTGTTGCACCTGTAGCACCTACTTCACCTGTAGCACCAGTAGCACCAGTAGCACCTGTACTACCTACTTCACCTGTTGCGCCTGTGGCACCTGTACTACCTACTTCACCAGTTGCACCTGTTGCACCTGTTGTTCCTATATATCCAGTTGCTCCCGTAGCGCCAGTGGTACCAACATAACCAGTTGCTCCCGTAGCACCAGTTGTTCCTATTTCGCCAGTAGCACCAGTTGCTCCTGTTGCACCATCATATCCAGTAGCACCTGTTGCACCTGTAGCACCTACTTCACCAGTAGCACCTGTAGCACCAGTTGTTCCTATATACCCTGTTGCCCCGGTGGCACCTGTTGATCCAATCTCTCCGGTGGCACCTGTTGCACCAGTACTACCTTCATATCCAGTTGCACCAGTTGAACCTTGATTTCCTTGAATGCCAATTGCACCCGATAAGTTTACTGTCCATGATGCATATGTGCCTGAACCAATAAAAGTCTCTTTAACAAATAATAATGCACCGGTGCCTGGATTGTAAGTAGTTACAGTTCCATATTGAATATTACCTACATTAAAAGCAACAATTAGTTCTTGCCCGGTTGAATAATTAACATATAAATCATTAACAAAGATAGTCTGATTACCAGTATTTCCTAACGTAAATGATGTGTTTGATGTTGTGGAATATCTATCTCCTGCAATACCGGATGCACCAGTTGCACCTGTTGCTCCATCATATCCTGTGGCACCAGTAGCACCCGTACTACCAATTTCTCCCGTAGCACCTGTTGCACCAGTTGTTCCTATGTAACCGGTAGCGCCTGTAGCGCCTGTTGCTCCATCTGATCCAGTAGCGCCGGTTGCTCCAGTAGTACCAGTATATCCTGTAGCGCCGGTAGCACCCGTTGTTCCTTGTATACCTGTTGCACCTGTAGCACCAGTTGTACCTATGTATCCTGTAGCGCCTGTTGCGCCAGTTGTTCCTTGTATGCCTGTAGCGCCTGTTGCTCCGTCATTACCAGTAGCACCGGTTGCACCTGTTGCTCCGTCATTACCAGTAGCACCAGTAGCACCTATATAACCTGTAGCGCCTGTTGCTCCAGACGCACCATCATTACCTGTTGCACCTGTAGCGCCTGTTGTCCCGTCGTTTCCAGTAAAACCTGTAGCACCCGTACCGCCAACATAACCAGTAGCTCCTGTCGCACCGGTTGCTCCAGTAGAGCCATCGTAACCAGTAGCGCCAGTTGCGCCTGTAGCACCAGTGGTACCAACATAACCAGTTGCGCCTGTAGCACCAGTGGTACCAACATAACCAGTTGCGCCTGTTGCACCTGTTGTTCCTATATATCCAGTTGCTCCCGTAGCGCCAGTGGTACCATCATATCCAGTTGCTCCCGTGGCGCCAGTTGTTCCTATGTAACCTGTAGCGCCTGTAGCACCTGTTGATCCATCATAACCTGTCGCTCCTGATGATCCGGTGGCACCAGTTGAACCAATCTCACCGGTAGCGCCCGTTGCACCTGTCGCTCCGTCATTTCCAGTGACACCGGTTGCACCTGTTGCTCCAGTAGCACCATCATTGCCGGTGGCACCTGTTGCTCCAATTTCGCCAGTAGCACCTGTTGCTCCTGTACTGCCTATATAACCGGTTGCTCCAGTAGCACCAGTTGTTCCTATGTATCCGGTTGCTCCAGTAGCACCAGTTGTTCCTATTACACCTGTAGCACCTGTTGCTCCTGTTGATCCGTCGTATCCAGTTGCACCCGTTGCTCCATCTACTCCAGTAGCACCAGTAGCACCTGTTGCACCTGTAGTTCCAATGTATCCAGTAGCACCTGTTGCCCCAGTACTACCTATTTCTCCTGTTGCGCCAGTAGCGCCAGTGGTACCAACATAACCAGTTGCACCCGTTGCTCCATCTACTCCAGTAGCACCAGTAGAGCCATCTACTCCAGTAGCACCAGTAGCACCGTCTACTCCAGTAGCACCTGTTGCACCTGTTGCTCCTACAACACCAGTAGCACCTGTTGCACCTGTTGTTCCAATGTATCCAGTAGCACCTGTTGCACCTGTACTTCCTATTTCACCTGTTGCACCTGTTGCTCCTGTTGCACCATCATATCCAGTGGCACCAGTTGCACCTGTTGCTCCATCTGATCCAGTAGCACCAGTAGCACCAGTAGTTCCAATATATCCAGTAGCACCTGTTGCACCATTTAATCCTGTAGCGCCAGTTGCACCAGTTGCACCGTCAATACCTGTTGCACCAGTTGCACCATCGTTACCTATTAATCCAGTAGCACCTGTTGCTCCGTCTAATCCAGTAGCACCTGTTGCTCCGTCTAATCCAGTGGCGCCAGTTGCACCAGTACTACCAATTTCTCCTGTTGCTCCGGTAGCACCAGTGGTTCCTATGTAGCCTGTAGCACCTGTTGCACCCGTTGCTCCATTATATCCAGTAGCACCTGTAGCACCTGTACTACCATCATATCCAGTAGCGCCTGTCGCACCCGTAGTTCCTTGTACACCTGTTGCTCCAGTAGTACCAGTTGCCCCGGTAGCACCTGTTGCTCCGTCATATCCAGTTGCACCCGTAGCACCTGTTGTTCCAATATAACCTGTTGCTCCAGTGGCACCTTGATATCCAGTAGCACCTTGAATGCCCACTGCTCCCGATAAGTTTACAGACCATGTAGCGTATGTACCCGATCCAATAAAAGCTACTTTCTTAAATGCTAAATCACCATTAATAGGATTATAACTGATTACAGTTCCATATTGAATGTTATTAACATCATATGCTACAGTGACATCTTGTCCGGTAGAATAATCAACAACTAAATCATTTAATGTAATCGTTTGATTACCAGTGTTGCCTAACGTAAATGATGTGTTTGATGTAGTTGAATATTTGTCTCCGTCTGCTCCGGCTTGTCCAGTTGCACCGGTAGAACCATCATATCCAGTTGCACCTGTCGCGCCAGTACTACCAATTTCACCAGTAGCACCAGTTGCTCCATCATATCCGGTGGCGCCTGTGGCACCAGTTGTGCCTTGTACACCTGTGGCCCCAGTAGCGCCTGTAGTTCCTATGTACCCTGTAGCCCCAGTAGCGCCTGTACTACCAATTTCACCTGTTGCGCCAGTAGCGCCAGTGGTACCAACATAACCAGTTGCACCTGTAGCGCCTGTGGTACCAACATAACCAGTTGCGCCAGTAGCACCCGTTGCTCCATCATTACCCGTTAACCCAGTTGCACCAGTTGCCCCATCACTGCCTGTTAATCCTGTTGCACCTGTGCTACCATCATTACCAGTTAATCCAGTTGCACCTGTACTACCATCATATCCAGTTGCGCCTGTGGCCCCGGTTGTTCCTATGTAACCTGTAGCGCCCGTTGCACCTGTACTCCCTATTTCACCTGTTGCGCCAGTAGCACCAGTTGTTCCTGTATATCCAGTGGCGCCAGTTGCACCGGTTGCACCAATCTCACCAGTAGCACCAGTCGCGCCAGTGGTTCCTATGTAACCTGTAGCGCCCGTTGCACCTGTACTCCCTATTTCACCTGTTGCACCAGTTGCACCTGTACTTCCTATTTCACCTGTTGCACCAGTTGCACCGTCATTACCAGTTAATCCGGTGGCGCCAGTAGCACCAGTTGTTCCGGTGTATCCAGTAGCACCTGTAGCACCAGTTGTTCCTTGCACACCCGTTGCACCCGTTGCACCTGTTGTTCCTATATATCCAGTAGCACCAGTTGCTCCTTCATTACCAGATAATCCTGTTGCGCCTGTTGCGCCTGTTGCCCCGTCATATCCAGTAGCACCTGTTGCACCTGTACTTCCTATTTCACCTGTTGCGCCAGTAGCACCAGTTGTTCCTATGTAACCTGTTGCGCCAGTAGCACCGGTTGTACCTACAAAACCGGTTGCTCCCGTTGCACCTGTTGCACCATCATTGCCCGTTAATCCAGTTGCACCGGTGGCGCCAGTTGCTCCAGTACTACCAATTTCTCCCGTAGCACCTGTTGCACCTGTGTCACCATTTAATCCTGTAGCGCCAGTACTACCATTAAATCCGGTTGCTCCAGTAGCACCAGTTGTCCCAATATATCCAGTAGCACCAGTGGCACCAGTCGTACCTATTTCACCAGTAGCACCGGTAGCACCAGTTGTTCCTATGTAACCTGTTGCACCTGTTGCACCTGTAGTTCCTACAACACCCGTAGCACCGGTTGTTCCTGTTGCACCACTAAATCCAGTGGCACCTGTTGCGCCTGTTGTTCCTTGTATACCTGTTAATCCAGTTGCACCCGTAGCGCCAGTTGCGCCAGCCCCTCCCGAAGGAGAATTAGTTATACCAATTACACCTATATATCTATATCCTACAATGTATAATACTTTACCGGCTACTAACGGTGCAGGGATTGTTTCCCCTATGAAGTTAAGTACACCCGATTGATAGTTATAGTAATATTGTCCTGTGCCACCTGAACCGTCAGCAAATATCTGAGTACCTGTACTTGTTGGATTTGCTACTCCCGAACTATCTACCCATACTTGAACTGTATAAGTAGCGCCAAACTCTTGTGGTATCCAAGTTGTTAAATTAGTTTTCCACGTTGGATATATACCACCAATTGGAACTGTTGTGGTATCTGCTACTGTTTGTACTGCATTTGCACCCAAATATGCTTGTACGATATCTACTGTAGCAGCAGCTGGATTTGGTATTTGATCTGATTCTACCCAAATTGTGTCACCGCGAATTAATGCGGGACTAGGTATTGATTCATTACTAGGGCTTTTGTTTGCAGCCGTGTCGGTTTTTGTAACGCCAAACGCTTGTTTAAATAGTAAATCAACAATTTGACTTTGTGATGTTGCCATGATTTAGTTAGTTGCTTGCCGCTCTCAATGATAATGCTGTAACAGTTTGTCCGCTTGTTAATCCTACCCTTAAATAAATTTCATTTTGTGCTGTACTAGAACTACTTACAGTTCCAAAGGTCGCAGTAATGAATTTATTTGTCTGTACTATATTTATCGGAGCTGTTCCTCCCAATGCAGAACCGTCACTTCCATTACCACCAGCAGCTACATTCGCACCCGGAACTCCTGCTCCAGCATACGAAACTGTCATATCTAACCAACCATTTGCAGTTGAAGTGTTATCAATGGTACTTCCAGGCAAAGCTACCCATAATCCAGCTATGTTCCCTGACCATCCTACATCAAATTTAGATACAGATGTTCTAACAACTTTAAAAGTAAAATACTGTGTACCACTTCTACCAGTGCTTAAATCAGGGCCAACTGGTAAATAACCCGTTGAGTAATTTGTTTGATCATGTTTTAATACATTTGCTACTACGGTTGCATCGTATACTCTTAATAAACTTGACTGACTATCAAATGCAGTTTCATATCCTGTAAAGTATGGAGTATTACTTGCACCTGGGTTTAATATTCTAAATGCTAATCCAGATCCAACCCCTATCGTTGAACCAATATAAATATTAGCTTCTTGTATAACACTCAATGAACTTACTGTTCCTGTTTTATATAATACATTGGCACCTAATGTAGTAGTGAATGACTGTGTTCCAGTAGCATAACTGTTTAGTACATTAACACTTGGTCCAGTTGTACTTGCACCAAATCCTGATATTATACTACTAGTAGTTGATACTGCTTGCGAACCAGAACTTACATATAAATTTTGTGCTAGTGGTGTAGTAACGCCTGCCGTAGCGTATGTTACTGATGTTGGTGCAGCAAATGCGCCACCTGCTGTTCCTGTTACAAACGCATCACTCACTGGATACATGTTTCCACTTAATTTTGTACAGTTAAATCCAATGGTAAAATTATTAGTATTAGCATAATGTGGAACAGTACTTGAGTATGTATAAGTAGGTGACCCGGGCGCAGTTATTGATAGTGAACTGAATGTGGGAGTGCCGGGTGAACTTGAATCATAGAACCAATTTGCAGTATTAGTGTTACTAGTAGCTGAATCTCTTATGTATACTTCATTCCAACCTTGAGTTACTGTACCTGAGGCTCTTGAAGAAAACACACTCCAAAACCCGGCAGTAATATTTGCATTGACTGTATTATAGTCAGCATTATTGAATATAACTAAATTACTATAAACACCGTTTCCATTTAAACTAGTAGTAAGTATTCTACTTCCTGCATTGGCGCCATTCAGAAATGCAGTAATTGTTCCACTATCACCCGGGCCAGCGTTAGCTATATTGCTTGTAGTGTATGTTGCTACTCTGGTTACGGTTGATACCGTTGTTCCACCTGCTACTGATTTGTTTGCGCCAGGAGTATTATCAGTTTGAACATAGTTTGCCATACGATATGATGACAAGCTATTAATAGTTATTGATTGACTGGCAGGGAAATTAGGGGGAGACGGGGGAACTAATTTCCCTAATACTGTATTTAATTGGGCGATGGCGTTTGACACTGTTGAGTCCGTGGTAAAAGATATTGCATTGCTTACTAGATTTCCTTGACTAGGACTACCTAATGCAATGTTCGTTGCTCCACCTGCTGTATTTGAGATAGTTACTGTATTGCTTACAGTTAATGTTCCATTGATATTGGCACCAGTGCTAGTAACCACTGCTACATTTGCGTTACCATTGACTGATATGAAAACATTACCATTTGCTGTTGGGATAGAAACATTACTAGTTCCATTGCTAATCTCATTGTCTGAGATGTTTCCTAAATTAGCAGAGAATGTGATTTGTTGTGGGTATGCTAAGGCATTAGTTGTGATATCTATACCAGAGCCGGCTATGAACTGTACAGTATCTTCACCTACCGCAACAAGACTGGTTTGACCTGCAACTTCCCAAGTTTTGAATGAACTACCTAATTGAATTAATGCATTGCCATTACCTAAATTAGTTACACTAAAACCTGTTGTGGTGTCAAATAATAAATTAGCTACACTTGTTACTGTATTACTAATTGTTCCAGTCGTGTATTGACTTACATTTAAGCTAGAGCCGCCGGAACTTATATTGGTTAAATAACCACCGTCTCCTACAAAGAAGCTATTGGTAGAAACATTGCCAGAAAAATTTCCAAGGTTGGCGCTAACATTCGCAAAATTTGCGTTTCTGTTAGCATCAATTACAAGACTAGCACTGCTTCCAACGCTAACCCCGGTATCCGCGTTGAATGCTTGAGTTGCCATTTATTAAATCAATCTATACTGTGTAGTCCATACTGTAGTGTTGCTGCTAGCTGGGGTAACTTGCAAGTTAATATTTGCTGTTGGTCCAACAATACTCATATTAACTGCTAGCATACCAGTAGTATTACCTAATCTAACTGTTCCAAATACAGCATAATCTGCAGCCGTTCCATTAGTAACTGCTTGCACTGTTGCTACACTGTATTTAGTGTCGCCGGGAGTGGAATCATAACTTTTTACTAAGAACTCTACACCAACGATATCAGTACTTGATATAGTGTAATATGCAATAGTTTGATTAGCACCAGTACTAGTTGTTGTAGTGTTTGCCCATTTAATCAATGTGTTGCCAATATTGGCTTGTTGCATTGCTATAATGTTATTAGAAGTAATATTATTAGCAGTGATATTACCTGTTATAGAAACATTAGCAATATTAGCAGTACCAACAACATTCAAGTCATTAGCTACATTTACATAGTTAGCAGTAGCTAAGTTACCTAAGTTAGCATTAAGTGCAGTTAAGTTACCGCTGAAGTTAGCAACATTACCATTAATCTGTGTTGCTACATTTACATAATTAGCTGTTGCTAAGTTACCTAAGTTAGCATTAGCAGCGGTTAAGTTACCAGTAAAGTTAGCAACATTACCATTTAATGTTAAAGCAACATTGGCATTTCCACTAACTGTTAATAAGTTAGTAACAGTAGCATTATTAGCACTTAAGTTACCAACAATGTTAGCACTAGCATTAGCAGTAATATTATTAGTTAAGATATTAGCACTAACTTCAAGATTAGCAGTCGTAATCATTGCGTTAGAATTAATATTAGCCGCTAATACATTACCAGATAAGTCAATACTTGTACCAGTTGCAGCACCAATATTTGGTGTCGTGAACGCTGCTCCAGCTGGAACATAAATATTACCGTTACCGTCAAACGCAGTTGTTGGGTTAGTGTTACCATCAACCTTAGCACTGAATACTGTGCCGTTTAATGCTAAACCAGCACTAGTATTTGCAGTATATTGACCAGCACCAGAGAACTGTGTCCAAACTACAGGAGTTGTACCAACTGTAACAATTTCCCCTGTTTGTACCCAACCAGTATCTGCATTTTCAGTACCAACAGAAACGAAAGTGAATGCACCATCAAATTCTATTGCTACATTCATATCCAATGAACGAGTCAATACGAAATAATCAGCAACGCCGCCTGCTGTTGTTAGTGTGTATATACCGTTATAAGGAGCATTGCCAGCAGTTTCATTCTTGACTAAGACACGAGTGCCTATTGTTGAAATTGTTTGACCATCAACAACTAATGCACCAAATGCATTAGCAGTAATAGTTGCGCCTACACCAGCTGTACCATTGTTATAAGTATACGCTGGAAGTGCAGCATATGTAGCAACACGAACTGATGCCTTAATATTCAACCCTTGTGCTACGCTATCAACATATGCTTTATTAGCAGCATCAGAGTCACTTGTTGGAGCTGCTACACTTGTGATTCTCTTACTAGAGACATCAACAGTACCATTACCTGATGGTACAAGAACAACATTTATGTTAGCTGCACCAGTTGCTGTACCTGCATTAAGAGTTAGAGCAGTATTAGCAAATGCTGTTACAGTATTAGAAACAAATCCAGTATTTGATGTGATATTACCATTAGCAGTTACATAACCAATTGTATCAACACCACCTGAACTAAAAATTACAGCATTTGCATATCCAGTACCTGGGCTGAATCTGATATTACCACCATTATCAATTTGTACATTACTTGCACCATTAGCAAGGTTACCGATGAAGTTTACAGCATTTACATTACCTGTAAAGTTAGCATTTGCACCTTGTAAGAAACCAGTGAAGTTTGCACTATTAGAAGTAATATTAGTTGTTACACTGATGTTATTAACATTAGCAATATTACCAACTACATTCAAGTTGCCACCTATGTTAGCATTTGTACCAACATATAAAGCATTAGCTATATTAGCTTCAGCACCATTAAATTTAACGTTACCACTGAAGTTAGCAGTATTACCAGCTAATTCTAAATTAATTGTTGCGTTATTTGCTGTGATATTGCCAGTAGTACTGATATTCGCTACATTAAGATTAGTGATGTTAGCAGTATTAGCAGTTAATGTGTCAACGATATTGGCATTAGCACCAACAAATAAATCAGTAGAAATATTTGCAAAGTTAGCATAAACATAACCATCACCGCCGCCTGAATTTGCATAAACATTACCATTTGCAGTTATATTACCGTTAGCTGTTATAGCATTAGCGCCAATAACACCAACAAAACTACCGTCGCCCGGTGCATTGAATGAACCATTTGTATTAGCAAATGTCCAGGTGTAAGCAGAACCTGCATTTGCAGTAATAGTTACATTACCATTTGGATCAGCAATAGTTACATTACTATTGCCATTAAAAATTTGATTTGATTGAGCAGTTTCTTCCCACGCTACATTGCCAGTGCCGTCAGTAGTCAATACATAACCATTACTTCCGCCTGTGATATGTAAATTACTTACACTACCTAATGCAACATTACTTGTATTACTGAAGTTTGCTGTACCACCGATAGCTAAGAAACTATTAGCACTTACAACATTAGCACCGCTGATGTTACCACCTGAACCACTTGTAATAAAGTTAGCAGCAGTAACATTACCACTGAAATTACCAACATTACCATTAAGTTGTGTTGCTATGTTTACATAGTTAGCAGTTGCTAAGTTACCTAAGTTAGCATTTAATGATGTTAAGTTCCCAATGAAGTTAGCAATGTTGCCATTTAAAGTGCCTGTTAGATTTGCATTATCAACGGACAATGTATTTGATGTAGCATCGAATACAAAGTTTGCGCTGCCACTTAAAGTATTAGCAGCATTAGCAAAAACAATTTGTGTATTTGCTAAGTTTGTGTCTTTGATATTAGCAGCAGTTAGTGTGTTAACAATATTGGCATTAGCACCAACATACAAGTTACTTTGAACATTTGCAAAGTTAGCATAGATATAACCGGCAGCACCACCTGCATTTGCATAAACATTACCATTTGCAGTTACATTATTTGTAGCAAAGAAACTATTTGCAGCAAAATCATTACTTACTGCAATACTAGTGCCATTTGCTGTTATGTTTTGTGTACCGATGTAAATACTTGTACCCGACAAGTACAAGTCTTTCCACATGTTTGTAAGATTACCCAATGTATATGTGTTAGATACATTAGGAATTAAATTACTTGTTACATTATTTGTAACATTTAGATTACCAACATTAGCAGTATTAGTTACATTTAAATTACTAGATACATTTACAAAATTAGCAGTAGCTAAGTTGCCTAAATTAGCATTTAAAGAAGTGATATTACCACTGAAGTTAGCAGTATTACCGGCTAGTTCATATGTTATACTTACATTATTAGCATTAGCGATGTTGCCTTGAACAACTATATCATTGGTAAAGTTTGCAAAGTTAGCAGTAACTAGATTACCTAAATTAGCATTAGCTGATTTTAAATTACCACTAAAGTTAGCAACATTGCCATTTAATGTTTGTGCTATATTTACATAGTTAGCAGTAGCAAGATTACCAAGATTAGCATTTAGAGCAGTTAAATTACCACTAAAGTTGGCAATGTTGCCAGCAAGAGTGTCTGATACATTTAAGTTACCTGTAACATTTGCTGTACCGGTAACTTGTAAGGTATTCGTAGAAGCAGTAAATTGAAAATTAGCACTAGCACCAAAATTACCATCATCATAGTACTGAATATATCCATTTGCACCCGCTGGGTTTGACATGTCCCACGGTGCACCATTACTATAATATAGATTATCAGTTAAAACACCCCAATTTGCGTTACTATTTGATATGTTTAAGTTACCACTAAAATTAGCAAAGTTAGCGGTTAAATTACCGTTAATGTTGGCAAACCCATTAGCAGAAAAGTTGTTGGAAGTAATATCACCATTAGCTAAAATGATGTTTTGTTGCGGATTGTCTCCAACTGAGAAACCGCCTATCGAATTGAGTGCTCTAAGTGCCATAAAATATCCCCTTTGTATTATTTATCATTTACCCATTAAATCTCGGCGTACTGTGTGATTACCATGTTATAATTACAAGATGAAGCTGATAATGGAGTAACCCTAAGTACTAAACTTGGGGGTATAGTTAAATTACCTGCATTAAATGCAACATTAAAATTACCCACGCCGCCGTTAATTTCTAGTCCTGCATATTTGTTGTAGTCAACTGCACTACCTAAAATAGTAGATGCAATTTTGACTGTTGTTCTTGTGTTAGCTGTTATATTTGTTGATACTATTGTAAATTCTACTGCTGATACCAATGACGATGGAACAGACCAAATAGTTTGATTAGCACTAGTGCTTGCAGTTGTTGCTGTGTATACTGAAGTTGTAGCAAATTGATAAATCCCTGATCCAACTGTTAAGCTATTAGCTATTAAATTTCCTGCTACGCTCATGGTACTACTTGAATTATTCCAAGTAAAACGACTAGTACCGCCAAATATTCCGCCGTTGTTATATTGAATTGCTGTGTTAGGGCCTACTGGAGTGCCGCCACCTCCGCCGCCTCCGCCATTGACCCATGATAGATTTCCTTGACCATCTGTGCCTAGTACTTGTCCATTGAAACCACCTAATATATGAATATAACTAGCATCCCCTAAGTTAACATTTGAACTATTAAATTCAATGATATTAGCATTTGCTACAAATGAGTTAGCTGAAGCAAAAGAGATATTTCCACCAACACTAACATTGCCCGTAATGAATAGATTACCACCGCTTATTCTATTGCTTGAATTTAAATTACCTGCGGTCGCAGTTCCTGCAACTTCTAATACAAGTAGATTTCCTACACTTGTTATATTTGGCTGAGCATTACTAGTTACATGTGCAGCTAAAGGAACACTGCCCACTAAATTAGCTGCTGTGATATTTGATAAATTGCCGCCGTCTCCTGCAAAACTTTGTCCTGTTACTGCACCAGTTACACTTAAATTTACAAGTGTTCCTACGCTTACAATATTAGGTTGAGAACTATTAATAACTGTATTTGCTGTTAATGCTGTTGATGCTACTCCAGTAAGATTACCAGTAAAGTTAGGTGAATTTACGTTAGGTACAACTAAAGTATTTGTGTTTTGATCATAAGTAAATCCAGCATCTCCACCAAAACTTCCAGCATTATTAAACTGAACTTGAGTATTAGAGCCGCCTGGATTTCCGTTTCCACCTCCACCATTACCACCTGCTGCCCAAGTCAATTGACCTAATCCATCAGTCTGTAAGAAGTATCCATTCAATCCACCCAATATAGAAACATTTGCTACATTACCCAATGATGCAGCTCCTGTAACATTAAGATTAGTAGTTGTTAAAAAATTAGTTGTGCTATTAAAAGTTAAATTAGCACTTGCTCCAAAACTATTACTATTATTAAATACTAGTTGTGTATTGCTTCCTGGTACATATCTTGCCCCATTTGCATAGCGTAAATTATCTGTAAGAACAGTGTTAGCTAGTACGTAATCAGTGTTAACATCTCCGACTACCACTCCACTATTATTAACTACCGGCGTAGGTGGTATACCAACTGTGTATCCGCCTACGCTGTTAAAAGGTTCTGATGCCATAATTATTCCATTGTTATATAGTATTTATGCAAAAACAAAAAAGGCTCCGAAGAGCCCTTTAAGTAAACTTCCCATCCCGAGGGTAAAAGTTTGATTCCGTTTTTATTGGAATGTTAGATTTTGAACTGCGATTTCACCAACGTAGTCAGCAGCGTTACCGAAAGATGACGCTGTGTTAGTTAATTCGATGTAACCATAACGAGTCATAAATGACACGACTGGTTCGAATGTTGATGGATCTAGAACAACACCACTGCTCATCAATGGAATGTATGGGCAATAGAATGCTGCTGCATCAGTTTCGCTTGAACCTTTATAACCAACCAATACTGGTTGTGTATCAGGTGCATAAGAGTTTACGAATACACGCATAGCGCCATTCAATGTACCAACAAACTTAGTGTTTGTAGGTGCTTCGAATGTACCTTCTGTTGTACGAGCAAAAGCTGAAGTAGTTGCAGATTGCAATACTGTCAAGCTAGCTGGAGATACAACAGCCCAGTTACCAGCACCACGACGGGTACGTTGAGCGATCAAGTTAGCAACACGATTGATAAGAACAGCTAGTGCAGCATGTTCATCACCAACGTATGTAGCTGTACCAGATACAGTAGCTTGGTTGTATGTGTACTCAGTTGTAGCTAGAGTAGCAAGTGACAATAGAATCTCTTGGTCGATTTCAGCAGTAATTTCTTGTGCTAGTGCTGCCATGATTTCTGCTTCAACGTCAATCCCATGTTGTGATTGTGCGTCTTGAGCAGCTTCAAATGTCCAACGTGCTTGTAACTTACGTGACTTAGCTTCAACAGCTTGACGCAAGATTTGCACAGAGATTTGCTTACCACCGTTACCTTCAAGCGCAGCAGTATCGTTACCAGTGTAGTAACTTGTGCTTGTATCAGCTTGAGGTGTACGTGAATACGCTTGAGCAATCAAGAATGGACTTAATGCTTCTTGACCAGCTGTAACGCTAGTTTGAGCAGCACTATTGTCTGTTAATGACTGAGCATAACGAACACGTAGAGTATGGATCTGACCAACTGGTCCTGTCATTGGCTGAACGCCTACCAATTCGTTAGCGATAACGGTTGGCATAACACGACGGATAACTGGAAGAATCACACGGTTTAATGTAGCGATGTTACCAGCAGTTGTTGTACCTGCTGAAGATTCAGCAAGTAGTTGCTTTTTAGTGTTTTCTAAGATAACACTCATTGTTGACTTGCGAGTTCCTTTTAGACCTTCTAACAGGGCTTCCTTGGTCTCGTTCCAACGTCCTTCTAATAATACTTTTGACATTTTATATCTCCTAAATTATGTCTATTTTAAAGCCCTGCCAGGCGTTTGATATCGATAACGTTATCACGTTGATCCATATCTACTTCTTGTTTAATGGCAGATTTATCACCAGTTACCTCTTGAACACTTTCACGCAGAATAGGCTTGTTAGCTTTCTTCTCTGTTCCACTGTTTAGAACTGCTGGTAGATACTTGTCGAAAGTGTTTTGTAACTTTGGTGTTTGTACACTTTCTAGTAAGTCCTTCATTACTTTTGCCTTCTCATCGTTTAATGGAGCAAGTAAATCACTCATCATTTTTTCACGTTGATTAGACTCTTTGATCATACGGACTTCACGTTCTTTTGTCTCAATCAATTTTTTAGATTGATTAAGTACTGTCATGGATTCGGCTAATTGTTGGTCTTTCAATTGTAGAGCATTCATAAGTTTACGTGTTTCAGCTTTATCATTCAAATGAGTGACTGAGAACTCGCTTGCAAAACTTTCAAATATTCTACGTCCAAAATTGTTCTCACGAGCAATTTTGATATCTTCCCTCAACTGACCTAATTCACCCTTAAGATGTTTAGTAACAGCTTCGTTCATTCTCTTAGCAGATTCTGTCACAAAGCGTGACTTCAATACTTCAAGTTGTTTACGACCTTCAGCAACTAACTTAACCTTTGCTTCTACAACTGCTTGCTTGTCTTGTGTGAATTCTTTAATTTCACGGGCTAGTGCATGAACAATAAATTGCTCAAGTTTTTGCTGACTTTCTAATTGTAGTTTGCGTTCAGAGCGCAATTCTTTAATTTCTTCGGCTAGTTTAGTAACCATAAAATTATTGAATTTAACTGCACTTTCACGCAGTTGTTGTTTAGCTTGTACGCGGTCTTCGTTCATTGCTTGTTTCTCAGCTTGAAATTCGGAAATTTCTTCTGATAAACTTTCTGTAACCATTTTATCTAGGGCTTCAACCATCACGATTCTGTCATGTTCATAACGTTGTGCGAATTCTTCACGTAATTCAACACGTACTTGCTCACGTGCCTCTTGTAACTTAGATTCCCATGCTTCGTTAAGAGCCTGGCCTACATCTTCGTTAATAAGTCCACTTTCAAGTAATGGCTTGATAGCATCAAACATGCTGTTTCCCCTTTATTTAATTTTGAGATCATTGATGAGGCGCATTACTTCCTCCTTCAAGTATTTCTCTACTTTCTTGTTGCCATTTGCATCTTTTGCAATATCCATCAATTTATGACCATGACGCATATTCATCATACCTTCATAGATTGCTTTAGGATACGCATTAGGTGCGCTTGGTTGTGCAACAATATCCACTGTGACTATTTCAAAGTCACTTACTTTGCCGTTCATGTCGTCCACGTTACCGCTACCACGACTTGAAACGCCGAGTTTCACCCCACTCTCCAACATAGTAGCAACTAATTGCCCCATTGGAGTTGGTAAAATCTTTAACTTGCCGAACCCGTTAGCACCGTCCATCCACATGGTAGTAATCATATGTGATACACGGTCTAAGTTGATCTTTAAATCATCTGGGTGATCTACTTCACCTAATACAGAATGACCTTCTGTAATCTGTTCGTTCAATGTTTGTACAGCAGATTCGATTTCAGAAACGGGGTAAACACGCTCATTGGCGTTTTTTACCCCACCCTGAATGAAGATACCTTTCATGTAAAGGTTCTTCTTATCGCCTTCACTTACACTTTCAACCACCATGCTGGCACGGTCAAAAGTTAAGTGTTCCTTGAGATACAAAGCCATTGCTCCAAGATTCCTTTTATAGTTTACGCTTTACTGGCTTGCGTGATTCAATAACGCTCTTGCTATTAGAGCCATTATCACCTGCTTTTGGTTTTGGTGCAGCTTCTAAATCAGCATTGTTTTGTGCTGGAGCATTTTTCCACTTGTTAGCGTCTTTTACTTGTGTCTCGCCTTTTGAGTAAAAGTTGCTAGGTCCTTTAGGACTTGTAGGAACTGTCTCACTTGCGCCACTGAACTTTACCGGACGACTGTCCATTCCAGCTTGTCCACTGTTTTGTAAACTTGTGCTTTTTGTGTTTTGACCATTGTCACCATGAGTTACAGAAACTTTCTTTAGTGTGATAGCTTCCATCATAGCGCCTTCTTCGTCATGGTCTTGTTCCATGTCGTGAGTTAAATCTGCACCAGCTTCTTCTGCACCATCGTCAAATTCAGCATCAGACTCATCATCGCCCATTTCGTCATCACCATTGCCCATGATTTGCTCAAATTCAGCCATCAATTGGTCTAACTTATCTTCGATGCTTACTAAACGATCTTCGGTGCCTTCACCTTCCATATCGTCATCGGCTTCAATATCAATGATATCTTCATCACCTTCATCATCAAAGTCAATTTCTTCATCTTCTTCTTCGGTCATGCCTTCTTCTTCAGCCGAGATTTCATCCATCATCTGACCTACTTGACCACCCATGCCTTCGTCCATTTCATCGTTCATTATATCTTCATAGATTTCGCGGCTTTTTTCAACTACGATATCATGGAATAATGCACGGGCTTGTTCTTCATTTTCATTGATAATTAAATCAATTAGTTGTTCAAATTTTTTGTTATCCATTGTATGTTTCTCCTAAGTAATGGCTTTGTAGAATTATTTAGTGACTATTCACCAAACATGCTCAATAAGCACGTATTTTTTACGTTTTTAGGGAAACTATAGAGATTTAGACTGTAGGAGTCTCAGCATCTGGCTTTGCGCCATACTGCTCATGCACTTTTTTGATATATTTTGCTTTTTCAAAATTTCTAACATCTAACATTTTTCTAAGTTTACGTATCTGTCTTAGTGTTAGTTTTGTTTTACGACTTTCTTTCCACTTTGGTTTACTGTTGTCCGCGCTGGTATCTTGATAACCTTCTACAGCTGGATTAAACATTTCAAAAAGTTTCATAGAATAGTATTTATCTTACATTGCATTACCGGACGGAGCAGGCATTCCACCAGGAGTATTACCGGCGTCTGTTACTGCACCTGCTACTTCTGGACCAGCTTCTTGGCCTTCTTCTGGTTGATTCTCTAGTGAATCAGCAGTCTCTAAGTCAGCATCGATATCACCTGCACTAATACCAATATTACGAAGGTCGCTACTTTCTGGCTCAACATCATCGTCTTTACCATTTTCTTCACGCCACATCTTCTCATTCTTATTGATTTCTTCTTCACTCAATCCTAAGAATCTCTCTAATGCAAAACGTTTACTCATATAAGGAAACGCTTCCATAGCTTGGAATGTAGCAACTCTAGCTGTATCTAACTCGCTTTGACGATAAGCAGCAAAGTTTTGCGGTGGATTGAATTCTAATGTGAACAATCCACTATCGATATTGAAGCCTCTCCAACGCAAGAATAACTTGAATTCTTCGTCTAATTTATGACTCATATACTTCTGTAGTCGTTCGCAATATTGATTGAAACGGAATTCTTGAATCATGGCAGTACCAACACGGCCATCACTTAATGGCGTAGTATTGTCATCAGGCCCAGTGGGTAAGTAACTACTTGGGACACGCAGTCCACGTGCTAAACGATTATTGAAATATTTTAAGTCATCAATTTCACCCAAATTTTGTCCGCCGGGCAATACTTCAACACTACTACCACGGCCATCTGCTGTGACTGGGAAGAAGTAATCTTCGTTCATTGATAAAGGATTATAACTAGCATCTACAATTGCTGAACCACCATGAACTGATGGGATACGTCTTTGATGAATCTCATTCTTAATACGCTCAACAAAAGCCATAGCTAAGTGACTTGGCATATTGCCAACATCAATCTTAAACATTCTACGTTCCGGAGCACGTTGTACACGATAGATAAGAACCGCATCTTCTAATAATTCTTTTTGCTTATAGACTTTGAAAATGTTCTCTAAGATACTTTGTCCAAATGGCCAAAATTTATCTAGTCCTTCAGTCAAACTCAAGTGAACAATATGTTTAGAATCAATTGCCGACTCACTTTGTCCTAATGTAAAACGACTACCAGTTGTATTATACGGCATACTTGGTACTGTATATCCACCACCTGCTCCACCACCACCTGTACCACCCATACCAGTTGCTGGGTTAGCAGCAAAGTCTGTATTTGTTTTAGTTGCAACTGTAAGATTTTGTAAGTTTATGTTTATATCTTTGATAACATACTGCTCAGGCTTCTTACCTTCGCTTTCATTTACAATAACTTTAATAACTTTTGTATTATCAATCCAGTATAGCTTGAAGTTTTCTGGATCACGAACAAAAACTTGATCCCCATATTTTATAGTATTACGGAATATTTTGAATGTTCTTGTTCCAAATTCGTTTAGTTTACACCATTGTTGTAATTGTGTCTTAAGCAATTCTACTTCGTGAGGAGTTGGATCCTCAGTAAATGCTAGATTAAATGGGGTATCATTATGTTCGTTTTTCTGTGTACTGAATTCTGAAATGATATCTAAACATGCGTTAATTTCAGCATCAACGTCCATCATTTCATATTGATTATATCGTTCAATACGATTTGGGTGACCAGTATAGACTTCAGGAAGTCTACTCATGTAGTTTTTATAACCCATTTCAGCGTTATTCCAACCACCTGTTTCAGAACCATTTTGTCCTGGGCTACCATTCCATGCACCGGAATTACTATTCCCTCCACCTATTGGACTGGAAATACCACTTTTATTCGTAAAACGTTTTTTATAGGTCATAATATTATCTAGTATTTAGCGTTAGACCTGAGAATACTTTAATAATTTGTTAGTGTAAGTATTGGTTGTGCTTACTTTGTCAATGAGGTCATCAAATTTTGATTCCATCATTGAGTATAAATCCATTAATATAGCAGAACTGTTGTCTTTTGAAGATGTAGTATTGTTGTCTGCTACTACAGAAGATAATGCACTTTTTGTTGCTCCACCATCTTGTTGCCCTTTGTCAATTGATATTTTGTCTCCTGGGTTTGGAAGTGGAACTACCGCTTCTCTACCATGTAGTTCTACTGGATATCCTCCCGGAGGACCATTAAACACTCCACCGGTTTTAGCCATAAGAGTACCACCTTCACTTCTAGTAGCACTAAAATGCATTGCATCTTTTTTACTTTGCCAATTACCACCCCATCCTAATCCAAGATTACCTGCTATTGTTCCAATATTTTCAGGCATATCGGTTATTAATTTACTTCCCATTGGATTAGTTTTTTCATTAATATCAAGCGCAGCACCTTGGGCGTGTGCGCTCATAACATCGGTGCCAGCTATCTTTCGATTATTGTACCCGCCCATATCATTAATTTTATAACCTGCCATGTCAAGATGATTAATCAAATTTTGAAAATTGTCTGCAACATTTTTATTGACTTGTGCTGATGGACCACTTTTACTAGTGACGCTTTTTAATTCTGGTTTTGGTCCGCTGCCACCTCCTGAAGGATCACCTGCACCCATAGCTCCTGCACTACCACCTCCGCCTTTACCGCCAGCCATTGCCATACTATAAGCTGGGCTTGAACCATACGTTTTAGCAAACCCTGCAGCAGTTGTTGATGCCGGATTTGATTTAACTTGTTGTTCTAATTTTGTTGTTTCATTAGCTAACCCTAATTTTCTTTTTTCTAAGTCTGCTAATTCTTTCTTCTTTGTTTCTATACTTTTACTAAAAAATCCTGTTTCGTTATCTTCGACTGATTTTTTTGCAAGTCTGTATTTTTCTTTTGCTTCTTTTTCTTCTAAATATTTTGCAGATCCTTGAATAGCTAGTAACTCTCTTTTCTTTGGATCTTTTTCTTTATTCATTTGAATATTCAAATCCGTCACAGCTTGTTCTTTTAATTTAAGTTCTTGTTCAGCTAACTTAAATTTCTCATCTGCTTGCTTTTTAGCTTTTTCTGGATTTTCAGTTGACTCTTTGAGACTCTTTATTCTTTCTTCAACTGACTTTAATTCTTTTTGTTTATCAATCAAATTCTCGGCATCTCTTTGAGATTTGTCTTTTCCAGTTAATGTTTCTTTAAGAGTGTCTGATGGATCACCAATAAACTTCAAAACATATCTGCCAAACTGTTCAACATATTCAAAGAATTTCATTATTGGACCTGATAAAGATTCTGGTAATTTTTTAATCATTTCTTTCATAATGTTTGGAAATTCCGTTGATAATCCCATTACATTTTTTTCAAATGCTATTTGTGTTTCTTTAGCTTTTTGAGCAGCGTCTGCTTGAGCCTTTGTAAATGGATCCGTAACTTCTCTTTGTTTGTCTAAGAACGCAGCAGCATCGAATGGTTTTCCAGCTTTTTTCGCATCAGCTTCTGCTTTTCTTAAACCTGCTATTTGCTGTTCAAATTTTTGTCTGTCAGCAAAGTTGTCTTGCGTATATCCAGCAACTTCTCCTACTGTTCTAACTAAAAATGCATTTCCTTTATCTTGTTTTTCTAACCCTTGAGCAACCAGCATTTGCATTTTTACTTGGTCTTTTCCTCCACTATCTATATACCTTAACAATTCCCCTTGGTTTTTCATCATTGCTACTTGACCTGAATCAAGAGCAGCACCTGATACTCTTTTTGCCAAAGCTGCTGCAAATTCCGGCATAGTTGCTTTCAAACCGCCAGCAAGTTCTTCAACAACTCCTAATTTTCCAGCTTGTTTAGTATCCCCGCGTTGCATTGCAATATTTTTAGCCGCACTAACTTGTGCCATTGCTCTTATCGCATCTCTACCTTTTTCTTGATCTTTTCTAGATTGCCCGGTCAATGCTGCAACTCTATCTAGTTCTCGGATATAGTTAGCAGTACCTATTTTTAAATCAGTAGCAGATTTATTTTGTAGCGTTCCAAGTGAACGCTGTTGTTCCATGTACTTTAATGTATGTGCTGCCATTTCCTCATTGGTCAGACCCATCTGACGGAATACATCTCCTAGTCCAGATTTAATAACTGATCCAGCTACATCTGTGAATTTTTGTACACCTTCTACCGCAGAACTAGCAAATGTAGCTAAACTTGCGCTGCCTTCTACTAAAATTTTGTTAAATTTACCAAAGTCTTTTACAGACATTGATACTTGTCCAAGTTGTTTCCACAGTGTAGTCATTCCACCTGCACTAGTTAGTGATGCTGATGAAAGTTGAGTAAAGTCTTTATATAATTGATCATATATTGCTGCTTGCTTTGCTTGAAGTTCAGCATCACGTTTCATTTTTTTAGCTTGTGCTTCTTTCTCATAGCCTTCATATGCTACTACAGCACCTACTAGTAACATTATTACGCCAACTAATGCTCCTATTGGTCCACCTAATATAATCATCTGTACCGCAGTCTTTGCAGCTTCTGCACCTAAACTAACCATACTAGAACCAGTAGATTCTAATGCACCCGCTAGTGCATTCATTTCGGCTGATACTTGTGCAGCGGCTGCGGCATTAGCCCCTGCACCATCAAGTATAGCATTTTGATATGCTATTGTTCCTTCATATGCACCTTTGATGCCTGCAACAAACAAATCAAAGGTGCCTTTGATTGCTAATTTACCTAAGTCTGCTCCTAATTTTAAAACATTTCCAGCCATTTGTCTTTGTACTTCGTCCATCTGCTTAAGTATATCAAGATATGCACGTTGAGCTAAAGTTAAATGATCAGTTTCTTTTGTTACTTTTCCATACTGGTCAATAGTTCTACCAATTGCAGCATATGCTTTGGTCATTGCTGCTTCGTTTCTTAACTCAGCTTTATATCTTTCTTTACCAGACTCGCTTAATTTTTTATAAGTACTATCGTTTTCTTCTAGTGCTTTGTTTAGTTGTTCTTCTGCTTTTTTACGCAGGTTATCTTCAGTTACTCTTTGTCTTTCAATTTTTCCTAATATTGCATTGCCTTCTTGGACATATTTTATACTAGCGCCTAACTCATCAAAATTCCTTCTGACTCTAGCATCAATCTCTTGTTTTTCTTTTCTCTGTTGATTCCAATATGATTCTTCCAGCTTTCTTCTCTTGTTTAATTCGTCTTGAGCATCTTTTTCTTCTTGAGTTAATTCTCGTCTAGCAGTAGTTTCAGAATCAATGGTTTCAGTGGAATGATCAACACCAGTAGCCATTCTTTCCAAGGCTTCAGCGATTCTGTCAAATCTCTCAAATAATTCTTGTTCGTTCATCATACTTTATTTTTCCGTTATTCCGTAACCAATAAATAGTTTACTTGTATTTAGTGTTTTAAAAATACAATATTTTGGAGAATTATCAATGAACAACCCCTTAAAACAGTATTTCCGCAGACCTGCATTGTATCTTACACTACCTAGTAAAGGGCAATATTACCCTGAGGGATCCATCGACATGCCTGAAAGTGGTGAACTTCCTGTTTACCCCATGACTGCTATTGATGAAATTACTAGTAAAACTCCAGACGCATTATTTAACGGTAGCGCGGTCGTTGAGATTATAAAAAGCTGTATTCCTGCAATCAAAGATCCATGGAAAATGCCAAATATAGACATAGACGCTATATTGATTGCTATTCGTTCAGCAACTAATGGAAATGAATTAGAAATAAAATCAAATTGTCCAGAATGTGAAAATGAAGGATCCTACGCTATTAATCTAGGTGGTTTACTACAAAGCATTAAAAATGTTGATTATGGTAATACTTTTCCAATTGGTGATTTAATAATCAAATTTAAACCAATTACATATAATGATAGTAACAAACTTAACTTAGCACAGTTTGAAGCACAAAGAGAAATTTCAGTTTTGCAAGAAATGCAAGATGATAATTTACGAAATACTAAATCCGGCGAGATAATGAAAAAACTATCTACACTTAATATGAACTTGATATCTATGACTATAGAATCTATAAGTGTTCCTGGAGAAACAGTAACTGATCCTAAATTTATTATTGAATTCTTATCTTCATGTGATAGAAGTACATTTGAAAAGATTCGTACTACTATGGTAAATCTAAGATCCGATTCAAATATTAAACCACAAAAAATACAATGTGTAAATTGCTCACATGAATACACACAAACATTAACATTAAATGTAACTGATTTTTTCGATTAAGGCTTCTTTCTCTGAACAACGAGCAGATACAAAAATTATTAGATGATCTGGAAAAAGAAGCCTTTAGTATAAAAGAATCTTCGTTAAAGTTTTCTTGGTACATGCGGGGAGGGGTAACATATGAAGATATACTTAACATGTCCCCGAATGAAAGAGAAGCCATTGGCAGGATAGTAGAAGATAATTTAGAAACTACTAAGAAAACACAGATGCCATTCTTCTAATCCGTAATTATTCATTTATCAAAATCGGGATATCCATTTAAAGACAAACTTCGTTTGTCTAAGACCTCACTTCGTTCGGTCTTATTTTTCTACAATTTTGTATTCTCAAAAACTTTATTGTATCGGATATATATTGCCGCTTAGAGAGCCATGGTAGTGCAAATTTGCACTACCAATGGAAACTTGCCATGCCCGTCATCCTTTGCCATCTGTTCCCCGTATAATTGCCTATTTCTGACATTATACGCAACCGGTTGTCCTGTAGTGTTTTTGGGACTGTAGTGAAGCTACCAATGTCTTTCAATTGATTCTTCGACAACGCATGTTCTATATCCGCAAGATAGAGTTGGATATAGACTCATTGAAGGTTCGCTTTGACGAGAGCCTTCTCGGTTTTCCTTATCATTACTGATAAGCATACTCCAGATCCGTCAGCACAGCACAATCTGTACAAACTCAAGGAGGACTCACAACTGAGCCAACAAATTTTTAAACATTAATAGTTAATATGGAACTTTGATTTGACTTGGTGTCTGTTGAACAATATGATTTTAATATTGGTATATTATGTAAGAAGAAACTATCAAATTCGAAAATCATCCAGTCTCCGTGTTTTTGAGAGGTGTAATAAGTGAAATTGTCCGCAACCCATGTTAGTTTGCTTTGTACACAAACATAGCGACCTTTACGATTAAACTTCAGAAAAAGAATATTCACATCGTCTGGATCAGCAACATCCATTAGTTGCGTTAGCCAACCATCTAATACTTTACACTCTCCAGTAAGTATCAAATGAAACGGAAAATCTGCATAAAACTTACACTCAACATTCATTCTACTGAATGATTGTCCAGGTACAATATCGCCCTTAAATGAACGAACTTGCCCCTCATGTAATATTTGTGTTCTATGTTGATTCTTCCCGCCCACATATGCTCCAGACCCTGGGGCACGAATAAAACTTTCGCCGTAAGTATCGGATAGATATTTAGCGATTTCTCTTTCGAAACCTGAACCTTTGTTTTTCTGTGGACTTGACATAATCATACTTATGATGTTTTAACGTTACCTAAAAATTTACAATTCTCAAAGTGCCATCGTTTCATTATACCAAACCCACCGTCAACACCACAATGTGGACATGTAGATTTTAGTTGTGGGCCCTTTAGTTTACCTAAACTTTCACTTCTTCTGCGATCTCTCATCTCGTCGGCTTTATCTTTTCCAAATATTTCTTCATAAGTTTTGCCCTTCTTACTAACAGACATTGCTTCTTTAGTAGAATCAGTGTGTGTTTTTTTATAAAATGGATTTAGTTCACCTTTCATTCTGATGCTATGATTTTTTGCATTTTGTTCTCTCGCTGTTGCATACTCTTTGGCATCAATAATATAATCTCGTCCTTGATTTTTACTTTGTTTATTCATCATACGCCATAATGCACTCCACATTTTACCGTTAGCATTATCTACTGTCATTTCAGTTAGGAGTTTATGACACATAAAATGTTCTTCGGCAGTCAACCATACTTTATTAGAAATAATATCTTGTCCTCCCAAACATTTAGGAATGATATGGTGGTCTTCAATGTATCCTCTGATTTCCATAGCTTCAGACTTTTTTATAGTGCGCGGGCATATATTATTTGCTTGAGTTATAATTTCATAATATCTAATATAAGATTCGTTTTTGATAAACATAAGTTCTCCTGTTTGGATTCACTTCTTATTTATCATTTTTTGAAAAATTAATTAATATCAGTTGCCGAAGAATATGATGTAAACCCTGCTTCCTTTATAACTTTCAACACATTTGGAACACGACCAGCTAATTCTTCTCTATGACTGACAAGCCAAATAGACTTCTTTCTACGACGGCTCATGTCTTTAAGAATAGCAATAGCGTTTTCAACCCCCATTGTGTCTAGTCCACTATCAATCAATTCATCAATAAACAATGTATTGATTGGGCTATACAAGTTCTCCCAAACATCTCTAAACGCAAAACTCAATCCTAGAATCAATCTATTGCGTTCGCCACGACTCAAGTTATCAAAATCAAGTTCACGACCCAATTCTGTAATCTCAACTTGTAAATCGTTTTTGAATATTACATTATGCGGCAATCCAATCTTGTCTAAGTAATGCGTCAGTCTACCATTCAAGTATGATAGATTCTGGTCAATAATCTTTTTACGAACAAAGCTATCTTTGCTAGTCAATAAGTCAAGCAAGAACTTCTGATGTTCCATAGTACGTGTCAACTTGTTAATCTTATCAAAGTTAATCTCTTGTAATGCTTTGTTTTCCATCTCAATTATCTGCTCACCGTATGGATCAACCTCAACCGTCTTGTTCTCAATTTGAGTAATCAAATTTTCAAGTTGGCTGTTGTGTTTAATAGCCTGTGCTTCTGTATCATAATGTGTTACAGGCATAGTACCCAATACACCCAATTCTTTTAATGATTGAGAATATTCTAGTTGTTGATTATTAGTAGCTAAAACCTGTGCCCCGGCTTCTTGTAATGCGTTTTGCTTCTCTGCCAATACATTTTCATGTTTTGTATCGTGAAACTCTTGTCCACAAGCATAACAAGTGTGATTTTTTAAATCATCAATTTCTTTCGTTAGTTTGTTGACTATTTTTGATTCTTTAGCTTCATCAGCTACACAACGAGCAATCAGCTTGTTAAGGTCATCAATAGACTTGCGCTTTTCATTATATGTAGTTAAATCTTTGTGAGCCTGTAACTCCGCAGCAATATCAATAGTAATCAACCGTTGATAATCAATAGCAAGACGCTCTAAATCCTCATCATGTTTCATTTTCCACAACTTCTGTCTACGCTTTGTAGCATCAATCTGTTCTTTAACACGCTTATTGGCTTCTTCAATTGCTTTTACATTGAATTCTTCTTGTTGTATATTATCTTTGGTATCTTTCAGCATACCTTTGATGACTTCAGCCTTCTCAGACAATAGCGTAATGCCTAACAATTGTTCAATGATATCACGCTGTTCGTTATTTTTAAGTGCTAGAAATGGTTCGGAATAAGTGTTCAATGCTACGATATGCTTGAACATATCGGCGCTCATGTGTATAACCTTTTCAATCGCAGCTTGTGTTTCTTTGTTCTCACCTTGTGCGTCATCCATTCCTTTTTGCAATGAATTATTAACATAGAATCGTAACACATTTGGCTTACGACCACGCTCAATCTTATACTCAATACCCTCAACACTAAACTCTAATGTTACCATCATGTTTTTAGCATTAGTACGATTGACTAGATTATCTTTACGAATGCTATTGATAGGTACACCAAACAATGCATAGGATAACCCTTGGATCAATGTAGTCTTACCAGTACCATTACGAGCCCCATCACCACCTAAGTCTAAGTTCTCACCTAGGATAAGTGTTAGTTCTTGTCTGTCAAAGTTTACTGCTTGTGTTACTTGACCAATGCTTAAAAAGTTCCGTAATGTTATATTTTTTAATACTATCATTTTAATTTTCTAAAAAACTTATCTTTAGCTATTTTTTCAGCTTTTAATGTTTGTTCTATTATGGTTTCCAGTCTAAGTTTGACTTTGATCAACCGTCTTTGCTCAGTCAAAACACCAACATAAGAATGTGTATTAGTCAATTCAGATAATGCTATACCCAAATGTTTGTTAACCTTCATCAATGATTCTAAATCTCTGTATTCTTTTGGTTCTATCATAGATTGTTATAGATGTCCAACAATATCTTTTTATCAAAGCTATTGCTCTCAATGCTATTGATCTGGTCGATGATGATCTGGTCTACTGATTCAAACTTCAAGTCACCACGACCCTCTTGTTCAACTTGGTCTACTTTCATTGGTATCAACGCCATCTCCCTTAGTTTATGTTCTGGAATTAATGTTTCACGGATGAAATTAGCTTCTTCGTATGAAATATCAATATCAAGATGTACTCTAACATGACTATCAATCAATAGCAAACCCTCTGGGTTTTCAAGCACATCACTTAACTTATAGACACGGAACAATGGTTGACGAGGCCAGCTATGAAAGACTGGGTCTTGTCCCCATTCTAATATCATCATGCCTCTAGCATCGTCCCCTGCATCAGCATAGTTATGTGGGAAGGCATTGCCAATGTACCACACATTAGCACGGCTTTGTCGTTTATGAAAATGCCCACTGAATACTTTATCAAAACTTTTCATGTGGTCAGTATTGATCTCACCATGATCGGGCATCTCTACCATAGCATTCATATAGAATCGTGGTAATTCAAAATGACCAAACAAGTATTTCCCACTTAGTTTTTGTACCTTCTTGTAATCATCCTGTACAAGCCAGGGTGCAATGACTACATCTCCTTGGCTGAAGAAGTCATTGACGATTTGTACGTTTGGTAAATGTTTAGCCCACTCAACACTATGAATGTCCCTGCGGTCACGATAATAAAGATCGTGATTGCCCGGTATAAAATATACCCTATCAAAGTTATCATTTAGTTTCTCCAGTGCTTGTAATCCAAACTGTAGTGTATGAATGTTGATACTTGCTCTGTGATGATTGTAATCACCCAAGAAGAAACACGTTTCACATCCCTCACTCTTTGCTTTCTTTATGAACCAATCTACAAAATTATTGCAGTCTTGATTATGTTGCAGGCTATTTGACTTAAGGCCAAAGTGAATGTCAGTAAACACCGCGGCTTTTTTAAAAAGGTTACTCATCTAGTTATTGTATAGTAAAGCCAATGTGAAATCAATCACATTGGTAAAATTATTCTTCGTACACCACTGAACTCATACCAGCACCCAGCCCTTGACGAGTCCAGCTTGGGTTAAGTCCATTAATCTCTAAGATATCGTCACGTATATTTTGATTACGCTTTTCCGTATTCAGTACACGACAGAAACTATTTGTAATTGCTGCGGTATAGTATGCGAATGGGTTAGCACTTTTGGCTTCGTTGAATCGTAATCCAACATATGTAAGTTGAAGAATAGCTGAATTACGCATCTCATCATTGTATGTGTACCCACGCCAATTATACTTCATAGCATATTTTTCGCACATCATAATATACATACGGGCTAGTTTGTTTGTGACCTGTCCATGATCTTTGCTGAATTCCCCAGACTCTAGATCACCTTTCCAATGACTTTTGCCTACGCAATAGAATGTATTGTTCTTGTCGATCATATAATGTTGGAATGGTGGAAAGTTAACTTTGACATGTACCATGTCATCTACTTCTGCTTTGGTCGTCACATCTTCTAAATCTGCAAAAATCTCATCTGGATCAACTTCTTCAAATTCAAAGATATCCTTTGCGGTTTTCTTTTTAACTGTTTTACGGGGAACTTTTGGGGCTACTGGGACATGATCCCAATTCATTACTCTAAATACTAAATCTGTCACTAGAATAGATTCTGGGTCAACTGAATCTTTTGCTCCTGCTTCTATCCCTAACCTAGTAGCCCTAGTTTCTTTTGCTTGTTGAATAGATTCTGGTTTAAATGCATATTCTAAACTATCCTCAATTGAAGATTGGGGCATATCTACTATAAAATCGTATCTATGATATTCTGGTTTGGCAAAATGACAATATGCGTTTTTACTTTCGTGTATCTCTTTTAGTATATCTTTGTTGTTTAAATAGTTGACAGGTTTTCTTGAGGGTAATGACATAGTTCTCCTTGATTTGATTATGCTTGACTGATTATAGCATAATAGTTGCAGAAATGCAACATATTTTTAGCAGAAACGGTAAAAATAGCGTATTATATTTATGCTAAATAGTATATAAGGATAAGAACAACATGCCATTTTATACCCCGAATAATTTAGCTAGTAGCAGTTATGTTGCTACTATGCCGCCTTCGTCTAAAGATTCGGCTTTAGCTTGGTCTCAACAATTATCAACAATACAAGAAAGTAAGCTAGCTGAAAAAAATGCCGCAGTAGAATCAGCAACTCAAGCGTTAGCACAAGCGCCAACTCGACAACAAGTAAATGCTGCTAAAGAGAAAGCAGCAGACCCCACACTTAGTCAAGCAGAAAGAGATGCAGCAAAAGCCCAAGCAGTGGCACTTGATAATCAACGAGCCGATGCATTAATTGCTAAAGGTGAAGCTGAAGCAGCAGCAGCAAAACAAGCCGCGGTTGTTGCTGAAACCAATGATGGAATAAACAATTTAAAGCAAGCAGGTGCTATTGAAAATCCAGCAAAACAACCTTCAACTAATTCAGCAGGCGAACCAGTACAAGCTGCAACCCCTGCTCAAGTTCTTCCTACTAGCAATCCAGCAGAACCTGCAGTCGCAGTTACGCCGGTTGTAGAAAATGCAGTACCGGCAGCAGTTACTGCTGTGGCAGAGACGCCGGTTGCTGCCCCTGTAGTAGAAAACGCAGCACCTGCGCCAATAACTACGATTGAAGCAGCACCAGCACCGAACGCAGTGATACAACCACAAAAACAAGCCGAAGAAACTGATGACCAAGCAAGATTAAGAATCACCCGTGAAAATGAAGCCCGTGAAGATGCTAGAATTGAAGCTGCTGCTGCTGAAAATAATAATACTTATAGAGGGACATCTGCCGCAGAACAAAATACACGAGAAGAAGCGACAAATCAAGATATATCAAACTTTAACAGCAAAGAAGATTGGCGTGTACGATTAAGTTTAGCAAGTGGTGCGGATTATTTATATAAGTCATCTGAGCCCGGTATATTAAGTCCATTGGCAACAACTAACGGGGTTATATTTCCCTATACTCCTGCTATTTCAGTTGCATATGCAGCACAGTATGATCCTACTACATTAACACATACAAATTATAAATTTTATACTTATAATAGTAGTTCGGTTGATCAAATTACACTAAGTTGTGACTTTACAGCACAAGATGTTTTTGAAGCTAATTACTTATTAGCAGTCATTCACTTTTTTAGATCCGTGACAAAAATGTTTTACGGTCAAGATCCGGGTCCAGTTCCAGGTACACCTCCACCATTATGTTATCTTACAGGATTAGGTGCATTTCAATTTGATAATCACCCACTTGCAATAACTAATTTTACATACTCATTGCCAACAGAAGTGGATTATATTAGAGCAGGTTCTACACAAGAACAACCTAAATCAGGTGCAACATCATCAAGGAGCAATAGTAGAATTCAAAATGCTGGATTACAATCAGGAGCAACTGTTGCGCCACCTCAATTTTCGGGAGCATATAGAGTACAAGAACCTACTTATGTCCCTACAAAAATACAAATATCGATAACAGCAGTTCCTATTGTTACGAGAAATGATGTAAGTAATAATTTTAGTCTTAGAGATTATTCAACAGGAAGACTACTAAGAGGTAGTCAACTACCATCCGATGGAGGTTTTTGGTAATGATAAACACTTTATATCCGGCATCTAGTCCGTATTACAATACAAGTATTGTTAACGGTCAATATTTAGATACTATGTCTAATAGACCTATACCAATGGATCCGTCGGATATATATTGGGAAATAACACCAGTATACGAATATCGACCTGATTTATTAGCATATGATTTATATTCAAATAGTACATTGTGGTGGGTATTTGCAATGAGAAATCCAAATATGTTGAAAGATCCTTATTTTGATTTTGTAGCAGGTACTAACATATATTTGCCTAAGGGAACTACTATAAATCAAGTGTTAGGGATATAATAGATGGTAACTAGAACTGTATATCCAGGTGGACTTGTTAAACGTGGTGCTCCCTCTACTCAAAACAGAGCCAATGATGATAAGACAAATAAAAAGAGAATAAATCCAGGAAACAGTGGCCCACATCCAAGAAATATGGCAACTAGCCAACCAATTGCTGTACCAGCAGATGAAGGATTAGCAGGAACAACACAAGCAGGAAAAGCAGATACCCCAGAAGCAAAACCAGCACAAAATGAATCTCCTAATAAAAGATGGAAAAATCCTTTAGCAAATTTTTCAAGTTATACATATCAACTTTCGTTGTATATGATAACGCCGGACGCTTATGAAGCATTTATTTTAGATGGAAGAAAAAACTTAAACGCAATTAAAAATATTACTGCTGCTGGTCAAGCAACAATAGATCAAGCTAATCAAACTACGGTTGAAGTACAACCAAGATCAGCAGACGGTACCACTAATATTGGCACTACTTCTCCTAATAGTTCTCCACCTGCCCCGTCTAGTGTTCAAACAGTAAAAAGAGGAGCAGCATATCTAATTGCACAAAGTGGCGGAGTTAATAATAGCGGACCAAATGAACGTGCTCCGGGATTCGATGTAGATTTTTACATAGATGATTTGGTGATAACACAGGCTATCACTGGAAAAGAAACACAAAGTGCCACAAATGTAACAGACATAACTTTTAAAATAACTGAACCATATGGGTTTTCTTTTATATCAAGATTAAAACGAGCGCAAGATCAATTAAAACAAATGTGTCCAACCCCGGGTTACGGTGATACTTCAAACCCAGTTAGACAGTTTTATATTTTAGGGATAAGATTTTTGGGGTACGATAATCAAGGAAATGTAATTGATCCTAGTAAACTTCAAGATATGGGAGGCACTGGTATTGGATTATATGAAAGATATTATGATATTATAATATCAAAAATGGATTTTAGGCTTGGTGGACAATCAGTTGTGTACAATTGTGAAGCTAAATCAATTCCTGGCTCTGAAGCATTTGATACTAAAAAAGGTATAGTTTGGTCAGGTGCTAGTATAACTGGTAGTACTGTATATGATGCATTGATTGGAGGAAATCAAAACGGTGTTTCTAAAGCAGGTGGTGCCAATGGTGCTCATGCAGGAACTGATGCTACACAAGGAGCATGGGGATTATTATCTACTTTAAATAAAGAACAACAAACACGTTTAGATAATAAAGAAATAGAATATGCTAACGAATGGGATATTGAATTTTTAGGTGAAGCAAAAGATTTAATAGCAAAAGCATCACTTTTAAGTCAAGCAGATAGAGACAAAAGAAGAACTCCCACAAGTACTACAGCTACCTCAACTGAACAATCTAATGCAGTAACTGCACAAACAGGAGCAAAACCAAACAATAATTTAAAAACAATTAGTGTTGGCACAGGCATACCTATCATTCAAGCAGTAGACGAAATAATTAAACAAAGTGCATACCTAGAAGATGCATTGAATATCATAAAAAAATCACGACTTGATAATACTGGATCTAAGCAAGAGTCATCTGATGTAATTGACAATTCAAATAAAACTGTGAGCATTAAATGGTATACAATTAGTGCTGAAGTAGTAGTCAAAGCGTGGGATAAAAAACAGAATGATTTTGTTTTTAAAACTAAATTTATCATTCAACCATATAGCACACCTGTTTCAGTTGGCGCATATTCTGATGTAACTACTCCATACTATGGACCACATAAAAGGTATGAGTATTGGTTCACTGGATTGAATACTGAAGTAATTAAATTTGAGCAAACATTTAATAATGCATTTTATAATGTAGTACTTGATGGTGCTGGAATTTCTCCGTCTGCATCCGGTAACGGATTTTCTTTCCCGGTGGCAGTTGGACAACCAACTGGACAAGCAAGACAAGGTAGACCTAATTATAATATGGAAACACAAAATTCATATATATCTAGTTTATATGATCCGGCAGCTTGGGCTGAAACTAACATAACTATATTAGGTGATCCTGACTTTTTAATGCAACCAGCAGCTAGTAGTATAAATGATTTGTATGATGAATATTATGGAACTGATGGGTATACGGTAAGTGCAAACGGCGGGCAAGTATTTATTGAAATCAATTTCAAAGAACCCAAAGATTATAATAATGATACCGGGACAATGGACATTAATCAGTCTATAAATATATATCCTCATCCAAAATATATACAAACAAAAATTAATGAGCGAGGCGGCGGTGTCTCAATAATGTTAATAAAAGTGGTAAGTAAATTTAATAAAGGAACTTTCTTGCAAGATTTAACTGGAGTTCCAGGTATATTTGCAGATGATCCAATTGAACAGAGTAAAGAAGCTGAATCTCCTTTTGCTGCATTCAATCAAGTAAAAACTGTGCCAGTCTTTCAACCTACTAATTCAGGTACTGGAACAGCAGCGACAACTAGTGCAGCTAAAGCTAATCAGACAAAAACTAGAACAGGTAATACGACACCTTCTGTACCAAAGTACACTCCGGGTGGCAATGTTAAACGCGGAGGAGTTTCTACTGGCACTGCACCTACGTCCACAGGACAAGGAACAACCGTTAAAAATGTTGCTACCGCAGAAAAAACAACTGAAGCAGGTAAAGTAAGAAAACTTAAATGGGACGAAGATAATTTAATATTTGTAGAAAGAAAACCAGTGCAAGATCAAACAAAACTTAACAAACAAGGTGTACAAAATGATGATGCTGGGAATATAAATCCTAGACAAAGACGTTAATATTAAATAATTACTATGGCAGAGAATAATTTTAGTCCCAAAGGACAAAACAAAAGAAGCAAACCAGACGCAGGCGGCGGCGTACTGCGTAATTTGCCTGTGCTTGGAATAGTTAAAAATAATATTGATAATACTCATGCTGGCAGGATAGATGTTTATATAGAAGATTTTGGTGGTTCAGATCCCAATGATGATTCAAATTGGACTACTGTAAATTACATGAGTCCTTTCTTTGGCAGTACTCCCGCAGTAGCAGGAAGTGATTCGACAGATTACGGTACTTATGAAACAAATCCAAGTTCATATGGCATGTGGTTTAGTCCACCTGACCTTGGTAGCACAGTAGTTTGTATTTTTATAAATGGCGATTCAAATTACGGATACTATATAGGTGGAATACTAGAACCAGAACTATTACAAATGATTCCTGCCATTGGATCGTCTGACCATATTGTACCAAACGCAGGTGAAGCAGCACAAACAGGCGGCGCACCTAAGTTGCCTGTTTCTAATCTAAACACAAATAATAAAAGCATAACTGATAGTGAAAATTTCTTAAATGAAGCAAGACCTATTCATAGCTATGCAGCCGGAATTTATCAACAACAAGGCTTACTTAGAGATCCAATCAGAGGTCCAATAAGCAGTAGCGCATTGCGTGAAAGTCCGTCACGAGTTGGCTGGGGAATTAGCACACCAGGAAGACCAATCTACCAAGGTGGTTATAGAGATGAAGATGTACTAGAAAAAGGTAGTGAAGGCTCATTAGAAGCATTACAAGTTATATCACGCCGTGGCGGACATAGCATTGTCATGGACGATGGTGACATATATGGCAAAGACCAATTAGTACGAATTAGAACAATTCAAGGTCATCAGATATTGATGAGTGACGATGGGCAAACATTACAGATTATTCATAGCAATGGGCAAAGTTATATTGAGTTAGGCACAGAAGGTACAGTTGATGTATATGCAATGAATAGCGTCAATGTTAGAACACAAGGTGATTTGAATTTACATGCAGACAATAATATAAACATTAATGCTAAAAAAGATTTAAACATAGCAGCCGACAACATAAACATAAACGCTGCTACCAATATTGGATGGAGAGCAGGTAGTAATTTTAGTGGATATGTATTAGGAACGTATACTATTAAAGTTAACGGTTCAATGAGTATGTTTGGATCCGGCGAAGGGTCATATGCTAGTGGTGGAACTATGTTTGTTAATGGTAGTAAGATTAATCTTAACACTGGTTCTACTTCAGTAACACCAAATGAAGTACCACTAATAACACAAATAGCACATACTGATACATTAAATGATCCTAAAGTAGGATTTGCAGCAGCGCCTGCATTGTTAAAAACAATTGTTACTAGAGCGCCTGCACACATGCCATGGGCTAATGCAGGGCAAGGTGTAGATGTAAGCGTATCATCTTCACCAGCAGATAGTCTTCCTGCACAAGAAAGTCCTGCACTTGAAAATGCTAATCAGACAACCGCAGCTACGCCAGAAGTCACAACTAATGCAGCGTTAACTTCTACGGTTCCTCCTATACCAGCCGTAAGTGAAAGTTTAGATACAAATGTCTCTAGTGCAATGGTTAGTGCAGCAGCAGTAAACGCATCAGAAGTAGCACCAGAAGTGGTTGCATCTGGTACAGGAGTTATAGCGGATGCAGCAGGTGAAACTAATGCAGCAGTAGGAAAACTAGCAATGACTCCACAACAAATGGAAGCAGCTATGGTTATTAAACCGGGGTCTGCTGCATTAGCTACAAGTTTGGTGCAAGGTGGAGTAGATGTGTCAACTGCAATGCCAGATAGTATGTTTACTGGTAAACCCGGTGCAGAAAATCTTAATGCGTTTGTACAAAATACAGGGGCGCAAGTAGTTGCTAAAGCTGCAACACTGCAACAAGCACAAACGGCATTAACTACTGCAGGAGTCATTACGGGCAAAGAAGCACCTGGCGCAATTGCAGGTGTAGTAAACGCTGCTGCGACAGTTGGCGTAGCACCAACTGTTGATTTTATTAAAACTGCATCAGGCGTTACTACTTCAGGTGCCGCATCAGCATTAGGTTCATCTGGTTTAGGTGCGTTAGCTGATGCAGCAAGAGGAGTAACTTCTGATATCACCTTACCTTCAGCACCCGGTGGACTAGCTGATTCATTGAAAGGGGCAGGCGGTAATGTAGCATCTGCAATTGCGTCAGGTAATTTTGCATCAAATCTTTCAACAAATGCGGGCGGATTAAGTTCAATCTCTACTTCACTCGCTGGATTAGGACCAGCTGCTAAAAATGGAGGTGCTGGTGCAGTTGCATCAGTAAAAAGTCTTGCAGCATCAGCATTTGGTGCAATAACAAAATCGTTTAAACCTTTACAAGCAAACGTTCCACAAAACTTAACAGCTATAGCAGCAAAAAATTCAGAAGAACAAGCGGTAGCAGAAGAAATTGCAGCATTGCCCGCGTCACAAGTAGCAGCATTACAAACAATGCCCGGCACAAATGCAGCAACATCTAGCTTAAACGCTGCAAAAAAAGTTGCTAGTGGAATGAGTCCGCAGACTAGTGCATTGTTAATGTCAACTGTTACTGCATTAGCAAGTGGCGGAAAGAATAGCACAATTAGTGGTGCTACTGCCGGATTATTAAAACAAGGAATTGGAATATCACAAACATTGACTAGTGGAAAAAATCTAAGTCAAGGTCAAATTGGTTCATTAGTTAGTTCAATAGGAGCAGCGACGGGCGGAACAAGCACTGCTGCAAAACAATCAGCATCATTGATAGGAGCAAGTATTGGCATAGGTCAAACATTATCTAGTGGTAAAAATCTTAGTGCTGGTCAGATTGGTGCAATTGTTGGAGCAGTAAACAGCACTCAAGGCAAAAACGGTCTTCCTAATTCATTAATAACTCAAAGTATAGGATTATCACAAACACTAGCTAGTGGGAAAAGCATTACTCAAGGTCAAATTAATGGATTAGTTGGCTCAGTAGCACAAATTGGTGCAGCTAATGGTGGAAAGAAAATAAATTCAGCAACAGCATCATTGATAGCACAGAGCATAGGATTAACTACTTCTGTTGCAACTGGAAAGAAAGTAACTCAAGGCCAAGTAAGTGCATTGGTTACATCAAGTCTCAATGCAGCACTTAGTGCCGGAAGTCCAACTAATAGAAGAAATGGCGGGGGTAGTGGAGTAGGAGCATTGCCTGGTGGATTGTCTGCTATTGCAGCAGTAACGATTGGTGCTGTTGCAACCGGAACACCAGTGAATGTTAAAACTATTGGAAACATAGCAGTAAATTCAGTAAGTTCAATTCCCGGGCTTGCCCCATGGGGAGCAGTAATTAGAAATGCTTCTGCCGTTGCAATGAATAACATACCAAAACCAGCAGCCGCTGCTAGTACGGTCGCCTCATTATCTGCGGGACGATTGAGCAACACAGTTAATACTGATGTGTCTACTATAAGTTCAGAGAGTACAGCAATAACACAAAACATAGAAAAAACAAAAAAAGTGCCATTATCTGCGTTAGCTACTAGCGGATTACCACCGTCTGCGGCCGCATCCTTAACTGCTAGTGTTAATGCCATGAATTCAGGCGGTTCTTCCCCAGTTAAATTACCAACTGTTGCAACAGGAACAGTTGATAGAAGTCAATTAACTTCTCAGATTAATTCAATGTTGGGTAGCAATAAAATTCCAAGGCCAAACTTCTCTGGTATGCCACCAATGTCAAATAAAATTAATTCAGACAGTGCATCTATAGCAGAACAAGAAGCCGTAATAAAAGAAATAGCAGATTTAAAAGAAAAACGTTGGGATGTATTTAAAGTTTCTACAAAAGCAAAATATAAAGCATCAGAAGCTAAACAAAAATTACCACAAGGTGATCTAGAAATTGCGGTACTTGAAGGGGCATCTGTTGCAGCACAACAAGATTTAGATGAGTTAGATAAGAAAATAGTAGAATTGCAAAGAAAACAATATACTTTAATTACCGGCGAACCAGCGCCAACATAACATAAATACATCATGCCCTCATACGTCGGATTCAGTACCATAACAGCAAACGAACCTAGGTCAACTAATTTACCTACTGGTCCAGCGGGAGGTACCGGTTCACTAATCGATCCAGTAAATATTGGAAATAAATTTATGTTAGTGGATGTTCCATTAGTACTACAAGATTTTGTAAATGCGTTGAATATATCGCAAGGTCAAAAAGTAGGACAACCAGGGTATGGAACCACGCTTTGGTCCTTTGTTTTTGAGCCAAATACAGCAGATGTACAGTTTCAATTAGAAACTGAAATACGCAGGGTAGCTGGATTAGATCCAAGATTAATATTGAATTCAGTCAGAGCCTTCCCGCAAGAAAACGGAATATTGTTAGAATTAGAATTAGCAGTATCTCCCTTCAATCAAGCGCAGTTATTAAACGTATTTTTTAATAATGCTACCAATACTGCTTCTATTCAGTAACCTAAAAAACCCATGTTTTCAAGTATGATAAATACTTAAAAGAGAATACTTATGGCTACAAGTTCAAGACAATCAGCAATATTTGGGGTAAATGACTGGAAAACCATTTATCAGACTTTCCAACAGGCAGATTTCCGTAGTTATGACTATGAAACATTACGTAAAAGTTTCATAGATTATCTACGTATATACTATCCTGAAACGTTCAATGATTATATTGAGAGTTCAGAATTTATTGCATTGCTTGACGTTATGGCGTTTATGGGCCAAGGTCTTGCTTTCCGCAACGACTTAAATACCCGTGAAAACTTTATTGATACTGCTGAACGCAGAGACAGTGTTATCAAATTAGCTAATCTTGTAAGCTATACGCCTAAACGAAATTTAACAGCAGAAGGTTACTTGAAAGTAACTAGTGTTCGTACTACTCAAAATCTTACTGATTTGAATGGATTTAACCTAGCTAATATTCCTATATTGTGGAACGACCCGGCTAACCCAAATTGGTTAGAACAATATAATACAATTATTAATGCAGCATTGGTAAACACACAACGTGTGGGCCTTCCTGCAAACTCTGCACAAATTCTCGGAGTAAAAACAGACGAATATACATTACAAATTCCAGCTGGAACTAGTCCTGTTGTACCATTTTCTACCACAGTTAACGGGATGAACATGAATTTTGAATTGTGTAGTGTCAGTACAGTAGGTGAAGATTATGTATATGAAATTCCTCCTGCACCTACCAGTCAATTTAATATGTTGTATCGTAACGATAAATTAGGTTACGGTAGTCCAAACACAGGATTTTTCTTTTACTTCAAGCAAGGGTCATTACAAAATTTTGATTTTGCATATCAAAATCAAATAGCTAATCAAGTGCTTGATATTGGGTCTATACAAGGTGTTAATAATACTGACACATGGCTATATCAAATAAGTCAAACAAATGGTACGTTTGGTCTTTGGATTAAAGTAGATAACATCTATGCAAATGCATATCTACAAACACAAAATAGTGTTAGACAAATTTATTCTGTAAACAGTAGATTCAATGACCAAGTGAGTTATGTTTTTGGTGATGGGGTGTTTAGTGAAATTCCAGTTGGTAACTTTAGAGCATATGTTCGTGCAGGCAATGCATTGACCTATACTATTCAACCTACACAAATTCAAAATCTTACTGTTACAATGAATTATGTTAGTAGAGTTGGTCGTGTAGAGACATTGACAATTGGTTTATCTTTGCAAACCCCTGTCACAAACGCACAGGCTAGAGAAACATTAGCTGATATCAAACAAAGAGCGCCAAGTCGTTACTATACACAAAATCGTATGGTTAATGGAGAAGATTACAATAACTTTCCGTATACTCTGTACAGTTCAATTATTAAAAGTAAAGCGATTAATCGTAGTAGTGTGGGTGTAAGTAAAAATTTAGATTTACTTGACCCAACTGGAAAATATAGTAGTACTAACAGTTATGCAAATGACGGTGGCATTTGGTTAGATGATACTGATGGGTATGCATTACTAAACATTACTAATCTTAGTGATATACAAACCTTCTTAAACGATACGTTGTCTAATATATTGGGTGATAATAAGTCACTGCAATATTATGTTCAGAACTATCCTAGGTACAGTACTACTATAAGTTCTGATGATGATTTAATATATTGGCATACTAGCACAGTAGATGCTAATAGTTCGACTGGTTATTTTTATGATTTGATAAACGGAAATGATACTCCAATTCCAGCCGGCACATATTCAACATACAACTTAAAGTATTTAACCAAAGGTGCATTGATAAAATTTATAGCACCCGATAGTTACTATTTCGATAGTAATAATAGATTAGTATACGGTGTTGCTGGTCCATCTAATATAACATCTATTTGGACAACTGTATTAAATGTTATAGGTGATGGATATAATAATGGATTAGGACAATTTGCCAATGGTACCGGTCCAATTACATTAAACAACTATATTCCTACAGGTGCAATTATCACCACTGTAATTCCAGCGTTTCAAAATACGTTACCTAATACAGTAACCAATGAATGTATCATTAGATTAGAACTACAACAAAATTTTACTTTAGTATTTGATAATTCGTTAACTATTGCACAAGATAGATGGAGTGTAGACCCTACGTCACAAACTGGATATTTTGTTAAATTTACTAGCACTGGATACAATAGATATACGGTTACTTATAAATCATTGAATTATTACTTTGGTAGTGTAGCTGATACTAGATTTACATATGAAGCTGGTAAATTAGTATATGATCCTTTTTCTGGACTAATATTGCAAGACTTTATAAACATTCTCGCTACTAATACACAACCAAATTCAAATTATCCTTTGGCTAAAGCAGTTAGTAGTAGTATCATTGGTCAAACAGTTGAAAGTGATGGTTATATAAATGATTTTGAAGTTCAAGTTGCTAGTATTGATGTTAATAATAGAACGGTAGTAGACAATCCAGATTTCTTTTATGATGTTACCGGATATGTAACTGGAAATACTAATATTGGAATATACACTTTTTTTGAAGAAATACAGGATGCTATCAATCTAACTAGAACAGAATTAATTTCAAGCACTACTGTTTCATATCAATATGCAACTGCAACAGATATAGATGTTGTAAAATATGATTATTCAGAAGGACAATTGTTCTATGCTTATACAGATAATGTATTTTACATAACTGTACAAGATCCAACAATAACTACTCCGTACTATACTTTAGTTGAGCAACCACAATATAGTATGAAACCAGGGCGTCAAGGATTGCAATTCCAATATCGTCATAACAGTAATAACACTACACGCATTGACCCTGCAACCACTAATATTATTGATTTATACGTGGTAACACAAGCATATTATACTGAATATCAAAATTGGATACAAGATACTACTGGTACTGTGCCTATGCCAACTAAACCAACTATTAATGATTTAACTACTGAGTATAGTAAAGTACAAGATTATAAAATGTTGACTGATAATACTATTATAAACAGTGTAGTGTTTAAACCATTATTTGGTGCTAAAGCAGCAGCCGCATTAAGAGGAACAATTAAAGTAATTAAAAATTCTGCAACGAATGCGAGTGATAGTGAAATTCGTAGTGCAACTTTGACCGCCATGAATAATTACTTTAATATTAACAATTGGGACTTTGGAGATACTTTTTACTTTAGTGAATTAAGTGCGTACATACATAATCAAATTGGAGAGTATGTTAGTTCATGTGTATTAGTACCCAATGATCCAACAATGAAATTTGGAGATTTGTATGAGATTAAATGTTTGCCTTACGAAATTTTTGTAAATGCAGCGACTTCAAATGATGTACTTGTCATTGCGGCTTTGACACCCGCCGAATTACAGATAGCATAAGTAATATATAACTAAAAGATTTTTAAAATGGCAACAAGAATTAGAACACTAGATTTTCTACCAGAAATATTCAAAACTACCACCAATGCTCAATTTTTAGCAGCAACATTGGACCAGCTAGTTGCACAGCCCAATATTGAAAGAATTGAGGGTTACATTGGTAGTAAATTTGGATATGGTGTTAATGCCAATGACTATTATGTTACTGAACCAACTAAAACTAGAACTGATTATCAATTAGATCCAGGTGTTGTTTTCTTAAAAGAAAATGATACTACTGCAAAAGATTTTATTAGTTATCCGGGTATAATAGATGCACTAACATTACGTGGCGGAATAACATATGACAATAGTAGATTGTTTAGTAGTCAGTTTTATTCATGGGATTCTTTTACTGATTTAGATAAAATAATAAACTATAATCAATATTACTGGCTGCCAACCGGACCCGAACGTGTCACAGTACAACCTAGCGCAGTATATACTCAAGCTACTTATGTAGTTGCATCAGAACCCGCTGATTATGTAATAACATCTGAATCATTAGCTGATGCAGAAGCTAACCCAACACTAACCTTAATCCGTGGCGGAACTTATACATTTGTTGTTAATCAAAATACTAATTTTTGGATACAAGGCGCACCGGGTGTCACTGGCTATAGTCCAACACAAACTAATCTTCAAACCCGTGATGTATACGGAGTTACTAATAACGGGATATCAGATGGAACGATTACATTTAATGTTCCGCAAAAAAATGCACTAGCTGATTATATTTTTTCTGGAGACAATACAGTAGGTGTTGTTTCTACACTTCCGTATAGTCAAGTTAACGGAGCATATGTAAATGATATAGGTGGCATTGACGGAATAACATCATTAGATGGATTGACGCTAATGTTTTATAATACCGGCGAAAATGATTTAGGCACAGAAACTAATTTCTATCAAATCACACTAACTGGCGCAACCAATAATCCAGTCATATCATTGACACTAGGTGATGCTATTCCAAACGAACAGCAAATAATAGCATTATATGGCACTCAATGGATTAATAGACTTTTCTATAGAAATAATTTAGGTTACATACAATTAGAACCATACAATAGTCCAATATTAGATACGTTGTATTATCAAGATGATACTATTTCTACTAGAGTAGGTATTATTAAACTAGTTGAGAATAATAGCACAAGTCAAATTAATGTTATAACAGACATATTAGGTAAAAAACAATATACTTCTCCAAATGGAGTAGTGTTCACTAACGGGTTAAAAGTTATATTCCAAGGAAATATTTTCCCTAACACGTATAACAATACAGAATACTATGTAGAAGGTGTTGGAACTAACATAGAGTTACTAACAGTAACTAATTTAGTATCACCTGGGTTATTTGCCTCTGGTGAATACACACCGTGGGACACAACCGCATGGGATGTTGGAAACTATGATTCTAGTTTATATGTTCCTATAAATCCAGATTACATAACCATTGCTAGAAATTCAGTTAATAGAAATGCATGGTCAAGAAGTAATCGTTGGTTTCACATAGATGTTATTAATGCTACTGCTGCATACAACAACACTCCTGCACTAATAACAGAATATACTACTGATTCTAATAAAGCAAAAAGACCAATAATTGAATTTTATCCTAACTTAAAATTATTTGATTCTGGTTCAGTAGGAAAAAGTCCGGTAGATTTTTTTGATACTAGAACAACTGACGCATTTACCTATGTAGCAGGACAGAGTGGATACTATCCAGATGTAGCAGGTTGGACAACATACGATGCAATAATAGCACCTGTCTCTGGTCCGATTACTAGTATAACAGCAACTACAACGTATGCAGTAACCAATCAAATTTTATTGAGTAGTACCGCTACGTTGCATGTGAATGATACTATAAGTTTTGGCGGCACTGTTTTTGGTGGAATAATATCCGGAACTACTTATTATATTACTGATATTGCTAGTAATTTAATAACTGTATCTACTTTAAAAGGCGGAGAATCTGTTATTCTTACCACCGCTAGTGGTACAATGACTACTTCTATATACCCGTATTCTACCACTATAACTGTTCCTACAACCGGGGTGTCTGGGTTATTTGAAGTCAATCAATATATAACAGATACGATTGGTGTATTGCCTTCTATTACTTTAGTTAGTGATGTTTCAGTCGTGGGCTCAAACACAATTATAACGGTTACCTGGTATAGTCAATCTATAATAGATGGGACCTCAATTGCGTCTGTAGTTACAGCAGATACTCCATTAGATAACTATGCACTTTTTGACGGTGCTAGAGTAGTATTTTCAGTTGACACAACAGCAAACATAAGAAATAAAATCTATATAGCAAGATTTTCAACTACTACACCATATGGTGTTCCAGTAATTACTTTATTTGAAGCTGAAGATGGATTAGTATTACCCGATGAGCAAACTGCTGTATATCGCGGATACAATAACATAGGTAAAGATTTTTATTTTGACGGGAACAATTGGTATGCAGGACAACAAAAGACAACTGTAAATCAACCACCAAAGTTTGATATATTTGATGAAAACGGTATAAGTTTTAGTGACCCTCTAGTATATACTAGTACGTCATTCACTGGTTCAACATTGTTTAGATATGGAATAGGTTCAGGAACTGATGATATATATTTAGGTTTCCCAATACGTTATAGTTCAATAGACAATATTGGGGATGTTAGTTTTGATGTTTCTTTAAATTTAGATACTTTTAATTACGTCAATGGCACTACGGCAATAACACAAAAAGTTAACACCGGATATGTATATAATTACACTGACCGTATTAACTATGTGAGATCATTAGGTTGGCAAACCGCAGTCTCTCCTAGTGTTCAATATCAAATATTTGAATTTGATTGGACGATAGTTGCTCCGGTGTACACATTTACATGTGATGTTTCTCCGATGAGTTCTACAAAAACTAATTGGCCTACTGTACAAGTGTACATTAATAATCGTTATATACCTAATACTGATTACACGGTAACAACTACCAATACTACTACCACAGTTAATATTCCTCTTAATTTTGATGCAGTAGAAACAGTAATACAAATTTTAGTATTAAGTGATCAAGTAAGTAATACAGCATATTATCAAATCCCTGATAATTTGAATAACAATCCATTCAATGAAGATATAACTACTGCTAACATTGGCGACATTCGTGGACAATATCAAAGCATCTTCTTTAACAATCCAAATACAACCGGTGAAGTATTTGGGGCAAATAATTATCGTGATTTAGGTAATTTAGTACCATGGGGTAATAGAATAATACAGAATAGTGCTTCGCTTGTATTGCCTGGGGTATTTTTACGAAACCAAACACATGATGTAATTGATGCACTATTATACAATAGCAGACAGTATATTACTTTTAAAAATCTATTAATTGATACAATTAATAATTCTAGCTATAGCACAATGTTAACCCCTGCTCAAATGCTAGATAACGCAATCATTCAAATGAATGCGGCACGTAATAATGAACAACCGTTTTTCTGGAGTGACATGATTCCAGCAAAAGCACCATATGTTACTAATACATATTCTTTTGCTAATTCATTAGATACTAGTATATACCCATTGAGTCAAATATATAATTTTACTACAGCAAATTATAATGGAGTTTTGGTATATCTTACTCGTAACGAAAAACAAACTCAATTAATTAAAGGAATTGATTATACTATTAGTATAGATAGTCCTACACTAACTGTCACTACTGATTTACAACCTAATGACAAAATTACAGTAAACGAATATAATCAAACATATGGTAGCTATGCACCAAATACTCCTACTAAATTAGGATTATATCCTGCAACGGTACCTGCGGTAGTATTAGATACAGCATATAATCCAGAAACATATTTCATTGTAGGACATGACGGTTCTTTTACTAAATTATATGGAAATTATAATCCTGGTACAGGTAAATTAGTTGACTTCAGAGACCAAGTGTTACTTGAATATGAAACCCGTGTTTATAATAATTTAAAATTAAGTGAAACAGTCCCGGCTGGTTCATATGAAGGTGTAATAATACCTGGATTCTTTAGAGAAACAGGTTATACTTACGATGAATTTTTACAAATATATAGTGAATCTTTCTTAAATTGGGTAGGGCAAAATAGAATAGATTACAAGACACAGTTTTACAATAAGAATAATCAATTTAGTTATAACTATGTTGACAGTGGCAACAAGATAAATCGCCAGCCAATTGAGCAAGGATATTTTAGAGGTTTATATCTGTACTATTACGATACTTCAACCCCAGATCAAACACCATGGGAAATGTTAGGCATTGCTAATAAACCAACATGGTGGGAAACTAGATATGGTGCAGCACCATACACTAGTGATAACTTAGTTCTTTGGGAAGATTTAGCTGAAGGATTAGTTTGGAATAACGGTAATTCTTATATAAAACCTAATTATGCTCGTCCTGATTTATTAAAAATTATCCCAGTTGATAGCAATGGAAATTTAGTATCACCACTAATTTCTATTGTAGGGGCATATGATGAAAATGCATTTCAACGTGATTGGGTCGTAGGTGATGTAGGGCCCGCAGAGTTTAGCTACCGTAGAAGTAGTACTTGGCCATTTGATTTGATGCGTATACTAGCAGTAACTAAGCCAGCAGACTTCTTTAATTTAGGAGTAGATGTTGACAATTACAAATACAATGCTGAATTCAATCAATTCTTAGTAAACAACATAAATCATTTGATTATAAGTGATATACCAATATATGGTTCAGGTACTCCTGCAACCAGTTATATCAACTGGATTGTTGATTATGAAAAACAAGTTGGAGTTGATGCAACTACAAACATAACTACCTTGTTAAATAATTTAGATGTTCGTTTAGTATATCGTTTAGCTGGTTTTAGCGATAAGAATTTGTTAAAGTTCTATGTTGAAAAGAGTTCTGCCAACAGTAATAATAGTTCATTATTAATTCCTGATGAAAGCTATCAAGTATTATTATACGAAAATCAACCGTTTGATAGAATAGTTTATAGTGGTGTAATAGTACAAGTTACTGATCGTGGATATAAAGTATTTGGAAATAGTCAGACTAATGCATACTTCAAAGTATTAGCACCTAAACCAAATCCAGCAGTTGAAACTATCACTGTTGACAACCTTACTGTAAGAGTAGCAACTGACTTCTATGATAGAACAGTAACAGTTCCATATGGAACTGAATTTTACACGGTTCAACAAGTATCACAATTTTTAGTTAGCTACGGCGAATATCTAATACAAAAAGGTGTTGTATTTGATGAGATAGAAAATGGTATTCCAATCAATTGGAATCAGATGATTGCTGAATTCTTATATTGGGCACAGACTGGATGGGCAGTTGGTAGTATAACTTCTATAAATCCTGCAGCAAAAATACTTTCAATAAACAAAGAAAGTTCTATTGTTCAACCATTAACATTGCAACAATTTAATTTTATATTAAATCAGAATCTATATCCTATATCAGGCACAGACATGTCTGTTGTTCGTGACGGTACTGCATTTACAGTAACAGCATTAAACGACGGTGATACTATATCATATGGTCAATTTAACATCAGCAATATTGAACATGGCATCGTATTCAATAACTTAACATTATTCAATGATGTGATCTACAATTTAGTTACAGGTTTGCGTCAAAATCGTATCACTGTGCGTGGTACAAAAACTGCTGAATGGAACGGAACAGTAGATGCATATGGATTCATCCTTAATCAAGATAACATTCAAGAGTGGACCAGAGAAGTAAAATACACTCAGGGTTCAATTGTAAAATATAAAAATAGATATTGGACTGCTATAACTATTGTTCAAGCAAAAGAAACGTTTGATGAGCAAGAATGGTTGCAAACAGATTACGATCAAATACAAAAAGGATTATTACCTAATAGTCAAACTCGTTCATACGAAAGTACATTGTACTATGATGTGAATAGGGCTAATTTAGAAAATGATGCTGACCTATTAAGTTTTAGTTTAATTGGATATCGCCCAAGAGATTATATGGCATTGGCTGATTTGACTGATATCACTCAAGTCAATGTTTATAAAAATATGATAAAAGATAAAGGTACATTAAATGCAGCAAGTGCATTTAAAGGTGCAACACTAGCGCAAGGTGGCATTGATTATGAGTTATATGAAAATTGGGCTATCAAGTCAGGTGAGTTTGGAGGAGTATTAAATAATAACTTCATTCAATTCAAATTGAACCAAACGGAATTAACTGGTAACCCTAGTATTGTAGGATTAACTAATGGTATTGCTATAAATGGCGTACAACAGCAAGTGCCTATATATAGCGTATTCAATTATGGTCGTCCAATAACTGACGTTGATATATTACCTACTATAGCTAATACATACCCATCTGAGTTGTATCCTACGGCAGGATATGTTAATTACGATGATGTTAAAATGGCTAGTTACTATTACTCTGGATTGTCAACAGCACAAAACTCAGTTGGAACAACAATACCAATAACTGAGTTCTATGTACGTGATTATGCTTGGTTAGCTAACTATCTATCAGATTGGAAAGTATATACTCCAGCTAGTCTAGGTTCGGTGATTGCAGCACAAAATAATTTGAATGGCACAGTAACAATAAGATTTAATCAAGCACATAACTTAACAGTATATCAAGTTTTTGCAATTGTTAATTTTGATGTTGCAATTGATAATTATTATATCGTTGCAGCAGTGGTAGATACAAATAGAGTAATCATTAATCTCTCACTTGACCCTAACATAACTAGTTTAACTGGACAAGGCGTTGGTTTCAGAATGCAGAATCAGCGCGTAGCTACTGCACCAGAAATCATAAACTTACCTTTATTAGACAATGAATTTAATAAATTAAAAGTATGGGTAGACACTAACAATGATGGTAGCTGGGCAGTTTATCGCAAGAGTTTAAACTATCAATATACCAATGAGATTACTGAATTAAGTAGCAATAATTTTGGTAGTGCAGTTGCATATACAGACACATTAGGATATTTAATTGGTGACAGTGGTGCTGGAACAGTTAATAGATATAGATATTATTCTGATTCAAACTCTTACAGTTCAATTCAAACTTTGACCCATGGTGCTTCATTTGGGTCTAACATAACATATATTGACGATTTGTTTGTGATTTCAGAACCAACTGGTTCGCCTAATGTTTACATTTATCAGTTAATAAACACCACTTTATCTAACACATTAGATTTATATCAAACTATTGCAGCACCAGTTGGTGTTACTACATGGGGAACTTCAACTGCATTGTCAGGTGATCAAATTTGGTTATATATTTCTGACATAGACAATAATTATGTTTATGTTTATCGCAAATCTGCATTAACAGATTTATACGAATATTCTACTAGAATTACTGTAGCTGGATTAGTCAGTGGGGATACGTTTGGGTACTCTATTGCAACTGATTACTACGGTGATACCGTTGTAGTAGGTACTCCGTATAAAGATTATGATGTAAACACTGCTAACTATGGTTATACTTATGTGTTCTCTAGAACTGTTCAGAATACAATTTCAAGAACTAGCAATCAACCGTTTATACCAATAGTAATTCCTTTAGCCTGGACTCCAACTACGGTATCACAAACTGCAACTGCTACAGATAGCACAACTGATAGAATTACTGTCAGTAGTAGCGCAGGGTTTAGTGTAAACGATCCTGTAGTATTTTCTGGTACATTGATATCAGCAGGTGCAATAGCTGCGGATACGGTTTATTATGTTTATGATAAACCAACAAGTACTACATTTAGAATTGCGTTGACTCGTGATGCAACTGCACCTATTGACTTAATAACCGCGTCTGGTAGTATGACAGTTACTGTACAAACTACTCCTTTGTTTGTGTCAGTTAATGGAACATCACTAGATGATAATACATATGCAGTAACTGGTTCTTCATTGTATGTTTATAGTTCACAATCACCTACAATAAATGCAGGTGACTTAATTAATATCAGTGGTAGCAATTTTGTGTTAACACAAACACTAACTAACGAAGAAACACCAAGAGTTGGTGTAGAATTTGGTACTAGTGTAGATGTTAATAGATATGCAAATGAAATATTGATTGGTGCCCCGTACGAACTGAGTGATAAAAATTACGAAGGTGCAGTACATAGATATACTAATGCTGGTGAAAAATATGGAATGATTGTTGGTGATACTACTTGCACTATCACAGCACCTAGAAATATTTTAATTAATGGATTCAATGTAATATTGCCAATTGGTGATGCTACTTCTGCTGCTACAAGTATAAACATTGTTTCAATACCAAATGTGTATGCAACTACACTTAATGGTAAATTAGTAATATCATTAGTTGATACTACAATTGGAACAGCTGGAAACAAATTATCATTGTCAGTGGTTGATAACGCTACGTTAAGTGAAATTGGTATTACAATATATACACAAACACAAAAGATAATGTGTCCACATTTAGACGGTAGAACTCAATTTGGAACCGTAGTAAAATTTGATAAATCCTACAGTGGTTCGTTTATCGCAAGCGCTCCGGTTGGTGCACGTTATACTTCAACTACATTTGATTTTACTGACGATGAATTAGACAATGATACAGTCTTTGACAATAATGCTACTCAGTGGATAGATGTATTCACTAATGCAGGCGCTGTTTATATGTTTGATTATTTGTCAGCATACAATGAAAACATAGATAATCCAGGCAACTTTGTTTATGCACAAAGTACTAATTCTAAGGACTTAGACTATGGCACTCAACCATATTATGGAACAGCATTAGATTTTAATAGTAATCATGTAACAATTGGTACTCCTAATTTTGTTCCTAACACAGGATACAATGGGCAAGTTATTACTTATGTAAGTCAAAGTAGTACGCCAGATTGGGCTGTATACAGAAGTTCTGCCCCGGTCGTTGACGTTAATGGAATATTCAATATTCAATTGTTTAGTGCATTAACTAATAACACATTAGAAAATCTAGATTATATTGACCCATTGCAAGGAAAATTACTAGGAGCAGTAGCAGAGAATATCGATATCACATCAAATAATGATCCTGCGGGATATAACAGCCCAGCAGATACACAAGGTGGTATCGTATGGTCAAGTGATAAAGTGGGGCAGTTGTGGTTCGATACTTCAAATACTAGATTTATGAACTATCATCAAAATGATGTTTCATACAATAGCCAATGGTGGGGTCGTGTATTCCCAGGTAGTGATGTAGCTGTATATTCATGGATTAGCAGCAATGTACCTCCGTCACAGTATACAGGCCCAGGAGTCCCGTACAACATAGATAATTATTCAGTAGGCGGCGTAATAAATGCTGAAGGGTTGATTGCCCCTATCTATTATTTCTGGGCAAGAAATACAAATATAATATTTGAAAAATTAGGTAAAACATTATCTGATACCGTATTAGAATATTATATAATACAACCACAAGCAACTGGTATAACTTATTTTGCACCATTGTTACCAAGTGTTTATGCATTATACAATGCATTTGCATATATTAACGCAAATGACACGGTTCTAAATATTGGTTATGCAACAGGATCCAACAACGATGTTCCACATAATCAATATAGTTTAATTCGTGCTAATTACGCTGATGACTTTTTATCAGGAACACCGGGATCTGGTGCTGGATATCAGTATCGTGGTGCAGTTGGTATTGATCAACCAATTGGACTGTACAATAGAATGCTAGATAGTATGTGTGGTGTTGATAATGCAGGTGGTGTAGTACCGGACCCATTGTTGCCAAAAGCAGTACAAACCGGCGTACTATCTAGACCAAGACAAGGTTTCTTTTATGATAGATTTGGTGCGTTAAAGAATTACCTACAGTATGCTAATACGGTACTTGCTCAATTCCCAATCGCAGAAATTAGGAACCCAGTTTTCTTAACAGAAACCGGGGAAGCATTTGACACTACACAATATTGGTATTATATAAATTGGTGGGCAACTGGGTACAATGATGCTACTAAAGCATCAATACAAGTTCCTCTATATGCAGATTTGTCCACATTAGAAGTAGCAGCAGGAACAATTGTAAAAGTAATATCTAATGGTTCTGGCAACGGAGAAACATACATATATGGCGCAGACGGATTGTGGACAAGAATAGGGTTAGATAACGGCACAATAGAATTTTCATCTGTACTATGGGATTATCCTAGTGCTAGATTAGGGTTTGGAGATAACTTCTTTGATACTACTCCTTTCGATTCATACCCGTCAACTGAAACACGTTACATAGTTCGTGCGTTAAATGAAGAAATCTATACAAATGAATTATTAATTTTTAGAAACAAAAGTTTAATATTATTATTTGAATATATTCAAAGTGAAACAATTGAAAGTCAAAATTACTTAACTTGGTTAAATAAAACATCATTTTTAGATGTTTCTCATACTATTCGTGAATTAGTTCCAATTGAAGTATTTCGCTCTGACAATCAATTATTTTTAGAAGGATACTTGAACGAAGTTAAGCCTTATCATGTAGTTATAAAAGAATTCTTATTCAAGTATACCCGCACAGATGTATTTGAAGGCGACATTACAGACTTTGACTTACCGGCACAATGGAATGCAAACATTGGTGAGTTTGTCTCCCCTCAATTAGTTTATAACGGAGGTGATAGTGTATATCAATATCCACCTACAAGTTCAATATGGGATAGTAATGCATATACAGAATGGTATAACAATTATGGATTAAGTATTGGCGTTTTCGTAGATGAAACTCAATCATACATTGGACAAAAAGATTTTCAAATTAGTGTATTAGATTCATATCTTTCATTGAATACATCATATTGTTATGTTGGCAATGTTAATGGATTCCCTATTAATGGAACTATAACAATTGGTGAAGAACAAATAGGCTATAGTGGAAAAGATTTGTTAAACAACCAATTGACTGGGTTGACAAGGGGAATGAATGGTACGACTATAACTCAACACTTGCCGGGTGAATATATTTTTATGGATCTTCCTCCTGTGATTATTCTTAACACAGGTAGAAACTATATAAATCCTCCTCAGATTACTGCATACGTTGATACTACAATATACCCTGAACCAAGAGTCCCTGCTCAACTACAAGCTATAATGAGTTTAGGCACTGTTATTGGGGTTGAAGTAATTAATCCAGGTTCTGGATATGCTGTCTTGCCTAACATTGTAATTGATCCTGCTTATATTTTATCAATTGATAGTAGTCAAGTTAATGTATTAGACAATACCATTAATATAAACACAGCATATGATTTACAAACCGGTGATGTAATAGTATACTCAGTAGGTTCTAATTCAACAACAATAGAAGGATTAATTGAAGGGCAACAATACTATGTAAATCTGTTAGAAATTACTCCATCACCTGTATTTGCTCTCTACACTATGTACCAAGAAGCAATACAAGATCATAATAGAGTAGTGTTTGGTAATAGTGGTACAGGAACTCAAAATTTTAGTATAGGTGCAATTGGGTATTGCATATTAAATTCAATGCCAATAAGAGAAAATGTGATAACATTGAGATTTGATAGAACAACTTATACTAGTCAAGTAATTGATTGGGCGCCTGGGGGATTATATGGTTCTTTTTATGCAGGTGATTTACACAATAGTAATCAAATATCATCATCGTCTATAAAATTATATGAAGAATATCCTTCTATAGATTCTATATTAGCAAGTGCGGCCGGCGCAACTTTTGAAATACTAGATGCAGAAAATCAACAGACATTGACCTGGTCATCTAGAACTAGAAATACAGTACAAACATACGGATCAAGTTATTCTACGGTTGCGTATCAAAATGCAATAAGAATCAACCCTAGTTCCGGTGGAGCAGCAGTAGCTGGTGACATTGGTTCTACAATTGGTTTCTATATTGGAATGCCAGTTAAGTTTGTAGGTTCTACAATTGGTACATCTCTAGTTGATAGTACAACTTACTACGTAAAATCATTGGTACAATTACCAAATGCAAATAGTACCTCTTCTTCTAATCTTGATATAGGATATAACTATGTAATTACTGTATTAGGCGACACTGATTGGAATAGTGTAGCCGATACAGTTGGTGTTACTTATGCTGTTGGTGATGTTGTTATATCAAAATTTGTGGCTAGTGGTACAGGTACTGCTGCGTTATTGGAAGACACCGGCTTTACTATTTCTGATACAGTAGGTATTGATGGTGTACCAGGCGCAGTTTTTGTTCAGAATACAGCTACAATTGTTACAGCAGGGTTAATTTTATATGTTGGTCAATTAGTAAATCAAGCGATACTTACCATTAACTATACTGGATTAAGAAATGCAGTTGCTACTACTAGGACAACAAATAATGTAACAGTCTTACTAACACCAACTGGGCAAAATGGTACAATTGGTTTTTATACAACAATGCCTTTATTCTTTGTGACTAATAGCGCAGGAAATAATGAAACATTTGGTAATATTGTAGAAAACAAAATATATTACGTATTGACAGTAATTGATTTAGAAACATTTACAATGTCTGCTACCAATGAGTTACCGGTGATGTTTGAAGTTACTGCAACTTCAAGTAGCAACAATTCTATAACGTGCGAAACTACACAAGGATTAACCATAAATGAACCTATCATATTCACAGGTACTACATTTGGTAATATAGTTGCAGGTGCAACTTACTATGTAAGAGAGAAATTTACAAATGGAACCTCTTTCTCTGTATCAACTTCTGTAAACGGTGAAGCAGTAACACTAACTACCGCTACCGGTTCTTGTATGCTCAATAGTCAAGACCTTGCAGTACAGCTTACAGATGGATCTGGTTCAATGACATTGAATGTTAACTTGCCAGTAAGTCCTGGTCAAATTACAGGTCAACAATTTACCTTATATCAAACTTCACAACAATATAGTGGATTGTCAGGCACTATTTCTAATCTATTAACTAGAAGTATATCAGCTACTTTAGCAACCGTAAACAGAATTTGTATCTCTACTTTTAGCGGTGGACTAACTAACATATATAATGGGCTTAAATTTAATGTAGGGAACGACATAGGCGGATTAACTACGACCGGTGGACCATACACAGTAACAGGTACCGGCACTACCGCATTGACAGTAACAGATACTACAAGTAGTACAAATTGGTTAACTGCACCGTTGAGTTTAAATCCTAACTTAACTGATGTATTGTATGTTGGTATGCCAATATACTTTACTGGTACATCAATAGGCGGAGTGTCATTGAATTTGGTATACTATGTGTTCTCTATAGACAGTAGTCCTCCGGCGGATACAGGTAGATTTACTATATCAGAAGATCAATTATTTGGATCAGTATATAATGTAACTACTGATAGCGGACTAATGACATTAAGTGGTGAAGGGTATATAACTGTAGGAACTAGTTTATTAAATTCTACTCAAGCAGCAACAATTACTGATTCATCTACCCCAACGGCTGCTACTATTACAGTAGCAAATGGTTCAGCGTTCCCAAATGGAACAGCGGTTGTTCTTAGCAGTACAGGAACTCTTCCTGCGCCGTTCAATGTATATACTACTTACTATGTTGCTAATAAATCTGGAAACACATTTAATTTAGTATATGTAGTAGGTGGAACAACAATCAAAACTACTACCACTGGTTCCGGTACACACTATGTGTTAGAAACCCAAGTACAATTAGTACAAGAAGTCGTTACTGACCCTAACTTTGATGTAAGCTATATATTAGGTGGATATAGAATAGTAATTACTAGTGCAGGGCAAGGATATGCGGTTGACAATACAGTTACAATAGCAGGTTCTAGTATTGGTGGAATAAGTCCAGCAAACGATTTGACGTTGACCGCATTGACCATCGACTCAATTGGCGGAATCACATCAGCAGTATGTGTTGGTACCCCTGCAGGCGTGGTTGAACAATATTATCTTGAAGTAATATCATCAAATCAAGTTGCAGTATATTCTAATCCAGAATTGACTGCACCAGTTAGCGGACAAAATTTCTCATATTCAGGAATAACATCTACTACTGCAACAGAAACTGTAGCAGCATCTGACAGAATTACAGTAACGAGTTCTGCTAGTTTCAATGTTAATGAACCAGTTGTATTTACCGAAACAGTATTTGGTGGCATATCGTTAGGTCTTACATATTATATATATGATAAACCAACTTCAACTACAGTAAGAATATCTACATTACCTGCATTGTTAAGTTCATTGGTACAATTAACAGACGCAACCGGATCAATGACAATGGCTTCATCAGGTGACTATGCGTTGTTGCCGGAACCATTCTACTTTACTCCTAGTATAGTTAAATTTAACAATAGAGTATATCAATGTGTTGTTAGTAATAATGATAATGAATTTATTATTGGTAAATGGGAATTATTGTCACCTGATAATAGAAACTTAAATGCATTAGACAGAATTATAGGTTACTATCAACCTACTGTTAATATGCCAGGTAAAGACCTTGCTCAATTGGTAAATGGAATAACATATCCAAACAGTACTTATTTAGGCAATGCATTTGCACCGGCAGATGAATATACTTTAAATACAATATTAACAGATCAAACATTCTATCCAGTTGGACTTAATGGACAGTCTATTGCAGTCAAAGATTCAACATATTTCATAGCATCAAACTCTAGTGATTATTCTTCAATTAATACAAGTACATTGTCTAATTGGACTATCAATAAGTTATCAAATACTCCAATCAATGTAACTTCTATAATATATACCGGCGGAACTTCAGGAAAATTTATTCTTTCTTCAAATAATACTGCAACACCTATATTAGTAAGTGATGATGGTATCAATTGGGACGCAACCGCATTATATAACTCAACTGATCCAATATTATTAGCTTCTTCTGGAGTAACATTAAATTGTGTAACAAATTCTAGTATTGCTTCAGCTACTGTAGCAGTTGGAAGTAGTATTATTACTTCAGTAACACAACCTAATGACAATGTACCTTATACATGGGATGAAACATTTACATTTACTAATGGATTTACTAATGAATTTAATGGTGTTGCGTATGTAAGTACTGCAGGATTCACAGGCTTTATTGCAGTTGGGTTAGGACAAGCAGCATCTAGCGGAACAGTTGCTCCTACAAACTATGGAATAATATACTCTAGTGCTGATGGATTTACATGGACGCAAGTTCCATTTACTGCTACTAGTTTTTCATTAAACAGCATCGCGGGTAATAGTCAAACTATTGTGATAGTAGGTGACAATGGAGTTATATACACTAGTTTTAATGGTACAACATGGTTCCCACAAACTTCACCAGTAGCTACCAATTTAAATAATGTCACATGGAGTACATACTTAAGTACATTTATAGCAGTGGGTGATAACGGTGTTATACTTACTGCTCCAACAAATGGTATTACTTGGACACAACAAACATCTAATGTTACAGAAAATCTACAGAGTAGTGTTTCTGACAATGTTTCAGGATTATTAATTGTAATAGGATATAATAATACTATGTTACGTAGTACTAATAGTACTACTTGGACGCTTGATAATTATGTTAATACTCCTGCCCCAATCTATAATGTGCAGGGTGATTCATTTACTGAAGGGTACGGTCCTGAAGAATTAGTTGCAGGAGTAGTTTCTGATAACATTACTATGATTGTAAATACTAGACCGGGAACAAACTGGGATCAAACAATATATCAAAATATTGGTTATAATGTAGTATCATTAGAAATAGCACCAACGTCAGGCACACAGACTCAATATAGCTTTATTAATGCAGTAAATGTTCCAATTCAAATTAGTGTGTTTATGATAGATTATACCACTGAACTAAGTACCACAATGATATTAGGTTCTGATTATACAATAGATTGGATAAACAAGATTGTAATTCTATCTAATCCTATAACGTATGTATCATCTACTATACATGATAATTTGAGAATAGATGTTTATGAAGTAGGTAATGGAGATCAATTAGTAAAATCAAATACTGAAGCTGATCCTATTAAGTATAACGAAGTTACCGGGTTTAGTGAAATAGATGTAAATGCAAATTATAGTGCAGGTATCTATCAAGGTTCTGGTTTAATAAAACCAACAACTTCTCCCGTCACCGCGTATGCGTTATCAACAAACGGAATTAATAATACTATACAGTGTGATAGTGTAGATGATTTTGTTCTAAACGGTGCTATAACTTTTAGTGGGGCTGTGTTTGGAAATATAGTTGAAGATCAAACGTACTATGTAAAATCTATTGGCTATACAACTAATAGAATTACAATATCAGATACTTATAATTCATCTACTGGTACAGCCGGAACAATATTCTTCTTATCTACTGCATCTGGGCTTATGGATGCTATTATACAAACTGGATTAGGAGCAGCATGGAGTCCACCAGCAGTATATCATAATGGTAATTTATTAGTATTAGGTTATACTGCTACTGTATTAAGAACCAAATCTTCAACTAATACCATAACAACAATTACTACAAGCGGACTAATTGTAAATACTCCTATAGTTTTTAGTGAGACAATATTTGGTGGAATTGTTCATCATCAAACATATTATATTAAATCAATATATGATTCTAATGAATTTACTATTTCTGAAACTGTTAGTGGACCTGTATTCCAATTAACAAATGCAACAGGCAGCGCAGAGTTTATATCAAATGATTATTCAATTGGAATTTCTACCAATGGTATTACTGCTGCAATAATTTTTGCAGCTAATTATGATAATACAGTAGATTACTTAGTATACTCATTCTTGGGGCAGACAGTTCCTACACAATATGGGTATACTTTACCACAAACACAATTATTCATTGGTGACGGTTCTACTGATTCTTTCGCATTAGATTATTTTGTAGGGGAAGATAACCCAACTAACGCTATTGTAGAAATCAACGGACTAAGACAATCATTGTCAACATATACTATTAGTGCAGATAATGATTCGATATTGTTTGATACTCCACCCAATGTCAATGACAATATATCTGTTACGTCATATAATTTAACAGAACGTCAATATTTTAGTACTTCTGAACTTACATCAAGCTATACCGTAGCTCCTATAATAAATGTTAATAACGTCATAACCCCTACTACAGCTATTATTGGTATTACTAGTACACAAGCCGGGTCAGCTACGGTTGTCAATGCAGGTTCATTTACTACAACTAAACAATATATAATTGTCTCATTAGGTACTACTACAAATTGGAATACTGTAGCAGGAACAACCGGAGTAACATATGCAGTAGGTAGCTTGTTTACCGCTGCTACTGTGGGGTCTGGTAATGGTACAGCAAAATTAGCAAATTCATTAATAAGTACGGCAGATCCTTCACTTAATTTAACTGTTGGACAATCTATACAATTTAAAACTGCTAATATAAATGCTGGATCATTTATATCAAGTACCCAATATTGCATAACTAGTTTAGGTAATACAGATTGGCAATCAATTGCATCTAGCTACAATTGGTTATCAGGATATCCAGTAGTTGGAGGCATATTTACCGCTAACGCAATAGGTTCAGGTAGTGGAACTGCTGTGCTAACTACAATAAATGGCATCAGTACTATTGGAACTAACTATACCGTTAGTGCAATAACAACTAATCCTAATGCGGCATATGCTTTCACAATACAAGACGAATTAAGTGCGTCACCTACAGTTACGACCGGGGCAGTCGCTACTGTTTTAACAGGTTATGCAGGTGGCTTTAGTGCAGTAACAGTGACTACTAGCATAACACCAAACTTTATATTAAATTCGTTAGTTCGTATTGATGGAGTAATTGGGTCAGTGCAATTAAACAATAATCTATATTATGTTAGGCCAATGTCAACTACACAATATGAATTGTATACAGAACCATATAATCCGGCATTATATGCAGTTAATTATCCAGTAACTACAATCTCTACATATGTTAGTGGAGGTTACATTTGGATAGATGGAGTATTTACAATACACGATACAGTCGCAACTGCAACTGATGATAATGGAAATAGAATAACAGTAGCTAGTACTGACATTTTGATATCAAATACACCTGTATACTTTACTAAATACCCAGCACCATCGGAGACAAATATCTTAGGTAATATTTTAGCCAAACACAAATATTATATATTTGCAGTTAGACCTGAAATATCAGCTGGCAATTTCATTATAGGTAATGAATATGAAATTACAAGTTTAGGTACAACTAATTGGAATGCTATTGGATATGTTGGTACTCCTGTAACTCTTGGCACGTTTGTCGCTACAGGCACCGGCACAGGTACAGGAACTGCTAATGGATTGCAAGAATTTACTATTAGCGAAACTCCATTCCCGTACCAAGAAGAAGTTCAGTTAGTAGATGCTTCTGGTTCTATTTACGTAACTCAATATGAACAAGTTAATGTAGATAGATTGTGGGTAACTATCAATGGATATAGAGTACCATCAAGTTCATTAAGATTAAATTCATACAATAATTTAAGTATTCTATCAAATATACAAACTAGTGATGAAGTTATTATTACAAGTATGATGCCAACTGCATCACCCAATGAAGAAACATATTTATTAAATGTATCTCAGCAGGGAGATGCATCAGTTTACCGCGCTAATCATCAAACTAGAACTTGGTTAGTATCTCCGTTAGAAATCTTGCAAGACATAATTTACTTAAATGATGTTACTAGAGTGACAGATTCCATAATTCAAACTGTAACTGCTCCTGCGTTAGTTGATGGAACATTTAACATTGGTTTAATTTCTAATAAGAATGTTATATGTCATATTCAAGTATATAACAATACTACTGGGTTGTTCTTAGGTGGTGCTAACTTTGCAATAGTCATAGAAGATACTGCCCCGATATTACAAATTCAACCAATTGGAGTTTCAGTGGGAGATTCATTAACTATTACTACTGTTGAAGGTAGATTGTTGTATATCAACGGGGAACAAATTGGATTTAATGAGTGTGATTTAGTTGCAAATACAGTCTCTCAATTGACTAGGGGAGCAAACGGAACCGGAATGCAAGCATACATTCCGGTATATTCTGAAGCGTTTGGCTTGATTCCTAATAACAGAATGTCAGATGTATTGTATTCCGCTACATGGAATCCAATCCCGGGAATCTATAATACAGAAGATGGAGACCCATTGCAGATTGCGTACACCCAAGGTGCAAATTTCTTAAGAACGGATATAACTTAAAGATAAATAATATATGAACGAAAAAATAGAAGAAAATAAGGAAAACCAACCGTCGGAAAGACAGGAAAGTAAACCCAATGAACACGGTGGATTTTACTTTTCTTCCAGCGTAAAGATAACGGATCCTAATACTAAAGAAGTATTAGTACAAATAAGAGGCGATAATTAATGTCAGCAATAACACTAACATACAAAATAGAAGGATTTTTGAAAATCTATGACCCAAACAACGGGGAAATATTCGTAGATAAGAAAAATGCTATTAATTACGAAAACATGTCTATAGCAATTGCTGATACTTTAAGCAGTCGTGGATTTGGAGAAATATATGAAATGGCGTTTGGTAACGGCGGCGCTAGCGTTTCAGACACTGGAATTATCACCTATCTTCCGCCAAATGTCACTGGTCAAAATGCTGCATTATACAATCAAACTTACGCTAAAATCGTAGATGATACTAGCGTTTTTAACTTGGATCCTACACGTAATAAAATGACAGTAAATCACACAACGGGCAAAGTTTACACTGATATATTAGTACAATGTTTATTAGATTATGGCGAGCCTGCGGGGCAAGCTGCATTTGATAATAGTACCCAAACTGATAGTTCCTATGTTTTTGACGAATTGGGATTACTTGGAAATAATGGTACTGACGTTAATGGAAATATTCTTACTAGATTATTGACACACGTAATATTTCACCCAGTGCAAAAGAGTTTAAACAGACAGATTCAGATTGATTATACAGTACGAATTCAAAGTTTGACAAACTTGGTAACAATTTAAGATAAATAACAGATAACGGAGCAATTTCAGCATGGCATATACAATAGTAAAGAGTAATGGTCAAGTACTGACGACCATCGCCGATGGTACTATCAATACGAGCAGTACTTCATTGTCATTACCAGGCAGGAACTATGCAGGGTACGGTCAGTACGTGGATACAAACTTTGTTCACCAACTAGAAAATTATGCCAATGCTAGCCCGCCGGCTAACCCATTGGCTGGTCAACTATGGTGGAATACGAACAGTAACACAATGTACGTCTGCCCGGCAGACGGAACAACTACAGCTAGTAGCTGGTTAGCATTAACTTCAACTGCTAGTGGTGGAACAACTACTTTTGGTGCAGTAACGGTCACTGGAAACATAGTAGCAAATAATATTACAGCAACTAATGCATTAGTTGGAGACACAATAACAGTGAGGTTAGCTACTGTAACTGCAAACGCAACAATTGCTAATGCTAATGTAACTACTGGTAACATTGGTACACTAAACACGGCAAATATTACAACAGGTGCAGCAGGTACTGGTGGTAATATTACTGGAACGTGGACTTTAAACGGCACGGGTACTGCTAATACCATAGCAGGCACTGGACTTTATGTAAATGCCGGCAATATTGTAATTAATAACAACGGCAACACATATGGTATTAAGACAGATAGATACATGTATGCGAATGGGGTTGCAATTAGTTTCGCAGGTACATATAACAACGCTAATGTATCTGATTATCTAACTGGAGCTAACTCAGTTAGTCAATTCACTGGAGTTATTGCTCCTTCAAGCGTAACGACAGCAAACATAACAACTGGTGGAAATACAGTAGCAGGACAACTAACTGGTAACTGGACATTGACGACCGGTAGTAGATTACAAGCAACATACGCTGACTTGGCAGAACGATTTGAAGCTGATGCGTATTATGATGCAGGCACGGTAGTGGAGTTGGGCGGGGAAAAAGAAATTACTAGTGTTAAGTATGAACTTAGTGAAGATATCTTTGGAGTAATCTCAAATACTGCTGCTTACTTGATGAATTCAGGTGCAGGCGATGATACTACTCATCCGCCGGTCGCAATGACAGGTCGTGTGCAGGTTAAAGTTAAAGGCATAGTTAAAAAGAATGATCGTTTAGTTAGTGCAGGTGAAGGCATTGCACGAGCAGCTAAATTGGGTGAAGCAACTGCATTCAATGTTATTGGTCGTTCATTAGAAAACAAAACTGATTCAAGTATTGGAACAGTATTAGCAATTGTTACTGTATCAAGATAAGGAATAAAAATGGCTTACGCACAATACGGAAACATAGCAGCAGCGGATTATAATGCATTGGTAGGTGGCAATCCAGTTACTTCTAATGGAGCACTAAACACAGTTTGGGCCACTGGTGGAACAACTGCTGGGTACGGACAAACTGCTTTAGGAAATGTAACAGTCGGTACTCAAGTTTACGCAGCAGATTGGGCTAATTTAGTTAATAAAACAGCAAATTCTGCATCACATCAGGGTACTTCAATTACTACGGTTACTGCACCGGCAGCCGGTAACACAATAACTTACTTGTCTGCTATACCTACAAACTTGACAACTATTTACGCACCTAGATTAAATGCAGCTACACAAGGTTCTACTGTTGCTAATACAGCAACTCTTGGTACTACATGGACAGCAGCAGCTACTTTTACTCATACTGTAACTTTTGCAAATGGCAATGCCGCAAGATATTTCTTTAATTCCGGTGGGCAACTAAAAGTAACATGCGCTCATGCTAATAGCACAGCCGGCATTAATTTGTTGTTTAATAATTTAGCTAGCAATATAGGTACGGTCGTATTAAGCGCACCGTCAACTGGTACTATCACTATATCCAGTGTTTCATTTACCGGAATAACTAAAATAGGTGGCGGAGGAAATGCACCAACTACATTGCCAAACAACGGTTATTTTGCGTTAACTACAAGCAACGCTAATGTATTTACACAATTGGCATCAACTGGCCCAGCAGGATATTTAAGTACTTTTATACGTGTTATTGCTAAAAGCAATGGAACACAAGGTGTCAACGGAGATACAGGAAGTGTAATTACGATTTATACAGTTTGGGATGAAATTCCAGATGGATTGACAGTAGGAACTGGTTCTAGCACCACAGTAACCGCTGTAGCACCTGAAACTACATATTTGGCAAATAGTTGGGGAACTATTACTATAGCCGGTTCTGTAACTGGCGCATAATTTTTCACATCATAGTTGTATCTATCTAAATACTCTTAGGAGTACACATGGATACAACCACATTAATAAGTGAAGCTAAAGCCCGCTTCAATCATAATTCAGCCAAATCATATCTAAAAGACAAGTACGATAGTAAGTTTATCGTAGCTGATCAGTCTGGACTTTGGCGAGCCAATTTAGAAACCATCAACTTTTTAAACTCATCCACTGATAATTATATAATTTTAATTGATACTTTCAATAACCCAGTCAAAGTTAATAGAATTGACTTGCTACATAAACTTTCTGTCACGTATGCAAACGTTATGGAAATTTGGTATAATGAATGGATTGAACTTGAGAAGAAAAGATGACTAGAGGCGCATTATTATTTGCATTCAACAGTCCAAAATATAATTACTATGAGATGGCAGTGTCAACTGCTAAACGCATAAATCACTTTTTGGATATTCCTGTTACCTTAATAACAGATAGTGAATCACTGCCAGTTAAACAATCATATCAATTTGATAACATTGTTATGGCTCCTGCTGATAAATCCAACAAAAGAGATTGGGGACCATGGTACAATAAAGGCAGGTACCGTGCATATCAATTTAGTCCATATGATGAAACTATCTTGCTAGATACTGATTACATGGTAAATTCAGATAAGTTACTAAAGACCTTCGAATTACCAACTGACTTTTGCTGCCACGACACTACAAGTTTTTTGATGCATCCAAACGCGGTGCAAGAAATGTTAAGTGTATACAGTTTTAATACATTGTGGGCTACTGTAGTTACCTTTAAGAAAACAAAAAGAGCAGAACAAATATTCAATAGTTTAGAAATGATTCAAAATAACTTTGAACATTATGCAAGTATTCACGGGTTTATATCTGTTACTTTCCGCAATGACTATGCATTAACATTGGCTACTAGAATTGTCAATGGACATACTACTCCAATCGAAGATGTTATCCCATGGAATCTGATGCATGTTGGTAAAAATACTAGTGTATATAAAAACAATGACAATGAATTTAACACTGAGTATACTATAATGTTTGACAGTTGGAATAGAGGAAAGATTCGAAAAGAATACATTACCATAAAAGATATGGACTTTCATGTTATGAACAAAGAAAACTTTATGGAGTTGATAAGTGAATAAAGGTTTTGTAATAATGGCACAGGATACTGAGAAAATTAGCTATACTAATTGTGCCAAAACACTACAGAAAAGCATACTCAGAGTAATGCCCGATGCCAATGTAACTATTATTACAACTGATATGTTACCTCACGGTAATTTGGGTGGCTTTGCAAATGATTGGCAAGTGTATGAAGCAAGCCCGTATGTCTATACAATCAAATTAGAAGCTGATATGTACATCCCACGCAACATTGAACACTGGTGGGATGTACTAAAAGACAGAGATATTGTAGTGTCAAATACAATCAGAAACTTTAAACAAGAAATATCAGATATCCGATTCTATCGTAGATTCATCGATGATAATAAATTGCCAGACGTATATAATGCTATAACTTATTTCAAGAAATCAGATACAGCAAGTAAATTCTTTGATTTAGTAAAAGAAATATTCAATAACTGGGAAGAATATAAAAAAATATTGAAGTGTAATCCAGATGAATTAGCAAGTACTGATTGGGTTTATGCATTAGCATGTCATATCATGGGAGTAGAAAAAACTACATTGCCTACATTTACTGAAATGAGTATGGTTCACATGAAACAATATATCAATGGAACTCCAACTGAAAATTGGACAGATACTTTTATATATGAATGCTTACCTAATCAAATTAGAGTACAGACTGTGCCACAGCAGTATCCATTTCACTATCATGTGAAGAATTTTTGTGATAAGATAGTACTATGAATGAAGAAAAAGACTATGTAATAATTTGGGAAGCGCCTAAATTGGAACCACCTGAGTTTAGATTATATTATGATGAGCATGGTAAAGTAATATGCTATACTGGAGACAAGTCAGTAGAAGGTAACTATATTGTTATAGATGCAATGACCTTTGTTGAAGCCAGACCTGATGTTAGAGTAATTGATGGTAAAGTTTCAAGATTCAAAGCAGAAGCAGTGGTTCATAAACTGATGCCAAATGAATTAGAAGGCATTGCTTGTAGTATTGATGATGTAAGCATTATAGTTGAATCAACTGATCCTCATACTAAATGGAAATTAAAAACATATGAGTTATGATATTGTTGATGTAGCTGATTTAGATTGTATCTACTTAAGCTATGATGAACCACAGAAAGAAGAATTTTGGCTTAAGATTAAGAATATGGTCCCATGGGCTAAAAGAGTTGACGGAGTCAAAGGTAGTGATGCCGCACACAAAGCAGCAGGTGAGGCTAGTGATACTGAACGATTCATATTGATTGATGGTGACAACATGCCAGAAGAAAGTTTCTTCAACATTCAATTAGACTTCACTAGCAAAGATGAAAAGTTTCAGAAAGCACAGTTCCGTTGGAAAGCAGTTAATAGTATAAATGGATTACGTTACGGCAATGGCGGTATGAGTAGCTGGACAAAAACTTATGTGCGTGAAATGAAAACACATGAGCATCAAACTGACGGTGATGTATCACGTATTGCTGACTTTTGTTTAGACAGCAAAGATAACCTATACTGGGCAATGTATGATTGTTACTCTACTACTTACCCTAACTATACACCATTTCAAGCATGGCGTGCTGGATTCCGTGAAGGAGTCAAGATGTGTTTAGACAAAGGAGCAAAGCCTGATATTAATACTTTCAAAGAAACAGTTGCTAGTCGCAATCTAAACAACTTAACCATATGGCACAATGTAGGTGCTGATGTTGAGAATGGGATGTGGGCTATTTACGGGGCAAGACTTGGAACATACATGACCATGTTAACTGATTGGGACCACACCAGTGTTCAATGGTTTGACAACTATATAACAATGTGGGAAGAACAAGAATATAATAGAGATCCAGAGCGTGAAGCAACACTATTAGGTGCAGGATTACATGACAAACTTGGATTGCCAATGTGTACACTAGATAGAGGACAAAGCAAATTCTTTAAGAGACATTATAAAGCAGATTTTCGTAATCTGGGGCCATTAGTAACTGAAATGGATGTTATTCGCAAGATTGAAGGATGGTGATGAGTAGTGAACACCAAAGAATTCAAGACATTAAGATTAAGATTGCGAATGAAACCACCCCTTCTTTTTGTTTAGCTAAGTGGCACCATGTAACTATGTACTTGCAATCAGGTGAGACACATAGTTGCTATCATCCCAAACCACACAAAATTCCCTTAAGTGAATTAGCTGATAACCCATCAGCATTGCATAATACAATGCATAAGAAACTTGAGCGTAAAGAAATGCTTGAAGGTAGTAAGCCAACTGGATGTCAATATTGCTGGAACATTGAAGCAATGGGCCCTGACTATATTAGTGACAGGCACATTCGTAATGCTTCAATATTCAACGAAGAACGCTATAAACAAACAGTAGAAGGTCCATGGGATCAAAACATTAACCCGGAATACATAGAGATTAATTTTGGTAATGAGTGTAATTTCAAATGCGGATATTGTCATCCGAAGTACTCTACTAGTTTTTACAATGAAATAAAAAATAACGGTCCTGTTACTACAGTTAAGAATCATCGTTGCGATATTGATTGGATGAAACTATATCAGCGTGAAGAAGAAAATCCATACGTTGACGCATTTTGGAAATGGTGGCCTGAATTACGTAAGACATTGAATATCATGCGTGTAACAGGTGGCGAACCTACAATGCACACTAGTACATGGAAGTTATTGAAAGAGATTGACAATCAACCTATGCCATGGTTAGAGTTAAATATCAACAGTAACCTAGGTACTAAAACAAGTCTGGTTGAGAAACTAAGTGACAATGTTAAACAGTTGTGTGACGATGGAAAAATCCGTGCATTTAAGTTGTTCACTAGTCTAGACACCTGGGGACCTCGTGCCGAATATATTCGTACTGGACTAGACTTAGAATTGTGGGAAAAGAATTTTCACGCATACTTACAACGCACAGATAGCCCAATCACATTTATGATTACGTTTAATATCTTTAGTGTAACTACGTTTAAAGAGTATTTGGCTAAATTCTTAGAATGGCGTCAGCAATATAATTGGTATGAAGATACAAAAAGTCATCGTATTAGATTTGATACCCCATATCTGCGTGAACCAATTCAATACGATATGAACATATTGCCTAAAGATAAATTTATGCCTTATATGCACGATGCATTGAAGTTCATGGAAGAAAACGTAGATGATAATGCTAGCAATAAATTTACTACGGTTGAATATGAAAAGTTTAAACGTGTAGTAGATTATATGGCAGAGACAGTTTATCCAGAAAACAAATTAATAGAAGGACGTAGAGATTTCTATAATTGGTTCAACGAATTAGATGAACGCAGGGAGACTGATATGTTAGCTATATTTCCTGAAATGTTAGATTTTTATAGATTGTGCCAATCTACCAACCAACTTAATCCATTATGAAAAATATTGATCAAAATGTTATTTGTTTGATGCCATGGATACATACACACATATGGCCTAACGGCGATGCGTTTCCATGTTGCATGAGTGATACTAAAGAAGTATTTGGGAATGTTCATAAAGAATCTCTTAATGATTTGATGAACAATACCAACTATAAAACCATACGAAAACAAATGCTTAATGGAGAAAAACCTACAGCATGTTCACGGTGTTATGAGTTAGAAGATACCGCAGACAGTTGGACGTTGCGTAAAAACAGTTTACAAAGTTTTAAAAATCATTTACCTTACTTAACTGAAACTAAAGAAGATGGTAGCATTGATGACTTTAAAATGAGATACTTAGATATTAGATTCAGTAATTTATGCAACATGAAATGCAGGACATGCGGTCCTAGCTTGAGTAGCAGTTGGTATGATGATCAAGTAAAATTGCACCCAGAATCAGTAACAAAGAAATTCATTGATTTAAAATCTAATCCTAACTTTATGAATGATTTAATGCCGCATTTAGATACGATAGAAGAAGTGTATTTTGCCGGAGGCGAAGCATTGATAACTCCCCAACATTATGAGATACTAGATTACTGGTTGTCAAAAGGTCTTACACATATCAAGTTAAGATATACAACTAACTTTAGTAATTTCCGTTACAAGGACAAGTCTATACTTGATTATTGGAAAAAGTTCAAAGATGTTCGTGTCGCTGCTAGTTTAGATACGCACGGCAAGATAGCTGAATATGCTAGGAAAGGAACTAACTGGGATGACATAGTACTAAACAGACAACAAATGATAATGCTTTGTCCAGATGTTTATTTCGAAATCACCCCTACTGTAGGTATCTTTAGTGTGCATAGTTTGTTTGAGTTTCATAAATCATGGGTAGAAGAAGGATTATTGGACATCAATAACATACGAATAAATATTTTGACACATCCAAGATACTTTTCAATTACTATTTTACCAGAAGATGAGAAAGAAAAAATTAGACAACTGTATGAAGAATATTGTGATTGGTTAGTTAAGAATAATGCAAAAGACAACATCATACATGATGTAAAAGGAATAGTAAGTTATATGGATAGTGTAGATCATACTAATCTGTTATCTGAATTTAAAAAACAAATAACAGTCATTGATGAAGTTAGAAATGAAAAATTTATAGAAATTTATCCGGAATTAAAAATATTATGAATGAATTAAAAATATTATGAATGAATTAGAAACTGCACCAGTTACTAAAAAACTTGATTGGGCTATTAAAAGTGTAGATAAATTTTGTACTTTGCCATGGTTAAATTTAAACACTAACCCAAACGGTAATATAAAACTATGCTGTAGTATTCCTTTAGATACCTTTGTCTCAGATAAAAATGCTAAATCTTACAATTTAGGATACCATGACATTGATGAAATATGGGACAGCATTTATATGCAATATGTTAGAGAAAGAAAAATAAAAGGAGAAGGTGCTCCTGATTGTCAAGATTGCTACAAAATAGAAAAACTATCAGGACATAGTCCTAGAATGGGTCAAAATGCAATGTGGTTGTCATATATACAAAAAGATAAATTGTTATCTAATTATTTAGATGCAAATTTAGAAAAACAATCAGTACCACAATTACCTGTTAGCCTGGAACTTAGATTAGGCAATCAATGTAACTTACAATGTGTTAGTTGTTGGGGCATGAGTAGTTCTTTGATACATCAAGAAAGAACAGAATATTTAGATAAAAATTATTTAGATAATCCAAAATTAAGTTGGTTAAAGTCAAAGTGGAAAACAGAACAACAAATAGTTAATGAGACTGATGTTCGTGATTGGTTTGAAACTGAAATATTTTACAACAATTTTAAAAAGATGGCTCCTACTTTGCGTAGATTATATACTACCGGCGGTGAACCTACCTTAATTAAAGCTAATTACAAAATGTTTGAAATGTTATTGGAAGCAAATAACACAGACTGCCAAATAGAATTTACTAGTAATATGACAACTTGGAATCAATCATTCTATAGTAAGTTAGAAAAATTTAAAAACGTTGAAATACAGATGAGTATTGACGGGGTTGGTGAAGTAGGTGAATATATTAGGTATCCTAGTGACTTTGCCAAAGTTAGAGAAAACGTAGATAAAGCAGTTGAGTTAGCATCAACTCGACCAGGTTGGAAGATAAAATGCTATACTGTACTACAAGCTATGAATTTTAAGCATGTTATGTCAATTTGGAGTATGTTGTATTTGCTATCTTCTAAACATGATAAACACATAACGTGGTGGCCTATAACTTTATCTGCACCTGAATTTCTTTCATTGAACGCTATTCCTAAAAACATTAGAGAAGAATATATTGAAATAGTTACCAAACAATCAATGAATTATAGAAAATATTACAATGACGCCCCAAATAGATTTGTAGTTGATGACCATACTTTTAATGCGTATAAAGATTCAGTATTAAATTCTCCATACAATAGCGAGTTGAGTGACAGATTAAAACATTTTATTGAGTTTAATGACAAGCATCGTAATTTGAAAGGTACTGAATTGTTTAAGGATATCATATGAATGATAAATTGATAGCGATAAGACCGGTAGAAACTCCGTATATCAATATAACCTGGCAAGTAAGTGACTTCTGTAATTTTAAATGTAGTTATTGCAATCCTGGTAACTGGGCAGGCAAAAATCCTAAGAAGAATGAGCCAAAAGATTTTGATAAGATAGTAGACAATTTAAACATAATTTTAACTGCACAAGAAGCTAGGGGATATAAAGGATTTAAATTCTTCTTTAGTGGGGGAGAGCCTACTGTTTGGCCTCATTTATTACCATTGATTAAATGGTTAAAAGAACGACTAGATGACCCGCAAATTGCAATCAATACTAATTTGAGTACTAGCACTAACTGGTGGAAAGAGAATTATCACTTGTTCCATGACGTTGTAGCTAGCTATCATATTGATTTTGCAAATACTCCTAGGTACTTAGACAACTTGATTTTTTTACAAGATAAGGTAAATTATCTATGCTGTAGAATGATGATGCAAGAAAATAGATTTGATGAAGTTGTTGAGTTTGGGGAAAGAGTAAAATCTATTTTACAAAATTATAATTTAGAATGGGTGCCATTGTTTGATGACATTAGTGTCAATGTGGGTCCATGGAAATACAGTGAACCTAGAATGTATGAATTCTTTGAGACACATACATTTGAATCACAAACTAAAATTAGTAAGCCAAATGGAAGTAAATGGCGAACTGCAAGCAAAGAAGTATATGAGTCTGAAACAGAGCAACCGTTGAACGGTAATAGACTGGTGGCAGAACGTAAAAATTTCTTTTCAGGATGGAAATGCTATGTTGATGAAAGTTTGTTTATAAATAGTACTGGACATATAACTGCTGCAAGTTGTGGGCAAGGCCCTTCATTGGGTAATATATATGATACTGTTACTACAGTAGCAGAACCAGTGATATGTAAAAAGCAGCAATGTACATGCGGAACCGATATACTTATTACAAAGGAAATTTAAATGTCACTGTATTGTGCGCTAGCATCAAATTCTATAAGTTTTGGATACGACGGAACCATAAGACCTTGTTGTGCAGTAGATACTTATTTTTGGCCCGGGCAAACACGGCATCAACTAAAGAACTATGATAATAATGTAGTAAAATGGTTTAACAATGATGAGTTAGTATCGCTAAGAACAAAACTACTAGATGGTAAATGGGATCCTATATGTAACATGTGTCGTACTAGAGAACAGCATGGACAAGCTAGTACCAGACAAATATTCAATAATACGTTAGATAGTGTGGAATCTAGATTAAATAAAAATCTTCATACTGCTACTGCTACTATACCTGACTTATCTAATATATTTTTATTAGATATAACAGTGGGTAATAAATGTAATAGTGCATGTTTAATGTGTAATGAATCTGCTAGTTCACTTTGGAAAAAAGAACAAGAGATTATCACTGGTGAAAAAATGGATTGGATTACTCCAAACTGGTTTACTGAAGAAAATATACCTAACTTGATTGATAACTTACCTAACCTTAGTGCTATACAGTTTTTAGGCGGCGAACCTACAATCAATGAACCACATATATTTTTATTAAAACGATTGATTGACCAAGGTAGAGCAAAAAATATAACATTAGGATATGTAACTAATTTGACTGGAGTCTCAGATGAATTGTTAGAGTTGTGGAGTCACTTTAGTACTAAGCATATTACTATTAGTGTAGATGGAGTAGGTCCTATTAATGAATATATTAGATACCCCTTCAGTTGGAATAAGGTAACATCACAGTTAGATAATTTAAAAGAAATTGCTAAACAGCATGGCAATTACCATATTGGATTAAGTCATACTGTAATCTCATTGAACCTGCTCACATTGGATACTTTAATTGATTGGTGGGAAACTCAGATTGAAACTAATTCAAGCATATTAAAAAGTCTCCCGCACATACAATGTGTTAATAACCCTGACTATTTTGATCCTATATACATGCCAAATGAGATGAAAGAGAAAGCTAAAGATACTCTACAACGAGTAATTCAATTATCTGCTGAACGCAATTTAGGAGATAAGTACACTTCGGCAATTAATAACATACTTAATACTGTAATAAACAAACAAGTTGATAGCGAGTTGCGAATCAATAAGTGGTTAGAAATGCAAAAATTTGTTACGTCATTAGATAAGCATCGTAATAGAAATATATTTGATTATATACCGTATATGAAAGATTATTGGATATAATATGGGAATGATGTTAAACACCAATGCATTTTACTATCTTGATAGTATTAAAGAATTGCGTAGTGGGTCAGTATGGTGGCAGCACTTGAATTTTGTAGATAGTGATTACTACTACTATGAATTTAAACATATGTCAGTTTTTCAAATGTTTCCGATTGAAGATTTAATTCCTGCAAGAGACATACAACGAATAAGAAATAGAGAAATTAAATTAGTTGTAAATAATAGCCATGAATCATTTCACAATGTTGTTCAAGGTGTATATGAAGGATTGATTGTAACAGCTAAACTACCACCTAGTCAAATTATTTTAATGTCAGAGTCCGCAGATATATTATTTGAAATTAGAAAATTTAGCAAATTGTATAATGTAGAAGAAATGAAATGTGTATGGACACGCATAATGGAGTTTGACATAAAATCTAACAAACAATTGATAATGTCTGTAGATGGATATACTGAACTAAACACACTAAAAGATAAAGTATACAATAAAAAATTTATCAACTTTAATAGAAGATGGAGATTGCATCGCCCAGTGCTGGTTAGTTTATTGTATGCTAATAACTTGCTAGACAAAGGGTATGTTAGCATGGCATCAAGTGATGACAACAGATCATGGCAAACTGTTTGGAGTAGTATGTTAAGCTGTCACGCAAATACTCCTGAGATAGTTAATCTTTTGAAGAATAACGAACAACAGATATTAAACATGCCAAATTTGTATATCGATACAAACGATTTAGTTACAAATCGAGCAATACTAGATTCCTCTACTGATTACCTATATGAAAATACTTATTTTAGTGTAGTGTCTGAGACTAATTATTATACCAGTGATACGTTTGAAGATGGATCACCAAGTGTTAGTTACCATGGGTTTGGTAGGCATTTAACTGAAAAAGTTTTTAAAACTATAGCAAATAAACACCCGGCATTGTTAGTATCTCCTCCCCATTCTTTGATTAAATTAAGAGAGTTAGGATACAAAACATTCTCCCCATGGATAGACGAAAGTTATGATTTAGAATTAAATGACTCTAAAAGGATGTTAAAGGTAGTAGCAGAAATTAAAAGATTGTGCGAATTGAAACCCAATGAGTTATCAGAATTCTTAAATAACGTTAAACCAATCTGTGAATATAATCAAAAAGTGTTATTAAATCAAACTACATTCTTAACTCAACTAAACTGATGCACGAGAAATAATAGTTTTTCCAAAGTTTCTTTTTCTACCAAAATACATATTTTCTAAGAAACGGTCTTGGCTCATATCTTTATCTTCAGTAGTGTCAAATTTATAAATTGCACTATTTTTTATATTACTGTTGTCTTGAATATATCCTAAAAAATCATAATCAAAACTTTGATATCGTGGCAGAGCACCTAGGTCTCTGTAATCAATAACATAGTTTCTTTGGAATTGTAATAGTTGTTCTCTAACAGGAGATTCAATATTATAAGTTTCTCGCAAAAATTCATCTAATGATTCAAATACATAATTAATCATTTTGTCTTTGACCATGTACAGAGTAGTTCTGTGCATAAGGTTCCACCCAAATACTTCAATGTTACCAATCTTAGGGTGATCGATTCTACCATTGGTCATCCAGTTAGCAAAATAACTGCGTGTATCTGCGAATTGTAATCTAAACCATGAATCTTTTTTAATCCATTCATATAAATTTTCATAGAACACAGAATAGTCTATATCTTGTTTAGCTAAGTATCTAGCTATGTACGTTGTCAACCCATTGATATGAAATGTTTGTATAAAACTAGACCATACTAGAGTATCTAACATTAATTCATGCGGTATAGTTTTTGTTGATACTACTACATCAATGCTTTCATTTAAATCTTTGTCACCGTAACTACCACTCATATAATCATATACAGCAACTGATTCTAACTTGTATAGTTTTTTCTGCAATAAATTCATCTCAGCATTTTCTAGTAATTGACATTGTAGAATGTTAATTCCATTATGATTGCCCGCACGGAATATTTTCCAGAAAGCATTTTTCCATGATTCTACTGTCTCACCGGGTAAACCTAATATCAATTCTGTATATACTGGTATATTATTCTTATCACATAGTGCAAAGATTTCGTCAATCTTGTGTTGGTCAAGATTCCTGCGTTTTATGTTTTCTAGTACATCTTGATCCATGCTCTGTACGCTAACGGTAAGTCCTTGCCCAAAATTAGGAGATTCAGTTATTAGTTTTTTGACAATATCAACTACTTCATTCTTTTGATTTTTTGCCCATGTCATTGAGAAACTTTTTAAATTGTCCCACTTCTTTTGCACTTCAATTAATTTATCTACAATAGCATTGTCACGCTCTACAAACATTCCAAAGTTAGCATCGGTGATAGTGACGAATCCACAATGTTCTCCAATCCAATCTAATTCATCATATACCCTTTGCATATCAAACTTCTTTACTTTGTTATAGGTAAGACTTCCCCAGTCACAAAATGTACATGCATAGGGACAACCGCGATTTGTTTCTAGTGTAGCGTTCCATATTATGTTAGGATTTTCTGAAATTATTTTATCAAATATACCTGTCAAGTATGGACTAGGAATCTCATCTAACTCATTTATGCGGTTAGGATCTCCGGTATTAATCATTCCATTAGGAGAGTTAATTAACAATCCAGGTATGTGCGTATAGTCCGAATCAAAATCTTCTAATATACGCTTGAATGTCACTTCTCCTTCCATCTTGATTACTAAATCCATAAACGGTTCTTTCTCAAACAGTTTAGTATCTTCAATAGCAGGTTCTGGTCCACCAAAAACAATTAAACACTTTGAATTAAGCACCTTTATCATATGTGCTAATTTATAATTGTAACGATGGTTCCAGACATAAGTCGAGAATGCTACTAGGTCACTGGTGCTGAGTTTTAATGCTAATTCATCAATAGGTTCCCTGCGCCATACTAAGTGATGTAATTTCCAAGATTCTTTGATTTTTTCATCATTCAATGCGTAACTTAAAATCACCCCGGCTGAATATGGCAAATAATAAGCATTAAACTCTTTGGGTCCTTGCTGAAAATTGGGTTGTACGAAACTAATTTTCTTTTTCTTCATCTATTATTTACTAAATAATTTTAACCATTATATTAAATAAGGAAATTTTGTGACAACAGTATCAATGATTGGGGTAGGTAAATTAGGGCAAGAGTGTGCTGAAGTTATGGCACAACATTATGATGTAGTAGGTTATGATGTAGAGAACAGAAATCCTGCTTTTCCTATGAAAAAAACAATTGAAGAAGCAGTACAAGGTAGAGATATTATCTTTATTGCAGCACCCACCGCGCATGACCCCATATATGGCGGCGAGACTCCAACTAGTCATTTGCCTAATAAAGATTTTGACTATTCTATAGTTACTAACATCTTATTGGAAGTTAATAAGTATGTAAATAAAAACCAATTAGTTGTATTGATTAGTACAGTGTTACCGGGGACAGTTCGTAATATATTAGAACCTTGTATCACTAATGCTAGATTTATTTACAACCCATATCTTATAGCTATGGGTACTACTAAGTGGGATATGGTAAATCCTGAAATGGTTATTATTGGCACTGATGATGGTAGTATTACTGGAGACGCAAAAGAATTGATTGAGTTCTACAAAGTGTTTATAGAGAATGATCCTAGGTATGAAGTAGGAACATGGGATGAAGCCGAGTCTATTAAAATTTTCTATAATACGTTTATATCTACAAAAGTTGCATTAGTTAATATGATACAAGATGTTGCTGAAACAAATGGCAATATTAATGTAGATGTTGTAACTAACGCATTATCAAAAAGTACACATAGAATCACTGGGCCTGCATACATGAAAGCTGGCATGGGAGATGGTGGTGCATGTCATCCAAGGGATAATATTGCATTGCGTTATCTAGCCGATAGATTAGATTTAGGGTATGACTTATTTGATGCTATAATGAAAGCACGAGAAGTACAAGCAGATCGCATGGCTAAAAAATGTTTACAGTACGGCAAGAATGTTACTATTATAGGAAAAGCATATAAGCCTAGTGTGCCGTATACTAACGGAAGTGGTAGTATGTTAGTAGGACATTATATAGAACAGTACGGCGGAATAGTTAACTACTATGATGTTAATACCGGTGATCTAGATTTAAAAACAGATAGTACAGAGGTGTACTTAATTGGTTACTGGGAGCAATGGGTAAGAGATATTGATTGGGAAAAAGAAACAAAACGAATTTATACTTTTATTGATCCATGGCGCGAAATGCTTCCAACGTTAGGACATGTAGTTAAGCATTATGGTAATACTAGGAAATTTAAATGACCCCTACTACGCTATTACTAAAAATATGGCCAGAATTACAAAATCATATAGATAATATACATATTATTGATTCGCACTTACATACCGCATTTCCTACTACTAGCAATGAAATAATTGTAAAAGACATACTACAAGCAAAAAAAGAAGGAAAAACTAAGTTTTTATTTTATCTGATAGGTGAAGGAATAGTATTGCAGATGCTTCAAAAAATTCAAGATATTGCTAGTTTACTAAAAAATAATATAGATTCTAAAGATTTAATTTATGTATGTGGTGCATCAGATGGGCTAGAAGTGTATGAAAAAATATATAAACAATACAATTGGAAAAACAAAATTTCAGTAATATGTGTTAACGCACATTGGTTTAGTTTAAATTATTCAATATTAAGTTCTTTGCCAGTTGAATATAATATAAAAGAAAAAGAAAAAGTATTTCTATGTTTTAATAAAATGCCTAGAAAGCATAGACTAGATTTATTAGAATTGATGTATTCCTACATAGACAAAGGATATTATTCATTTGAAGGGCCAGGACTCAATTGGGATATATTATCTGATGAATATGTTAATATAAAAAAGAATCGTAATAAATTTCCTTTAAGGCTTAATATCACTACAGATAGAAGTAATCCAATTGATATTATACCTGATGACATAAAATATTTTGATGATAGTTATTTCAGTATAATAACTGAGACATTGTTTTATACTGAACCAAATTATGGAGTTGATTCAACTTTTATAACTGAAAAAACATTCAAATGTTTAGGTTGTATGCATCCCTTTGTTATGTTAGGTAGACCCCACACATTAAAAGTTCTGAGAAAAATAGGGTACAAAACATTTAGTCCATTCATTAATGAATCATATGATTCTATTGAAAATAATGAAGAAAGATTGATAGCAGTCTTTAAAGAAATACAAAGATTAATTTCTAAACCAGCTGAAGAATGGATAGAATGGCAAACTAATATAAAAGAAATTGTAGAACATAACAAACAGCATTTCCATTCGTCAACTGATTATAGCACAACTAAAAACATTGAAAAATATTTCACATAAACAGTAACTGTTTAAATATAAGATGCTACGAGATGTCTTTTATTACGGCTCTAAACCCAATATTCACCCAAGAGAAAGATTTGCAACTTCAATAGAAGATGCTAGAAATCAATGTACCACGGAACATTTTTGGATAATCAACGAACATTGTGATTATCGTAATTTTGATTGGGATTTTGACTTTGAATTCTTGCCCGATGAGGATGTTTGGGCAGAAGAACATAACAATGTATGGCCTAGCTTTCATCAAAAAGATAGTGGCACATGGTTATGCCCTAAACAATATAGTGAAATAATTATATATCGTGCTGATGTTGATCCACTAAAAAGAAAAAACGAAAAAAACGACAATTGGGTATTGCTAGATTTAGTTGATGAAACTAAATTTGATTTCAGTTGGCATCCAGATCCATCTAGCCCTCCATATGTATATGTATGGGGTAATAAATGGAATCCGGTAGAATTACAACCAGTACTAGAATATCATGCTCCTTATTCGCATGATATTGATCGTAAGTATATGGATCAAGTAGTTGAATTATTACCCAGCAAAAATTTTAAAGAAATAATACCTATTGATAAGTCTAAGTTTGATTTGTCATGGAGACCTGACCCGAGAGAACCTCCGTTTGTGTATGTATGGGGTAGCAAGTGGAATGAAGCAGCGGTTGAACCTGTATTAGCTTATTATTGTCCTAACGCAACTAACAGAAAATATCTTGATACTTTATTAGACTTGATGCCTAATAAAATTAATTGGGAAATACCTGATAACATTGACACTGCTGAATTTGATTTTAGTTGGAGACCTAATCCAACTAGTCCTCTATATATATACGAATTTGGTACTCAATGGCAAAAGACAGGTGGGCCAAGGTATATAGTTAAAGATGCCACAGACATAAAATATATAGATATTCAAAAAGCAAAAAGATTGCCTAATAGGGAAAACTGGAAAGAAATACTACCAGTAACTAATTTTGATTACTCATGGCACCCAGATGATACCGAACCTCCGTTTGTGTATGTATGGGGCAGCAAGTGGAATGAAGCAGCGGTTGAACCTGTATTAGCTTATTATTGTCCAGGGGCAACTAAACGAAAATATATGTTCGATGAAGTTGAATTATTGCCTGATCAAACTAATTGGGAAATACCTGATAATATTGATGCTACTAAGTTTGATTTCAGTTGGAGACCTAATCCAACTAGTCCACCATATATTTACGAATTTGCTACTATATGGAATAACCGCGGTGGTCCAAAATATGTAGTTAAAGATGCTACACAATTTAGTTACGTAGAAGATATCAAAGCATGTACCAAAGCAAATAAAAATAACTGGAGCATACCGTCTGACATAGACACAGAAAATTTTGATTTTACATGGGTTCCCCACCCAGATGCACCCCCATACATATATCAATTTGGTACACAACATCAAAAGACAGGTGGACCAAAATATATAGTTGAAAATGCCACTGAAATAAAATATGTAAGCGTTCAAAAAGCAAAAAGATTGCCTAATAAAAAAAACTGGAAAGAACTTCTTCCTATTGATAATTTTGATTACTCATGGCACCCTGATGATACTGACCCTCCATTAATATATGAATTTGGAACACAGCATCAAAGTACAGGTGGATTGAGATATGAAGTTGAAGGCGCATCTGAAATTAAATATATAGACACCTTAAGGGCAACAGTGGTTACCACAGAAATATCACCAAATTGGATCATTCCAAATACTATTGATATTAGTCAGTTTGATTTTAGCTGGCACCCCAACACTAATGAAAAACCATACATATACCAATTTGGAACACAACATCAAAAAACAAATGGCCCAAGATATGTAGTTGAAGATGCAACTGAAATAAAATATATAGATGATATAAAATCTGTGCGATTAGCTACAATGGTTAATTGGAAAGTATCTGATGGTATAGATGTTAGTAACTTTGATTTCAGCTGGCATCCCGATGATACCAGCCCACCGTTTGTTTATAGATTTGGTACAATATTAGATAGGGATGACGGTCCTAGATATTTGACCCCTGATAACACTGGTGAATCAGTGTATATGGAAAGAATAGTTTTAGAAAAGCCAATTGAAATTGAAAAATCTTATCCTAAATATTTGTTGACCACTTCATTAGAAGATTTGATTAAACAACATCCTGACGAAATATTTTGGGCATTAAATCCTCACATAGATTATACTAATTTTAATTTTGATTGGAAACCTAGTATTGAGCAGTCACAGTATATTCAAGTGTTTGGTTCAAGTGAAAACACAAAAACACAAACTTTTTTAGTAAACTCTGTAATGTGGCTCAGAGGAAATACTGAGTTTAATTGGGTAGAAGAACAAATAAAAAATAAAATTGATATGTTCTTTGTTGATAGAAGTAATATTGAATCACAAACTAGATTTGAAAAACTTAAGATTAGATTCCCAAATATAATAAAGACAAGATATTTAAACAGTTGGGTCGATACAATAAATCGCTGCATCAATCGTGCTACCAGTAATTTATGTTGGATACTCAATAGTGAATTAGATTACACTGATTTTGATTTTGAATATTATCCTAACCCATGGCAAATGAAGATGGTGCATGTGTTCGGCACTCAGTGGAGTCATTGGGGTACCACTTACTTAGTTAATAAAGAAACATTCCCGCAAGATACCAAATATATAAAAATTATTGAACATCTTTCTAACTTGAATTTTGTTAAAACTATAAAAGCCAAAGCGTCTAATGTATTGTATGATATAGTTTATATCGACCATGACAATAAAGACTTGTCTAATATCAATAACTTAATTATTAAGTATGAAACTAGTTATTTGAATACTTTTAAGAGTATGCTAGATAAACTCCCAGTAAAAAAAGAACATTATGTGTGGGTAGCTAGTACAGTATGTGATTATAAAGATTTTGATTTTACTTATATTTGCGACCCATTTGCTAAAGAACACTTACATGTATTTCCTAGCGATAGGCAAAAGTTTGGTGACACATTTTTAATTGATGTTAATAAACTTAGAACATTGATTGATAATATGAACTCTTTGGAAGAGTATGGGAAGATTAACTATAATCAACATCAAAGAGTAAACCGATTGCCGGCTCCAATCATTATTACAGAAAATGATACACATGCTTCTAGCGTAAATACTGATTTTAATTTTCCATACGCTGTGTTTGTGACTGAAGATAATAAAAACATCAATGCCGTTGATGTTGAACCAATGAATCTATGGAGCAATGAAACTAAAAATATTACTATTACTAGTACAGGTGGAACAAGAATTATAGTTCCAAAAGAAGCTAAACAGTATGTAAAGAAAGAGTTATACGATTATCCATACATTATTAAGAATAATAAACTTATAGAATCTAACCCATTGGACATTGTGTTCTTTAGTAACGGTGAAACTAGTGCTGATAGAAATTACGAACATCTATTAAAGATAACACAAGGATTACCAAACAAAATTACTAGAATAGACGGTATAAATGGTCGTGTAAAAAGTCAACACGCTGCGGCAAATAGTAGCAATACACCATGGTATTTTTTAGTAAACGCTAAATTAAAAGTATCAGCAAAGTTTGATTTTAACTGGCAACCGGACAGATTACAGATACCTAAGCACTATATATTTCATGCTACCAATCCAGTGAACGGGTTAGTATATGGTCATCAAGCTATCGTTGCTAACAACAAAAAACTTACATTAGAGAACTTTGGTACTGGGTTAGACTTTACAATGGATAGTGAGCATGAAGTTGTTCCTGTTAATTGTGGTATTGGTATGTATAACAGTAGTGAGTGGGATGCATGGCGTACAGCTTTCCGTGAATGTATTAAGTTAAAAGCATCCAAAACGGAAGAAAATGAAATACGATTAAATACATGGCTAACAACAGCAATTGGTGACTTTGCCGAATATAGTTTACAAGGTGCCCAACATGCTGTACAATATTATGAACAAGTCAACGGTGACTTAACACAATTACGACTAAGCTATGATTGGGTTTGGTTAAAAGAAAAATTTAAAAATATATATGAGTGAATTATATCAATATAAAAAAAAGATAGTGGAATCAAGACCACTAGAGCCTGACGCTGATATTAAGCATCTGGCTATGTTGCAAGCTATTGCACCTTATGCAAAAACTAAAGTTCAAAAAAATGTAACTACTATTGATATCAACTATGCGTATAGAAAAACAAAGTTATTATTAATACTTTGTCCAGAATGGGCACCAATGTTTCCACCGTTCAATCTTGCAAGACTGTCTGCGGTTGCAAAAGGCGCTGGATATGAATCTAATTGTATTGATTTGAATGTAAAGGCATATAACTTATCTCACAAATGGCGAAATGATGGACTTATTGATTTCGACCCGTGGGACGGCGCAAGAGATTGGAAATGGTTAGCAAAAGACTACCATAGTGATATACATCCGCATCTGAGCATTTTATTAAACAAATACATAGAACAGATTGTTAAAAATCCTCCTGACGTTATAGGATTTACTATGTACTATACAAATGCAGAACCAGTTAAGTATATGGTGAAAAAATTAAGAGAAAGATTGCCAAATATTAAAATACTAGTAGGTGGTCCTAATATTAGACCTTGCCAAGAACCACATGCTTGGAGTGGAGAAGATGATAATATGTTTGATTATGTTATCAATGGGGAAGGTGAATTACTTCTTTTAGAAATTTTAGAAGAAATTGAAAACGGAATAATTCACGACAAGGTTCAAAAGCTAGCACAACCTGAAGAACAAAGATTAAATTTGAATGACTTGCCTATGCCTGATTATTCTAATTTTGATTTCAATGAATATGAATTTCCAAATGGAGTTAATAGTGAACTGAGTAGAGGTTGTACTGCAAAATGCACCTTTTGTGAAGAAACACATTTTTGGAAATATCGTCAACGCATGGCTACTGATATTCTAAAAGAAATAGAAACATTATACTATGAAAAAGGAACTGACATAGTTTGGTTTATTGATAGTTTGGTAAATGGAAATCTAAATGAACTTAGAGCCTTCTGCAAAGGAGTCATTGCTAAAGGTATGAAAATTCATTGGACTGGATATGCAAGATGTGATGGACGAATGGATTTAGCATTCTATCAAGATTTAGCTGATTCAGGTTGTCATATGTTAAACTATGGCATAGAGTCTGGAAGTCAGCCTGTACTAGATGATATTGACAAAGGTGTTACTATTGCTGAAATGGAACAAAACTTTATAGATGGGAAGAAAACTGGAGTAAATGCTTTTACCAATTGGATAGTAGGGTTCCCAACAGAATCATATCAAAATTTTGCAGATACAATGACTTTTTTATGGCGTAATAGAAATAACAACATAGCTAATATTGCTGCTGGATTTGGATTTGGTTTAGGTATGGATACTATTGTTGGACAAAATCCTGATAAGTTTAATTTACTAGCACACAAGTATGCAGGTGGATGGATAACTAAAGATTTCAAACTTTCTAAATTTCATGTCATGGTTAGGATGAAAGTATTTGCAGTATTCTTGCAGCATTTGTTAACTGAAAAATCAGTTTCAATCCCGCAGCGTGGTAATTTGCCAATGCATCATTATAAAATTGTGTTTGATGATCCTACAATGCAAAAAGAAATTGAATATGAAAACTTTGATTACAATATAATACATCCTGACATCAATCCCTTTGCTGATAGTTTAGTAAATGAAATATTTACATTGTTTAGAATACTATGGCGTACACGAGGAGGATTTACTGCTACAATTAAATTTGATCAAGATTTAGATATGATAGAATTTGGTGAAAGAAATGCCGGCCCTTATTGGGCTAATCATAATTTTACAATAGATGATGAAGGTAATTGGGAAGCAGATTTTGATTATTACTATCAACAACCGGTCACTATTATCGATCCAGTAGATCCTTTATCGGCAAAATCTCCGTTTTTTGCACAAGATTATTCTAGACAACAATCTAATGCATCCATTCGTGCTAGAAAACTAGCTAAACCAAAGTGGGGAGACGGTGGCAGAAATCACGAAGAATTCATGGAGTTAATTGCAGAAGAAAGACATTTAAATAGTACAATTGATTTCTCATTTAAACATAAATGGCAAGATACTGGTTCATGGGCAAATCCTGAAAGATATAACGTAGCTGTTCCTAATTCACATACTACATCTCCAAAACATTATACACCCATTAAATTTGACAAACTAGAATTTAAAAGTGTATAATAAATACATGATAGTCAAATTCGCAAACAAGATAGGACAATTACATGGAAAGTTTTTCATGTGGTTAGGACACAAAGCCGAAACTAATCCATGGTGGGCGGTCGCATTGACTGTCTGGGCATTGTATGAGATTGGTGAACATATTGCAGGGCCAGTGATGGCAGTGTTATATGCTACTGGACATCTAAGTTTTGTTTGATGAATGTAGAAAAAGAAACCATCTATCATTTCACTTGTGCTGAGTGTAAAGGGTGGTTTAGTATCGCTACTATGGAAGCGTGGAAACCAAAGAAGTTATATTGTCCACATTGTGGCAAATTATCAGAGGAGAACGTATGTTTATAGGATTGATGGGGGTTGACAGTGATGGTCGGACCATGTATACTCCTAGTGGTGAGAAGATATTTTTCACACTGCCTTGGGGACTAGCATGGCGGGTGCAAGAAATCCAACATTGGATCGCTAAGAAAACTTGGTGATAAATAGAAGTTATTGTTGTAATCCCTTCAAAGCGAAGGACTTCTGGACGCGGGTTCGACTCCCGCCAGGTCCACCATAAGCATACTCACTCGGATAGGTGTACGCACTTATCTTTATCAGTTTCGATCTGTAGGAGTATGCTTCTGACGGGCCTGCCCTGGTTTCGACAGAGGTAGATAGTAGAGACGGCAACACGGTAGGCGATGACCGTTAATCAAGCAAATTTCATAACTGCAAACGATGAGTTATATTCTTTAGCTGCTTAAGCTAAGGTGCAGTAGGACTTACTGTATAAAAGAAACAACCAGAACCCGCTTCGGCGGGTTTCTTATTAGTAGTAACACTAATAAAGATTCATACTTTTCACTATGTTATTTAGGTTATGGCAACACATATAAACGATATATACAATGTCAATTTGATATAGGAGAACAATTATGAAATGGACTACCCCTCAAGCAAGCGATATGCGTTTCGGTTTTGAAATTACCATGTATATTGCTAATCGTTAATTCACATATTAACCAAAAAAGACACTTAGGTGTCTTTTTCCATATTAAGTAGAATACATTGCGTAATCAGTGTATACTCTTTGCTTGAATACATAATTTATTTGACAGGATTTGTCGGACTAAATATTATTCTAACCCCAGAAGGGTTATTATAAACTAAAGGAAATATAATATGAAGAAATATGCTTTACTCTTGGCCCTAGCATTGGCCTCAGGTTTTGTGCTAGCACAAACCGCTCCCCAAGTCAGCGTCTATGGCAAAGTACGTGAGTATCAAGAATCATACACAGCTGGTACCGCTAGTGCCCTCACTCGGTTGACCAATGACTCAAGCCGCTTAGGTGTAAAAGCCTCTAGTGATGTTGGTGATGGAATCACCGCTGCCGTTATCATCGAAACTGGCGTAGCAATGGACGCACCAAGTGCTACCACTTTAGGTGATCGTACTTCACTCTTTAGCTTGAGCAATAATTTAGGTTCTTTAGGCATGGGTCGTGACAAGCACAGTGTAGTTCGTGTGTTGGATAACTATGACGCATTTGACAATGCGTATGGCACTATTGCCGCTACCATTCACTCTGCACAAGGCAGTCGTTTGCAAAATGGTTTGTTCGTGAACACAGCAAGTATCGCTGGCTTCACAGGACAATATGTGATGGCTAATAGCGAAACTGCTGGAACTACTAATGTTCAGACTGGTAGCATCAGCTACACTTTGGGACCTATGTCTGCTACAGTCGCTCGTTATGATGACAGCAGCACCAGTCTCAGCACTATCGTTGGTGTGAAATACAAATTGGTTAGTACTGGAACTACAGTGTTCGGAATGTATAGCGATGACAAGGTATCTAATGTAAGCACCACAGGTTCTAGCGTTGGTATCAGCCAAGCAATCGGTGATCGTTTTGCAGTTCAAGGTACATATGGTCAGACTAACACTAGCGTGACCGGTCGTGGTTTGGGTGTAAGCTATGCGATGAACAAAGCATTGACATTCAATGCTCGTTGGAGTTACCTAGATGCTGCTACTGATATTAATCAATACGGTGTAGGCGTAGAATTCAATTTCTAATCTAACTCAAATTAGAACAAAGGGCACTAGTTGCCCTTTTCTTATGGATGTAATATTACTGTCACAATTATGTCACTAAATATTTGTGTAACACACAAGGAGATTACATGAAAAAACTGTTTACAACATTATTGGCAGTGATAGCATTCGCTGCATCAGCACAAGAGATTACAGGAGCCGGGGCAACATTCCCGGCTCCGTTATATGCAAAGTGGGCGAGTGAATATAACAAGTCTACCAACATCAAGATCAACTATCAATCAGTTGGTTCAGGCGCAGGCATCAAGCAGATTGAAGCAAAGACCGTCACGTTCGGTGCAAGTGACATGCCACTCACCGATGACAAACTTCAAGCATCAGGCTTGTTTCAGTTTCCTACAGCAATTGGTGGAGTTGTTCCGGTAATCAACCTCAAAGGAATTGAGCCCGGACAACTACGCTTGACAGGTGCAGTCATGGCTGATATCTTCTTGGGCAAGATCACCCGTTGGGATGATGCTGCTATCAAATCATTGAACCCGTCACTAGCATTGCCCGATCAAGCTATCACAGTGGTTCGCCGTGCAGATGGAAGTGGCACAACATTCATCTGGACCAACTACTTGAGCAAAGTCAGCAAAGAGTTCAAAGATACAATCGGTGAAGGCACTGCTGTTAGTTGGAAAACAGGAGCAGGTGGTAAGGGTAACGAAGGCGTTTCTGCTATGGTTCGCCAACTTCCGGGGGCATTGGGCTATGTTGAATATGCTTATGTAAAACAAGCCAAGATGAACTGGGTCAATGTGCAGAATGCAGCAGGCAATTGGGTAGCACCTACAGAAGATGCATTCAAAGCAGCCGCTGCTAACGCTGACTGGAACAAGAGTTACTATCAGATATTGACTAATCAAGCAGGCAAAGAAGCATGGCCTATCAGTGGTGCTACATTCATTCTTGTTTATGTAAAGCCAGGTGATGTTGCTGCATCTAAAACTGCTCTAACATTCTTTGATTGGGCTTTCAATAATGGCGACAAAGCCGCAGATGAGTTAGACTATGTTGCATTACCGGCAGCAGTCAAAGCTAAGATTCGTTCTGATTGGAAACAACTAGGATTATTTTAAACCGACCTCAAGATAGAGAGGAGGCTGGAACTCGTAACCAGCACTAAGAGCCGAAAGGCTCTTTTTTATTAGAATAATAATAATGAAAACATATAGATCAATTTTTATCTCTGATGTGCATTTAGGAACCAAAGATTGTCAAGCTGACAAACTCAACAACTTTCTAAAGCATAACTCATGCGATACACTATATCTAGTAGGGGATATAATTGATGCATGGCGTATCCAACAAAATAAATGGCGTTGGAAGCAGAGTCACACTAATGTAGTCCGTCGTGTTCTTGGTCACGCTAAACGTGGAACAAGAGTTATATATGTTGCTGGTAATCACGATGAATTTCTACGCCCGATGATTCCATATGGATTCAGTTTTGGACTCGTTGAGATACACAATCAGATAGAACATATAGGTGCAGATGGCAAGCATTATCTTGTAGTGCATGGAGATTTGTTTGATGGTATAACTAGACTAGCACCTTGGATAAGTTTCTTAGGAGATTATGCATACGATACTATCCTAGCATGGAATAGCAGATTCAATTGGATAAGACATAAGATGGGATTTGGTTATTGGAGTCTTAGTCAGTATTTGAAACAGCGTGTGAAAAAAGCTGTTGATTTTATTTTTCACTTTGAACACAACCTCGCTAAGTACTGTAAGAAGCGAGGCTTTGATGGGGTTATATGTGGACATATTCACCATGCTGAAATCAAAGATATAGATGGAATCACTTACATGAACGACGGTGACTGGGTAGAGTCATGCACAGCATTGGTAGAGCATCATGATGGTAAGTGGGAAATAGTTACATGGACTAGAGAAAATGATCAAGACGATACTGATAATAACGGATAACTTACCAGAGCAAATAAATGGCGTTGTCACTACATATAAGAATATTGAGGCGTGTGCGGTTCTGGACGACTATCGTGTTGTTTTCCTTACTCCCATGGAGTTCCTATTTTTTGATTGCCCAGGCTACAGTGAAGTTAAAATTTCGATTCCCTGGAAGATTGGGGAGAAGATTAGGGCGGTGGCTCCGGATTATATACACATCGCCACAGAGGGTCCTCTTGGTCTCTACGCTAGATTTTATCTTGACCGGCACTATCGTAGGTATAATACTGCTTATCATACAAAGTATCCTGAAGCCTTACATAAGTATCTAAGGATACCACAATCTATAACTTGGAAATATGTGAGATGGTTTCACAAACATAGTGGTCGTGTATTGACTACTACAGATAGTATGGTGAAGGAACTGAAAGAACATGGCTTCTGGGGCGAGATCAACTCATGGACCCGCGGCGTTGACCGAAGCATATTTAATCCCGGTTATCGCGGCAGCAGAGGCACCGGTCCTGTGCTGTTGTGTGTGTGCAGACTCAGCATAGAAAAGAATCTGGATGCGTTTTGCAGTTTGGATTATCCTGGTGCTCGCAAAGTATTAGTAGGTGACGGGCCGGATCGTGCTAGACTGGAAAAACTATATCCTGATGTGGAGTTCAAAGGATTCAAGACCGGCTTCGCTCTAGCACAATGCTATGCTGATGCTGATGTGTTTGTGTTTCCTTCACGGTGGGAAACATTTGGCATTGTGATGATTGAAGCCATGGCCTGCGGCACTCCTGTAGCAGCATACCCTGTGCTAGGACCATTAGATGTTGTTGAGCAAGGTGTCACTGGATTTGTGAATGAGAACCTAGCTGATGCTATAACTGGTTGCCTACAATTAGATAGAGATAGAGTATTAGAAGGTAGCCAGCGTTGGAGTTGGGAGAGAGCCTGGAAGATATTCCGCGACAATCTTACTCCGCTTTAATCTTCATAATCTTGACGCAAGTCAGGATCAATCAACTGCCCACGCATCAGATATAATGGACTCTTGCGATAGATGACAGCATCATGGAATGGATCTGTCATTATCTTTAAGCACCATACTAGTGCTACTTTGCGGCTTTGAATAGCAGTAAGTTGTATCATTCTAAACACAACTGCTGCTAATCCTAACCATAACCAACCCCAACCAATCCTATCTATTAGTGTGTCTGGTGCAGCGTCTGGCATCACAAAGTTAAACAATGCCGCATCAAAGTATGCCAGCAACGGCACAGCCAACCAGCAAGCGATCAATACTCGTTTGCGTTTGAGATTGTATCCAATCTTGATAGCCTCTTTATGATCTTGTGTGGCCTGATTGTATGTGTCGTAATCTTTGGGTTCAAAGAAGAAATGTCCTGCTTGTCTTGTAGTCATTGAGATAAACCACGCGATGTAAGCACTAATTACGGGATCAATGAATAGATAAGCATATGCTACTATGAATGATAATGCACTAATTAAATGCAAAAATTGATTTATCCTGCTGTGATGATAATAGCGATGATCGTCCCAGCGTTGCACTCTTAATGTCTCTAGTATTTCTTTCATAGTTTACCCCATTTTACTATTTAGTGAAATTTTTATTTCACTATTATGACAATAAATACAGACAACAAAGGGGGAATCCATGCGTCACCTAATATTGGCATTGTTATGCCTAACAACCACTATTTCATTTGCCCAACTAGCAGAGTATGACAGAAAATTAACTTGCGGAAAAACTAAATTTGTTCTTGAGGCACTAACCAAGATGGCCAAAGAGAAAATAATCTGGGTTGGAGATAGCAAATACTCTGATACTCAAACCGTTGTGATGATCAATACTGAGACCCTCACTTGGACTGTAGTTCAATATGACAAGACTATGGCGTGTGTATTGAACAATGGTGAAGGATTTAAGATCAGAGACAAGGATCTAGAATAGGGTATTACCTATTCATTAAATCGTTAGTGAAATCTAACAACAATTCGTGCTGCTCGCCGCCGTGCCACTTGCCCTTCATGTAGCTGTAGCTATCATACCAAAACTGTTCACTTTCAGGATGACAACCAATCAGTCCTATGCGTTTTTGATAGATAGCCATCGCATCACCATTTGCGTATGTAGCGACCGTTCTGAATTTGTGTCTATTGCCAACTAGCGAACACCCATCATAGAAGAACATGTTCATGGGTTCGTCTTTCCATGTTATTGCTAAGTTTTTAGCATGTGGTCTACGTGTATCAGTACCAGGTTGTTTGATATACTGTACCGCATCAACATCATCTAGTACATTCAAGTAATGACTACCTGCCCAATATGCACCCATACAGATACCTAAGTATCTACCGCCACCATGGATGAAATCTTTTACTCGTTTTCCGTTGTTTTTGAAAAGTTGTTTGAATGTATCACTATCCCCGATCCCTCCCGGAACAGCAATCATATCTACCCCGTCAAAGAAATCGTATTCTAACTTATTTTTACTAAAGATTTTGAAGTTATAATACTCACTTAAAGCCTTCATCATCCCGTTTCCTGATTGGACGGAGCATTTCGGGTCGTACAAGAATAATGCGATTGTGGGTTTCACAATCTTATTTATGTTTGTACAACATCCTTGACATAAATACCAAAAGGTATTATAATAACAATATGAAAATCCAAACAGCACTAGATTGGCAAGAAGTATCAGATAGACTAAAGACTGATCTACACCGCATGGGTTACAATCCAGACTTGAAAAAGATGTATGATAATATTCAAGTTATGGTGACCGAACTAAGCAAACTTGAAGTAAATGGTCGTAGAATTCGCAGTACAGATTATACCCAAACTCAAGTTGACAACATTAATAAAGCGATAGACCACTTGGAAAAGCTAATTCTGATGGGCCTACTAATGAAATAAACGGTTGACAATAAATGGTTTTGGGTATATAATACAATCTTAGACAGTCAATTATTGGAGTTAATTATGATCGTTTGGAATGTTCAAGTATACCGGGTCAATCCCGAGACTGCCCGACCCGATTTCTACAAGGTCCTAAGCGAGCGAGAGTTCGCGGTTGAAGGTGAAGTATATCTAGGAGCAGCCCAAGATGAGGCATATGGATATGCGGCAGTTTACAACCGTGAGCACTTCTACAACTACCCAGATACTCCTACAGGCTTTGCCTTTGTCACTGGACAGATCGACACTGATACTGGAGAGAATCTTCCCGGTTGACATTAAATGGTTTTGGGTATATAATACAATCTTAGACAGTCAACAAACGGAGTTTATATGATGATTGAAAAAGAAACTAAACACAAATCTGCTGGCAATTTTGCGTGGTTTGCTGAACGTGATGCAAGAATGCGTAGTATAGTGAACAGTTCTTTGTTTACTGAAATCCAAAAAATTCGTGCTGAACAAGTCAAATTGGGCCTAGAAATGGTCTATAGTGCTGATAGAGTTTATATTGAATTTCGCAAAACATTTATCAGCGTCAAAGTAGAGAAGCCCACCGTGCGTGATCGCAAGGGCCTAACAATGCTAGAAACTTGCTATGCAAACGAAGATTTTGAAAAGTGCAAGACTGCACAGGGTGTTACTTATCGTCTGTTTCGTAAAGTATAAAACTGTTTAAGGAATAAAAATGGCTTATAAAAAACCTGTACCCCTCAATCTTGCTGCCGATGATGTTTGGGCCGCTGCTTGCCAGGCACAACGATTGAATCAAGGCTACATCAAGGTTAGTGAAGATGCTCCTGCAGGGCAAACAAACCGCAATTTGGTAACAAAATTTCTTGCCGACACTACTCAAATCACCGACGAGGATCGTGAACAAGGTAAATTGGTTCGCAAATTCTATCAAGGATTTACATTCAAAATTCTTAAAGGTATTAAGTTGTCTGAATTTGACAACACTGCAATGCTACTTGCCAATCGTGAAATCATTGATACCAATTACGACCTTGCAGTAATCACTAGTTTGCCCTCAGGCTACGAGCGCGGCATGAAACGCCAGACTGTGGATCAGCGTATCAGTTTCGCTAAGGGCGGGTACATTAGCGTTGTGGGTAACAAAGTATCCCCTACGATTGAGGTACTCAAATCTTTCTATTCGCAAAATTGGAACACAAACTACATCACTGGTATCACTAGTGATGATCAGGTTCTATTCTTTGCATTCAAACAACCATTAGAAGTGGGCAAGATGTATGACCTTTATGGTACTGTCAAAGTTCACCGTGACAATGTTACCCAATTAAATAGGGTAAAAGTCCTTTCTGTAGTATAATGTTCGCATTCAAATCATTTTGGAGTTAATATGAAAGTTATTGTTATTGCATTCTTGTTAAGTATGCTTACCGCATGTGGTACTGTTGGTGGTGCAGTCAGTGGTGCTGGGTCAGACTTGACTAAAGCAGGCGAATGGATTCGGAGCAAATAACATGATGAATTTTCTTTTAGGCGCGGTAGTTGGTATCGTAGTATCTACTACAGGTGTAGCACCTATAGCTAGAATGCTAGATAGTGGTGTGAATCAAATAAAAGCTGTTGCACACGAGCAGGCTAATCAGTAATGTTTTGGTAAGCATGGCTAAACTAACATTGTTTCCCGGGGAAGAAACTAAGCGCCTATTAGGCGAATTGTCTATTCCTCAACATACTGTGGAAGCATTGGATAATTATTTCCTCAGAGGTTGGGAACCGGGCGGGTTCCTTACGAGCATTCTTACTAACGAACTATACGGTGCAGTTAGAAGTGCAGACTATGCTAACAAGCATGTTATCTATGAGATTGTACAATGGTTGACTCTTGAACCAATAGTTCCTAAAAATAGTTGGGGACATGAAAAACTAGTAGAATGTTGGTTGCATGATGTTGACAACCGCAGAACCAAGTTTGTTGACATGATGGAAAAACTATTAATCTGGGAAGAATTAAAGGCATAATATGAGTGGATGGAACATAATCACACAAATTCGTTCAATTGAACAACGGGCGGACTTGCTGGGCATGAAGTTGGCTCCCTATAAGCATGATGCCCGTTACGGTGACAATGTGGCATTAATCCCAAAAGACAATGACGCATTGCCCATCTATACCCGTGATGCAGTATTGTTTGCTGGTTCACTTGAAGGGGCTGGTCAGTGGATGCAAGGTGTATTGTGGGCACGAGAATACGACCGCATGAACACTGATAGGAACCTTGACAAAAAGCGTGAACGCAAAGAACAAGATGAACGCAATATTCAAATGGTCAGAATCTTAAAAGAAGAAAAACTAAGTTTGGTGCCAAATGATTAAAAATGTTATCATAGGTGTGCTAGGAGTAGCAGTAATAATGTGCTGGATCAAAGTTGATCCAGAATGCATGGCGCCTGAGGATCCAGACAGTGTGATAATTGAATATAAATGTTCTGAACTAGATGAATATGAGGATATTCCTGAGGAAGTAGTAGATGAATGTCGCATTAAAGCCGAAACAGTCACTAACAAAAAATCGTAGAAACAATTTCTGAATAAATATAATGTGAGTATATATAGGAGAAACCATGTCAGTTAGTTGGATATCTAAGTTGAATGAAAGTGATAGCCGAATTCATAAGGAAGAGGTCATCAAAGAAGCGTTAGACGCAAGTGTCCTAGGCAATGAAAGTGCTATTAATTTCCTTACCTTTGCAAAGGCCTGTTATAATCCGTATGTAACATTCGGTGTACGTGATGTACCAGAATCTAAAGGGGTTAATCATTGCCCTAATCCTTGGGATGAATTTGGCGATTTGTTGTACAAATTAAGTTTGCGTGAATTGTCAGGTAATGCAGCAATTACAGCAGTACATCAAATGGCATGGAAATTTGATAGTGAAGAATGGAATGGATTTGTTGCACCTATCATTCGTAGAGACCTTCGTGCAGGTATAAGTGAAAAAACAATTAACAAAATATGCAAAGGTACTGAATTTGAGATACCAATATTTGGTTGTCAACTAGCAACCACTAGTGAAGATAGACCCGAGATGCAAGGTATCAAACGGCTTGAACCTAAATTAGATGGTGTACGTGTATTGATGACAGTAACACCAAATGATACAGGTGGATGTGCAGTTATATGTTATAGTCGCAATGGCAAAGAGTTTGAAAATTTCAAACTGATTGAAGAACAGATTACTACTAATTATTCTTTATTGTTGAAAACAAATTCTAGGCTATTGAAGAAAGGTTTTGTACTCGATGGAGAAGTAATTGGAGCATCATTCCAAGAACTAATGCGCCAAGCACGTAGAAAATCTGATGTAAAAGCAGATGATAGCATATTTAATATCTTTGATATTATTCCATTAGAAGAATTCTTTAAAGGTCGTTGGGAAGAACCTCTTACTAAGAGACTTAAAGTATTAGATAAGATGAAAGAAGTAATTGAACTCATGCCCAATGTTGATTACTTGCCTCATATCAAAGTCAATTTAGATACTGCTGCAGGCCGCAATCAACTTGAACGCTATGCTAGAGAGAATGTAGCAGATGGGTTCGAAGGTATTATGATTAAAGACCTAGACGCATTCTATGAATGCAAGCGTACTACCGCTTGGATGAAATGGAAACCCACCGTTACTGTAGACTTGGAGGTTATTGATGTTGAAGAAGGCACTGGTAAGAATAAAGGACGACTTGGAGCTCTTGTTTGCGCCGGCGTCGACCTTGGGTTCGATATTTCAGTCAATGTTGGTAGCGGGTTTACTGACAGTGATAGAACTGACTATTGGGATAATAGTGATATGGTCATTGGTCGTACTGCTGAAATCTTGTGTGATACCATAACACAAAATAAAGACGGAACTTACAGTTTACGTTTTCCCAGATTCCTTCGCTTCCGAGACGATAAGTGATATAATATATCTTAACCAGGAGTTAAGATATGGAAGCACAATTTAAAGTAGGTGATAAGGTAGAAAAGGTCGGCGGTGACTATACCTTTGTAGGTCATGTTGTAGCAGTCTTTGCTAAACTAAGTGGCGCAATTCGTTTGGTCGTTGAAGATGACCGCGGCGTGTTGCATGTTTATAGTGAGAAAATTTTACGTTCTGTGGAGTAAATCATGGTATCAGTTGTTAAGAGCGAATGGCATCAAGTAGAGAAACGATATGGTCTAGAGATAGACACCGATCTATTGAGTGAGATTTATCCTGAATTGGATGAAGATGAGATTGAGGCAAAACTTGCTGAACTAGAATCAGGTGAAGAAGATATTGATACTATTCTAGGTGATGCCTATGACAATGATGTAGATATTGATTGGGATTATCTCAATGAAGATGATTGGTGGACTGACCGCAAGGGCGGATATGAAGTTACCTATAGTTTAGAAGAATGGGAAGTGCATGAAGATTATGTATCACCTATCACCCACAAATGTACTAAATGCAAATGGACTGGTTCAAAATTTGATGCAGAATGGAAATGGGAAGATGATAATGGTGTTGAGTTAGATGAAGCCATTAAGATTTGTCCAATGTGTGATAGTGCTACTGAATTGACCGAAGTTGGAGTCGAACAAGAAAAGAAAGATGCTGAAACTAAAGCGCGATGGCCATGGACTAGTGCAGAAGATGAAGAATCAACTGAGGCATAATCATGTACAAAACAGTTTATACCGAAGTAGAAGTTGATGTTGATTTGAGTGACTTTGAAACCGAAGATTTACTTGACGAATTAGCCAGTCGCAGTTCGTTGCCAATGGAAGAAGATTTTCAAGGTAAAGAATTGTTAGAAAAAATCTGGTTGAAGCGTAGACAAGGTAATCACGATTATCAAACAGAATTGGATCAACTAATCTATCAAGTTACTGGTCATATAATATGACACATCCATTAGTAGGTAGATCATATACCTTTGAGGATGGCAATCGCATGGAGATAATACAAGTAAGAGAACAAGATGAACACCGCGGTGGTGCTAGTGTTACTTACTTGGCTTATCAAGGTCCAGGCATTCCACAAAAGTTAGTATTAAATTTAGAACAATTCATTGATATCTACGGTCAGCTATTTGAATGACTATTTAGGTAGTCTGTTTCAGACTAAATAAACAATGCTCAAAAGAATTTTCAGTTTTTCCAATTTCACCTTATTAGTAGCATTAACAGTTAGTACTATCGCCGCATGGTATAGTATTATCGGGTTGACTACTATCTTTGCTGGAGCAGTAGTTCCAGTTATCATCATGGGTTCAGTACTTGAACTCGCTAAGATTACCACAACTGTTTGGTTGCGTAAGTATTGGCATCGTGCTGGATTACTACTCAAACTATACTTAGTGCCTGCTGTAATGGCTATTGCATTGATTACAAGCATGGGTATCTTTGGTTTCTTAAGCAAAGCACACATTGATCAAGGTATCGGCACAGGTGATATCGGTGCCCAAGTATCATTGCTTGATGAGAAAATAAAGACCGAACGTGATAACATAGAGACAAGTAAAAAAGCATTACAACAGATGGATGCTCAAGTAGACCAGATGTTGAGTCGTACTGATACGGATAAAGGTGCTGAGAAAGCAGTACAGATTCGCCGTAATCAAGCAAAGGAAAGAGTAGCATTACAGCGTGATATCGCTGCGTCACAGTCTGCAATTAAAACATTCAATGAAGAACGGGCACCTATTGCTAGTCAATTGCGTAAAGTAGAGGCTGAAGTAGGTCCTATCAAGTATATCGCTGCACTGATATATGGAGATAACCCTGATCAAAACATCTTAGAAAAAGCAGTACGCTGGGTCATCATCTTGCTTGTTATCGTGTTTGATCCATTAGCGTTGATGTTAGTATTAGCTGCTAATCAGAGTAAAGACTGGGACGATGAAGAACCCATAGAAGAAGTCATAGAAGAAGTCATAGAAGAACCTATAGAAGAACCTATAGAAGAAGAACCTATAGAAGAATTTGATATCAATGACCATCCATACTTGTTTACACCGGCTGGTAGTCAAACACCACCTGGAATAGAACCCGTACCTATCCAAGTCTACAAGAGTGAACCAAGTGACCCTATATTAGAGCCTTGCTATAAGTGTGGCACCCCATTAGTTGATGCTCCTGGCATCGGTCCATTCTGCCCAAATAAAGAGTGTGATGTTTTTGATAGTCCTTATCTGCAAGATATAGAGCCGGTTGTAATTGAAGAACCTATCAAGATAGTTGAATTGCCAGAAGTGATAGAATCTAATACTATTCCATACCAAGAATTAGATGGTGGTTATGTAATGTTTGACAACAAGCATATGCACAAAGATGTATTGACTGGCATGCGCCCAGATATATTAAAATTAGTTGCAGATTCGGGTAAACAAACTAAAACAAATTTTGGAACATCGTTTCCAACTATAGCTGGCAAAGGTGACACCTTTGTTCGGGTAGATTCCTTACCAAATAAGGTTTACAAATTTGACGGCGCAAGATGGATTATGGTCAACAAGGACCAATCCAATACCTATCTACACGACCAAGAATACATTAAGTATTTGGTTCAAAAGATTGAAGAAGGTGAATATGACATTGAATTGTTGTCCGAAATAGAGAAACAACAAATTGAAGATTATTTGACCAAAAACTCTTGAACTTTAATCCATTCTAGTATACAATACATATATCTTTAACTACTGGAGAAATCCAATGAAAATGAAACTTAAACTTACTGCGTTAGCATTTGCTGTGGCCCTTGTCGGATGTGCATCATCTGGTAAAAAAGATGAGGCCGCTGATAATAAAATTGAGCCGATTCGTTCTCAGAAATTGGCTACTAGTTTTAAAGCAGAGGCAATTACAATTGAATCTGAATGCAGCTGGTTCACTAGCAAGAAAAATTGTGACATTACGGCTATCGAGGCTGTAGGTACTGCTGCTACCAATGGTAATACTGAGAACAATGTCCGTGTAGCATTGATTCGTGCAGGCGACAAAGCCCGTGCTAATGTTCGGCACTTCATCAATGAAGATGTTAGCAGCAGCCGTGTAAATCGTACTATTGCTAAGAACATTGAGCAAGCAATGGACAAGATGAAACAACGTGCTCCTAGCGGCGATACTGTAGCACTGAGTGATGAAGAAGTGTTGAAGGCTAAGCAAGAAGATGCAGCCGATAAGTCTACCAACTTCATGGAACGTAACAACTACAACGACACTGCACACAATCTTACTGATAACATTGCAGTAAATGCACAAGGTATCTTGCGTGGTTTCCGTGTGGTCAAGCAAGAAAAGATTGGCCCACAAGAAGTAGCAGTTACTTTGCGCTGGGATACTGAAAGCGATGTTGCCGCAACTATGTTGCGTAAAAAATTCGACGGAAAATAAACATGAACAAGCTACTAAGTTTAGTGGCATGTTTATTGTTTGTTGGTAGTGCAGTTGCTGAAAACAAATACATTCGTGTAGTTAGCACAGCACCCACACTTGAACAAGCAAAAGAACTTGCTTTTCGTGAAGCCATTCAAATACGAGTAGGTACAATTGTTCTTAGTGAGCGTGAATCAAGTTTTGAGAATACATTAAAGGACAATGTTTCTGTCTATAGTGCTGGATATGTTGATGATTTTAAAATAATCTCAATTGTACCAAAAAACTCTAATGTAGAAGTTACAGTAGATGTACTAGTTGCTGATAGTAAGTTGATGAATCAAAAACTATCACAGGGTAAAGATAAAAAGTCCTTTGATGGTGAGAAGGTAGCTACTACTCTTAATTCATTTTTGAATCAAAAGCAAAAAGGTGATCAACTACTACAAACTGTAATGGGTAGTTATCCAAAGAATGCTTTTGTAATCAATCAACAGCCTTATGTATTATCTGTGGATAGCTATCGTAATACTATCTTAAAGATTCCGTATAGTATTCAATGGAACAATGATTTTATTATTGCAATGCGTGAGGCTATGGGATTGTTAGAGGACAACACTTATAAAACAGGTGCAATGGCTCCCGCAAACATTATCATTACTGATAAGAATAATACGCAAGGTGATAGAAATTGGTTTAAGTTTAATGACATGCCTACCTTACAAAATGTTAAAACTGAAATCTCTGGTAGAAAAGAAGTACGAATTGCATTAGATATGCTTGATGGTAATGGTAAATCATTATATAAAACATGCTATACTCCGGATGCTATTGCAAACAGAAAGCCAGTATTCTATAATATGAATGACCGTCGTGGTATTTTTATATTTGGTAATGGAATAGAGTCTGGGTTCCTACAACTAAAAATTTCACCTGGATACAATCCAGTACTACAACAAACAAGTAAGATTGAATTGTCTGTTGTAAGTGTTAGTGGTTGCACTTAAGTAAAATATGAATACCGTGACAAAAAGATAAATTAATATATGACCACTGAATCAAAATTGACATATTGTTCTTTTTGTAATACACATAAAGATAAAGTTAAAAAACTAATCGTTGGAGATGATGTTGCTATATGTAGTGAATGTATTGAACTATGTACCCAACTTATTGAAGATGAAAATCTAGTAGCAGAAACTCCTAAACCCAAAGAAGAAGAACCATACAACGATCCTTCTTCAATTAAAGATTATCTAGACCAGCATGTTATTGGTCAAGATAGTGCCAAGGAGGTACTGAGTGTGGCTATCGCTAATCACTATAAGCGCATCACACATCCTCCTAAAGATTTAGACATTCAAAAAGGTAATGTATTGTTGATTGGACCAACTGGTTCAGGTAAAACCTTGCTTGCTAAGACTGTAGCCAAATATCTCAAAGTGCCCTTTGTCGTTGCTGATGCTACAAGTTTAACTGAGGCAGGATATGTTGGTGATGATGTTGAATCAATGATTAGCATGTTGGTGAATGCTGCTGGAGGTGATCCTAGACTAGCAGAGCGTGGCATTGTGTTCGTTGATGAAATTGACAAGATTGCACGTAAAGGAGAAAGCGTAAACATTACACGCGATGTATCAGGTGAAGGTGTGCAACAAGCATTGCTTAAGTTGGTTGAAGGTACAGTTTGTCGTATTCCAGCAGCAGGTGGCAGAAAGCATCCTGGTGGAGAAATGCTGGAGATTGATACGAAAAATATATTATTCATATCAGGCGGAGCCTTTGTTGGATTGAAAGATATAATCAATAACCGCATGAACGGAACTAGTATTGGATTTGGTGCAGAGATCAAAGACCACAAAAAAGAAGGTGATTTAGGACAAGTTTCTCCGGATGACTTAACTAAGTACGGGATGATTCCTGAATTTATCGGCCGTTTTACTACTACGGTTAGCATCGGGGAATTAAATAAGCAAGAATTGCTGCGTGTACTTACGGAAGTAAAAAACAACTATATTGACCAGTACAAGTATCTATTGAGTATTGACAATATCAAATTAGAATTTGATGCCGGGGCACTAGAACAAATTGTTGAAAATTGCTTGAAATTAAAGACTGGGGCACGTGGATTACACACGGAAATTGAAAAAGTACTCATGCCGCATATGTTCAACACCAAAAAGTACAGAGAAAATAACGTAACTGAGATAAATATAACAAGGGAGCAAGTTTTAGAACCAAAATCAATTTTATGAGTATTAAAGGAAGACGAGTTATTGTAACAGATGGAAATGTTGAAAAAGCATTACGGAAGTTTAAAAAGAAGATTACAGACCAAAACCTATTGCAGGAATTGCGTGATCGGGAACAATATGTCAAGCCTAGTATACAGCGTAAAGTAGATAAAGGTCTAGCCAAACGCAGATGGCAAAAATACTTACGTGACCAAAGTCTTCCCAAAAAACTATTTTGACCTAAATAGTAGAATTTTTTGCGTATTTTTAGTATAATAAATACTCATTGTAGATGCCGATAATCGGGTCTACTTAATAGTCATCTTGCTTATAAAGGAGAAAACAAATGACAAACACAAAAACTTTACACCTTCGCACCATTGACATTCCACAACTACACAAATTTGGTATCGGTTTTGATACTATGTTTGACGAGTTGAACAGAATGCATTCTCAACATCTAAATTCCAATTCACACTATCCCCCGTATAATGTAATCCAAATAAATGAGGACGAGTATATGATTAGTATTGCTGTTGCGGGATTTGGTCACGATAACCTGTCAGTTACAAAAGACAAAAATTTCTTAATAATTGAAGGTAATCATGCTGCGGATACAGTTGAGACAAATGAGGTTAATTATCTACACAAAGGAATCAGCGAACGAAACTTCCGTCGTGAATTTCAACTTGCTGATTATGTAGAAATTTCTAATGCTCATTTAGAATTGGGTATTCTTAATGTTCACTTAAAACGTGAAATTCCTGAAGAGAAAAAGCCCAAGTCTATTGCTATTACCTATACTAAATAGTATAATAGCATAAGTGTGTAGTTATGGTGACTACACACTTTTTATAACTAACACATATAAACTAACTATGTCTAAAACGGAAACAAAAATCAAAATCAAACCTAATCTAGCATTGGCTGAGCCTCCATTGTACAAAATCATTTACATCAATGATAATGTAACTAGTATAGAGTTTGTCGTAGGTAGTTTAATTGATTACTTTAATTATAATCAAGATACTGCTAGTACAATTACACACAATATCCATGAAGAAGGTAGTGCTGTAGTTGCTGTACTGCCTTATGAAATTGCAGAACAAAAAGGTATTGAGGTTACGTTAGAAGCACGTAGTCAAGGTTATCCACTTCAAATTAAAGTTGAAGCAGAGGCTTAAAGAGTAATTTCTATTCTTTTAGCCCAATAAGGGTTTCTTTTAAAACACCCGTTGTTTATGTAGTTGATGCCATTGATATTGGTGTCAACTACTTTTCCATATGTGCCGTATAACCAGTGCGATACTTTGTTTTCAGTATCGGATATTAAACTCATACTCATGTGTAATTGATTTTCTAAATGCTTTGGATGTTCCCCAAAATACAATTCTTCATTGGGCGCAGAGTTAGAGACTACTACAATTTTTTTAACATCTAAATGTTTTTGTAAGCGTTCAATGGTACTCTTTAGATAGATCAAATCTTCATTGCGATGTACTTCAACTATAGCATTGACTACAACATCATCAGTTTCTACTGTGTTTCCATACCAACCATTAGCACCTATGATAGCAATGCCATCAATCACTACTACATGATGATGCATGATTGCTAAATTGCGTATACTTTTGCAGGCTTTGTGTATTTCGTCTGTGCGTTTAGCTACAACATCAGTGTTATGATATTCTAGTGAACCTAACGTATAGAATACACCTTGATAGAATTTAGATAAATGAGATAAGGTTTGCTTAATAGTGCGTAAATCTTGACTAATGTTTCCTGCTATTATACAGTATAAACTAGTTGCTTTACCTTCCCAATTGAAACTATCCTCAGGGATTAGATTCAAGTCACTTATTAAGTCAAACCCTATCGTATTCATTTACTTAGCAATGCTAATCTTAGGCTTTTTTGTTGCTGGTGCTTTTGGCTTAGCTGGTGCTTTAGCTGCTGGCTTTACAGCTGGCTTTGTTGCTTTCGGTTTAGCTACTGCTTTTGGCTTAGGTGTAGTTTCAACGACCGGCACTGCGGTAGGCTCAGGACCTAACTTCACAAGTGGTGATTCGGGAACATACGGAATCGGCGTAGTTGCAGCGGGTTCTGGTACCTTATAAGGTGCTGCACCAGGTGCAACTGCATCAATCGGGCGACTCTCGCTATATGGTCCCATACCAAACAGACTTTTTAGAAATTTTAACATAATTTTCTCCTTCATTGTATTTACTATCGGGCAATAAATTTATAATTTTTCCTATAGATAAATACTAAACTATGCGTGAATTTATAACATTATTAGACCAACTGAACGAAAGTACAGGATTAGCAGGTCGCAAACCAGGCGACGTTTTCAAAAATGAAAACGGTGATGAAGCAATATTTAACGATATTAAATTCTTCCCGGAAGGTGGTGGCAAATTTACACCCGAAGAATTAGATCAAGCATTAATTCAAATTGAACAACAAGTTCCAGATATTCAATGGCAAAATAGTCGTTCTGGACGTACAGGTGGGTTTGCAATAATCTCATTTGGTACTTTTGTTATTGGACAATATCTACAAGAAGTTAAGCCCTCACTTACTGATAACAAAGTATCAAACACATTCACAGTAGATGGTTCAACATATAAGTTTGGCGGTAAAGCAGCAGCAAAAGCAGATGCTGGCTTAAGTCCACAAGATTTATTAACTGACAAACTTGATTTAACTATCTCAAAGATAATGAATCAACTTGCTAGCAGTTTAGGAACAGATAGTCCATTGTATGCACTAGCACATAATATCGCAATAGGACAACCATTACCAATATCATTTGAAGCACCTGAGGGAGTTAGCTTTTCGGCTTTTCGTGATTACTTCTGTGAGATACTACAACCAATAGCATTGCAAAAAGGTCAATACACCGGTAATGCCGGTGAAGCTGCAAATAAGTTTTTAGGTGGAACATTTCAAAAGACATTGATTAGTTTTGATGATAGTAAAACAGCAGGACTTAGTGATAGCGTTATAACTAATAGTCAAGGTGGTAGCGTATTAGTTAGTACAAAAGGTGGCAAAGGTGCTACAGCTAGCGCAAGTAATTTGATTGATCAGATTGATAAGATAGCAGAAACCCCGGATGGTGGAAAATTCTTAAACAAACATAAAGAAGTAGTTGATATATTACGTGAGATACAAGATGCAGGACAAGCAGGTTCTCCATTGATGCTGGGTGTACGTTATGGTATCATTAGTCCAGACGATGTTGAAATGATCAGAGCATTTAAGAAAATAGGTCCTGTTAGTTTAGATAATCTTGGACAACTTGGACTTAGTGATAATTTAACAAAGTTAGCAGAAGAACGTAACACAGATGACCCAGATAATGTTAATTTGTATTATCACTTGATGGCAGCAGTAGCGCATAAAGCAGCACAAGAAGTAAATGAAAAAACAAATTTTAGTAAAGCTGCTGCTGATATATTAAACAATGGTGCATTAGTACAGATGTATACCAAAGCAAGTGAAGGCAAAGGTAAATGGACACTGCAAGAATTCAATACAATTTATCCAGGTACAAGCATCAAAGGCGTTTATCTATCAGCAGGTAAAACATATTATAGTACTGGTATAAAAGGTAATTACACATTTAAAATTGACAAAGGTTCTGGTGCGCCAAAAGATGATGAACAGACAACAACTACACCTAGAGCCAAACGAGAAAAAAGTGCAGGCATTGATCAATTAGCAACTGCATCTAAAAATATCGTCAACCCAGTATCAAAACCCAAAGAAGTAGGTACAAGAGAAAAACGCAAACGGTAACCAATATAGTTGCAACTAGCTAATCTTTCTGTTATACTTTTAATTTTAAGGAAGTATATGAGTTTAGTCCCAATGGTTTTAGAACAAACAAGCAAAGGTGAGCGTAGTTATGATATATACAGCCGCATGTTGCGTGACCGTGTTATTTTGCTTGAGGGCGAAGTACACGATCAAATGGCAAATCTAGTCGTTGCCCAATTGCTTTACTTAGAAAGCGAAGGCGAGAAGGATATTAGTGTTTACATCAATAGCCCAGGTGGTAGTGTAACTGCTGGTATGGCAATCTACGATTGTATGCAATTCATTAAGCCTGATGTTATGACCATCGTCATGGGTCAAGCATGTAGTATGGGTAGTTTGCTTGCACAAGCGGGAGCAAAAGGTAAGCGTTATATGTTGCCCAACGCAAGGCATATGATTCATCAGCCCAGTGGTGGCGCACGAGGTCAAGCTACCGACATGGAAATTCAAGTCAGAGAAATTATAACTATGAAAAAATGTCTTACACAAATCTATGTTGACCACAATAGTGTTGGTAAGACATACGAGGAACTAGCTAAAGATATGGAACGAGACTTTTTTATGAGTGCTACCGAAGCAGTAGCATACGGATTAGCTGATTCTGTACTGAAAAAGCGTCCGTAATGTACTGTGCTAGACTTGATCACTATGCTAAACTTACACCACCTTATGTTGAGTTTGGATCAAATGCAGTGATCAGTGGGTGTTGCGTTATGAACGATATACCTTTTTTTTCTAGTTATAGCGAAATGATAAACAGTAACTGGATGAAAAATATAAAAAATACTTTTAAAGAAAATAAATTTCCCAAAGAATGCGTTCGGTGCCAAGAAAAAGAAGAAATTAATCAAAAAAGTGATAGGATGTATTATAACGAAGATATGAAAATGCAATCTGATATTGATTATCTAACAGTAGATTTAATGTTAGATAATATTTGTAATACTGCATGTCAATTTTGTAGTCCGCATGTTAGTACTAAGATAGCATCTTTAATATCTTCTAATTATGAAATAAGAGATGCTACTCCTTATTATAATAGTAAAGTATTGCCCATTGATAGAATAACTCAACTAGACTTAACTGGTGGCGAACCAAGCAATAGCAAAAATATAAAAGAAGTATTAAAAAGTTTGCCACCAAATATAAAATCAATTAGAGTTAATACTAATTGTACCTCATTTATGGATGAGTTAATTCCTATCGCTGAAACAGGTATCTCCATACAAATTACTATAAGTCTAGATGGAGTAGGAAAAGTTCAAGAATATATGAGATGGCCCACTAAGTGGAATATTTTTTGTGATGTATTAGAAAAATATAAAAAATTTGCAAGCAATTATGAAGCAGTTAGTATCAATTTATATACCACACTTACTGCATTGAATATTTATGATTTTGATAATATTATAAACTTTGTGAAAGAACATAATATAGGTCATAGTTTCAATAACATAGCTGACAAAAAAGAACTTTTGATAACTAGTGTAAATTCATTTACTTTGGCAGCTAGAGAAAAATTTACCAAAGAAGAAAATTCAACTTTGAATCATTACTCTAACTTAATTGCTAGTGGGAATGACAATCAAACTGATTTTGATAATTTTGTCAAAAAACAAGATTCCTTAAGAAAAATCAATATAAGAGACTATATAACTTACGGTTGACAATAAATGGGTTTTGTGCTATACTTACAACATGAAATACTTAATTGAACTACTTCAAGCGGCCATCATCACTTCGGTGATGTTTGGCCCGTTTTTCTATTACTTTGCGTTTATGATGAAACCCTAAAGGTTGACAACAAATGGTTTTGGGTATATAATACATACTTAGACAGTTAATTAAAGGACAAGAAAATGCGTACAAAGACTATCATTGAAGGTTTGAAAAATTCTCAAAAATTCCGTGTGATTTTCAAGGGCGATGGCTCCGAGAACGACATTGGCATGTACATGACAGTCCAGCAAATGACCGAAATGTTTGCTACCACTAACGCCCGCGTATTGTGCTGGGATGCGATGGAAATGCTAGCGGCTGAGCGATACTTGGCTAAAGCACACCGCAAAGCTATCCCAACTGGACTTGGCACTACTATCCGCGGTAAACAGATTCAAGTGGACCTAGTTTAAGGTTGACATTAAATGGTTTTGGGTATATAATACATACTTAGACAGTTAATTAAAGGACTTGAAAATGACAGATACAGAATTTGACACTAAATTTGACTACTACGAGACCGTTCGTGAGGAGTTGGGATTGAGTGCTATTTGGTCCATCTATGAGATTGACAATCTTAGCGACCGTCATCCCTACGAAGGTGTCAAATTCTTGACATACAAAGACTTCTTTGGCAAAGATATTACTGTGGAAATTAATGGTCTTACTTATGCGGCTTTGTTTGTTGCAGCAAATGCGGTGCTCAATCGGTCCAAAACACATCACAATTTTATCGAGGCTTTTGAGCAAAATACTGCTAACCCTGAAGTCCTAATGTTGCACACTGGATCTTAATAGTTGACAATAAATGGATTCGGGTATATAATAGAGTCTTAATCAGTTAACAACAGGAGTTTCAAATGGGTACACGTTCACGAATCGGTGTCATGCATGGTGAGAAACTGAAAAGCGTTTACTGTCACTGGGATGGTTATCTGGAACACAATGGTCGTATCCTGCAGGACCACTATGATAGTGCTAAGGCAAATCATCTGGTTGCTCTTGGTTTTATCTCTAGTCTTAAAGAAGAAATCGGTGAAAAACATCCCTTCAGCGGTTGCGATGTTATCCCTAACATCTCCCATGAAAAGTATGCCGAATTGTACGGCAAGATGACTACATTCTATGGTCGTGATCGCGGCGATAAAAATGTTGAATTCACAGTGGACCAATCGTATGCCGAATTTTTGAGCAAGGAATATGATTGCGAATACTATTACATTATGTGTGATGGTGTGTGGTATGTTGGTGTTAATCGTAGCCATGATTCAATGGTGCCTGGACAATTGTATGTATTGGCTGAGCAATTGGCTAAGGTGACTGCATAATGAAAGAACAACTACTAGCCCTAGCTTACGAGCAGGAAGACGAGTTTGGCTCTAGTGATCGTGACGAGTTTGATTGTTTGATTGCATTGATTGAAGATGGCACCATCAACACCTTCGAGGAACTTGCCAAGTACGGAGTTGAAAAATGAACAAGCGTAAAATTACCTGTCGTGCGCTACTGGACGGAGTTGTGAAAAACACCTATACAGAAATGCGACGGGTTTATACTGACGGTCAGGGCGAGTATATAAAATCCATGGGCCGTAAGTATCGACTGGTGAATGATAGTTATGATAGTAACTATTCCACTGTTCCGTGGACTTCACTCAACGATTTGTTTAAGGTTTAATGATGGAAGCAGTAGTAGAAACAACAGTATGGTCGGGAGATGTTCAGCCCAATCATAAATATTTGCTTGATGGTACCAAGGTGCTTGCATACATCAAGCAGGGTTCTACTACGCCACTCTATTTCAAAACACCACTGACTATTGACAAGCGTGGTCGTAAGTTTGTAGCACTTAACCCAAATCCCTTTAAAAAGGTTAAAGAAAAGAGTACAATTATCAAAGTGTCCGGTAGCAAGGGTCAGGTGTACTCTATTGACACAGAAGAAAAGTCATGCACCTGCCCTGGATATACATTCCGTGGCACTTGCAAACATATAGCAGAATTAGTATGATTATAATTGACATGGTTAGGCCTACCAAAAATGAAAATGTTACAAATGCATTTTATAAATTAATCGGACCAGTAACAAACCCTGAAAGTACAGTTGAGTATCATACCAATATCAAAAAATTTTTAAAGAGCAAATTTAATTACGATACAGAATTCATATTTAGTGGTGAATACCGTACTTTGACTGAAATACGAATTAATACTAATAGTGATGAGGTATGGTTTGTTTTAAAACACGGTTAAATGTAATGATTTATTACAAGATTAGAAGTAAAGACAACCCAGCGATGTTTGTAAGTGGTACTCCATATCATAATCACTATGATAATATTGGACGAATCTTTCAAAAGATTGGAGGCTTACGATCATTCCTGACAGTTGTTATGTCAAACCAACATCAGAGTCACAAAATATCTGATTGGGAAATCGTTGAGATGGAAATGATAGTAAAAGAAGTAAAGGGTGTTCACGAGGTTATCACCCAAAAGAAATTAATAGAATTGTTAACAAAATAAGATTGACTATAAATCAAACTTAGTGTATACTACTATTTTAATTACTTAGGAATAGATTATGAACGGATTTGATCGCATACTAGAATTGAAACGGAATGGCGCAACATTGATTTCTCGCTTCCCAGAATACTACGGGCTAGAAATTTTTGATGTTCATAACCCGCATGATAAAAAGTACATGAGTGGGTTAATCATGGAACTAGATGAAGATGACTATCTACTGAATTCTATGGCAGTAGATGAAACAGGTGAGCCTATGGAACTAAATATTACACACGAGGAAAATGAAAATGTTCCCGTAGGGAAAAAGGCTAGCGTTGTGGGAACATCAATAAGTCAATCAGACTTGTTAGCATTACATCAAACTGGGCCAAACACATATGATGTTTATATGAACGATAAACAAATGAAAAAAGCATTAAAATGAAAATAGCATTGTGCAGTGACCTGCACTTAGAGTTCCAAGATATCAACATTCAGAATACAGAGAATGCTGATGTATTGATATTGTCCGGCGATATTCTTGTCGCTGAGGACCTGCACAACCATCCTGAGGTGCATCCAATGGACCCGGTGAACATCCCTAACTTAGGTCGCAGACAAGCATCAGCACAACGATTCCGTGACTTTATGAAACGTTGTAGTTTTCAATTCCCGCATGTTGTGGTAATTGCAGGCAATCACGAATTTTATCATGGTAATTGGAAAGCCAGTATCCAGTACCTGCGTGATGAATATAGTAAGTTTCCAAACATCTATTTCCTTGAGCAAGAACTTAAGGTCATTGATGATGTAACATTCATTGGTGCAACATTGTGGACTGACTGTAACAAAGGTGATCCTCTTACATTACATGCATTGGGTGATATGATGAATGACTTTAGAATCATTCGTAATGATGAACTCGGCTTTACTAAGTTGCGTCCTGCTCACGCAATGCATCGCCATCAAAGAACAGTAGCTTATTTTAAAACAGTATTGGCTGATAGAAAAGATAACAAAGTTGTTGTTGTAGGGCATCATGCACCTACATTGAATAGCATACATGAACGCTATCGCAATGATCAATTGATGAACGGTGGATATGCTAGCGACTTGAGCGAATTTATCTTGGATCATCCACAGATTGTTCTTTGGACTCACGGTCATATGCATGATCCTAGTGACTACATGGTTGGTACGACCCGCGTGGTTTGCAATCCTCGAGGTTATGCAGGACATGATAGTCAAGCCGATGTGTTTCAGACATTGTTTTTGGACATTTAAATATGCAACAATATGTCCAATACTTCTTGTATAAGAATAGATATTATCGTATAATTGTAGTACATCGTAACAACGATGAATCATTTAATAAGGAAAACAAAATGACTTTAACTAAACAAGCCCGTGTCTTAGAGGCACTACAAAAAGGTGAGCAACTCACCGCAAAACAAATTGCTGCACGTTTTGGCGTGAAGAACCCAACCGCTACTGTTAGCGATTTGCGTTATGCAGGTTTTGCTGTATATGCTAACAAGCACACCGACACTAAAGGTCGTACTTCTACTAAGTACCGTTTGGGTCGTCCTAGCCGTGAAGTTGTAGCTGCTGGTTACAAGGCTTTGGCTCTTGGTCTAGTCTAATATTGACTAGCTAGGTTCAACGGGCACCTCAAGCCCGTTAATTATTTTATACTAGGAGTTACATGAACATATTTCATAAGGTTATGAACAAACTAGGTCGATACAGGTTAATTCCAGATCGTAGAACTGGCGCAGACTATATGCACCGTTACTATGTCTTTCTCAAAGACCGCAAATGGTTCCCCTTCAATGTCACACTACATAAGATTGTAAGGTCTGATGATCCAATTATGCATGATCATCCATGGTCTTTTATGACAATCATTCTTAGTGGCGGTTACTATGAGCATACCCCTCAATTTAATAGTAAAGGTGAGCAATTCGCTGAATTTATTAGATGGCGCGGCCCGGGAAGCATTATCATGCGTAAGTCAAATGAATATCATTGGCTTGAACTGGATAACAACAAACCTGCTACTACGTTATTCTTTATGGGACCTCAGCAACGAGATTGGGGATTCTTTACGAATAACAAATGGATACATAACGAGACATATTTAAAAAACGCAAAAACAAACTAAGGAAACAAAATGTACATTATACTAACAAACGCAAACCCAGCTTATCGTGGAACGCAGATAGCACTTAATAGTGATTTGATTCAATCAATTCATACATCACCTGTACTCAGAGAAACTGGAGAAACAGAGAATGTTACTTTTGTTTTCTGTCCACCACATGGAACATGGGAAGTATCTGAATCAACTGATTATGTTGTTTCTATACTGAATACACAATGGAACAAGTAATGAACGAACAAACAAAAGAATTATTACTAATATTACAAGAGGAATGTGCAGAGGTCACACAAGCAGTTAGTAAGTGTATGCGTTTTGGACCCGATCAAATGAAACCGGGTAAAAACAGAACTAACATAAATATGCTTGAAGAAGAAATTGGTGACTTGTTTGCAATGGTAGAACTGTTGACAGATATGAATGTTGGTGTCACTGTTGAAGGAATTAAAGAAGCTAAACTAAATAAGTTTCACAAGTTGAAAAAATGGTCTAATTTAACTATTAATAAATAATACTATGGAATACTCTACAATCATTTATCTACTCCAGTCATTGTCTATATTTTTAGCAGGAGCTTTTTTTGGTACAAGATATACACTATATCGTCTACAGAAAGCATTAGAAGAAGCCGGGGTAGATTTTGAGGAAGAGGAAAAGGTTGAAGTAATCCAAGTTAAGAAATATTTCATTGAAAATATTAATGAATTACTTTATCTATATGAGCATACCAGTAATCAATTTATTGGTCAAGGTAAATCATTGGAAGAACTTGCATTAATTGCAAAAGGCAAAACAGAGATTGCAGGTGTTACTTATGATGAAGAAATAGTTTGGTTTGTCGACGGGGAAGTAAAAACAACATTATGAAGGTAAACAAGGTAACGGAACAAGAAAAGGCTTTTCAAGTTCGTCACCTTGCGGCTATCAAACAATATCAACAAGAAAATCACAAGCATCATTTAAAAGCACTTGAAACTGCTGCTATGGAAGAAACACGCATCCAACGCAATAAGAGATTGAGTTTACCAAAAGGTCGTAATGTAGATATTGACTGCTAAACATGAAAATAAACATAGGCAAATATCCAAAGAATAACAAGACCCGTAGAAAGATTGATGTACAAATTGATACATACGATACTTGGGGATTGGACCATACTCTAGCACTAATCATATACCCAGCATTACTGCAACTTAAAGCAACTAAGCAAGGTGTACCAAATGAATTTGCTGATGATGGATCCTCTAGCAGTCAAGATAGTTTTGAGTTTTACCAAGAGTCATACGATGATGCTTGGAAAGCAGGACTAGAAAAATGGGATGAAACACTAGACAAGATGATATGGTCTTTTGAGCAACTACTCAAAGCTGATTATGATGATCAATATCATCATGGCGAACCTAAATATGATTGGGTAAAGACCGATAAACAATATCCTAATCCAGTTACTGGTGTGTTGGAAGCAACATACAAAATGGTAGATAAGAATCCTGATGCACACTGGTATGACCATGTCGGGCACATGAAACACGATGAACGGATACAAGAAGGTTTGGAACTGTTCGGTAAGTATTTTCGTAGCATGTGGGATTGATATGTTTGAACAGATGGCAAAAGAATTAGTATCGTATTTTCCGGGCAAAGCTGAAGGCTTCTATATCACCCAAGAAGAATTTGATGATTTTTGTAAGAATTTTCTATTTGAAGAACTCAAAGGTAATACTAAATTAGGTGAAGCATTTTGTGAAAAATATAATCAGACAAATTATGTACTAAGTATATTAAACAACAGGTCAGCTAGAGAACATATCAAAACATTCTATGTAAAATGAGTAACAAACTTAAAGGAAGAAATAGTTTTGATATAACCACAGGCAATACGCTTGTGCCCTTCTTTAATAGAAACATTACCCCATACCCAACTGAAGCAGGCGGTGTTAAATTTGATTTAGTCCCGGTTGAAAAACAAAAAGATATAATGCTCAACGTTGGCAGAATGCATGCCGAGCAAGAATACAATCGTATTATGGAATTGGTTAGTGTATTAGAAAAACAAGCACGACAGATTAAACGCAGATTAGAAATAACCGACGCAGTACACGCTGCTGAATATCAGTTCCAAACTTACCATGGGCAAACATATTGGTTAGTATTTGAAAGAGAAAAGAAGAAAACGATATTAGCTAAAACAGGACCAAATGGTTGGAGTGCTAGTGCTCCAGAAAGTTATGAATATATTGCTGCTGTTAAATGGTTAGGAGATCATACTTGGATTGAGGTTGAATCAGAATGAAACAAAAATTTATTGATTATTACATGAAGGTAGCAGAACTCACTAGCACATTGAGTTATGCTAAACGATTGCAAGTTGGTTCTGTCATTGTCAAGGGTAACAAGATACTTGCTACAGGTTACAATGGTATGCCAAGTGGATGGGATAATACTTGTGAGACAGTTGAGGTAGTTGAATTGGATGAGAAGTTTGTAAAGCGGCTTGTAACCAAGCAAGAAGTATTACATGCAGAAACAAACGCAATTGCTAAAGTGTCCGCAAGCACAGAATCTAGCGAGGGTGCGACTATGTTCTGCACACATGCGCCATGCATCAATTGTGCTAAACTAATATATCAGAGTGGTATCAATAGCTTATACTACCGAGATACATATAGAGATACGTCAGGAATACAATTCCTAGAAAGTAGTGGGTTAGTTGTCACTAAATACGAAACTCAAAGCTGAAATCATTATTGATTATGGCAAACTAAGACCAATGATAGGCTGGTTAGAGAGAAACTGTATTGGCGAATGGGGTTACAATTGTGTAGTACCAGCTGGTAGTGATGGTGGCATGTACGAATTTTACTTTGAAGAAGAACGAGACTATACAGCCTTTGTGTTGTGGAAACAATGAAATACTATACTTTTTTCCGTGAAAATAATAACTTTGATGATATCTTAAATGATAATTCTGTCAAAAAAATCATTGCCACAAAAATTAAATGGCATCGACATTTAATGATCGGTATACACAAAGAAGGTAATGAGCAAAATTTCAGCCTCATTACACTAAAGTACGGTGAAGATATGATTAACAATCTTACCAAAGACTTTACTCCCATTGCAGGAGTAGATTACATGCCTAAAAAGCGTTAATGTAATTTAGATACCATATACGCTTCTGGTATACGGGTCTTTGTATTCTTACTACCTAGTAATACAACTGTCCTAACTCCCTGCTCTCCGTGTAGCATCATAACAATGCAGCCACCGCTAGCGGTTATCCATCCTGTTTTACTTACTATAAAGTCAACGCCTTTGCCAACTAGGTCATTGGTATTGTGAAAGATAGCACGAGTCTTTTTGTTAATTTGCCATTGAATGGTTGAGGTATTGCTTGCGTTAGTAATAGTTGGGTAATTCTTTGCTGCCATTACCAACTTAACTAAATCTTCTGCGGTGCTTACATTGGTAGTAAGCAACCCGGTTGGGTCAGTGAAATTGCTACTGTGCATTTTTAATTCAGTAGCTTTATTATTCATTGCTTGAATGCATCTAAACATACCGCCCGGATAGTATTCGCAAAGCATTCTAGCAGCATTGTTATCTGATTTGATAATGGCTAGATTGAGTAACTCTTGTCGAGTGAATGTTCTATTGTATAGTTTCTTTGGTATTGTTTCAGTTAATGATTGTCCACTATCCAATACAACTATGCTAGTCATCAGTTTAGTTATGCTAGCAATAGAACGAACGTCTTTAGTGTGTGAACCATCTAATATAAGTCCATTGTCATCAGCAACTAACCATGCTTGTGCAGTCAATGCGGGGTAAGCATTAGCACAAAAAGAAGCACATAGCAGTAAGGCTGTGATACATTTTTTCAATTAAATAAATCTTTCTTTTTCATAAAGATAGGAGAGAACTCAGCTTCAGTGCCGGCTCCAACAATACAACTAAGTTTATCTTTAGTTGCTATGATTGTCCAAGTTTTCTCTTTTGGACTCATCCATAATGTCATAGTAGAACCTGCTTCATCACTAGTCTTACCTAGGATAACAGGAATTTCTTTATAAGTTTTCTGTAACTCTGTGAATATCTTCATAGTATTGTAACATTCTATTTTGACATTTACAACTTCATCGGGTTTATCTTGTGCATAAACGGGTAGGAAGGACAGGCATAGTAAGGTGATGGTTAAGTATTTCATATTTTATTTATGTTAAACGGGTTGGTCGCCAAAAGTAATGCCGCCATTGCTTGCATCGATGGATACATTACCCATTGAGATGATGGGTAGTCGCGTGAATATCCAACCTGTATTGTTACTTACATTGGTTGAAGTGGGTCCTGCATACCAAGTAGGAGCACTATTGGTCTGACCGGTTACACCGGTCGCATTTATATCTTGGATAGATAGATAATCTCCATATACTGTGCCGCTAGCTTTACGAATTGTTGCACGAGTGCCCGCAACATTTGAGTTGATAGTTACTAAATTTCCTGCTGTGCCACGCAAATTGAAATTAATAAATGTTGGGGTTCCGAGACCGGTAGCAATTGTAAGAGTGCATGGTTGAACTGAATTTGTTATGTTATTAAAAGTAGCGGTACTGTTACCAGTAATAGTCAATTGACCTGCACCTATATTAATTGTTGAGTCAAAAGTAAGGTTTCCGACGTTTCCAACTGAAACAAATTTTGCACTAGCATTACTATAATTAAGAATCAATCCACTTACTGTTAAATTTGAACCACTAAATTGACTAGGTTGATTAAGACCTGATCCGGTAATATTAAATATTTGACCAGTTCCAAATATACCTCTAACATTTGCCCCGGTACCACCAAATGTATTCGTTGTTATAGGAAATCCCTGCGTATACAGATTTCCACCGGTGAGACTCAAACCTGAAGTTGCATTACCTGTGTATGCATCCTTCAATGTAGTATTACCGCCCGATATTGTCAAGGAACCCATTATTTTACCATTTGTGGTAAGTGTATTATTTCCTCCAAAAAACTCAAAACCTGGAACATAACTTCCACTGGCTCCAACAACGACATCACCGGTCACGTTTTGCGCGCCACCTTGAAGTGAAGCGGCACCCACGCCGGCAAAACCAGTTAAATTGAGTCTTGACCAATAACTAGGAAAATTAAATGTTATTACAGCCGAACCTCCCGTAATAGTTAATGGGGGAGCATTAGTTGCGGTAGCTCCACCCGTTCCACCTGCACCAAAAGTTCTAGCGACAGTCATCGCAGAAACAAATCCACCTGCTCCAGACCAAGTAAAACCAGTAAGATTGGTCATACCTATGCAAGTTTGTCCTGCTGTCGTATGTGCTAGTGAGATATTACCTGCGGTGAATGAATCACCAAATTGAATATTACGTGTACCAGAAGCATTACTAGTAAAAATACCAACTGTTAAAGTTACTCCTGGGGCAAGTATTAAAGTACCAGCTGTTAAAGTGAAGGTACCAGTCGCAGTCAACGAGTAACTATTGTTAAATGTTACTGAACCAGTACCCGATATAGTCCACGCTGGTGTCGCAGTTATCGTACCGGTACTGTATGTGAATGAACCTGCTGACACAACAATACCAACCGACGCTGTTAATGTTCCATTACCACCTGCCCAAACATGAGTTCCACCGTTAACTGTAAATGTTGTACAGGCTAATGTGCCATTTGATATACCAAAACTACCACCACTGAAAGTAGCAGTGCCACTACAAGTCAAATTATTACCACAGAAGAATGAACCTGCTGTCTGTTGATAGGTTACACATAGTAGACCTGAACCAGCTAAACTATATGCTCCAACACTATTAAGAGTTAGTGTAGCACAGCTTTTAGTATTACTATTGAAAGTCCCAGTGCCGCGCAAGTTGAACGAACAGTTTGTCCAAGTTCCAGCACTACTTAATGTCACTGAGTTTGCTATGTTAATAGTAGTAGCAAGTATCGTGAATGCGCCTGCTGCGCTTGGATTAAAGTTAGCGAACCAGCTACCAGTCGTTATCGTAGGTACTGCTGTTCCACCACTATCCCATTGTATACTTATTGCATTGTTTACGTTACCGCCAGTCGTTCCTATTGTATATGTTTGTGCTACTGTACCAGATGTTAAGAATCCAGCAGATGGACTATAGAATGTACCATAATCAACTATCAAGTTAGTTGTATTTGCCATATCAACTGCTGTTGCTGCTGCCGTTGTGTTTGTTAATCTTATATATCCATAAATTTGTAAAAAACGAACGCCAGTGCCGTTAGAAATAAATCTACCAACTGATAATGTTTGATTACTTTGTGTATTGTATATACTTAATGTACCTGCATTGAATGTGTATGTACTAGTTCCAGCAGTCATCGTAAAACTTGCAGTTAGATATACACCACCACCGTTTTGAGTAATCGTAGTCACGGTTAATGTACCGCCATTGCTTAAGTATACATTACCAGTAGTAACAATAAAACTACCAGTTGGTACAATTGTACCGCCCCAAGCAGTAAGCGTTCCACCATTAACTGTGAATGTCGTACAAGTACATGTTCCAGATATTTGTGGACTTCCTGACAATAAAGTAACTGCTGCTATTGTTTTTGCATTAGTTGTTATTGTTCCACTACTGCTACAATTCAATGTTAGTCCAGTAAAAACTCCAACTCCAGTTGCTAATGTTGCATTGACAACATTAACTGTTGATGTTGCTGGTGAGCAAGTACTACCGGTGAAGTCTATTGTATTAAAATAACTACCACTACTAATAGTAGGTATACTTGCACCAGTAAATATAAACAAGTTTGGTGCTACTGTAGGTGCACCACCTGTGCCACAATTAAATGTTCTAGTTACTGACATGTTTGCTCTAAAGCCACCGGTACCAGTTGCACTAAAGTTAGTGGCATTGGACATAGCTATTACGGAAGTTCCTGCTGTAGGATGAGTAACATTTATAAAAGTTGAACCAAAATTAATAGTACGGACATTTGTAAAACTTGAGTTAAATTGTGCAGTATTTAAACTAAACCCGTTAAGAGTAAGTGTGCCTTTCGTAAGTTCAAATCCTTGAACTCCAACTAACGAGTCTTGATCAAAATTGTCTAGTAGTCGAACTATTCCAACTGTGTTAATATAAATTTGTGAACTAAACAATTTACCTGCACTTGTTATACTTTGAACATAACCCGGTAGACTGTTATTAAAATTTATTTTTCCGCCCACATTAGTTACACTTGTTAACCCTGAACCATTTGTCCAATCTCCTGAAACATAGACATTCTCGCCATTAGTAATACCAAGTGTAAAAGCATTGGTTCTACTTGCCATGTTTATACTAGTAAAATATATAGCCGAATTAAAAGTTATTGATGCACTTGTATTCAACCCATTATTATCTATGATAATAGTATCTTGTGGTAAAGGATAATTAGCAGCAGCCGGTGTTCCGCCTGAAGTTAATGCCCAAGCAACTTGTGTGGCATTACCACCACCAGCTAAACTCCAATACTTATTTCTACCGGGAGTAAATGAAATATTATTATTATTGCTTATATTGCCTAAGCGATCACCAACCCATGGTAACCATTTGCCTTGTGCATTAATGTCTCTAAAAAAGATTTTAGTAAGTGATGATATTTGACCATTAACAGTTATTTTAACTTGATTTCCAATGGTAGCAGATGCTACGACTAATTTATTATCATCATTTACATTAGATTGTGGAGTAGGGATAGTCAAATTACCATTGACTATTATATCATTAGCAAATGTATATATAGCAGAAGTAGAAGTAGATGTAGGTAATGTTAAATTATTAAATGTATTTTTTCCTGTAATACCAATGTTACTAGGACCCATAGTAGTATTAGTAAAATTGTAAAAAGTTAAACCAATGACTGATCCATTTTCTACAGTCAAACTATTTGTGCCTGTATAAGCTATTGTACTTGTACCGGCATTAAATGTTAATCCAATTGTGTTTACACGAAATAAACCACTCATTGTAACTATAGAACTACCTAAATTTATTGCTCTAGTTGTAGTAGTAGTATACGAACTAATTCTAACAGTAGATATATCATAATTGTTTGAATTAAATGTACCAGCTTCTACTAGTATGTCAGAACTTAATGTCAATGGGTCTGCCAAACCAACAATCCCGCCACCTGTAAGTTTTATTGTATTTGTTGTTTTGCCATTACTGGTCATTATTTGTGTATTACCAATTGTAGCGCCAAATACTAAACTATTTGGTGCAGTTGTAACGGTCATTCCAGTAGAATATTTCCAATTTCCATATATGGTGTTGTCTGTACTTAAGGTCCATGATCCTGCAAACCCGGTAAAGTCTACATTTTTTGCAGTATAACCTGCTGTACCTAAGAAAGTTAATGCATATGTTCCACCAGTAAAGTTGAAACTTATTGCTTGTGCTTCTGGCAATGCCCCAGATGCAACAGTAATTGCAGTGCTACCAGTACTAGTCACATTGACAACGGGAATACCAGTAATAGTTAAAAGAGTAATAGTTCCTGTGTTCCAAACAGTACCAGTACCAGTTACATTGATTACTCCAGTGGTACCAAACGCTATTGTTCTTGTACTAGCAATTGTGGCTGCAAATGTGCCAGTTGTCAATTGATACCCGTTAAGACGTAATGTGGCACTGTTCATCGTTGATGATCTAGTACTACCAGTTGTTAAGTTAGCAAGTAATGTGCATACAGAACCACTAGTAAAAGACAAAGGATTATCAATTGCTCTGTTTACAGATATACCAACAGCAGCGCCATTAAATTCAATCAGACCTGTGCCTGGACTTACTGTACCCCCTGTTGCAGGTATAATAAAAGAAGGTCCCGCTATTGTACATGCACTGGATTGAGATAGTGTAAAGGTCATTCCAGTTAAATCAACTGAGTTCATGCCGCCAAGTAATGTTACCGTATCTGTTGCACCAGACGCTAAATACATGGTATTGCCAGTTCCAGACCCTATAGCAACGTTGAACTGCGAAACTAGGTAAAAACTAAAAGTTCTAGTGCCAACACTACCAGTGTATGTGCTGTTTATGGACACCGTACCTGTTGTGGTTATCAACGCACCAGTAACTCCCCAAACAGTCATGTTGTTTCCGGTTAACAATATTTGTCCACTAGTTCCAAAATTTATAGTATTTGCACCAGATACTGTACGAACAAATCCACCGGTTGATAATGTGTTATTGTTTAGTGTTAGTACACCACTTGCAGCGACTAGAGAAAAAGTATAAGTTCCATTTTGAGCCAATGTAAGATTTTGATTTAAAACAACAGTACCATTTTGCTGAGTAAAAGTAGGAACTGCTGTTAAAGTGCCGCCTGGTGAATAAGTGAATGTTGCACTAGGTGCACCAAAGTTCGCAACAAAAGAAACAGATGGATTTATAGTACCACTGTTAAGAGTAAAACTATCACCAGTTTGGAATGTTGTGCAATTTATAGTACCTGCATTTATTGATAAAGTACCAGCATTATAATTAGCTGTAGTTGAACAAGTTAAAGTAAATCCATTTATATTAAATGTTGCAGTCGCTACTGATTGGGTATAAGTAGAGCAATTAAAATTAGTTGCCAGTGTAGTTACAGTTGGGTTAGGAGTAGCTACGCCAAGTGTTAGGGCACCTATACCAGTTGTGCTTCCGTTAGCATTTAATGATCCTGTACCGTACGTAGTTAATACGATACCTGTGTAAGTTCCGCCAGAACTTAATGTAAGGTCTTTAGCAAATATCGTTCCTGAGGCAGTACCAGTATAGCCATTAAAATTTAAAAGTGTAAACCAAGAACTCGCTGTAAATGTAACTGCTGAGGTGCCAGATGTAATATAAAGTGGAACACCTCCCGTAACAGTCGGGGTAGTTGTAGCAGTAAATGTCCTGGTAACTGTCATTGCTGTGCTAAAACCACCAGTTCCTGTATAAGTAATACCAGTATTTCCTATATTTAATACAGTTGTTGCTGCGGTAGGATGTACTAGGTAAATAAAATTACTACCAAATGTTATTGCACGAGTGTTAGCATTTTGACTATTAAATATACCAGTAGTTAAATCAAACCCATTTAAGTTTATTGTACCGTTAGTCAATGTTGTGGTAATAGTACTAGTAGTAGTTAAATTACCGCCTAAACTCCATACACCACCTACACCAGAAAATGTTATTGGGGAAGATATCGTTGTGTTATTGGTAGTTATTGTTCTACCTGCACTTGTAGAGTTAAATGTTAGAAGACCAGTGATAGACCAAGCAGTAGTGTTAGATAATGTCATAGAACCGGATACTGTCAATGTGGGCGCAGTACCAGTAATAAGTAAAACCACACCGGCACTAATGGTAATATCTAAGCATGTTAATGCACCTGTCATTGTGACATTATAAGTAGCAGCTTGGTCAAAGAAAACACTATCTGCGGCTGTCGGAACGCTTGCGCCAGCCGTTCCGCCCGAAGTTGCTGACCAGTTAGTAGTAGCAGTTGTACTCCAAGTTCCTGACCCTCCTACCCAAAATCTATTTGCCATTATTATTCCTCTTTAATACTCTAATATTTATGTTAAGTTAAAAACCTTTATTAGTTATCACTTGGAATGTAATAGTTATTAGTGGTGCGATGATGCATAGAGAACCCATGATCCATAATGTTCCCATGATGGCTCTTGCTTTGGCTTCACGGTCTTTTTGCTTCTGTTCTTCTATGCGTCTATCTTCTGCTTGGCGTTCTTCCATCAATCTCCTGCGTTCAGCTTGCATCTCATAATAGACTTCTGCGTTGCCAGACCAGAATAGTATATCTTTCAGTTCTTTCTCATATTGCCTCAATGCTCGGGAGTGCATAGCCATTTGTAACGCTTGGGAATTAATTTGAGCATCACTCATCCTGATGCTTTGTACTTTTAATTTGACACTAGCATTATGTACCTCATCAGCAGAATTATAGAATTTGCTAAATTCGTTTATGAGGCCGTTTATATCTTTTCCCAATGCAACTGCTTTCTTTATTCCGGCCACTGTTGCTTGTGCTATCGCAAATGCGGTGAACGGATCGATCATTTTCGTGCATCCTTAGAATTAAGTGATTGTGACTTAGGGGTTGGTGGAGGAGGCGGTGGAGGTGGCGGAGGTTCTGGGTATTGTACACATACCATTTTATGTTGTACAGGTATCTGTGATTTAAGGTCGGTTAGGCTTCTTTGACAAGTAGCCTCATCTTGAAAATATCCAATCTGCTGTATAACCGGCGATACAATCCCTGCACTGATTATTGCGATAGACCATACCATGTTAGCCATAAGTATGGCCTTACATCCACATCCAAATGCCTTGGCTCATCAATATTGCACCAATCAATCCTACACCAATGCTAGAGTAAAACATTCCCATACTAACTGCTAAAATACTAGCAGATAATAATACGATACTAAGTTGTAATGTTGATCCAGCAAATGTTAACCATGGACTATGTTGTTTTGCCTCATCTCTTTCAGCTTCTAACTTTCTAGCTTTTTCCATGAGTTCTTTCTTACCTTCATTCTTGACTGGATCGCTCTCATAACGGTCGATCTTAGCAGTCAATTGTTCAACTTTCTTAGTATCTTTGCGGGCGATAGCATCATCTCTAGCATTTTCTGCTATAGTCTGTTTGATGCTTTTTGCTTGATAAAAGTTCCAAGTATCGTTAGCTTTGATAGTGTTAGTCAATACACTACCACTGATTCCATTAGCAATATATGTGTTAACTGCTAATAATGCTGCTATTACTGTGATAGTCCATCCGGCTCTATCTTTGATGTGTGCCTCTCTCTCGCTGCGTGATTCTGCCATTTTTTACTCCTTAATAATTTTTTTAACTGCTGGCTTTTTTACCGGTATCTTTTTAATAACTTTTCTAACCGGTTTTTTATCAACTACTTCTTTATGCTTGATAACCATCACTAATAAAATCAAACTTAGATTTATGACAATGATCATCGTCCATGCTGCTGTCATATAGAACATATATTCTGATTGTAATCTGCTTACCACCATCACATAGAATTCATCCGTAGTGACAACGATCTCTTTCTTGTATTTTTTGTAATCATCTCCAAACATCAACATCTGTGCTTCTGTGTAATGGTGCATCATTATGTCAAAATTCAATTCAGGCTTACCCTTATCTATCCATGCGAACGCTTCAACTTCTAGTTTAGCGAGATTGTTGCTTAGTTGTTCTGCTTTTAATAACTGATCTAATTCGGTCTGTAAAAACGGTACTTCTTTTACTCTGTCTTTGAATGATTTTGTCACACCCTTATCATCCGCTACTTCTCCGTTTCGGATTTTAAGCACATTATTGAATTCTGTTCTCCATTGTTCATTCTTGGTCGTCACGAAAAATCTAGCATAATTAGTCAAATCATCTGACGATTTAGCCATAGTGCGAGTGAGAGAAGCAGCATGATTTAGTGTGGTTAGTTGCGTTTCTGCACTTTTGAAACAACTAAGAACAGCCAAACTGCTTACAAATATAACCCCTGCAATAACATATGGAGTTCTCTTAAATTCTAAAATTTTATCTAATATTTTCATGTTAATGCTTTCATTATTAATCCTAGTGCTTGCTTTACTTCTGCTTGGTAATTAGTTAGGATAACCATACCTACACCTAAGGCAGCGGTCGGGAAACTCTTTACTGATGGAGGGGGAGGCGGCTCGACTACTTTTCGCCTAGTAGTAACTTTTTTTGTTACCATTTTTGTACTCCTTATTATTGTTATTATTGTTGTACTATGTATTTAGCTATAAAATCGTTCCTATACTGTACAGATAAATATAATGATGCGTATACGAGAATTATTAGAAGAAATTGAGTCTGAACCAGAAGCAAAGATGCCACATCTATACCTAGATATGGATGGAGTTCAAGCAGATTTCTTTGGCGCCTGGGCTGGAAAGCATGGGGTTTCTAGTTACAAAGAGATTCCAAGACGAGAAGAAGATATACAAGCATTAGCAACAAGTAGCCCGGAACAAGTTTATCAGTTTTTTAGAGACTTAAAGCCACTAACAGGTGGTATGCGTATTGTAATGTGGCTAAATGATAATAAAATCCCGTTCACCGTATTGTCTGCTCCGTTGCGCGGTCCGTATGCGAAGGCTAGCATAGAAGCTAAAAAAGATTGGCTAGACCAATATAACCCGGGAACTAGTGGTAGTGCAATATTCACTGGTGCAAAGTACAAACATGCATTAAATGGTGGCATCCCAAATGTACTAGTAGATGATTATGGCAAATATTTAGATGCATGGAGTAGTGCAGGTGGCATTGCAGTAAAGCATGAAGATAGTACTGTTGCTCAAACTATCCAAGAACTTGAAAAGATTTACGGACCATTCATCCATAAAACTTGATTAGTAATCAACAAATACATTATACTAGACACATGGCTAGACCTAATCCTGGACAAGAAAGAATGCGTTATGAAGTAATAACGCAACCAAATCCTGACAATGACGATGACTTATTATTACCTATCCCACAAGCATTGCTTGACCAAATGGGCTGGAAAGAGGGAGATAATATTGAAGTTGGATTAGATGAAGAAGGCCGTTATATATTAAAGAAAACATGAATAATAGTTCAATCTATCCACCAACACAACAAGTTTATACAACCACAGGTACTAGTATAAATATAAATCCAATAAATCCAATAACTACAGGAACTGGCGGACAATTTCTAGTTAATAATGGCACAAGTCCAGTCTGGACTGACACTATTAGTCATCAACCTACTGGTACTTTACAAGTTAAAGGTGATGCTGTTTTTGAGGGTGATATTAAAGTCAAGGGCAAAAGCCTAGATAAGACCTTGACTAAGATAGAAGAACGGTTAGCGATACTACATCCCAACGAAAAACTAGAGGTAAAGTGGAAAAAATTGCGAGAATTGCGTAAGCAATATATGGAATTAGAAGCCGACATTCTGGAAAAAGAAAAGATTGTTGAAATACTGAAAAGATGACGGTTGACAATAAATGATTTTTGTATTATAATATACTCATATTAACTATGTTTATATCCGTATGACTATGCATCTAGCACATCCCTCCCTATCGATGGGTGGTAAACGCAAGGGCAAAATTAAGTTTCGCAATGCAGAGGAAGCACGGAAGCACCGTGAACTAGAATCTGACTGGCACGACCTACAGAAAAAGTGGGGAGTTGAACAGGAAACAAAGAGACAAAAACGAGCGATGGCAGCAGAACCATTGGTCTATTCACTTAGTACACCGATCGGTCGTACCAACACACATCACATCAAGAGTTTGGATACTGGACATTCTGGTCCCGTGTCTAGCAAGCCAGCACCAAAATACACAGGAACAAAGATTCTTGGTATTGGTACTATGCACAAGAGTAATGCTGTTCCTGTCTTTAGCGATGAGGAAGCTAGAGATATCAGCACAATGCGCCGCAACTAAAGGAGTTTAATAAACTAAAATGGCAAAAGAAGAGGGAATCAAGATGGACGGTAAGGTGATCGATGTATTACCCAATGCTATGTTCAAAGTACAGATGAATCCAAGTAATGTGATTACTGGTTACATCAGTGGTCGTATGCGTAAGAACGACATTAAAATATTGCTCGGAGACACGGTGGAAGTAGAATTCTCACCCTACGACCTATCTAAAGGACGCATTACTCGGCGCAGGTAACAATACGCATAAATACATGTTATGCGTGACATTATTACATTGCTTGAGGAAAAGAGTAAGCCTCAAGACATAGAAATCATACCCTTAAACTTCACTCCGGCTGAAGTCAGTCCTGTACTATCCAAAGACACATTGGATTTGCACTATGGGAAACTAGCCCACGGGTATGCTGAACGATACAATAATAAAGAGGGTGATAGAGATTTCAACTATGCAGGCGCTTTCCTGCATAATACATTATTCCCGCAGTTCCGTGAAGTGAGAAACAATAACAAGCCCAACGGCCCTATGATGGGATTCGTTAATAAACATTACGGTGATTATGATAACATGAAGTCTGAGTTTGAGATTGAGGCCATGAAGATACAGGGTAGTGGTTGGATATACTTAGCTACAGACGGCAAGATTAAAACGATAGTAAATCATCAAGTACGCAATGACATATTGTTATTGATTGACTGGTGGGAACATGCTTTCATATTAGATTACGGCAGTGATAAGAAAAAGTACATCAAAGAACAGTGGAAAATCATAAACTGGAATGTGATTAATACCCGTTGGGGTAAGAGTCTATGAGAGCCACAGAATTTATAACCGAAGTATTTACTAGCAATGTCTCTAGTGAAGTAGTTAGAGCAACTCCAGACTTATACACCACTAAGGCTACGATAGGTGGTCGTGTTATTGTTTTTAATGCTTCACAGTATGACGATGATGAAGGTAAATCAGTATGGGAAATAGACTTTACTGAATATGAAAAGGACGGAACTGGTACAACTTTTAGAAAGACTGGTTCTGGTAATGAATTACAAGTATTCTCATTTGTCATTGAGTCAATCAAAGATTTGATTTCTAGCTATCATCCTGATCAACTTACATTCACTTCACACAAAGCAGATGACAATAGAACTAAATTATACCAGCGTATGTTGAATAGAATCAAAGTACCCGGTTACCATGCGGCACCTATTGATTCAGGTGAGTATGATGACTACTTCAAGATTGTCAAAGATAATTTGGATGAAGCTGAAGTAGCTACTAAGAATAGCAATGAGATTTGGAAACAACTAAGAGCGGCTGGATATCATCATGTTGGCAGCGGTGCTGATGCTACTGTTTTTGCCAAAGATGATAGTCATGTGATCAAGATATTGATGCCAGAGGATGCGGGTAGCAAAGCTGAACAAGTATTTCGTAAGTTTTATGAGTTTTCAATGAGTCATCAAGATTTACCATGCGTTCCTAGATTCAATGAAGTGAACACCATCGATATCAATGGCAAAGACTACACTCAGATTGAGATGGAGAGATTATCCCCTATAGAAAAAGGTGGTTTCTTACAAGGTATGGTTTGGTTATTAAGTGATTATGTTAGTGGAAATAAACCATGGTCAACTGTGGAAAGCGAATTAACAAATGGACACCCGTGGTATTTTTTTAGTCCAAACTATTCTGGTACTTTTGCTAGAACATGGCAAAGTATACTAGAAAATCCTGCAAGTAAAAAAACTTACAGTATGTATAAACAGCTATATACTGTGATGCAGTTATTATATAGTACAGGAAATATCAATAAATTTGGATGGGATTTGCATACGGCAAATGTCATGCAACGAAGTAACGGACAACCGGTTATCATTGATCCGTGGTTTAGCGAAGGAACATCATAATATGAACTTAACAGTTACAGAAAACGCAAGAGCAAAGATATTAGAAGTAATAGCAGAAGAGGGAAATCCTGCATTAAGATTACGCATGTATGTACAAGGTGGAGGATGCTCAGGAATGAGTTATGGATTCACACTAGATGAAGTACAAAACGAAGATGATTGGGCTATTCCAGCTGGATCTACTACGATTTTAGTAGATAGTATGAGTATGCAATATGTTGCCGGAGCAGAAGTTGATTTTAAAGATGACTTATCCGGTAGTCAATTCACTATTAGTAACCCAAATGCACAGACAACTTGCGGTTGTGGAAGCAGTTTTCAGCCAAGCTATGACATGATGGAGTGATACTGATTTAATCCCTATTGATAAATACATAATAAGGACTAACCATGGCAATTTCAGGCATAGAAAACATCAATATTGGGTTACAGAACGAAGCTGCGGGCAGTGATTCGTTATATACGGCCTTTAATAAATCTAAGAACAATTTCACTACACTATTTTCTTGTGCTAGTCCAACTACAACTTTTGTTTCTGGCAATGGAATATATGTAGAATATAGTAATAGCAACACATATTTGACTATCACAAACACCGGTGTAACTAATTTAGTTGCCGGTGATGATAGTATTGTTTTAACTCAAAGTAACGGGAACATAACAATTACTGCGCCTGGAGGCGGTAATGGTGGCGGTGGTGTATCAAACATTGATGTGGTAGGCGCAGCAGCAGGAGCTAGGATCACCTCAGTGGGCGGACCTATTATTAGTAGTGGTATCATCACATTGGATTTAGCTACCAGTGGTGTTGTTGCTGGTACGTATACTTATCCAACCGTTACAGTAGACCAATATGGTCGTGTTACTAGTATAGCAAATGCTGCTTCCACTGGTACTGTAACTAGTGTAGGTGTGACAACAACTGGTGCAGGTATACAAATATCTGGTAGTCCTATTACTACCGCAGGAAACATCAGTATCATTAATACTGGTGTAACAAGATTAAATGCTGGCTCTGGAATATCACTTAGTAGTAGTAATGGAAACATTACAGTTTCTACCTCAGCAGCGGCGGCAGGTGTCACTAGTGTAGGTCTATCTAGTACTTCATTAGATGTAACAAATAGTCCTATAACATCAACTGGTACAATGACAGTAGATTTACCTACTAACACTTCTATAGTGGGTAATTTAACTGTTGGTAATAATTTAACAGTAACTGGAAATACAACCGTTACGGGAAACTTAACAGTTACAGGAAATACAATCTATTACAATGTAACTTCATTTAATGTTCAAGATCCAATCATTTCATTGGGCGGCGGACCAAACGGCAATGCATTAACAAGTAATGATGGGAAAGATAGAGGAACTGCATTACAGTATTATACAAGTGCGCCCGTAACTGCGTTTATGGGATGGGATACTGGTAATAGTGAATTTGCATTTGGTAGTAATGTAACTATTGCTAGCGAAGTAGTAACTTATAATACATTAGGTAATGCACGAGGATTAACTTGGTTGGGTAATGTAAGTGGTACAACAGGTGTATTTAGTACGAGTGCTAACATTCCATTAATCAATAGTGGTACTAGCAATATCACACTTACATCTGGTGGTAATGTTTCTACGTTTATCGCGGGCAATGTAACTGCTCAATTTGTTGTTACATCGACCGGCGCTAACATAGCAGGTACTGCTAACGTTGTTGGTAACTTAATTTCAGGCAATTCAACTACAACTACATCAGTTATTACAACTGGTAACATCACTACTATCAATAGTGGACTATTACAAAATGGTAATAGTAACATTTCTATTACTGCTAATGCAAATGTATCTATTGCAGTAACAGGTGCTAACAGATTAGTATTAACTAGTACTGGTGCTAATATCACAGGCACAGCAAATGTATCCGGTAATGCTAATGTACTTAATTTAGGCACAGCGCAAGTACTAGCAAGTGCTAATGTAACCAGTCCGCAATTTATATCTAATGTTGCAGGCGGTACTGCACCTTTTGTAGTTACAAGTACAACACAGGTAGCTAATTTAAGTGTAGCAACAGCAGGTAGTGCTACAACAGCAGGTAGTGCTACAACAGCAGGTACTGTAACAACAGCAGCACAAGGTAATATTACTAGTGTTGGCACACTAACATCATTGGGAGTTAATGGTACAGTAACCGCAGTAGCATTTACTGCTAACACAGGTGTATTTACTGGTAACGGAAATGGGTTGAGTTCATTGGTAGGTGCTAATGTAACTGGAACTGTAGCTAGTGCAACAAATGCGTCGGCATTATTACAAAATACATCTACATCAACAACGGTATACCCTACGTTCTCTACATCATCATCAAATGGGAATTCATCTGCGGTAATTAATACAAGCATTAGTGCTAACTTGGGCAATGCATCTATTACAGCAACAACGTTTGTTGGTGCTTTGTCCGGAGCAGCAACAAGCGCAACTACAGCAGGAACCGTAACAACAGCAGCACAAGGTAATATTACTAGTGTTGGTACATTAACAACTTTAACTAGTGGTAATTTAACCGGTACTGGTTTTATACTTTCTAATAGTAAAACTCAAGGTGTTGGATATGCATCAGGTGCTGGTAGTGCAGGAACTCAAGCAACAAGTCGTAGTACAGCAGTCGCAATGGCAGCACCATGTGTTACTGGATCAATTACATTGTTTACTACAACATCTACTGCTAATACATGGAATAGCTTTGCTGTATCTAATGTAGTTTGTACAGTATCTGATATAGTTATAATAAATTTCCGTTCCGGTGCTACTGCTACCAGTTATATTCCTAGCATTTTATCGGTTGGCGCTAATACATTTACCATACAGATATACAATCAATCTGCTATCCCAAGTGATACTCCAATAATTAATTTTGCAATACTTAGAGGCGCCAACGCTTAAAATATAATGGGTACTTAAAACCTAACTAAATATTTGAATGGAACATCCATTCTTAGACAGAAAACAATTGTCTGAAAAGACACTTGAAGAAATTCAGACCGATATCACCGGTTTAATGAATAAGCTAAACTTTGCCTATAAAATGGGTAATCGTCCATTAATCAATCAGCTTACTATGGTAATCGAAAGCTATCGCAGAGAAGCTGGCGAGAAACTTGATCAGGTTATGGAAAAACAAAACCTCAAGAATCAAGTCTACATACAAAAAGAGGGTGAAAGTGGCAACAAAAATAGAACGTGAATTCGCATTCCAAGCAGCGGTTCATTTTGAAGGATACTTCTTAATGACTGTATATGAACTTTCATTAGGAATGGAAGTTGATACAGCATCTATTAAAGAGCAAAATATAGCAATGGATAGAATAACTTATTTCTTAACTGAGTGTTTAGAAAATAGTGTATTCGTAGAACACACAGACAAAAAGGCTATAGAAAAATATCTACAAGCAGATATTAAAGTATGCACTCTTCCAGAAGAACCATACGATCAAATTATAACCATTCTATTATTATTAAAACTTAATGCTATCACTGAAGGTAAACTTCATGTAAATACTATCTCACTACGATCTGGATTAAGTGATGATGTTAAATTTATATATGATATAGATACTGCTAGCAACCATCCTTTTGGTAATAAATCGTGGTGGTCAGAATGCAGCACCGTTATGTCTGATGTAGCTAAAACTAATAAAAAAGAAAAAATAGTTAAACTAATTAAACAACATTGCGATTGGGCAAGCGTTGGTTTAGATTGGGAACAAAAAGAATACAAAACTACTGAAATTATTTTTCAGGATAAACAACCATAACTGTTGATTTGCTCAACAGTCTATGTTATCATTCATGGATGAAAACAGATATGTATGGGCAGATTATTCTCACAGAAAATGATCTCTGTGATTTATATATGCGTGATCCAATACGAACTATCAAAGGGTGTTTTGTAGATAAGAAAATCAACTTAGATGATATTTTTCTGTCTAACGAAAATCTACCCATACTAGTAGAATATGTTGACAGTAAGTTATCATTGGAACAATTTGATAATCACAATCAATCACAATGGCACATGCCCATTGAATACTATGAAATGGATATTGCTAAATGGGTATTGGATCAATGTAAAAACGAAGAAGAACTACAACGTGCAGGTGATGAACTGATAAAATTCCATGATAGGAGTATGTTCCCACTACTACAGTACTTGAAGTACCTTGTGGACACAATGCGTAGAAACAATATCGTATGGGGAGTGGGTCGTGGTAGTAGTGTGGCAAGCTATGTATTGTATTTGATAGGAATTCACAGAATAAATAGCTTGTACTACCAATTGTCGGTAGATGAATTTTTAAAATAAGGAGATTAAAATGGCTACACATAGAACAGCAATGGGCAAAACAGTTGATATGTCTGCGATTCTAGCTAAGAATGAAAAAACTAGAGCAGTTGGTAACATGGGCGTAAATGCACGTGGAGATACGATTGATGCATACGGAAGAATTATCAAACCAGTAACTGCCAAAGTTAATGAAGCATATGGGAAAACAGTAGGTAATCGTTCTGCACAAGCAACAAAAAATATACCAAAGCCCCAATCAAAAATACAACCAGATGCTAAAGTAGCATCACCAGTAGAAATTCCAGAACTAACAGAGCATGAGCGTGAGTTGGATGAATTTTTAGAAGATGATATTGAAGTTGAAAAAATAAAAGAAGAAGAAGTAAAGAAAGCAACCAAGAAGAAATAATATGGAAGAAATTACACTAGACTTTGAAACCACTGACGAAAAGAAATTAGCGTTTGAACCGCATAAGTTTAAGAAAAGTCAATTCAAACCAATCGGCGCACATATCATTGTTTATGATATGAGTTTTGATGTTCGTATTACCACTAGCGGTATACTACTACCCAATGATGATATGAAAAGTGCTGGTATCAGACCTCGCTGGGGAAAGATATACAAGATTGGCGCAGAGAATAAAGACCCTGATTTGTATGAAGAACTATGGGTCATGGTAAGTCATGGTCGCTGGACACGTGGAATCGATATTGAAGATGAAACGGGTAAGAAAACATTGCGTAGAGTTGATCCTAGTGATATACTATTAGCGTCAGATGAACAAGTATATGACGAAACATTTAGCGACAAGGTGTATTAATGATAAATTGGTTTAAGAAAAAAGTTATTAGCTGGGTTAGAGAAGATTGGGATAAAGTTCGAAGTGATGGTGATAATGGGTTGATTCCCATGGACCGACACATTGTTACTTCTAGTAAAGGTCGTAGATTAGATCATAATGGTATGAACTTCACAATCTATTCAGCAAACGGTGGATATGTAATGGAATATAGTACGTATGACCCTAGAACAGATGAACGCAGTACAGCATTGCATATCATCACTAGTGACCAAGACTTAGGTCAAAGTATCGCACACATCATAACTTTTGAAATGCTTAGAAAATGAAGAATCAACTTTGGGTAGAAAAGTATCGTCCAAAATCTGTAACAGATTATGTATTCGTAGACGAACGACAAAAACAACAAGTAGAAGGTTGGATCACTAATGGTAGTATCCCTCATTTATTGTTGAGTGGTGACCCCGGTACTGGTAAGACTACATTAGCTAAAGTATTGATAAATGAGTTAGGTGTAGAAGATTATGATGTACTAGAAATCAATGCAAGTCGTGAGAATGGTGTTGCAATTGTGCGTGATAAGATCAATGGATTCGCACAGACAATGCCGTTTGGTAAGTTCAAAGTGATATTACTTGACGAGGCTGACTATACAAGCCCAGAGTTTCAAGCAGCATTGCGTAACGATATGGAAGCATATGCTGATACAGTGAGGTTCATTCTTACTTGTAACTATGAACACAAAATCATTCCAGCATTGCGTGAGAGTCGTTGCCACAAGTTTCATATCGCTAAACCCGATCGCACAGAATATACAGCAAGAGCCGCAACGGTTCTTGTAACTGAGGGAGTAGAGTTTGATTTAGATACATTGGACAGCTATGTGCGTGTGGCATACCCAGACTTACGTAAATGTCTGAATCAACTACAAGTCAATAGCAGCACAGGTAAACTATTGCCCCCGCAATCACAGGGTAACAGCGAACATGAGTTATTGTTAGAAGCAACAACTTTGTTTAAAGCCGGAAAGATTATTGAAGGTCGTCAGCAACTGATGCAATACATTGCATTATATCCAACACGTATCGAAGATACATATAAATGGATGTACGATAACTTAGACTTGTGGGGCACACAGCAAGAAAAGCGTGATGCAAGTATCATATTCATTCGCAATGGTCTTGCACAATTGCCGTTAGTAGGAATCCCTGAAATTAGTCTAGCAGCAACCTTAGTGGAGTTAACATCGTGAGATATTTATTGATTATATTTGTTCGTAAGCCAAACGGACAAATTGATGAACAAGTTAGTATTAGTAAAAGACTACGCACATCTGACCTTCAAACCTGCAATGTCATATTAGATTATGGTAAACAGAAAGTACAGAAATGTGTAATTGAAGGTAACGTAGTAGATACTGGTTGGGAGAAACTAAATGAATATTACAAAAAAGTCTATCCTACATTGATTGACCAGTTAGAAAAAAGCAATACTGAAAGTGAAGTTCAGAAGAAGTAAAAGAGGGGCAATGCCCCTCTTTTTAACTGTACAAGTTTAGTACATGTTCAATGATGCGGTGCCTCTGAACATCTTTAATGTCAAAGGTACATAATTGCAACCCTGGTATCACCCCCTTCCTCAATCGATTTTGTAAGTCTAGTAGCCCATTGTCGGCTGATTTTCTATCGGCTTGTTCAATATCGCCAGTAATTACAATCTTACTGCCAACGCCGATTCTAGTCATAATCATTTTGAGTTGACCAGGTGTTGCATTTTGCGCTTCATCTAACACTACCCAACTATGTTTGAAGTTACGACCACGACAGAATGCCAATGGGGCAATCTCTATGATTTGTTCTTCTAACATATGAGTAATTTCTGACTGTGTGTAGTACTCACGTAATACATCCATTAATGGTCTTGTCCACGGTTCCATCTTTTGATTGATATCACCGGGCAAGAACCCGTGTTTTTCATCATCTACCCCTACTGCCGGTCTGGATAATATGATTCTATCACATTCACCATCACGCATTGCTTTAATAGCTGCTTGCATCGCCAAATAAGTTTTACCTGTGCCCGCAGGACCAGTGACAACAACGATATCGGTGTTCTCATCTAATAGTGCGATAATGTAATTTTCTTGATTCAGTGATTTGGGAACTAACTGTACGGGTCTTTTATTGATACGTACAGATTTCTGAGCCTGTGAAAAGTCTATTGTTTTTGATTCTTTCATGTAAAAAGTTTGATTTGTTTTTTTGCTTGTAAAGCGAGGATCTTGCTGGGTAGTGCGTAAAGCACTGGTTTTCCGTTTGCTCAATGTAAATTCTCCTTCATAAGAGCGTGAGTACTCATAATACTCATTATTATTTAAATGAATTTTGATGATGTAAAGTAACATACTTTTAACACAATTCTGTAGACTAAATATAAGGCTACGGTCAAGTATTTCTTATTAGTGCTAATAATCAATAAAAGATAAATATATTAATGAAGCACGAAACCGCCGACAATTTCTTTGACAATGTTGATTACGTCAGCATTATTGACACCGTAAAGGGCATATTTACCAGCGATGGTTCAATGAATACCCTGCTAGACTTTGAAAGAGTACTAGATGAATCTGATTTATATGCATACAGAAACTGGGAACTAGGTGAATTAGTCCAAGGTCCAATGGTAAAACGCTATTCTGTCAACTGCATATTCATGTGGCCATATGATTTAATGCCAAATCCAAAGGGTGCTAGACGATTAGTAGCAATTGGGTGTAAAGTTAAGTTTGCTAAAAGCGAGATAGAAGTTCCAGTAGAAGTTAAAGATTACGAAGATTTTGTTCCTGGTGGTAGATATCCAAAGATGAAACCAAAGAAGGTTTGGTTTGTTTACATTGAGATTCCTAAAGAATTACTAGATGATATCAAAGAAGGTTCTATTGACTTAGCTGGACAGACAATTGATCTGGAAGAATTAGATAATTCATACGATGAAGATTTAGATAAAGACGATGGGCAAGACACAGAAGAACAAGAGGCAGGCGATGCAGGAATGGGCGGTATGCCACCAGGTGCTCCGCCCGCCGCCGGAACCGCAGCCCCAATGTAAGGTATAACATGACAAGAAGAATCATTAATGAAGGCTTAGATTATTTGGATATGGTAGATCAAATAGAACCTACCGTTTCTGTAGATGAGTATGCTGCTAAGATGGGCAAAGACAGTGACATTGTTACATTGGCATTTGTTGTTAAAAGCGAAGCAGCAGGAAATGATTTGGTTGACTGGTTTGAGCGTGGATATGATTGGATACTAGATTCTAGCTTAAGCGAAGGTGAATTAAGTCCTGGTAAGTATCTAGTATTTGTTGAGATGAAGCGTAGAACAAAAGTTCCAGAACGCATTGTAGAATTGATTGATGATTTAGAAACACTTACCGAGTTAACAATAAATGATTGGACTATTTCTATTGATGAAGAAGAATACGATGCTGACCCGGAAGTATTGAAGCAAGTAATTACTATTAGTCCACACGAATATCGTGTTGAAGAAGAAAACCAAGAAGATTTAAATGAGATGCGTAGACGCGCCGGACTAGAAACTGTAAAATTATATGGTAAACCAGATAGTGAGATACAAGCATACATAGCAATGGCAGGATTATAAAATGGCAACTATTCTAGCACAAAAAGCGTCAACAGATTTAGCAGTAGCAAAGAGTGATGATCAACATGATTTGTTAGCAGCGGATCCAACAATTCCGCAATTTCCACAAGGAAGTACTTATGGAACAACAAATACTACAACAGGCTTTGGTGGAAATTCAACGTTTGGAACGGGAGCGTCTGGATTCAATCAAAACAGTTTTAACTCCCCTAGCTTCAACCAACAACCAAACACAGGATTTGGAAGTACTCAAAACATCAATCAATCAAGTGGACAACAACCAGTACTAACTGGTGCAGCACCCACTAATGCAGCAAGCGGTGCTGATGTATTAGTTGCAAATGATAAAGAAAGTGAACATTGGATAAATTCAAAATGGCGTCCCGCAATGGGATGGCTATATATGGCTACATGCCTTACTGATTTCATTGTGTTCCCAATTCTTTGGAGTCTACTACAAGCACTCAGTAAAGGTGCAGTAACTAGTCAATGGCAACCATTGACACTACAAGGTGCAGGACTATATCATATCGCTATGGGTGCTGTTTTGGGTATTGCAGCATACGGTCGTACTAAAGAAAAGGTTGCCGGCGCTAACTAAAGGTGTTGACATTAGCATAATGTTGTGCTATAATAATTGAATGGATCATTATACTACATTAGGTGTAGCTAAAAACGCATCACCTGACGAAATTAAAAAAGCATATAGGAAACTAGCCAGTCAGCATCATCCTGACAAGGGCGGAGACAAGGCTAAATTCCAAGATATTCAAGCCGCTTATGATACACTAAGCGATACAAACAAACGACAACAATACGACAATCCTGCTCCCCAAGGATTTCATCAGCAAGCTGGTGTTCCCCCAGGGTTTGAACATATCTTTAGTCAGATGTTTGGCGGAGGCAACCCGTTTGACCCGTTTAGCCAACAGCGCAAACAACCACAAACATTTAGAACCACAGTAGGAATCACACTTGAACAAGCATATTATGGTGGAGAGCAAATATTAAAATTACAAACACCCACTAACACTCATGCTATTACTATCCAAGTACCTAAAGGAATTAACAACGGCAATCAGATGCGTATTGATAATGTCATAGATGGTGCTAGTTTAATGGTAGATTTCAGAGTGGAGAACCATCTTAAATATGATAGACAAGGTAATGATTTATCATGTAATCACCCGATATCAGTATTAGATTTAATTGTTGGAACAACTTTTGAATTCACAACATTGTCTGGAAAGACATTAGAGGTTACAGTTAAACCAAAAACACAACCATATATGCAATTAAAATTAGCAGGGCATGGGATGCCTATACCTAACTCAACAGTTTACGGAGACCAAATTATATTGTTTAAGCCATTCATACCTGATATCATAGACGAACAATTAGTAAATACTATTGCAGCATACAAACAACAAAGGAATCAAAAATGAACCATTCACCCGAAATAGATAGTATTATTGAACAAGCGATTCATTATGCTAAAGAAAGAAAACATCAATATGTAACCGTGGAACATTTACTACTTGGACTGATAAATCATAATTCATTCAAAAAATGTTTGCATAGTTTTGGTGCAGACGTTGAAACAATGGATCAAGAGATTAATGCATACTTAGATAGTTTACATGCTATCGTAAGCAAAGATGACGATGTAGTTCCACGCAAAACAAATAGTTTAGAGCGTGTTATGAATCGTTGCGTCACACAAGTATTGTTTAGTGGTCGTAGACAGGTTACTACTGTTGACTTATACTTAAGCATTGCGTCAGAAGGCAATAGCCATGCACATTATTTCTTGTTGAAATACGGAATTAACAAAAACGAATTTGTATCACATTGGCAAAAACATTATAAGCATGGTGAGACTGGAAATCTAACAGAGAACCAAGCTGATGAGATACTAGAAGAATACACAATCAACCTGACACAACTAGCAGCACAAGGTAAACTTGAGCCATTGATTGGTCGTAGCAAAGAACTTGATGATATCATTAACGTACTTGCTAAACGGTTTAAGAGTAATGTATTGATGGTCGGTGATCCTGGTGTTGGTAAAACAGCAATTGCTGAAGGTCTAGCACAGATGATGATTAATAAAGAAGTGCCTGAATTCTTGCAAGACCATCAACTATACAGTTTAGAGATTGGGTCACTACTTGCAGGTAGTAAGTATCGCGGTGACTTTGAGGAAAAGGTTAAGCAAGTACTTGAGGCATTGAACACAAAGAAAAAGACTATTCTTTTTATTGACGAGGCACATACTATGCAAGGCGCAGGTGGTGCTAACAATGGGTCGGTTGATTTCAGTAACATGATTAAACCTGCAATTACTAAAGGTACTCTTAAAGTTATTGCTAGTACAACATGGGAAGAATACTATGATAGCTTTGAGAAGGACCGTGCGTTGATGCGTAGGTTCTATCGTATCTCAGTTGATGAACCTAACCACGATACAACAATTCGCATTCTTAATGGATTGAGTCTTAGACTAAATGATTTTCACAATGTTGAAATTACTGATGAGGCAATCAAAGCAGCAGTTGAAAGTGCTGACCGCTATATTCATGACCGTAAGAACCCAGATAAATCTATTGATTTGCTTGATGCTGCTTGTGCTAAACAGCGTGTAGCAGAAAACAAAGGTGCAATCATTACTAAAGAACTTGTGTTTGACCAAGTTGAACGATTCACTGGAGTACCTGCTGATAAAATGAAGGGTGATAACTTTGAATTGATTCAAAATTTAGAATCAAACATCAAAGACAAACTATACGGACAAGATGAAACTGTACAACAGGTACTTGAGCGAGTCTATGTTAACTTTGCTGGTATTGGTAATGACACTAAGCCAACAGGTAGTTTCTTGTTCTTGGGACCAACTGGTACCGGTAAGACTGAACTTGCTAAACTACTAAGCAAGAATTTAGACATGCCGTTGCTTAAGTATGACATGAGCGAATACTCAGAAAAACATAGCGTAAGTAGTTTGATTGGACCTCCCCCGGGTTATGTTGGGTTTGGTGATAGTCAAGTGTCAGGTGGACGATTGATCAATGACTTGAGCAAGAACCCACATTCGATCATGTTGTTTGATGAAGTTGAGAAAGCACATCCAGATATCTTTAACATCTTCTTGCAGATGTTGGACGAAGGTCATATCACTGGAAGTAATGGTAAGCAAGTTAACTGTAAGAACAGTATCATTATCATGACCAGTAATTTAGGTAGTAGTGATAGCGAACGCAACAACATCGGCTTCGGCACACAAGAGAAGACCGGTGAAGATGACAAAGCATTGAAAGAATTCTTCAAGCCCGAGTTTAGAAATCGTGTTGACTTGATTTGCAAGTTTAACAAATTGGATACACTTGCGATTAAGAAGATTGTTATCAAGTTTACCGATGACTTGAAAAAGAGTTTGGTTGACAAGCATGATATTGTATTGAATCTAAGTGAACCAGTAGTTGAGTATTTGGCAGAGCAAGGATACGATAAGAAGATGGGCGCACGACCATTAAGTCGCAAGATTGATGAATTGATTCGGGTACCTCTAAGTAAAAAAGTCTTGTTTGAACGTATTAAATCTGCTACAATCAATGTAGTGATGAACGAAGGTGCAATTGATTTTGCAGTAACACATAAACTAACAGCCAAGGTGAACGAAGATGGGATTATTGAGGTCAGTTGAAAACATTCCTAATATTGATTTTTATGAATATAAGGAAACTAATTATTACAACAACTATAGATATCGGGCTAAATTTACTATCGATGGATTAGCATTCACTAATTATGTTAAATCTCCGGGTGAGTTGATTAGGAGATTGAATGAGACCGGATATCGCAAGGTACGAGCAGATAGAAAAGCAGTAACGATGGAGAAAATCAATGAACTTAATAACTTCATTGATTGGCGTAACAGTAACAAAAATCCCGGATTAGTAACTTTCAGACTTGAGATGGATACTATGTCAGTGTACAGCAACAATTTAGATTTGTTGCTTACATTGAAGGATCTTGGACTAGTTACCGTAAAAATCACAGAAGTGCAATTGGAGCAGTTTGCTGGTACAAAGTATTATGTCAATGAGCCAAAGCACAAGTATAGAATTTATTTAAAATCTAAGTATATTGAAGAAAGAGATTTTATTAAAGATTTGCACGATACCATCAAGAAAAGTAAAGAATTGGTTCCAAGTAATGCATTGAAAATATGGTTAAATGACTATATTAGACGCCCAATTGCTTCAATTAATAGTTGGCAATATCGCTATACTAGCGGAAATCATTCTATTGACTATGACAATGAAAGTACACTAAGCTATTTGATATTAATGTATGGACATATGCTTGGAAAACGCTATAAATTAGAAAAGCGACCCGTACCTGTCTGAAATGATAAATACTCTATTAATAATGGAGTATTTACCATGGCAAAGATTGTAGAAGATGTAGTAGTCATCAAATTTAGTAAAATCGTTAAAGATTCAGACACCGACAATGGTGGACTTGTAGGTGCAGATGTTCAAGCTGCGTTAGAACAAGTTGCACAAGAATTAGTCGGTGAAAGTATTGTAGTAGAAGTGGTACGAGCATAATGAGCCAATCTACTACACTTATTCTGCTACCGCAGACAGCCTATGTAAATCCAGGTAATGCAGCACCCTACACGGTTGTAGGTAATGCTCAACCTGCTGCTGCTTATTACTTAGGTAATAGAGATTTACAGACAGTTAACCTTAGTGTGTCAAACATTGTAGGTAACATCGTTATCCAAGCTACACTAGCAAATCCAGCATCACTTGAAAATCAATGGTTTGATGTGTATGAATTCAATGGAAGTGATAATCCAAACGCAAGTCAATATACAAATGTTACCGGTAACTTTGTGTACATGAGAGCAAAGATTGTAGATTTCCAACAAGGTGTAGTTAATTTTGTAAAGTTGAGTTATTAAAATGAGTACAGAACTTTTTAGAAAATATATTGACATGCTAAACGAAAGCATGGACATTGGTCAACTAGCACAAATAAGTGACAAAGCATTGGATGATGCATACCACTATGGTCGCAGTAGTCCTGGCAATACATTTGGATGGAAAGCTAATATGAAGTCGGCTGAATTTGCTTTGAAAGCAATTACAGCAGGTGAAAAAGATATTGAAAAGATTAGTGATGCGATACATCAAGGATGGAATGTAACTGCTAAAGCGTTTGTAGCACACCCAGAACAATTTGATGACACAGAGAAACTAAAAGCTGCCGGTAAATTAGAAGCAAAACTTCAGCAGCGCGAAAAGTTGATGAACATTCCATATGCTCAACTATCAGATGAAGAACAAGAAAAAGACCGTGTAGTAGCCAGAGCCTTATTACAGGCAATAACAGGCAATCAACAATGAGTACAATAGTCGTAATGCCCGGAGGCTTTCACCCGTTTCATGCGGGTCATGCCTCACTATATCAATCAGCATTACAAACCTTTCCGGGTGCTGATGTATATGTTGCGGCATCAGACGATACTAGTGAAAGACCTTTTCCTTTTGCAATCAAAGAAAAACTTGCTAAAGTAGCAGGTGTAAAGAAAGGACAATTTGTACAAGTTCGTAGTCCATTCAGACCACAAGAAATAACAAGCAAGTATAATCCTGACAGTGATGTATTAATATTTGTGCGTAGTGAAAAAGATAAGAATGAGCAACCTAAACCAGGTGGCACAAAGAAAGATGGAAGTCCTGCATACTTTCAACCATACACAGGCAAAGATTTAAAACCATTTGGACAACATGCTTACATTGAATATCTACCAACAGTAGAGTTTGGTCCTGGCATTACCAGTGCAAGTGAGATTCGTGCAATGTGGCCTAAACTAAACGAGAAACGCAAGACTGCAATGGTAATGAGTTTGTATCCAGCTACACAAAGTAACCCCGCATTAGCAGCAAATGTCGTTAAGCTATTAGATGCTGGCATGGGTGTTGATGTTAATTTACAAGAAGTTTTTGATACTAAAGCATCTACAGCTACTTCACAATGGGACACTAGTAATCCTGATATGATTAAATTTAACTTCACTGCTAGCAATGGAGTAGAATATCAATTGGATTTCTTAGAACCATATATTGGACCAGAGAACATGAGTCCATATGATTATGTTGATTCAGACGAAGTATATGAAAATAGCAAATTTGTTAGTTTTGAACAAATTACACAGGATATGAAAGGCGGATTTCCAGTTGTTAAACAGGGTATCGAAGGTACAGGGGCAGCCGCAGAAGTGTTTGGAATTGTAGTCAATGCTATAGTTCAGTATGTGAAAAAATTTAAACCTTCATTGTTATATTTCCAAGCCGCAGAACCCGGTCGTAGAGCGTTGTATGCTAGAATGATTAAAAGAGTATTACCGTCATTACCAGGTTGGACAAGCCAAACCAACGGTGGTGGAGAATTTGGAGTGTACAATACTAAAAAAGTTAAGAAGGCAATGCCGGTGCAAGAAAAAATGAAGATGGGTGCTACTACTGAACCTATTGAAGAAGATAAAGAAACTGATCCAATAGTTGATGCTACTATGAAGTTCTATACACCTGTAATGCAAAAAGCACAAGAACAAGAAGTAGAAAACTATGTAGAGAAAGCACGACACTTATTACAAAAGACTGATGACCCAGTTGTTCGCAAAAAGTTGATTGATATATTTAAAGAAGGTAAACACAATCCATACTTACAAGGTGGAATCATTACAGCTATAGCAGCACTACTAGGCGGTGGCGCAATAAATCTTGCTAATAATATACAACTAACACCCTATCAAACTAATCTAATGATGCAAGGTATATTGAACTCAATCGTCCCTGCAGTGGGTGCAAGAATGAACGGCAAGAATTGGGTAGACACACTCAAATATACACTAGCTAGCTTAGGCGTTGGTGTTGGTATAGCAACTGTAATGGAAAAAGAAAGTGATGTTATGGCTCATGTGGCAAAAGACTTAGCAGGTGATGGGGCACCTATCGCTAAACTAAGAGCCGCACGAGACAGCGAACAAATGAAAAAGCGTGAGCGTAGCGACGGATTACCTGTTGAACCTAAATTTGATTACCTAGACGAAAAATAAAAATATTTCGTACCCCTCTGTAGGATGTAAATAATTATATCTTAACAAGAGGACCATATGGCAACAAGAAAACCCAAAGCAACTAAAGAAGAAAAAACAGTACCAGTAGAAAAGGTACAAGAAATCGCTGAACAAGCGGCAGCAGAGCAAGCACAAAAAGCAGATGCTCCAGCAGATCAAACCCCAGTAGCAGGCCAAGTACAAGTAAATGTAGATTTCTTGCGTACAACCAAAGTGCATATCGCTATGCCTTGCTATGGTGGTATGTTGACTGAATCAACATTTATGAGTTTCATCAAGTGGGCTAACACAGCCCGTCAATTGAACATTGACTGGACATTGGAAACAATGGTCAACGAAAGTCTTATCAGTCGTGCCCGTAACACACTAACTGCTAAGTTCTTAGCTATGCCAGATGCAACACACTTGTTCTTTGTTGACGCTGACATTGGTTGGGAGCCATGGCATCTATTAGTTCTATTGAACCGTGACGTAGACGTTATCGGTGGATTGTACCCAATGAAAACTATGCCTATCAAGTGGGTAGTTAACGGATTTGAAGGTGCAGAAGAAGGACCAGATGGATTGCAAGAAGTATCTAAAGCAGGTACAGGTTTCTTGTTAATGAAGAAACATGTATTTGAGAAATTGAATACTCACCCTGCTGTTAAGCAATACAAGAACGACATTGGATTAGATCCAATGTATGATCAATACTTGAAAACATATTTTGACACAGCAGTTCGTCAGAATCGCTACTACAGCGAAGATTGGACATTCTGCGAAAATTGGCGTGACTTAGGTGGTCGTATCTGGATGGACAAGCGTGTTCTATTGCGTCACAGCGGTAGTTATGTTTTCTGTATGGAAAATCAAGAACATCTACTTAAGACAGTGGGACCAATGTTCTTAGAACAACAACAAAGTCTGGGAATGAAATTAACTGACAAAGATGGCAACGAAATCAAGTCAGTAAAAGCAGCATAAAAAAGCCCCGAAAGGGGCTTTTCTAATACAATGAATATTGTTTCTTTTATGGGTGGATGCTGCGGGGATTTAATTACCGCGATGATTGATCCAACCGGCGTTATTTTAGAAAATGATTATATAGTAATTCAAGATGAAAGAGACAAATTAAAATGTCCTATATTATTTAAAACAGACCAAGAAAAAGATATTTACATTAATAACATGAAAAATAAATATCTAAGTTTGCCAAGTCATCAAATGGAATATCATATTGAAAAAAAACATAAAATTATATCTATAATAACCTTTGATTTTAAAATTGCATTATGGGCAGCAGGTAGATTTAGCAAACTTAACCAGCATAAAGATTGGTATAAAAATGATATAGGTTTCAATTCTACAGAAGAATATGCAAAAAATATAATCAAATATTCTGAATTTGTTAATACACAAGTCAAAAATTTAATATCTTTAGAAGATATTATTGACGGAAAAGCAGTTGAATCTTTATCTAAATGCGTAGATACTCCGATCGATAAAAATATATATGAACTTTGGTTACCTCGTCAAATACTAGATTTATAATATAGTAATAAATACATATATGAGTTGGTTTAGACATAAAACTCCAAAGAAATTCCCTCCCGTTCCACCTGACCCAAAAAAATGAATCAAAAAGAACTTAATAGCTTTAAACTAAGTGATGCGGTAACATTCCACGATAAACTTAATCCTAAGTTATGGAATGAAACTAAATTGCGACCAGATGTTAGAGACCAGCTTATGCTGATAGCAGCAGATTTTTTAGAAGAATTAGGTGTACATGATTTAGATGTAAAAGACATAACAATCTCAGGTAGTAATGCTGCATTTAGCTACACAAAGCACAGTGATTTAGATTTACATATATTAGTAGACATGGGTAATTTACCTACCAATGAAGTATATAAAGAGTTATTTACAGCAAAGAAAACAATATACAATGATACACATGATATAACAATTCATAAAATTCCAGTAGAATTATATGTACAAGACAGTAGACAACCTGTTGTAAGTTTAGGTGAATACAGTGTAATGAATGATCAGTGGATAAGAATACCCACTAAGCGTAGAAGTGATTTTGACCAAACTTCTACTAAAAGCAAGTATGAAAAGTTATTAGGTTTGATAGAGATAGCACTACAGTCAAGAAAATATAGTAAAGTAAAACATATAATAGACACGATCAAACGATATAGACAAGCAGGATTAGATAAAGGTGGTGAGTTTGGTCCTGAAAATTTAGCATATAAGATGTTGCGTAGTCAAGGATATATTACAAAATTATATGATTTAAGAGACAAGTTACATAGTGAGAAGTTATCGTTTGAGACTATGTATCAGAACATAGATGAAGAAGAACAATTCAACAATGAGTTATGGAAACCAGGATTAGATTTCAAACAAGACATAAACGGAATACTTTATCATGTTACAAATGCAGGGAAGAAAAATGATTTCTTATCTATCAAAGCATATGATAAAAAAAATCTCAATCCAATTGGAGATGCACAATTTGCCAAAGCACGAAATCTATATACAGGTGAAGTGCAAGGTGTAACAAGCATGAAGACCAGAGTCGATCCTAAATATCAAGGACAAGGTATAGCCGCAAATATGTATGCTTTGATTCGCATGTTAGGTGTCAATGTATTGCCTTCTGAAACACAAACTACCGCTGGACAAAAAATGTGGTCAAAGTGGCGCAAGCAAGGTGATGTGAATAGCTTGAAAGATTTAGATCCAAAAGTAAAAGGTGTGGCGGAAGAATACAACACCATGCAATTTGCAGCAGAAAAAACTCCACCAGTAAGTCCTTATGCTGGCGTTAAAGATAATCAATATCGTGGTGGAATAAGTGAAGCAAGTGGATATATTCCAAGCGAAAAACAAAAGAATGACCCGCGATTCAAGACAGCACTAACTGTAGATGTACACCCTGACAGTATAAAAAAGAACGCAAAAGCATTCTACTGGAACACCAGTCGTGCTGGAATACCCCCAACAGCTAAAGCAAACGGCAAAATCTAAAGTTTCCTTATTATGGTATTTTGATAAATACTCTATAACTTTGGGAAACCGTCATGAGATTTAAGCAAATAGTAGAAAATTCAACCACAGCAGGGTCAGTCGCAACCGTAGCAAAGCCTATGATGACTCAAACCCGTGAAAATGTTAATGTTCCGGGACTGAAACCTGTACAACAAGTAATGAAAGGGAAGGCTAAAAAGAAAGGGCCTTACGCTAATAGCATTACAGAAAGCAAAGTTAAAGAACTATCAATAGATTTAACAGAGTTAACTACTGCTGAATTTCAAAAGAAATATGGAAAAACAAAAGCTGAAATCAAAGCAAGCATGACAAAAGTCAACGAAGAGGAAATTGCAGAACAAGACTTAATCGTTATCCCGGGTCAAGGTAGACTAAGAAGAACTGGATTTGTTAAGCATGACTTAGACCATGGTGAACACGAAGGTCACACATTAAAGAACAGTCTACACACTATCGCCCGTGCTGCTAGTGATTTAGATAAGAGATTATCCGTTCAATCTGAATTCCCCGAGTGGGTATCAGAGAAGATTGGCGCAGCAAAAGGTATGATGGTTAATGTGATGGATTATCTAATCAGCAGTCAAGAGATGCAACCTGATAGTGATGCTATCAATGAACTCAGTTCTGATCTGTTACAAAGATCCGCACAATTAGCTAAAAACAAAAGTAATCAAGCAATGAAGCCTGAGGTGCATAATGCATTAGGTGGCGGCTATATGAATCCATTGGCAAAACATTATGATGATGTATCACAAAAAATAAGCAATAGGGCAGCACAAGTAGGAAAAAAAGAAGCGATAAAAAAAATCGCTTCTCCAGCGGTGATGCGTAAGATAGGTATGAATGAAGGTGATGTAAGCACCAGCAACTTACGAACAATGTACGACTTAGCTAGAATGGCTAAGAACTACTGTAATCCTGAAGGGCAAGAATCACTTACTGAATTACTAAAAATTCTTAAATGGTACATGGATCAAGCAGAGCAAGGGGTAACGGAAGGTGCTGGTGTTATCGCCGGTGGACTTGCATACGAAGATAGTGATGGTGGAGAACAGATTCCACAAATGGCTATGGGAGAGTTGCGTAATATTGCAAAGAATTGCAAGCAGATACATCAGATGTTGAAGCAAGGTAATCAATTAGATGCATGGGAATACAGTTATATCACAGTAGCAAACGATCATATTGGCACAGTTGCAGATGTATTAGCTACTGATAGTGCTGAAGGTGTAGCGGAAGATGATTCTGCATTACAAGCATTTTTAAGTAAAGGTGGTAATGTTCAACAATTACCATATAAAAAGCCACGCAAGGCAGACAAGACCGATTATGGTAGTAGACACATTGGTGGCGGTGGAGATAAGATGAAAGCCAGCCGTACCGGTACCGCAGCTAACACTCAAGGTAGCAAAGTAGCAGGAATGAGGGAAGCATTTGACTTAGGTGATTTGAGAACAGCAGCAGCAAGTTCAAGAAGTCCAGAAGATGAACGGGCCCTTAAACGCAATCCAGACTTCGGTAAATTAATGCAAAAGAGTGTGAACAAACACAATAAAGCTGTTGTAAAAACTAAAAAAGATATTGGTAGCAGAGTTGCTGACATTGGCGCTGGTGGCAAAGAATACAATGTAAAGACTGATGCTGCATGGGATGCTGCTAAGAAAAAAGTAGAAGAAGGTTGGAAAAGTAATTTAGCAGGTGCTGCACTAGCAGGTGCTGCTGCATTGGGCGGGGCAGGAGCACATGCACATGAAATACAACCTATTGTTGCTCAAATTACTTTTCAAGTAGATGGTAAATCAATTACAAAAGATATCAATCTTGGAACAGAATATAACTCCCCGGGACAGGCTTCAGAAGCAGTTAAAGATTTTATGAAATCAAAAGGTATCAAGTTTTATAATTTCAAATTACATCGTGCAGATGTTCAACCTCCATTAGTTAGTAAAGATGAAATGGATGCATCTAACCAAGAATATCAGAGACAACATGATTCAAACAATCTAAGTAACACTCCATATTCAGCTACTGGTGATGAACCAGCAAGATTACAAGATAGAGGATATACATCTTCTTCTAGACCCGGTGCTTCTATAGCATACGAAAGCAAAAAATCTATCAAAAATAAGAAAGCATAATTATGAGAACCAATGAATTTTTAGCAGAACTATCTAACGACAAGTTGGCAAAATACAAAACTGCTGCTGCGGCTAATGCTAGCAAAGCTGATAGTGAAGGTGACTTCAAAAAAGGCGACAAACGTTTTAAAGGTATCAATACTGCTACTAAAAAACAATTTGATAATGATGCAAAAAAAATTAAAGAAGGAGTTGCAGTTGACCCTCAACAAATTCAACAAATTTTCAAAAGCGCACAAGAGATTCAATCAGCAGGTGGTGCTGCTAACTTAGTAGGTGGCGGCAACAATAGAACAGCAATTGGCAAAGTTAAAGATATGTTTAGCACTCCTAATCCAGTTGCAGCTTCAGGATTAAAACAATCAACAAGTGCAGATCCATCAGTTTCAGCAGCAGAAGAACCAACTACTCCTGCAGGACAAGCTGCACAAGCAGCAAGACAACAAAGACAAGCTGCTGCAACTGCTGCATTAAACAAAGGTACAGAACTTGTTGGTCGTCCATCAGATGGTACAAGAACAGATACAGGTGATTTTAGTAAATTTCCTAGAGTACAACCTAAACCACCAACTACGGCTACTTCTGCACTATCAGCGATAGCACCAAAAAGAGTTCCTGCTAAGCCGGGTGAAGTCAATGGTCTACAAATGAGAAATGAATCATTTGAACTATCTGAATCACAAATTTATAGATTAATTGGTAGAATAGTTAATGAGCATAAAAAACAAGTTGATGAAGGTATACTAGATTGGGCTAAAACCAAAGGGCAAAACTTAACAACAAAGATTACTGCTGACAAATTATTGCAAGCATGGAATAAAGCAAATAAGCCAACCGATAGTGATCAAATTGCAGATATTATGATTAAAGCAGGTGTACCACAGGAGACATTGAATAATTTATTTACTAACTTTAAACTTCCTGCTGCAAAGCCGTTACCGGTTCAGCCGGCACAACCCAAACAAGGATTATTGGGTCGTATGGCGGGTGGGGTAGGTGATGCAATTGGTAGTGTAAAAGGAACATATGCCGGAATGAAAGATGCATACGGTGGCGGTAAAATGACAGGTTATGACGCATCAAGAGCCAATCAAGCTATGCAACATGTGGGTCACACTGGTGAAGTCAATCCTGAAACCAGAGCATCAGCACCACAAACTACAAGCAATGCAGCTACAACTAGTAATGTACCAGCTAGTAGAATAGGTTCAGGCATGTCAGCAGCAAGTGGCGGTAGAGGATACGCACCATCAGCTGGTGCAGCATCAGGTGGTGCAGGGCAAGCAGCCGCACCATCATCTGGACCATCATCTTTTAGAACGGTCGATGATGCTAAAGATGCAATAGATGATGTACTAGATGGATTAAATAGTTTAAAGAGAAGAAATAGAACTGCGGCAGTAAGTTATGGTGCTAAAGAATTTAGTAAATTAGCACAACAAAGTCAACAAGCAGCAGCACCAAGTAATGCAAAACAACCAAAACCTGCAAACTTAAGAGTGTCAGGAGGTAATCCAGGTGCTCCAACCCCGGATGAGCAAGCTAACTTACAACGCAGAATTGATCAAGCTAGTGGTAATCAAACTATGGATGAAGAAAAACAACGTATGGATCCTAAATGCTGGACTGGTTATAAAAAACAAGGCACTAAGATGAAGGGTGATACTAGAGTTAATAACTGTGTACCAATAAAAGAATCAGCAATACTTTCAGGTGTACACCAAGTAGATGAAGGCTGGAAAAGCGCATTAGGTAGTGCAGCATTAGCAGGTGCTATGGCATTAGGCGGTGCCGCACACGGTCGTGTACTACCAGATCAAGATCCTGGTATTAATCGTTTAACTGGTAAACCAGTTGCTACTCAAGTAGCACCATCAGATGAACAACCAGCAGCAAAAGCACCAAGTGGTTATAGTGCAGAATATCTACAAAGTATTATAGATGGATCACATCCTCGCCCAATGCTTAGTGTAGAAAAGGCAAAACAGTTACTACAACAACAAGGACAGCAATAATGTTAGCAGAAGATTTAAAAGTATTATTGGCTAGCGTTAATTCACTATCCATCAAAGCACAGAACTTTCATTGGAATGTTGAAGGACCTGACTTCCCTGAATATCACGAATTCTTTGGTAATTTCTATGAAGAAGTATATAGTGCAGTAGATAAAGTTGCTGAATACATTCGTACATTGGATAGTTATGCACCCGGCAGTTTAACACGCTACGCTGAATTATCTATCATTCAAGACCAACTTAAAATTCCTCGTGCTGAATTAATGTTTGCTGAATTATTCGAAGATAACAGTAAGATGATTGATTTACTCAACCATTGCTTTGCTTCAGCTACACAAGAAAACAAACAAGGTATAGCAAACTTTATCGCTGAGAGGCTAGATGCTCACGAAAAACATCAATGGATGATTCGTAGTACTCTAAAGAAAGCCCGAGCGTAATATGAAAAAAATAATATCACTATTATTAGTCACTGCTTCATTCACCGTATCTGCTTGGACACAACGTCCCCCAAATTCAGTTCAACAATGCCAAGTACATGCACCATACGGATTCCCTCAAACACAAGGTGTTCAGCCACTATGCCAACAAGCATATCTAGTTGGTTATGATGCATCTGCAAAACTACCAAGGTTTGTAACTTATGAACTACTTCCGCAAAATGCACTGGGTTGTGTGGCTCGTACTAATGCTTTTGCCGCTAATCAGTATATTTCTAATGGTGCTAGACCTGATGATTATATTGGAACTAATTACGATAAAGGACATATGGCTCCTGATGGAGATTTGTCTTGGGATACGCAAGTAGAATTTGAGAGTTTTTTAATGACAAACATGGCGCCCCAGGCTGGCTCATTAAATCGTGGAATCTGGAAATTACTGGAAACATCTGTCCGTGGATGGTCAGTTCAACGGAACCAATCATATACCGTATATGTTGGAGCATTATATTCCACTTCTGATAAGAAGATTGGCAATGGAGTAATCGTTCCACATGGCTTCTATAAAATAGTAATTAACAATCAAACTAAAGAAGTAGCAGGATGGAGTTTCCCACATGTTGTTCCATATCCTAATTTAGGAAATGATTTAACTAAGTTTCGTTTACCTATAACACAGATTGAACAAGCCTCAGGTGTAAAGTTTGGATTCCCTCAAGGGGCTAAAGAATTACAACCAGGCCAAGAATGGCCAGTTGACTTCGGCAAACTCACACAAGCTAAACGTGCTAAGTGTGGTAAGAGTGACGATTAAAGATTCCATTCAGCGTATATTCTACGACCATTATCTTCCCAACAACATTCAATCAGTCGTGCTTCAAACATAGCAGTTAGTCTCTCATGCTCTTGTATAGACCATGCATAAAAAGGCACATTTTTGCATTCATCACTAGGGTGATCTTGTCTTCCTGGATTGCAACGCCAATATATTCTCCCATTTGGTTTCATTAATGAAATGACTTTGGCAATTTGTCTCTCAATGTCACTACTACCTCCAAAATTTATACTACCCAGACATAGTGCAACATCATATTTCTCACTAGTTTCAAAATCATCAATTGATATCTTGTGATCTGCTTGGTCAAAAGCCGGATCAATTCCAGTTAGATTGGGAATGATTCCTTTAAAAGGATTAGTTCCACACCCTACATCTAGTACTGATTCACCGGGATTAATTTTGTCTATTAATTGTTTCCCTGATTTAGTATCCTTCTTGGAAGGATCGCTATTTTGATGCCAAATGGTACCAAAGTATTGGTTTAATAAAATTTGATTGACTGTCATAAATGCTGTTAAATATATATTTAATCACTCTTATGAAATCAATAATCTTTATTCTAACTTTACTTGTGTCATTGTCTGCTATAGCTTGGCAACCAACTAAACCAATTACTGTTATATATCCAAACGGTCCGGGTGCTGGCAATGAGATAAGTTTTAAAATCGTAGCAGACATTGTAGAAAAGAACACTGGTACAAAATTTATATCTGAATATAAACCAGGCGCAGATGGCAATCTTGCTACAAATTATTTCAACACTGTAGCTAATGATGGATATACCATCTCTATGCCAGCATGTAATAGTCAATGGGTGACTGCTGAAATATGGTATCCGCAAATGCTTAAATATAACATTTTTGAATTTGAACCAATCGCTAATATTGCTAAAAGCCCATTAGCATTCTGGGCACACCCTAGTAGTAAAGTAAACACCCCAGAAGAATTGATAAATGAAATTAAATCTAAACAAAGACCTATCAATTTTGCTATTGGTGGAGGCGGACATAAACTAGCAGTAGAATATCTAACTAGTAAGTTGAATGTAGCAGGTGATAAGGTTGAAACTATTATGTACAAAGGGCCAGCGCAAGCATTATTAGATGTTATGGGCGGGCATGTTGAGTTTAGTGTGACACCAGTTGCAGTTGGTTATCCTTATGTACAAGCAGGTAAGTTAAAGTTAATTGGTCTAGCAAGTGAAGTACCTATTCATGGATTAGAAAAAGTGCCATTAATGAAAGACTACGCGCCGGGGTTAAATCTATATGGCTGCTGGAATCTTATACTACCCAAAGGTACATCAAAAGATATACAAGACTGGTATCGTACAAATTTCATCCCTGCTATCAATAGCAAAGAAGCTAAAGAAAAGTTTGAGGAGAACATGATGTTCATAAGTACGAATGAACACACAGCACAAGGACTAAATGCTAGCATGATTAAGTTACGCAAAGAATGGCAACCAATAGCACAACGATTTAAACCTGAATGAAATATATATTTGTAGCCGGCGCCCCAGGCAGTAAATGGAGCAGTGTAGCGAAGAACATCTATCACAGTCCCAGTATTGATCGCAGTGACCACAGTATTGAGCGCACCTATTTTCATGATGCGACTGGTCGCACAGAACTCATGCATATGGGTGCATACTTTGATCCGGGCATGGAATTCGGCGATTGGTTTTTAGATGGAGATGGTCTTGGCACACGCAGCAAACAAGGACACGAATTAGAATTTGACCGCCCATTTAATGGTGAAGGCATTCGTATAATCAAAAGTCATTGGTTCAGCTATACTCAACATATTGAGTTTATAAAAAAGACCTGGCCAGAATGTCCACTGATATTGGTACACAGACCCGATGACGCTTGTTTAGGGTGGTGGGTAAAATGCGGACATTTTGATATTACATATCCAAACTATCAACATTATAAAAATCTACGTGCAATGTCTAAAATTATTGAAGCACAGAACATCGGTATTGTCAACGGCACCTTAAACTACCCAGGCAAAACCCCATTAAATAATACCATGCTCTGTGATATGTTAAATATAGAACAACCCCCAGTTGAATATCAACAAAATTATGGGGAATCAGATGTAAGGGTAACTGTAATATGAATTCAAATTGGGAAAATACAAAAATAAGAAGTAAGTATCACTTTGATACAACTAAAATGGACCCAAACTATGACACAGTTGTTAAGTTAGGAAGAATTATTGCTGACTACTCTAGTGATGTTGAAAACGCAGTTAGTAATAGCAAACCTGCAACATGGCGTACACGAGGACAAGCAGGTAAATCTAGACCTGAAGAAGAACTAGCAGCAGAAGATTATGATTTAGAACAAACCGGGTATGGTAAAGATTATATAATCAGTCATCTATCATGGAAGATATCTCCCAATCTGCAAAAGATTAGTGATTTGTTTGGATTGAAAGATTGCATGAATCGTGTACATGTGCAGATGCCGGGTGAAGTTTGGAACTTGCATTTAGACAAACTTGAAAAATGGAATCCAGAACAACCATACTTAGTTACTAGAATCGTTGTTCAATTAACAGATTGGCAGATGGGACATTTTTGGAGTTATGGTAATTATAATCACACTGGATGGAAAGCCGGCGATGTCAGTACATTTGATTGGAAGAATGTTCCGCACTCTACTGCAAATGCAGGACATGTTCCACGAGTTACATTTCAAATGACTGGAATTGTTACTGAACAAACTAATGAGTTTTTAGCTAGATTGAAAAGATTTGATACATACACCTTAGAATTAAAAGAAAATTCTTGGTAAGAACACACCTTAGGGCCGTGTGGCCGGCTGCTGGCCAACGAATAGGAATCGCTACCCATTTAGTTCGTTAAAGTGAGCACCATTGATAAATACATAATGCTCACAAAACACATCATTGTTGAATCCGCTGCAATTGAATTATCAAAAAGACTACCGTCATTGCAAAAATATGACTATAATACTATTGACAAGTTGATGCAAAATATTGCAAGTAAACATCGTATCACTGGTAAAGCATTACATGATTTGTTCGTTCACAAATTCAAAAGATCACCAGATGAATGGGTCAAGGGTAAATTAGATGAAGCAAGCGATGAACCAAACTTCTTGGAAGACAATCCAATAATGCAAAAATTCATCCAGTGGGCTAGTAAAGAATTACATCTACAATCTACACCTAAATTTGAATTCAGTTACAATACCGAAGAAGCACAACAAGGACATCACACCGGTCGTCATTCAGAAAACGATAACAGTGTTTGGGTATATGTTGCTAATCGTAACATGGTTGACATTATGCGTACCGTTTATCACGAACTAACCCATGTACGTCAAGGTGAATTGAATATGATCGAACCGGGCGATAGTTATCCTGGTAGCCCAATTGAAATGCTAGCAGATATGACTGCGGGCAAAGCCATGAAAATATTTGGCAAAAGTCACCCAGAAATCTTTCAATAAAATCGTTTCTATGCTATAATGCGTAGATGCTAAAACTACTCTTTCCATTACCAAAAGAAGTTGTTGTCGCACTTAGTGGCGGTGTTGACTCTGTTGCCATCACTGATTTCCTTTCACACAAGCATAAGGTAGGTTGCGCTTTCTTCCATCATGGAACAGAGAATAGCGAACGAGCCTTACAATTTGTTGCTAATTTCTGCACAGAACGAAAACTTCCATTGATGATTGGGATGATTAAAAAGAGTAAACCCAAAGAACTTAGCATGGAAGAACATTGGCGTAATGAACGCTATGATTTTTTGGATAGTATTGGCAATTCATTGGGTCCAGTGATAACTGGTCATCACTTAGATGATTGCGTAGAAACATATCTTTGGTCAGCAATGCATGGACAAGCCAAAGTTATCCCAGCAAAAAGAAACAATGTTGTTCGCCCATTTCTAACTACAAACAAAATCGAATTCACAAAATGGTGCGAACAGAAATCAATTGATTGGTGTCACGATAATAGCAATGATGACACGAAGTATATGCGTAACTATGTAAGAACACATTTAATGCCACACGCATTACATATTAACCCAGGACTGAATACTGTGGTTAAAAAGATTGTAGAAAAACAGCAAAATGTTTGACTTTTCTACACAAGGCATGTATACTAATTACTTTACAAGGAGAAACTATGAGTGATAAAATGTTTACCGGAGAGCAAAAGATTAAGTTGACTCAACTTATCAACGAGGGCATGGTAGTATTACACGAGATCGATACCCTACGCGAGGGTCTAAGTGATACTGTCAAGGCTATTGCAGAAGAACTAGAAGTAAAGCCTAGCATTCTTAAGAAGGCAATATCTGTCGCACACAAAGCAAGTCTTGGTCAAACAAATGCCGACCACGAGGAATTAAATACTATCTTGGAAACTGTGGGTAAAACACTGTAATGTCCTATGTGGATGCAATACACTCAAGGGATGAGGATCGTATCTATGTGGTGGAACGAGACCAGAACGGAAAGCGTCAATACAAAGAATATCCCACAAACTATGTACTCTACTATCCCGATCATAAGGGAAAGTATCGCAGTATATATGGTGACCCTGTAAATCGTTTCAGTACACGCAAACGACAAGAGTTTGAAAAAGAAAAACGTATACATTCAGGTAAGAAATTATTTGAAAGTGATGTGCCAGTAATTTTTCGTTGCCTTAGTGAAAACTATCTTAAGGCAGATGTTCCTAAACTACATACTTGCTTCTTTGACATTGAGGTAGACTTTGACCCTGAGAAAGGTTTTAGTCCTACGACTGACCCATTCAATCCAGTGACTGCTATCTCATTATATTTGGATTGGCAAGATACATTAGTTACATTGGTCATTGCTCCTAAGCACATGAGTCCAGAAACAGCGCAAGAAATATGTAATGAGTTTGAGAACTGTATGCTTTTCACTAACGAGAAGGATATGTTTGATGTTTTCTTTCAACTCATTGAAGATGCTGATGTAATGACTGGCTGGAACAGTGAAGGATATGATATACCTTATATGGTTAATCGTGTCACAAGAGTAATGAGTAAGGATGATACACGCAAGTTTTGCTTGATGGGTCAACTTCCTAAAGCAAGAGAATACGAAAGATTTGGCAAAAGTGAAACTACATACGATTTAGTAGGTCGTATTCATTTGGACTATTTACAACTCTACAAAAAGTATAACTATGAATCACGACATTCATATAAGTTAGATGCTATTGGTGAGATGGAAGTAGGAGAGAACAAAACTCAATATGAAGGTACTCTTGACCAGTTGTATAACAAAGACTTTAAAAAGTTTATTGAATATAATCGTCAAGATACCATGTTGTTAGTGAAGATTCACAACAAACTTCAATTCTTAGAACTAGCTAATCAGCTAGCACATGAGAATACAGTATTACTGCCAACAGTAATGGGTTCTGTAGCTATGATTGAAATGGCAATTTTCAATGAAGCGCATGAACGCGGTTTAGTAGTGCCAGACAAAAAACGAAAGAATGAAAATGCAGAAGAAACAACGCCAGCAGCAGGTGCCTTCGTTGCTACGCCCAAAAAAGGCATGCACGAATATGTCGGAGCAGTTGACATTAACTCGCTCTATCCCTCGGTTATTCGTGCCCTCAACATGGCAGGAGAAACCATCGTTGGTCAAGTCCGTCAGACATTAACTGACAAGTATATGGACGATAAGGGCAAGCAACTTGCTAGCCTTAAGAAACGATTCAAAGAAGGTGACGATGATGTTACTGGTGCTATTCTATGGGAAAACTTGTTTAGTGTATTAGAGTATACAGCTATTATGAATCAAGACCGTGGAGTAATGCTTACATTAGATTATGAAGATGGTCGCAGTGAAGAATATAGTGCTGCTGAAATATGGAAGATTATATTTGATAGCAATCGCCCATGGATGCTATCTGCGAATGGTACAATCTTTACTTATGAGAAAGAGGGCGTAGTCCCAGGACTATTGTCTCGCTGGTATAGTGAACGTAAAGAAATGCAAGCTAAAGCAAAAGCAGCTTATGGCACTGACCAATATGAATATTATGATAAACGTCAACTTGTTCGTAAGATTTTGTTGAACTCTGCGTATGGCGCACTATTGAATGAACATTGCAGATTCTATGATAAGCGTATCGGGCAATCAGTTACATTAAGTGGTCGTCAGATTGTTAAACATATGATGAGTACAATCAACGAAACAATTGCAGGTGAATATGCACACGATGGTAATGCTATTGTGTATGGTGATACTGACTCATGTTACTTTACTGCATATCCTATTCTCAATTCGCAAATAGCGAACGGGGAACTAGAGTGGAACAAAGAAACTTGTATCGGACTATATGATAGTATTGCTGAACAAGCAAACGAATCATTCCCTGCATTCATGGAACGAGCATTTCATGCTCCAAGAAAGAATGGTTTAATCATTAAAGCTGGGCGTGAATTGATTGGTGATCGTGCTATCTTTATTACTAAGAAGCGTTATGCTATTAATATCTTTGATAAAGAAGGCAAGCGTAAAGACACAAACGGCAAGAATGGTGATATCAAAGCTATGGGTCTTGACTTGAAACGTGCTGATACTCCAAAGTACATACAAGAATTCTTAATGGATGTACTTACAAAAGTACTTGCCGGTGCTCAAAGGGATAAAGTTATTGAAATGGTCAAAGAATTCAAAAACAAATTGTCTGAACAAGACAGCTGGACTAAGGGTAGTCCAAAGAGTGTTAACAATTTGACTAAGCATACCATTGAGTTTGAAAAGACTGGTAAGTGTGGTGTCGGTCATGCACGGGCAGCAATCAACTGGAACTATCTACGCAGAGTATACGGTGATAACTACAGCCAGAAGATTATAGATGGTATGAAGATTGTTGTATGTAAACTCAAAGATAATGCATTAGGTTTCACTAGTATCGCATATCCGGTTGATGAATTGAGATTGCCAAGTTGGTTCAAAGAATTGCCATTTGATGATTTACTAATGGAATCAACATTGGTTGATGAAAAGATAGACAACTTGCTTGGTGTATTAGATTGGGATATCAGAAGCAACACCGATGTTAATTCAACATTTGATGATTTATTCACATTCGGTTAAACTGGTGTTGACTATTGCAATATATTCCACTATAATACGTGATAGGAACTCCTAAATATTTTAAACAAAGGAAACAAAATGAAAGATTATTTAAAAGACTTAATTGACCATACGCATGGTCTTGGTACAATTGAACTTGTTAAAGTTACTGGTACTGATACAGAGACTACTATCAATGCAGTAGCTGAAAACAAAAATGTTATCGTAAGTGGTACATTCAAAGACCCACTAGCTGACTTTATCGGTGTGTTTGGTATGCCTAACTTGAGTAAACTCAAGACAATTATCGGGTTTGACGAATATGACAAAGATGCTAAAATCAATGTTGTTCGTACTCAGCGTGATGGTGTAGATGTTCCATCTACTATTCATTTCGAAACAAAGAACGGTGATTTTGTTAATGACTATCGTCTTATGCTTAAAAGCGTAGTCGATGAAAAAGTTAAGAGTGTATCATTCAAAGGTGCTAAATGGAATGTTGAATTTGAGCCGACAGTTGCAGGTATTCAACGTCTTAAAAAGCAAGCAAATGCTAATAGCGAAGAAGAACATTTTGTATTCAAAACTGATGGCAGTGATTTGAAGATATACTTTGGTGATGCATCAACTCACAGTGGTAACTTTGTGTTCAACACCCCAGTGACTGGTACACTAGCTGGTACACATAAGTGGCCCGTTAAAGAATTCTTGAGTATCATGGATCAAGTTGGTGACAAGAAAGTCAAGATTAGCGAACAAGGTGCGACTGAGATTACAGTTGATAGTGGTATCGCAACATATGTTTACTTGCTTCCAGCGAACAAAAAATGATCAAGGGTATAGCTCCAATGGGTAAGTACACCGTTGTTTCCGCAGGGAACACTAGTGTTCCCTATATCAATCAGAATATAAACAATCCTATTCAAGGGATGATACGTATTAATGGTACTGATACGCAAGTGTTTGACGGAAGTACTTGGATGACAATGAATACTAGCTATGCAAGTATTGGGTTATCATCTGATGCAGAATCATTACTTGATTGGGCTAGAAAAAAGCGTGATGAAGAAATGGAATTATCAGCATTAGCAGAAACTAATCCCACTATCAAAGATTTACTAGACACTATCAAGCAAAAAGAAGAACAGATACGTATTGTCAGAACTTTAATTAAAAAAGAAGAGGTTAATGATTTACCATATGGTCCAGGATAATCTATCACTAAAACAAGACCCTGAATGGGCATTGTTCTTACCCGCAGTCAGCAGTTTCTATATTGCTGGTTTGGGTAAGCAACGCAAGGGTGAACCATACTTTGATCAGGCTCGCATCCCTGCAGGGTTCAAGGGCGATGTTGAGAAATTAAACTTCTTAAACAGCAAAGAAGGTCTTTACTATTACAAGTGGGGACTATACTCTGCCGGTCATGCTAACTTAGATACCACTGTGAACGATAACAATGAGAGTATCATACGTGAGCGTGAGCAAGGTACATTCATGTTGGGTGACAGTGGTGGCTTTCAAATTTTAAAAGGTCAATGGCCCGCAGACTGGAAGGATCCTAACTGTCCTCGTGCTATGAAAAAACGCAAAGCAGTATTAACATGGATGGACACATACATGGACTATGGTATGTGTTTAGATATACCAAGTCAGTCTGAACTTACTTTTCATATGAAAGACCCTAAGACAGTAGAAAAAGATAGTGATGGTAACACTATTCCAGGTACTGGAAAAAGTCTGCATGGTATCAAAAATGTTGAAGAAGCTATAACAGCTACTCATATCAATAATGAATATTTTATAAAAAATCGCTCAGGGAAATGCAAGTTTTTAAATGTGTTGCAGGGTCGTAATCATACAGCCAGCGATACATGGTATACTGAAATGAAAAAATACTGTGACCCAAATATCTATCCAGATAATCATTTTAACGGATGGGCGTTCGGTGGACAAAATAAAATTGACATTCATTTGACATTGCGTAGATTGACTGAAATAATTCACGACGGGTTATTGCGTGAAGATAAGCATGATTTAGTACATTGTTTGGGTACAAGTATATTAGAATATGCAGTATTGTTTACTGATATTCAAAAAGCTATTCGTAAATATCATAATCCTAAACTTCAAATTACTTTTGACTGTGCAAGTCCATTTTATAGTGCAGCTAAAGGATTGGCATATTTTAATACAACTATTCAACATAATAAGAAGTGGTCTTATCAAATGGAAAAGACTGCCGAGAAGAAATCATATGCTAGTGATACTCGCAAGTTTCGTGATGCGGTGTTAGCTGAAGGAATACATAAAACATTTACGGATAGTCCAGTAACTGATTTACTTACACTCAAAGATATGTGTTATCGTGGGGTAGGATTCTTAGGACAACATGGCAAAGAAACTAAAACAAGTTGGGATACATTGAGTTACACATTGATTCAAAGTCACAATGTTTGGATGCATATGAATGCAGTTCAAGAGGCTAATCGGCAATATGAACAAGGTGTGATTCCTAAGATGATTGTTCATAAGTTTGAAGGTGATAGATTCTTCACTACATTAGTTGATGAAATCTTTTCAAAGAAAACTAAAGATGAAGCATGGGAGTTGATTGACTATCATAGTAGTTATTGGAAACAATTCCAATCAGGTAGCCAAGGTATTAGTGGTAAAAAAACAGTTAATGCTATGACTATGTTTAATGAATTGTTTACTGTAGATGAAGAACCAATTGAGGAAATAGAAGATAGCGATGACGCTATGTCATTAGTTTTGGAGTAATAATATGTATAGACAACGAATTGCAAGATTAGAACAACAACTCAAGGACCTTGATGCTAAAATACTAGCAGCAGAACAGGATAAAGACTTTACTGTAGATGCCCTTAAAGATATGAAAATAGATAGGCTTGATGTATACTTAGAGTTAAGAAGATATACAAGACTTCAATGGGATGAAGACCATGAACGAGTTAATTTTGAGGATGATAGATAATGGAACAACAAACGCAAGTATTGGCTGAAAAACGTCAACGAATTAAAGATAAAGCAATGCGTACAATTTTTGTACGTTTTCAAAAAGAAGGTATTCATAAATACCCCGCAGCAGCAACAGACCCTAACTTGGCAACAGGTGATGAGTATGATGTTAGCTTTTTAGCAACTCCACATCGTCACATCTTTCACTTTGAGGTGACGATTGAAGTATTTCACAACGACCGTGATATTGAGTTTATTCAATTCAAACGATGGTTAGAGAATCAATATTCTCAAGGCATTCTTGCATTGTATTACAAAAGTTGTGAAATGATTAGTGATGATCTTTATGAGGTTATTGCAACTCGGTATCCAGATCGTAATATCACTATCACTGTCTCAGAGGACAATGAGAATGGTGCTACGATTTTTTATAATGTAACTAAACCTTTAACTAACCTCGCTATCTAAGGAAATAAAATGGCAAAACAAACTTTTCAATCAAACCCACGTGTTCAACAAATCTTTGAGGACCTAGAGAAATATCTAGAATTCTGCGTGGATTTTGGTTATAAGTACAACGAAGCAGAACTCTACGACCAACGTAGTTATGTCTATCGTCAGTATACAAAATTCGCAACTGGAAAAGTTGCGAGAGATCAGTGGCAAGAAAACGCTCGTCCATAATGCGTAAGCTATATTACATGGGGCTTGAGCCCTACAAAGCAAGGTACACTCTGCAATTGCAAGAGTGGAATACTACGGTGTTTGATCTTAGAGGTATCAACTATGTTGTAGTACCCGGGGAAACACTTAGTAATGACCAAGCAATAGTAACGGGTCAAGTATTAGATGCACATGGTCGCACATACTACGGTATGAGTCAACTGATGAATCTAATCAAGATGATGAAAGCAGGAGAACTGAACAATGAAGATGTTATCTACTTTGAGGACATGTTTCAGCCCGGTATTGAGAGCCTACCTTATATACTCAATCAAATCAGTAGTGAGCACCGTCCTCGTATTTTTGTTCGCTGTCTTGCCCAGTCTATTGATCCTGATGATTTTGTACATGTTTGGAATATGTCAGAATTTATGGGGCATTATGAAAAGATGGTTGATTCGTTCGTAGACGGTGTACTAGCAACTAATGAAGAAATGGTAATGCATATGAAGATTGCAGGTTGGCGTGCTCCAATCTACAATATCAGTGGATTAGCATTTGGCAAGAGTGAAGTACAAGGTCGTGTCGCTAGTATCAAGCCATTTAATGAACGAAAGAATCGTGTAGTATTCAGTGCCCGTTGGGATCAGGAGAAACAACCTGATTTCTATATGGACCTCATTGAACAATGGTACACTGAAAACCCAGACACTGATATTAAATTCTGCGTGTGTAGCGGGGGTAAACTTAAATCTAATAGCGACAGCTATATGCAACGAACCCGCGACTTGGTGAGTCGTGGACTATTGACAATACATGAGGATTTAGAAAAGAATGAATACTACAACATTGTTAATGATAGTCGGGTTGTATTTAACTGTGCGTTACAAGATTGGGTTTCGAACACAGTCAGTGAGGCTGATGCACTCGGATGCAATGTTCTCTATCCTGCTTATCGTAGCTTCCCTGAAACTTTCGCTAACGATCCTGACCGTTTGTATATCCCTTGGAGCATTGATAATGCTATTGGTAAGTTACGTAGGCTTCTACAAGAGCCTCATAAGAACATGGGAAAGATAAGTGACCGTAACGATAGCACGATTGATAGAATCTGTGATATATTAGAGGGCAAGGGCGATGATATGCTACGCATGAGTACTGATTACAGAAAACACACTAAAGAAAGGAAATATTAAAATGGCAATATGGAGTGTAAAACCAACATGGAAGAAATCAATCATTGAACGTAACTATCTTACTAAAGATGGTAATAAGGTCATGGTTGAAACAGGATGGCGTTGGGGAGAATTTACTGTAGAAACAGAAGATGATAATCCCCCTGATATTGAAGCAGGAGTAGATATGTACGACTGCGGATATGAAGCTGAACTAGTTGAAACTAGCGATGGTTGCTGGGAAGAAGTTGACACAGATGACTGTGATGAAGAAACTACAGCTTGGATAGAAGAATTCTTTGAAGAAGGTAATTCTTGGCTTGACTTAGAAGAACACGGCTGGAGTCAAGACGAATGCGAAATGATTATTGATTGTGATTTAGAAATCACCAGACTTGACGAATAAAAAAAAATTTTAAAAAGGAAATAAAATGAACGCACATAATGATATTAAAACACAATTGGCAGCATACGAAGCCGAACATGAAAAATTTGAAAAAGGTAATGCAGCAGCAGGAACTCGTGCCCGTAAAGCATTGGGTGAACTAGCTAAAGCAGTCAAGGCTCGCCGTAATGAAATCACCGCTGAAAAAGCAGCAAGAAAAGAAGCTAAGGCTTAATCTGTGATAAATAAATATGTAAGCTACACAACGGTAGCTTACATTTCAAAACAAAAACCATCACAAAGGAAGGTTATCTATGAGTTATAATAAAACAAAAACAGATCCAGAGTTGGGTCAAAAAGTACACGAACATTTGGTTAAGATGGGAGTTGAAACTCCTATCAAAGAGACAGGTCAAATCATCGACCGTAAAGGCAAGATTGAAGTCATTGAAGTATTATTTGCTGATATTATGACAGCATTAGGTCTTGACTTAACAGATGATAGTCTGATTGACACCCCAAAACGTGTAGCAAAGATGTATGTCAATGAAATCTTTTGGGGATTAGATTATGAGGCATTTCCTAAATGTACAGCAGTTGATAACAAGATGAAGTACAACGAAATGGTATGCGAACGCAATATCAATGTACAAAGCAATTGCGAACATCACTTTGTAGTCATCGATGGACTAGCAACTGTGGCATACGTTCCCAATCAGAAAGTACTTGGATTGAGTAAAATCAATCGTATCGTAGAATACTTTAGCAAGCGTCCACAAATACAAGAACGATTGACAGAACAAATCTTTCACGCATTGCAATATATCCTTGAGACAGAAGATGTTGCGGTCATGATTGATGCACAACATTATTGTGTTAAATCAAGAGGTGTAGAAGATACTGGCTCTAGTACTGTTACAAGTAAATTAGGTGGTGGATTCAAAAGTGATCCAGCAGCAAGAGCAGAATTCTATCAATTGGCTCGGGGTGGGAAATGAACGAACGAATTCAACAACTTGCTGAACAGGCTGGATTTGATTGGGCATTAAAACGGTCTAGCTTATACGGGCATGATGATGACAAACAAAACTTAGAAAATCTTGCTGAATTGATTATAGCTGAATGTATGAATCAAGTAAGAGAACAATATCTGCCTGTGCTGGAAGATGAACTTATGATGAAGGACACACATTGGGATGGTTATGTTCAATGTGGTGTTGACAGTTATGTAGCAATTAAAGAACACTTTTTTGGAGTTGAAGAATGATATTCAACCGTATCAAAGAACTAAAATTACAAGGCCTAAAGATAGGTATCGTGTTCTCGCAATTTGATATATTACATGCAGGACATATCGCAATGCTTAGTGAAGCTAAGAATCATTGCGATTACCTCATTGCTGGGTTACAAAATAATGCACAATGGGATAGACCAGATAAGAATGCTCCCATTCAAAGTATTGTTGAACGCCAAATCAGTTTAAGTGCTGTCCGTTTTGTAGATGAAATTGTTGTTTACAATACAGAAAAAGATTTGGAAGACATACTGTTGACATTGCCAGTAGATGTGCGTATACTAGGGGTTGAGTACATGGAGAAAGACTTTACTGGTAGAGCAATCTGCGAGAAGCGTAAGATTGAATTAGTATTCAATAGCCGTGACCATAGTTTCAGTAGCAGTAGTTTGCGTAAGCGTGTAGTACAAGCTGAATCAAAGGATAAATAAAGATAGCGGTCTTCGGTCATCATCCCGCTTTACAAATTCTGCTGCCTATGCTATAATTAACATAGGAGAACAACATGGCAAAAAAATATTTCAGTACAAAAACGTACAAACAGATAGGTCCAGTAGCTTATCGTCAATGGCGTGCAGATAGTCATTGTAACATGATTCATGGTTACGCAATGTCGTTTCATTTTGAATTTGAAGCGGATACATTAGATGCACGAAACTGGGTGACTGACTTTGGTGGCTTGAAACCACTCAAAGAAAAATTAGAAGAATGGTTCGATCATACATTACTAGTCGCACAAGATGACCCGATGCGTGAACATCTATTGAATCTAGGTAAACTTAAACTAGCAAAAATTACAGAGGTTGAAAAGACAGGATGTGAAGGTATCAGTGATTTCTTATATGAATATGTGAACACTATCTTCTTACCCAACTGCGGCAGTGAAGAAGCCAAACGTGTTTGGTGCTGTAAAGTAGAAGTACGTGAGACTGATTCAAACATGGCAGGTCGTCAAGGACACAGAGAAGATAATGAATTTAAAGATTGAATCATAACATGAATTTTTTAATGAAATCAGAAAATGAGTATGCAAGAACACAGGAATATTTAAAAAATTTCGGCTGTTATAAAATATCAAAACATTTAGAAATTCACCACAATGGTGATATTACTATATGTTGTTTTTCTTGGTTACCAAAATTTTGCGGCAATATTATTACAGATTCAATAGAAGATATCATTAATAATTCAGAACGACTAGCTATGATATCAGATATGAGTGAGGGTAAATTCACAAACTGCAATGACTATTGTCCTTTTATTAGTCAAATGTTAAATGATAAAGTAATGCCTGGTAATACAATTGTACCTTTGCAATTATTAGATTTTTATAAAAATTCTAATTCAATCATAATTCATTTTTGTTATGATTTATCATGTAATTTGCAATGTCCTAGTTGTCGTAATAATTTAATACTTCATAAATTGGGAGAAAATAAACAAATAGATAATATCAATGACAAAGTTGAAAAACTTGTTGATTATTTATTAGAACAAGGTGAAAAGGTTAGTATAAACATTACTGGTAGTGGAGATGCTTTTGCAAGTCCTACTTATTGGAATTACTTAAAAACATTGTCAACAAAAAATCTAAATGAAAATTTAACAATAAAACTAATGACCAACGGTATTTTAATGACAGAATCACGCTGGAATCAAATAAAACCATTATGGAATAATATCACACATATTACAGTAAGTATCGATGCATTTTCAAATGAAACTTATTCAAAGATAAGAATAAATGGATCTAAAGATAAATTAGATGAAAATTTAAAATTTCTTAATGAAATGATTATAAGTAACAGTTTTAAAAATTTTATTGGCTGGAGTACTTCTTTTACTGTCCAAAAAGGTAATTATAAAGAAATTAAAGACTATATTAATTGGCAATTATCATATGAAAACTTGACAGGTATATATTTTAATAGTATACGGCAGTGGGGACATTTAGATAACATTATGTACGATAGATTAAATTTAAACGCAGAAGATAAAATTTTACTAAAAGAAATATTAAAAGATGATATTTTTAAAAACAAAAAAGTATATTTAGGTGACATAAATTCATTCAGGCAATAAAACATGGCAAAATTAAAAATAGCAGAACTATTCTATAGCATTCAAGGTGAAGGTAGATACATGGGTGTCCCCTCAGTATTTCTACGAACATTCGGATGTAACTTCAAATGTGCAGGCTTTGGTATGCCGAAAGGTAAACTAAGCGAGGAAGCAAATAATATCGACCCGACAAAGTATACTGATTACAAAATGTTACCACTTGTCAGTACAGGATGTGATAGCTATGCGAGTTGGGATCCCAGATTCAAAGACTTAAGTCCAATGCTTGAAACTGATAGTATTGTTAGTAGTATCATGGATATGTTGCCAGAGAAGCGTTGGTTAGATGAGCATCTTGTCATCACTGGTGGTGAGCCACTACTAGGTTGGCAGCGTAGTTTTGTTGATTTACTTTCAAACGAGAAGATGCGTAGCTTACAAGAACTAACTTTTGAGACTAATGGTACACAATCATTACATCAGGATCTACGATTCTTCTTGAATAAATGGTGTACAAGTCGTAGCATGGGTTCTATCACATTCAGCGTCAGTCCTAAACTCAGCATCAGTGGTGAGAAGTGGGATGATGCTATCTGCCCAGACATAATCTATGAATATAGCCAAGTTGGGCATACATATCTCAAATTTGTAGTAGCTACTAACGAGGATATGGAAGAAGCTGAGGAGGCAGTAAATGCGTATCGTAAGAGGGGTTTTCGTGGTCATGTCTATCTTATGCCTTGTGGTGGCGTTGAGCGGGTGTACAATCTTAATAATAGGGCGGTTGCAGAAATGGCAATGCGAAAAGGATGGCGGTACAGTGATAGACTACAAGTGCCGTTATTCAAAAACGAATGGGGCACTTAAATGACATTCTTCTGGGGATTCTTACTTGGATACATAGTAGCGGTATTCTATATGGCACATCGTGCTAATGTAAATGCTAGAGTGGATAGAGAATAATGCCCTCAAGTGATTGGACTACACAAACAGCCGGTGATTATCATTTTAAAAAATGTATTATGGGTAGAAAATTAAAGTTTACCCTATTGCCTAGACAATGCCATATAACAAAGCGTACAATGTGGTTAGAGAATGCATATTGTATTACCGCAGGATACAGAGCAGGTGATACAGATTGGTTGTATGAACATCGTTGGTACGATAAAGATGAATATTTAATAGCAAGATTAAAGGATTTAATATGAAATTTGAGATGCGTTGGCTTGTTACACCCAATTGGGAAGAAGGTCCAGAGAAGATATTGCAATATCGTTATGAACGTGAAATAACAGATTACAGCATAACAAATCCAAGAACAGGTTCATTTCTAATTAGAAAAGAATTAACTGAATGGATTACTGTCCCGGCTGTAGATGAGGTATGGAATGCGGATATATAATAAACGTATTGGATTTTTAATTAGTGATCAGCACTTTATAACACATGGTGGTATAGGTCAATTTGCTAAGGGATTTACTGAACTAGGAGATCGTATCAACTGGAAAGTTGATATCATATTAGATAAAGAACCAACAAACGATTTAGCTACATTGGTTAAGTCATTGGGTGCAAATATCATATATACAGATTCTGGTATACGCTATTCAGATCATACAGGTACATTTGCATTTAGTGATAGTATCAATTTTGAAAAGATGGTTAACTTTAGAAAAAGTCTCATGCTTGCTTTTGAGTCTAATATCTATGATATGCTAGTGTGTAACACGCAAGAGGCAATGAGTGCTGCTTATGCAATGGGAATAGGTAAGTATATTCCAGTTGTATTCTATACTCATTCATATAGCATGGTGTTCCGTGATGAACAAGACTTTAGTGATGTATGCTTAGATGAATATCATAACTTCTTTAACAAGCATATGGAACTATCACATAGTTTTGTAGGAACACAAAGTCAAAAGAATGTTGATGAGATGACTAAGTATGGTGCAAAGAATGTATCACTATTGCGTATGCCATTAAGTGAGAGAAAATTGCTTGAACCTAACAATGGACCTCGTAGTGGTGTATTGTTTATTGGACGATGGGAAGAACGCAAGAACCCGTCCGCTTATATTAAAGTAATGAAAGAAACAGGTTTACCTTGCAAAGTAATGACTAATAGTACTGGTGCTAAGAAGTTTGAGAAAGCATTTAGTGAAGCAGGTATTACAGACTATGAAATTAAAGTAGCTATTGTAGGACAAGAAAAGGTAGACTTCATTAAGAGTTGTAAAGTATTCTTTATGCCAGCATTAGGTGAAAATTATCCTTTTGCGTTTAGTGAATGTCTTGGTCATATGCCATGCGTTGTATTAGACAATCAAGAATGGTCTGATAACTTTGATGAAAAATATTTCTATAAAGAGAAACTAGCAAACGCTAGCAATCTAATTAGTATGTTATATATTGTTGACAACTATTACAATACTGGTGCATTAGACTATATCAAAAAACTAGATGATGATACTGCACAAGGTTGGATAAAGTTCTTAGATGATTTTGTAGCAAAACGCAGCAATACAAATGCAGCAAAGATTAATAATTATGATACAATATGCTACCGTGACTATATCAAAGAATTGAATCGTAGTCATTTAGCCCGTGAAGATTTTGAAAGTGTGTTGGCTAACCGTTACAAATTTATTGTTAATATATACACAGATGATAATAGTTATCTAAGTAAAGACCCAACATACAAACCAACAGAGGAAGAGACAGGCGAAAGTCTGTTTTCATTTACATGAAAAAAATATTAATAACAGGTTGTTCAGGATATATTGGTAGTCATCTAATTAAGATGTTAGCTGACAAGTATGAAGTGCATGGACTAGATATCAATATTCCACAAGCTGACGGATTGCGTGAATTCTATCAACATGATATACGCAAACTAATTGACTTATCAATTGAATTTGACGCAATAATTCATTTGGCTGCATTAGTTAATGTAGGTGAAAGTGAACAAATTCCTATTCAATATTACATCACTAACTTAAATGGCACAATGAATGTCATCAACAAGATAAAAACAAAGAACTTTATATTTGCTAGTACTGGTGCAGCAGAAGGTTGTGCTAGTGCATATGGTATAAGTAAACGTGCCGCAGAAGATGTTGTGCGTGAATATTGTACACAGCATAGACCTACACCATATACTATCTTTAGATTCTACAATGTAATTGGTAGCGATGGATTTGCGCCAACCAATCCAGATGGATTGATGCACAATTTAATGCAGGCAAAAGACAAGGGTGAGTTTACTATCTTTGGTACAGATTATAATACATTTGATGGAACTTGCATTCGTGACTATGTGCATGTTAATGAGATATGTGATGCATTACATACTGCAATTGAGAAACCAAGCAATCAAATAGAATCATTAGGTCACGGTATAGGTCGTTCAGTTAGACAGATTGTTGATCTATACAAGAAGGTCAATGATGCTGACTTTGATGTAAAACACGGCCCAAGAAGAAAGGGTGACTTAACAATATCTGTATTAGATAATGTGTCACCCTATATGAAAGAGTTATACTCTTTGGAAGAAATACTTAAAGTTTAATGTCTTAGCAATAAGGTACTTAGTACGCCTGGGTCGTTAGCACTAACATCACCTTCACCTGGTGCAACAATAACATTGTACTTCATTCCAGCTGGGATTGAATTTCTCTTAGCCATGTACTCAGTATAACTCAAAATAGAGTTAGCACTAATACCGTATTCTGTTGCAATACGCTGTTTCATTTGTTGTAATTCTTGCGGCCCTGCAGGTTGCCATGCACCATCTGGAGTCTTTGCTAAATTGCCCTTCTCGTCCTTAGCCAATAAGTCATAGAATAGTTTCTCTGGAACGATGCGACTGTTCTTTGTTTTATCTAACTTAGGATCTTGTGCTTTGATTTGTTTCTCTTGTGCAGTGTTAGCACCTTCACTCCAATTGATAATGAAGTTGTCTGGCTTATCCGCTAATGCTGCTCCAGCCATTTTAGTATAAGCATAGAACTTAACATCAGGATGTTTAGCAGCCATCTTCAATGCCATGTCTAAATATTCTGGACTAAAGAAGTCACCAGCATCATGCCAGCGAACTGTTGTTTGCCAACCATTAGGGAATTTCTTATCACCCTTTGCTGCTGCTTGTGCCTCAGCAGATATTTCACTACTTAGTTGATTGAAGAAACCATCAGGATCATTTAATAGATATGTTAGTATTCTTCCGTCACTTTGCCATGCAGCCTTGAATTGAATCTTGCCGCCTTTCATAGCAAAGCACTCTACTTTACAAGAGCCAGCGCCTGGACAAGTATTAACAATGATTAATTTATTAGTTTGTTCATCTAATGCAATTCCTACTAATGCTGCAAATCCAACATTGAAGAATTGTTCAAACTCACCATTGCTATGTTTCATCTTTTCATTTTGCTTTAATAATGATTTAGGACGAATTGCTAATGTTTGTTTAACTGCATCTTCATCATATGTTTTACCATCTGGGCTTAAGTATGTAACTACACTACTACGATGGATGTAAGGCATCTTGTATTTGTCACCTTTGGTCTTGCCAGTAGTATACTTTTCGTTACCTTTTTTATCTACTTTAACATTACCTTCTTTGTCTAAATCAGGTGTACCAACGATACGCTTCATATAGTCTTGAAATTCTTGACTATCCAAATCACGAGTTTGTGCTGGTAGTTTAGTTGCTTCAACTAATCCAGATAAGCTACGAATTCTATTTAAATGTGTTTCTGATAAATTAGGATTTAGTTCTTCTGCTGGCCAACTGAGATAACTATGACCACTGTCATCACCGGCTCGCACCACAAACACACCACCGTTGTCATACCCATCATCTTGACCAATCTCCCAACCTGCAGCCATCAATAATTTTTCTACACGAGGATCTTCATCACCATTCCACCATTGCGCTGCAAGACCTTTTAGTGTTTCTTCACTAAATCCATCATCACCGTCATCACTAGGGGCAAATTCAGTCAACGAATTTCCTGCTGTACCTTTATTTAAATTAGGGGTAGACTTATCAATCACTCCTTTGTAATAGCTAGCATATTGTTGTGTACCTTCAGGATATGGAACTGGTAACTTGCCTGTTGCAAAACCTGCTTTGTATTCTGCCGTATTTTGTATGCCTGGCATGAATGCATTACCGCCTTCTGATACCTCTTCATCAGATTTTGAATCACCTGCACTAGCAACGAACTGCTGAGGTGTCATAATCTTGATGCCACTAGGGGCACCAGGCATATTTGGCTCTGCGCCTTCGTGTAATTCTTTAAAGTTCATTTTTTTGCTTCCTTAGCTTCAGCCTTATCTTGCGCTTTGATTGGTAAACTTACTGGGTATTGTGAACATGCTTCTGGGTTACCTTGACCTGCTTCTGTTAAAAATGCAGTATTTGCCGGTACTTGACCAGTTGGGCATGAGCATAGTGCAATACCATCACTACCTATCGTACAATTCCAACTAAAGCAATTGCTAGACTTTGCACCTAGATTCAAACTAGCATCACACTTTTGTATAGTTACTTTTTTATCTTTTGGTTTGTTGCTAAAATTGCTAGCCTCTTGTGGGTAGTAAAGTTTAGGAGCAAACAAACTCCAAACATGTTTATCATCAGTTGCAGCACATGAACCTTGCATGTTACCTGCTGATGTATCAGCGATAGCACGACCTTTAAGTATTGGGCAACGGCATTCTACTTCTGGGTATGCTACGCCGTTATTACCAGTAATTGTTTTGTTAGTTGGTTTGCAAGTACTAGCAGCACATAATGCATACTGTCCATCACATACTGTAATCTCTCCGGCAAATGCAGAACCAAAGAAGGTCAATGCAAGTATCGTTAGTAGTTTTTTCATTTCTTATTGTTCCTAATAAATTGTTCGGCAAGCATTACTAATTCGTGTAGTTCTTCAATACTTTCGCAATGCCATCTACGCAAACTTTTATTTATGTTGCTGTTTGGATCGTGTGCTGTTTTCGCACCAGTACGATGTTTCTTCATGCCACGCATTCTAGCACAGAAGCTAGCACGGCGTTTTGCTGCCTTACTGCCCTTCTTTAATTTACTAGGCTTAGTTGTGACTGCTGTTTGAATCTTGCTTCCAGGATGACTGCGGCGATAACTGGCTACACTCTTTTTACTCATCCCGCCTGCACGTTTGTTATTGTGCTTTGACCAATTCTCGCCTTCATCCATGTCTTGCTTCACTCTAGAAACTGGAACGATGAGTGATTCGTATTCGCTGATATCAACAATATATGCTGGGGACTCTATACCTTTGCCTGAATCATATCTAACGATTTTACCTGAAACCATTTTTCCCTTGTGAGGTACTGTAACTTGTGTTCCAGGAGAAAGAATAGTACTCTCTCCCTCCGCCACACCTTGCTGGTGGATGAATCCTCGACTATTTTGTGGGACACTAGTAGTCACAAATCTACCACGCACCTTACCTTCTTTATCAGTAGCATCGTGTGTCCAATCAATGTGATCAGATGGGCTTACTTTCAATCCTTGTGATTTTGCGTGGTCAGCCCAAGATTTTAAATCACGAAATGGCTTTCTGCCTTCCGCCACACCTCTAGATGAAACGGTTGGTGATTGCAGTTGTCTAGTTTTAATGCCGGGCATACCACCTAATGTTGCTAATTTTTTAATTGTGGCTTCGGCACCAGTATTTCCAAGAGATATGACCACGGTACCATCAGGATCAATGGAATCTACTCCTGTCAATGAATCGCTAGCGTAACCGCTGGGTGGCATATAATTAGTTTTAGTTGGTTGACTCTGATATGTAGCCTTATTATTACTATCCCATTTTTCCATGCCTTTAGTAATTGCAGCACGAACTTGTTGCTGTTGTGGTGTTTCAGAGCCTTCCGCCACACCTTGCTCACGCTCCGCTTGACGCTGTGCCCAACGCTCTTTGTTGCGTTGGACTTGTTGCGGGCTTAATTTAGGTTGCTTGCTGAGGTCACGATATAATGCTCGACCTAATGCGCTGGTATGAGGATTTTTAAATGCACCAGTTGGGGCTCTACGACCACCTTTTTCCCAACTTACTTCTTGATCGCCATACATGTCGCCTTCCGCCACACCTTGCTGACCAAAAGAATCAAAATGCTCTTGTGCTTGTTTTTTAGATTTATATCTGTGAATCTCGCCCGTCGGACTTGTAACTTTCCATTCAACATGGTCAGTTGTTCTTCCTGCAGGATTAGTTGTTCTTTCGATCTTTGGTTCAGTCTTTACAACTGGTCTGGTATACTTTTTAAATTTATCCAACTCGCTTTCCGCCACACCTTTTGGCTTCTGATGATGCTTCTTCATATTGATAGCGATAGCTGCTTGCTGTGCTGGATTAGCTGCTTCATCAGTTGCTGACTTTCTCAATGCATCTGCTGTTGGAGCACCCTTGCTTCCGGGCTTACGCATACGCTCACCGGATCCATGTTTGATTCGGTCACGTTTGGCATGGATGTTTGCCCATAATCCTGGCTTTTCGTTCTCAGATATAAATTCGGTAAATCTCATGTTGTTGTCCGTAAATAGTTGACTTTATTGCGTAATTCTGTTACACTATATGTATTATTTATCACTTTGGACTTTTATCTTGACAAATCAATCTATCAAACGCATAGGCTTTGCTTGTAAATTTAGTGAACTAAACAGTAAAGGTGAAGTCTGTTCTGTCAGAGAACTAACCACCGGCGGTACAACCCGTGCATGGATCAATAGACAATCTCGTAGCACCGCAGAAGAAAAGATACTTGAGGTATCAAAGCAAAACATTCTCAATACTCATGCACTAGTTAAAAAAGTGTCATCACTAGAACCATCATTGCGTATGGTTCGTCTTACATCGGACATGCTTCCCTTCTATACAATGGATGGTTGGCAAGACTTTTGGCAAGATAAAACAATGCAAGATAGTCTAGCACGATGGTTCAGTCCCATCGGCGAGACTGCACGGGCTAATGATGTCCGTCTTAGTTTTCACCCTGACCAATTTGTAGTTTTAGCGAGTGACCGTGAAGAAGTAGTAAATAAGAGTATTGAAGAATTTGAATATCATTGTGACATGGTTCGTTGGATGGGCTATGGCAAAACATTTCAAGACTTCAAAGTTAATGTACACATCAGTGGTCGTAAAGGTCCACAGGGCATTCGTGATGTGTACAATCGTTTGTCACCCGAAGCCCGAAACACACTTACACTAGAGAATGAGGAATATACACATGGACTACTTGACTGCTTATCACTATCTGACCTCGTGCCTACGGTCATGGACATACACCATAATTGGATACGTGAAGGAGAATACATTGACCCATCTGATGACAGGGTTAAAAGGGTTATTGACAGTTGGCGGGGTGTTCGCCCTACTATGCATTACAGTGTTAGCCGCGAAGATGTACTCGGAGACTTTTCCGTTACTGATCGCCCAGAGTTGGAGCGTTTGCTAGAAAATGGACATAGCAAACAGAAACTTAGGGCACATAGCGACTACTATTGGAACGATGCTGTGAACGATTGGGCATTGACATTCTGTGATAACTTTGATATAATGTGTGAATCAAAGGCAAAGAATCTTGCCAGCTTTAAATTATTTGAGAGATATAAAAATGGGACTATTTGATAGATTTTTTGGTAGCAAAGAAAAAGCATTAGAGGAATTATTGGCTCCTCCCCCAGCAGTGCCTAAGGTAAAGAAACCTCGCAAACCTAAGGCACCTAAGGTACAGAAGGAACAACCAACTGTATCTGACAAAGCAAAAGCAGATGAACTTGGTTTGCCGTATGTTAATATACTAAAGATGGAACTTGATCCATATGATATTAACACTGGGGCGTTTGAACTTGATTGGAATGATAAATTCATTCTGAATCTAATTCGTGCAGGATATAAGATTCGTGATGATGATACAGACACTATCATTGCCGAACGCTGGTTTCAATCGGTATGTCGCAATGTAGCACTTGAACTCTATGAACAGCAACAGGCTGATCCGGAAAATAGAGCAATGGCCTCAGAAATGAGAGTGGTCCGTGCTAAGGACCTAGGAGATGGGAGGACAGAAGTCAGCTAACAATTTGGTTAAATAAACCAAAAAGTTATTGACAATAAAGAAAAAATCGTGTATAATGCAGTTATTGCTAGACATGGTGTTTAGCAATATAAACTTTTTTAAGGAAAATAAAATGGCAACAGTAAAAGCAACCGCTGTAAAAACAGCAACAGCAAAAACAACCGCTAATAAAACTTCCGTGACAGCATTGAATGGTCAATCTGCCGCTGTGGTAATTGCGACGGTCCCCTCTACAAAGACTAAACTAGTATGGCGTCCAAATCGTCAGAAGGTAAATATTAGTCAATTAGATAATGTTTTGGCTAAGACTAAATCTCAATTGAAAAACAAGAATGTAATTGATTTGACTAATGAACTTTCAGGTTACAAGAAGTTTCAAAATGTTATTGCTTTCTTACAGGCAAACAACATTCAATTTAAAATTATAGACATTCCTAAATTTGAGAATCACAAACTCCGTGCTTTAATTATCCCTGAGGAAGTACAACGTCTACTGGATAAACCTCATTGTGCTAAAATTAGCAGTGGGTTTGATCCTCGCTTACTAAGCCCTATCTTTATCGTGCGACTACGAGGAACTAATCAACTATTGGTTATCGACAGTATGCATACACTAACTGTAGTTGGTTCGTTCGCAAAAGAAGGTATCTGGGATAACGTCCCCGAAGATTGGCTTGATTTTGAATATCCATGCTGGGTAGTAGATACTGACCAAGAAAGTTTTTCTCTGTTAGCTGGTCTCTATCGCAATGGTGAAGGTTCTAAGCCTTGGGATGAATTTGACTACCATCGTGTTCATGTTCGTAGCTTTCGGTTGTACGGTGACAATGGTCCTAATGACAAATACAAACTAGCTGCCGAGAAACAAACTCATTGTGAAAGTGAAGATACAATTCCAATGGCACCCAATCATGCTCATGCAGGTCGTGCTGGTACACTGACTCATATCAAGGCATTGTCTAGTTTTACTGATGATGACATGGATAAGTTTAAGTTCATTATTTCAATGAACAATAAATTCTGGCATGGTTCAGAAGTGGACTCGCAAGCATTTGGTTTCTATGGTCACTTGTATGCAGGACTGATGAATGGCAACGTACCAATGAAGGGCAAAGCGTTTGATGAATTCATGAAGGACATTCATGCTATCGTTAAAACTTTCTTTGTTGGTTTCCCTGAGTTGCGTAGCATCACCGCAGAAACACACAAGGCATGGTTGAAGATTCAAGGCAAAGATGCCAAGACTCCACCTTATAACTGTGCATTGGCATTGGTACTTAAAATGTACAAGAAAATGCACGGCAAGCACTTGGTTACTACTGATGTAAGTGATTTCATTTACACACCAGCGCCGGGAATCACGCATGATATCTATGATTCTCTTCCGCTGAATATTCGTCAGAATGTCGGTAACTACACTCTCTAATCACGGGTGGTTCTATAACATTATCCAAGCACAAACTCTTGTGCTTGGATATGGTATTACACTCAGGGATCTACCCGTTGACAGACTGTTAGAATATTCTAACCACGTTGCGGCTGCACAACAGTTTTGTAATCTATATTATGGTGATATTCATCAGATTAAAGATTTAGAACGATACGTTAAAAAAGAATGGGCAGAATATAGGCTTGAACTAAGCAATGAAAAACTAGAATGGTTAGATCCAGTACATGGAATTAACCTCAAGGACCTAGAAAAGTTTGTTGCTGATAGAATTGTCAATTACCCATATGATACTATCAGAAAAGTAAAGTCAAAGTTTCTCCCGTTTACTATTAATAACCCACTACTATTCTCTAACATCAATTCCAATCCTGATATGTTTTTGGAAGAAGTCAAGTTGACAAAAACTAAATAGTAGACTATAATACACACATGACCAAATACGCACTCATTGATACCGCAAATACGTTCTTCCGCGCTCGGCACATTGCATCACGCAATAGTACAGTTGACGAGAAGGTGGGTATGGCCTTACATCTTACATTGGCTAGCACTAATCAAATCGTTAAACGTTTTGGAATTGATCATGTAGTGTTCTGTTTAGAAGGTCGCAGCTTTCGTAAGGACTTGTACGCTCCGTATAAGAAGAACCGCGTAGTAGATACAATGTCTCAAACAGAGGCAGAGGTTGAAGAAAACACCATGTTTTGGCAAACGTATGATACATTTTGCTCTTACCTTAAAGACCGCACAAACTGTAGTGTATTGCGTGATCCTAAGGCTGAGGCTGATGACTTGATTGCACGTTTCATTCACTTGCATCCTGAGGATGAAATTTTTATCATCAGTTCGGACACGGATTTCGTACAATTGATTTCACCCAAAGTCAAACAGTACAATGGCGTAAGTGGTGAACTAATTACACTTGAGGGATACTTTGATGATAAGGGTCGTTCAGTAAAAGATAAGAAAACTAAAGAACCTAAACTACTTGAGGACCCACAATATCTGCTATTCAAGAAGACCATGCGCGGTGACGCAACCGACAATATTTTCAGTGCCTTTCCCGGTGTGCGTGAGAAAGGTAGTAAGAACAAAGTTGGATTGATTGAGGCATATGCTGATAGAAATAAACAAGGCTACCAGTGGAACAATCTGATGTTGCAACGCTGGTCCGATCACGAAGGGGTTGAACATCGTGTGCGTGACGATTATGAACGCAACCGCACCCTAATTGACTTGACAGCACAGCCCGATGATGTTAAACTATCAGTAGATACAAACATTCGTGAGGGTGTTCGCAGAACTACTATTCCACAAGTGGGAATACACTTGATGAAATTCTGTGGCAAGTATGAGTTGAATAAAATTAGTGATAATGCAGAGACATACGCAAAATGGTTGAACAGTCCTTACGTGGGTGTACTAGCGTGAATAAGATTTTAATTATATGTTGCTTACTATTGCATGGTTGTGCGGTAGTAGCAGTTGCTGATGCAGGTGTTACTGTAGTAGCGACAGGAGTGAAAGTTACAGCAAAGGCAGTGGGTGCAGTTGCAGATGCAATTATACCCGGGAAGTAATGATTGAGAAAAGAATACAAGAGCATAAGAAAGCAGCCGAGCAATATGTTAAGGACAATTTCCCTAATCTAAAACCTACCTATAAAAGTTACCAAACTAAAGTAGATAATAAATTTGCACAGTTGATTATTAATGATTGTTGTGCTATAATTATGCAGGCTTCTACATTTAGCGTATTACCAACACAGTATATAAAATCTATTAGAGAAATGTTTGATTTTGAAGATGAAAATAACTTACCAAAATAGTGATCCAAAGTTTCGTATTAAATCAATACGATTCGGTGATCCAGGCTTCATTATGTATGATGAACGAGGTTTCAGCACTATCCCAAGGGCTGGCTTTGAAATCAGTCGTGAATGCCCTGACAATTTTAAGCGTGTTATACTTGAATGCATACAGTACAAATGGTTGATACCAGTAGCACATATGAAAGAGTCAGAGTGGATATGGGAAAAATTAGGAGAATAAAATGAAACTGAAAATTTGTGGAATAACATACGAAGTACTGTACAAGACACCTGAGGAAATGCAAGGTAATATTGGCCTTGCATTATTCAATAGTCAAGAGATTTGGATTAACGAAACCTTTACTGAACAAACTAAAAAGATTGCATTGTGGCATGAAGTATTGCATATACTGGACCATGCCTACAATCTAAAGATGACAGAAGAACAGGTTAAGTTTCAAACTCACGCATTGATTGCATTAGTAGAAGATAATCCAGAGGTATTTAGTAATGGCACAACATAGTAATTACTGGAGTTGCACCCCTTTCGCTGATTGGGTTCGTGGAACTCCCAAACTCAAGTCAGGCACTAGTGAAGAATGGAATGATTGGGCTAACAACACCAAAGGTTATAACCCTATTCGTTTTTGGTTAGCTGAGGAAGGTCTTGGTAAACTTCAAGATTTTGTAACTTATCCTATTAGAAAGATTTATGATGTCAAGTATTACATTAATAACCGATATGTTACTCGTACTCATGCTCTTACCGCACATCATCGTGATATTAAGCCTGGTTCTTGGAGTGATGTTGGCAGTAGGTTCCTTCCATGCTTATTTAATGAGTTGGTTGATTTTGTCGAGGTCGAACAAGCCTGGAGCCACATTGCGTGGGGAAGCAAGGAAGATCGTGCTAAATATGATCCTCCTTTCTATGCTAGTGGTTGGTGGCGTTGGCGCACTTGGCGTTGCAGTCAAGCAGGTATCGATCATCTTGACTGGGCAATGACTCTTACTAATAGTGATTGGGTTGACAAAAGTGATCCCGACTATGGTAAACCTACTAGTCAAGCACTACATGCTAAAGAGATTAAGGAACTTTACACATGGTGGACAGTTACATATCGCAATCGTCCTGACCCATATAAAGCAAGTGGCTGGAGTGAATACTGTGAAAGTTTACGTAACAAGCACGGTGATACTTGGCTTGGTATGAGTGCAAAAGCACCTGATGAAATAAAATCTCGTGATAAGGCTCATAAGTTGTTAGACAAGATTGAAAAAGCCTACGATAAAGAAGATACTGAAATGATGATTCGTTTAATTAAGATTAGAGACAGTTTGTGGACATAATATGAAAAAAATTTACTACGAAAAGATCGGCAGGAAATATGTTCCTGTTGCTGAATACGACAATGACTTGCTAGATAGTTTTCCAAAAGGTAGTCATCTTGTGATATGCTATCCAGGTGGGCAGAGCCGTAGATACAACATTGATCCTGATTATGCTGCACTGATTGCTGCTGCTCGGGTGGCCGAAGATGCTATGATGCAAGCCATGCAAAAGGCCAGTGAATTGCAACCAAAGCAAACTCCTATCACTGAAGGTCAACGTAAGGCATGGAAGAAACTGGCCAAAGAGTTTGGTGATGAACTTGCTACTCTAAGTGGTGCCTCATCATACGACATTGCTCAAGCAGGACTCAAGGCTTTAGAAGGTGAAGCAGCTAAGATATTGACTAACCCTGCTGTAAAAAAGGCTTATGATCATTTCTTGCTAGTTGCTGAACTGACTAAGTAATAGCCAAAACAATAGACAACTATTGCATTTTCTGTTATACTGTATTTTTTAACAAAGGACTTTTTATGTTTATAATTCTCGTGGGTATTTTTGTAGGTTTGCTAGTAGCAGGTGCTATTATTTTTGTGTCAGAATTTAAAAAGATTGCGTTGGGCGTACTTACAGGTGTAGCAATCATTCTTATATCAATTGGAATTTCGGCATTCACTGTAATTAGTGCAGGGCATACTGGTGTACAAGTTACATTGGGTGAAGTCAATCCCTTGCCCTTGACTGAAGGTGTTCACTTTGTGAATCCAATCAGTTCAATCAAGGATGTAGATGTTCGTCTACAGAAAGCAGAACTAAAAGGTGCTAACGCAGGTACTAAAGACTTGCAGGTTGTGCATACTGATATCGTAGTGAACTATCGTCTTGACCCGCTCAAAGTACCGCATATCTACAAAGAGTATGGTCTCAATGTAGATGAAAAAGTTCTTGGTCCTGGAATCAATGAGGCTTTTAAGAGTGTGACAGGTCACTATACAAGTGAAGAATTGGTTACTAAGCGTGATTTGGTTAGTCAAGAGATATTGCAACACTTGATTACTAAGATGGCTCCGTTCAATATTGCTGTAAGTAATATCAGCTTGGTAAACTTTGGATTTAGTCAAGCATATCAACAAGCAATTGAAGATAAAGTTATTTCTGCACAGAAAACTGCTAAGGCACAGCAAGACCTGGAGCGTATCAAAGTTGAAGCAAACAGTCGTATCGCACAGGCAGATGGTGAAGCTAAAGCTATTGCGATTCAAGCGGCTGCTATTCAATCTAACGGTGGTGCAAACTATGTGCAACTGCAATGGATCGAAAAGTGGGACGGTAAGCTGCCTACTACTGTGTTGGGCGGTGATTCAAAGACCTTGATGAACATCAGTAAGTAAAGGATTGACTGTGCGTAAGTATATCACTAACAAATTCAATAGCGTGTTTCTTCCTTACGAAGAAGGTATGATTGAATGGCTCAATGAGAATTATCCATTCAGTCAATATCGTGTGGTGGAGGTAGCATGAACGAACGAATTAAACAACTCGCCCTAGAGGCTAAACTTGGTCCAGCACTACTGCTACATCACTGGGGTAAGATTGATGCCCTGACAGACTCGGAACAAGAAGATTTAGAGAAAATTGAAAAGTTCGCCCAGTTGATTGTTAGGGAATGTGCCGATGTTGCGGTAAAGTTTCATTTGGCACACCCCTATTCTGTGGAATACCAGATTAAAAAACATTTCGGAGTTGAAGAATGACAGATACCGTTCGTGATTGGCTGCACTTTATTGTTGGCATTGTGTTCTGTTATCTTGTGTTAGGTGGATTGGGATATTTAAAATGAACGAACGAATTCGACAACTTGCAATTCAGGCTGGTTTATCTTTGAGTCAAAAAGACTTTAGTTTTTACTGGATAGAATCAGTAGAAGATATAGAAAAGTTCGCCGAGTTGATTGTTCAGGAATGTATTGATATCATTGCCCCATATACTGTTAGAATGAGCAGACCCGGTGAAGAATACTTACATCCTATACTAGAGATTAAACAACATTTCGGAGTTGAAGAATGAACGAGAAGATTCGACTACTTTTTGAACAGGCACATATTCAGCCACCGGTAGAACGCAGTGGACAATTTGCGTTTACCCCGCCCAAGACTTTTAGTCCTGAAAAGTTTGCCGAGTTGATTGTTAAGGAATGTTATGAACATTGTAAAGGGCAGATTCTTGACAAAGAGGTTGCCGATACAAATGAACTGACTTATAATGATGCTGTTGGTGATTGTGCGAATGGTCTATTACAACATTTCGGAGTTGAATGATGATTAGCCCAGGACAATATATGTTCTATACAGGACTTATCTACTTTATTGTAGGTATGTTCAATATCTTTGTGTATCGTTTTACTGAATCAGAATATATTCAAATGGTTTGGATTCTAGTGTTGATGATTCCGGTGTTAGTGCCTATGCGACCATTTGTTCGCAACACACCTTTCTGGGGAGTTAAATGAACGAACGAATTGAACATTGTTTATACCAGGCAGGACTCACAGCACAAGGATGTTGGGACGAACTTGATGACTATTCTCGACAAGGTATAGAAAAGTTCGCCGAGTTGATTGTAGAGGAATGTGCCAGCAAGGTAGATAATATCCTGCGTGAGAAAAAGGATGGTGGCGGAACTATGGGTGATGACATTAGAGAACATTTTGGAGTTGAAAAATGAACACGCCCATAGCGCCCGACAGTCTAATCAAGATGTGGTGTGATCCTAGATTTCAAATGCTAGCGGTGGTTGATAAGTTGTTGGATGGTGACAAAACTTGGTCAGGGTTTGAATATACATATCACCCTATAGACCCTGTGAAGTATCGTCCCGTAGCCGAACAGGTTCGCAAAGCATTAGAAGCCCTTAAAAAAGAATACGGAGTCGAAGAATGATTGAGATTTTTATACCTGTATTGTTTATGTGCTTTAATGGCAATTGTAATTTCATGCAAGCACAGTCCTATTATACAATTGAAGAACGATGCAGAGATTCAGTCGATAAACAAAAAATTCATTTGACTGAGATAGCGGAAAAATCTAATCAAGGTAAAGTTGAAGTATTAGAAGGTACTTGTATCAATGCTAAGATACAAAACCCTAAAGGAAAAAATGATACAGCTAAACTTTAACATAGTCAACCCACGTAGAACCAATAAAGTTTGGAATATCCTGTGGAGTAAATATGGATCTATCACAAAGAACAAAGCATGGGAGTTTAACGGATATCGTACTGGACATATCATCAATATAGAGTTTCAATTAACATTCCAAAGTGACCACGCAGGTGCTAGATTAATGCTCGGATTGTTTGGGTACGAAGTTGAATTAGACTTCTACGACACCCGGCATTGGAATTATGATCAAAACACTTGGGAAAGTTACAAATGAATCAAGCAGAATATTTTGAGAAGAATCGCCATGTGGCTAAATATGAATTTGGTCAACGGATATTTGGATACTGGAATAATATTCCATTTGTCGGTACAGTTGGAAATGATACTGTAATCAATGAAACAATTGGACCACAGTACAGTATTCATTTAGATTTACCAATTCGTTATGAGAATTCTACTTATAATGTTATAGTAGATAAACAAAGTAGTTTTAAAAAGATTACAAAATTAATAGAAATGGAAGAAAATGTCAAAACCACTAATCGCAAAACCCGTAGTTAAGAATCAATTCTGGATTGTTACTGATGGTACATCAAAGGTAGGAAATGTTATTGCTGATGGTTCAGGCTTTGAAGTAAAACTCAACGGCAGTAAAACTCATTTTAAAAACACTAGTGCTATTAAAAAACAAACTAGCATAGAGTTTCAACAAACAAAAGCAGAAAAGATTAAAAAAGAAATACCTTTTAATGAATATCCAACAACAAAGAAGGTCTACAATTCTATGTTGGACATCAAGCGCAAAATACATTTATTCACTAAAACAACTAAAAGCAAGTGTTATCATGCGGCAGGATGGTATGTTATGTATCAAAGTGAAGAACCTACAGTAGTTTTTTGCCCTAAATACATCTTTATACAGCGTTATGAGTATGAGGGTCCGTACAAAACTGAGGACGAAGCTAAAAAGTTGATAAATATCTGATGTTTCATATAAAAAGATTTATTGATAGAGTAGCTGTTATCGAAGGTAGACAAGGTAAAGATGTGGTAATTCCATTATCAGATGCTAGAAGTTTGCGTGATGAATTGGCTAAATTATTGATAGATCACTATGAAGTTACTGAAGGAAAGAAGAACACTTCCGAAGTGATTGAAATAGAAGTCATCGGAGGTAAATTTTAATGAGTAGAACACAACCAAAAGTATTATTAGAACTAGTAGATAAAACTACCTATAAGTGCGACCAAATTGTAGAAGCAAGTGGCATATGGGCTGTATTCTATGATAGACAACCTATCAACTTAAAATCTCAGCATTACTTAGACAATGAGGCTACACCTAAGTATAAGAAAACAAGTTTCAGTAATCCTGGTCATGCACGAAACCTCTGTCGTAAACTAAACAATCAATTCAAGACAGATAAGTTTACTGTCGTTTTTATGAACAACGGTACTACTGTGTACCCGGATGAGTGACAGAAAAAAACTAAAATACACTATCACTAAGGCAGTTATGGATCAACTGCCTAGCAATAATATTCCATTTGAAACAATCATAAGTGATTGGTGGTTCACCAAATCAGGTGATAGCCTGCGTCTGACACCACAAGGTGATATAAATTTTAGACAGGCGCAAATAGAATTCTTTGATCTTCCTGTTAAAGTTAAGAAAACTAATTGGTATAAATTTTTAACTGAATGTAATAAGAAAATTAAATGTCCATATTATTTTAGTGTAAATAAGGATGCAGAGTCAAAAGAACCTTTCATCAGACTTTATGATAGTAAGATAGCAATGATGCTAGCACTATATGGTGATATAGAAAGTTATTTAGAATCAGTGAGGATAAGACAATGACCGAAGAAAAGAAAAAGAATCCAATAGCAATGGCATTAGAAGCTAAAAAGAAAAACGCAATGGCAAATTCTGGATTAGGTAAGGCTCCTAAAAGTAAAGGTCCTAAAGCTAATAGTAAAGGATTTGGTGGGGCTAGTGTTGTGCGTAGAGCAGGGCGCGGTGGTTAATACCACTCACCTTCGTTACGCATTCGTTTAATAAAAGACAAGTAGTTACTACATACACCGAAACATTTTAGGTGTACTGTACTAAACATTCCTCTATCCTGTATCTCAGGCAGAAATATAACACTGGTGTTGTTTATAGCAACTGTTCCAGGAGTAATAATTTTTCCATTACTTGCGGTCACTGGGGTACTTTCTGTATCAGTAGGAAACCAAAAGTAATTTGGATATGACTTAATTGGTTGAGTTACTATCCATGATTGCATATCAGTATTCATAGCATTCAACCAAAACCTAGGACCTTGTAGATACTTTTCGGTCACTTCGGTTATGGGTTGGGTAACACCTAAATAGAGTTTTCCGCTAATTCGCCAAACATTTACCATAGTGCTAAACCCAGCATTCATGGATTTGGTTATTTGTTTGGGCGTAGCAGCATCCTCAAAGTTGGTTCCGTCATAAATTCCTTGGTAAGATATGTATTGCATCAACTATTTAGCGTAAATGGGAAAAGAGTTTTGTATCTTGTCAACGGTTTTATCCTGAGGGTCGTTATATATGTATGCAAGATAAAAATCAAACTGAATGCTACGATGTTACGAAAACGGATAAAACTGAATCGTATCAGGAACAATATTTGCCCACTGGTTATGATTGGAGAAAATCCAATTGTGATGAAAAGCGTATTGGACCATGTAGATTGAAGGATGAATATATCAAACATAAATATCATTAACTTTAAAGGAAACTTAAATGAAAATTCTCGCTATTCTTATCGCTACTTTGGCTACAACTATTGCTTTTGCTACTGAGCCTGCCAAACCTGCTGCTCCAGCTAAGGAAGAAATGAAGTTGGCTAAGAAAAAGGAGGGTTCCAAACAGGACTCTACCAAAAGTTCTAAAACTGTCAAAGACAAAAAAGCTACAACTAAAACTGAGCCTGCAAAAGCCGCTACTAAGTAATACTATATTTGACGATAGTGATGACGATGATGATTCAGGAGAACAAGATTATCATCGTGCATACAGTCGTCCTAAAGTACACAAGGTAGAAGAAAAGGTTACTGATTTTGATGATGAACCATTATCAGATTATGTGACCGTTAGGTTAGCTGTTGCGAGGGCAAAGGCCATGCAGAAATATAGAGAAATCTATAAGGAAGTATAAATACAGTTAAGAGTTCTGTATAAAACTCTTTAACACACTTACACAGGAAAATATATGTTAAAACGATTTACCGGCTATCTTTATAGCCTATTAGAAAAATTCAGTGAACCCCAGTCATACGGTTCAGCACTAGAACGATACATCGTATCACACAATCCCACGAGTACCGCACAAGTTGAACAATTAGAGCGTCAATTTGAATTATTGTATTCAGCACGTAATAAGAGTTGGATGGTGTAATATGAACATCTTTAAATCAATTTACAATTTTCTAAAAGAAGTGGGTCGCGTCCGTGCAGCATCGTACCTTGCCCGTAGAGGACAATATGCTGCTGCACAAAAACTAATGACAAGTGATATTTAAAGGATAATTATGTTTACACCAGATTTTTATATAGAGATGTTCCAGACTTCAAAAAGGATGGCAACCAATCAGATTTTCAAAGACGAGAGATTGAATAAGGTCGCCAACGACTTTATAGATGCCCAAACGATCTTTGCAAAGATGATGGCAAAGAATACAATAGAGATGTTGTCTTATACTGTTGACAGTATGAACAAAACGATTTATTCTCAAGGTGAGGATGAAACAGTCAAGGCAAAGACTGCGAAAAAATAAGCTATTCACACACCGACATTAACACAAGGAGATTATTATGTCAGATTTCACACCAAAATTACCCGAAGTAAAATTCAACAAGAACGGCTACGAGATTCGTACAGATATCTTGGACATGGCTAAATCATTAGTCATGGAAGATTTCCATATGAAGTTTTCAGGATGGCAGATGACTGCTTCCAAGGATAGTGCTACTGGTCAGATCATAACCAAAGTAGACATGCCTGAATTTCCAGGACTTGAAAAAGTTTTGGACACTGCTGAAAAGATGTATGCTTTTGTAAATCAAAACACACCTAAGAAGTAATTCTTACTCAAATAATGCCCTATTGATTTAGGGCATTCCTACCTTGACAATAAATACATTCAATGCTATACTAAGTTTTTATTTCCTGATGTAGTTATTATGAAAAAACTTTTTATATCAATTATTTTAATATTATTGATTGGTGGCTGTGCTACTAATTCCGCTAATTCACTTGATCATGGAAACCTTAAGGAGTTCACTAGATCAAATAGTACAACACCGCACGGATATCAAATAGTATCTGATCCAACGGGCTCTGCACCATTGAAAATGGTTGAAAGATTTGAAGTCAGAAGCGGAGAATGTTCAGGGGGAGATTGTTCTATTGAAGGTCAAACTGGATCTAGGGTTGGAAGTAGGGAACGTTCTGAGATATCAACAGATAGAAATAATTACTCAAACTCTGAATACTGGTATGGATGGTCTATTTTTGTACCCAAAGACCATATCAATGTGTGGCCCGTCAATGTCACCTTAGGACAATTTTATAATATTGATGGGGCTATTGACAGTCCCACTTGCTCATCATTCATGTTTCAAAATAGTGCAGGATGGGGAGCATTGCGAGGTGGGCTAACTATAGATAGACACCATAGATGTGCAACACAAGAATATGTAACCATACTAACTGATAAGGAGTTACTTGGAAATTGGAACAAAATTGAAGTCCATGCAAAATGGTCTAATTTGGACGATGGCTTTTTTGAAGTCTATGCAAATGGAATTTTGAAATATAGTTTCAAAGGAAAAACAACTGAAGGCAATGGGATATATTTTAAATATGGTGTTTACAGGTCTTGGGTAAAGAGATATTTAGCACCGGTTCCAACTCAAGTTGTACTTTATGCGAATGTAAAACGTGCAAAAACTAGGGAAGGGCTAGCCCCGTAAGGTTGACATTAAATGGTTTTGGGTCTATAATAGAGGCTTAGACAGTCAACAAACGGAGTTAATTATGTCAGCATTGCAAAAATACATTGATCAAAAGAACAAATGGAACAAATTGTTCAAAGGTCCTCAGTATGAGATACAGACTGCTAAAGGTCGTCAGGTAGTTGCTGCTTGTCTGGACAGCGACCTCAGCCCTGAGAACTTGACCTGTGACGGTGAACTGCCCCGTAGTCAGGTTCAGGCCAAGCATCGTGCATTGTCACAGGCTGCAAAAGAACTACAAAAGTTGGATCCTACTGTTAAATTCTACGAATTTGCGTAAGGAGTAGGAGATGTTTTTTCTTGGAATGCTAGTTGGGATCGTGGTCGGAGCATATATAGCCATTTTGGTAATCGTACACACTCAATATTTCGGTTGACATTAAATGGTTTTGGGTATATAATACATACTTAGACAGTCAACGAACAGAGTAGATTATGAAAGCAAAAATTCTCATTACTTCCCTTGAAAACATGCGATTGTTTCAAGGTAAGTTGCCTACTAAGCGTTGGGGTTTTTGTGAAATTATCCGTAAAGTGACGATTGAACCCTGCCCTCACGGTATCTATGATAACGGCAACTATGGCTACATCATGGTTAATGACAAAAAAGTCCGTGTAGTCAACGGTTCCAGTAGCGAAATGTTGTTTGAAATCTGTGCGTAAACAGTTGACATTAAATGGTTTTGGGTATATAATAGAGTCTTAATCAGTTAGTTAAAGGAATTTCTAAATGTCTTATTATGTTATCGCCCGTGGTACTGGTCTTATCGTTACTGACGGTTCTAATCGTACCCGTGCATACAAAACTTTTGCGGCAGCCCGTGCTACTCGCACCCGTCTGTGCAACAAGTCAGGTTGGTCTGCCGGTGAACTGAGTATCGTAAACACTCAGCATTACAAGCCTAACATGGTAACTCGCAAGAACCTCATGAGCGGTATCGAATATCAGGAAGATGTTAACACTCCCCTGTGCTGTTCCCCTGCTAGCGAAACTTTTTGGTCCTCTTAAGATTTAATCATTTTCAATGAATTTACTGGAGCATGTAATGAAAACGGAAAAGTTTAAATTTAAACCGCTTGATGTGGTTATGACAAAATTTAAAACAATAACAGTTGTAGACAGTGTTAACAGTAGAGGTGAGGTTAGCATTGTATTGCCTGACAATTCTACACAAAAGGCTGCATGGTACGAACCTAGCGAATTAACATACATTGGTAAATTGTCGGAATTGATTGAGTAATAAATTACTCTAGGAAATAAATATATGATTATGATGGAAATCAAAGTTGAAGGTAGTCGCCGTAATAAAAAATTTGTTGAGGCACTACTTCCTTCAATGATTACCCAGCTTGGTCTTGAGCGTTGCCGCAAAGCATTGCTTATCCGTGTATATGATGAATGCGAAGGTGACAATGCAGGCTTGACACTCGACCTATCACAGTACACTGGTGCATATCTGGTAGTCATCAAACCCCATCGTAGTCTGTATCAAATTGGCCTCACCCTAGCGCATGAATTGGTCCATGTGAAACAGTTTGCAAAAGGTACATTGAAACAAGGTAAGCATGGTCATACATGGGCAGGTAAAAAGTACAGCAAGAAAACACCTTACTTGGACCAACCCTGGGAGATTGAAGCCTTCAGTCGCCAAGAGTTGATTCTGCGCCGCGCGTTTGAGGAATAATGTTTACCCAAAACATTCAATCACGATTGACAACAAATCAGTTTTCGTATATAATAGAATTTCTTTTCAAGCAAGCCACTAACATATAGGAGTTAATAATGGCATCACCTCAAGTCTCTGACAATCTCACAGTAACATCAGTACAAGCCCGCAAAGCTATTCTGAAAGCATTCAAAGCAAAGCGTCCCTTGTTTCTCTGGGGCCCTCCCGGTATCGGTAAATCCGAAGTTGTAGCAGACATTACTGCCGAACTTGGTGGTCATATGATTGACTTGCGTATGGCTCAAATGGAACCCACTGACATTCGCGGTATCCCATACTTCAACAAGGACCTCAATAAGATGGATTGGGCTGCTCCAATCGACTTGCCTGACGAGGAACTCGCATCACAATATCCTATCATTGTTCTTTTCTTAGATGAAATGAATAGTGCAATGCCTGCTGTACAGGCTGCTGGCTATCAACTAATTTTGAATCGCCGTGTTGGTAAGTACAAGTTGCCTGACAATGTTGTTATCGTGGCAGCAGGTAATCGTGATAGTGACAAAGGTGTTACTTATCGTATGCCGATGCCCCTTGCTAATCGTTTCTTGCACTTGGAAATGCGCCCTGACTTTACTTCATGGCAGACATGGGCAGTCAACAAAGGCATTCATAAGGACGTGGTTGGTTACTTGAGTTTTGCAAAACAGGACTTGTACGATTTCAATAGCAAATCTTCAAGCCGTGCATTTGCTACCCCACGTAGCTGGTGCTTTGTGTCTGACTTGTTGGATGACGAGGCAGACACTGATACTGATACACTGTTCAATCTGATTGCAGGTAGTGTCGGTGAAGGGCTTGCTGTTAAGTTTTCTGCACACCGCAAGATTTCTGGCAAGTTGCCCGAGCCGAGCGATATCTTGTCAGGTAAAGTTACTGACTTGAATGTTAAGGAAATCTCTGCAATGTATTCACTAACAATTTCATTGTGCTATGAATTGCGTGATGCATTGGAACATCAAAAGGTAACTATGAAGAAGTTCCATGAAATGTCTGACAATTTCTTGTCTTACATGATGAAGAACTTTGAAACTGAATTGGTTGTGATGGGTGCTAAGATTGCGCTTAAGACTTACAAGTTGCCGATTGAGCCTAGTCAACTAAAACACTTTGATGACTTCCACAAGAAGTACGGCAAGTACATTGTAGACGCAGGTAACTAAAGTTTATGGGTGAGAATGGTGTGAACATTCTCACTCTTTTTACTTGCTATAAAATAATTTGTATGCTATAATACAGCATATTTGATAAAGGATTGTATATGAGTAGCGTAATTGCCCCAACAAAAAAGAAAAAGCGTAGCGACAAGTTTGATAAACTTGTTGGACCTACTGACCCTAAGATTGATGCACAAGCCCGTGAACGATTGATTTCGGCACGTGTGGGTTTGCTATTGCGTCATTCATTCTTTGGCAATCTTGCTACACGCCTCAAATTAACTAATGCTGACGAGTGGTGCGCTACAGCGGCTACTGATGGTCAAAAATTCTATTACAATAGCCGTTTCATTATGCTATTGAAACCCAAAGAGGTTGAGTTTCTAGTTGGACATGAAGTATTGCATGTAGTGTATGATCATATGGGTCGTATCGGCAATCGTGACCCTCAGATGTTTAACATCGCCAATGACTATGCAGTTAACGCAGACTTGAAACGACACGGTGTCGGCACATTTATTACAAGTGTCCCATGCTTGTACGAACGCAAGTATGATGGTAAGCCCAGCGAGGAAATCTATGATGACTTGATGAAGAATGTCAAGCATATTGATATTGATAGTTTGCTGGATCAAATGATTGACGATCACCTTGAAGATGAAGGTGAGGGAGATAACGATGGAGATGGTGATGGCGACAAAGAAGCCAATGGCAAAGGTCGTCCTAAAATGTCTCCCGAAGAGCGTGAGCGTTTGCGTCAAGAAATGAAACAAGCAATCATCAGCGCCGCAAGTACTTGCGAAGCCGGTCAGTTGCCCTTAGGTGTCGAGCGTTTAATCAAACAACATACTGACCCAGTCATGCCCTGGCGCGAACTGATTCAGACTAATCTGATTAGTGCTATCCGTGCAGATTATTCTTGGATGCGCCCTTCTCGCAGAGGTTGGCACATGGATGCTATCATGCCCGGCATGAACCCCGGTGAAGAAATTGATGTTGTTGTATCACTTGATATGAGTGGTAGTATTAGCAACAGTCAAGCACAAGCATTCTTGGGTGAGATCGGTGGCATGATGGATGCGTTTGATGGATACAAGGTCCATGTATTCTGCTTTGATACTAATACTTACAATCCACAAGACTTCAATAGCGATAGCATGGATACTATTGATGAGTATGAACCACAAGGTGGTGGTGGTACTGACTTTGATTGTATCTTTGAATACTTGAAAGAAAATGCAATTGATCCTAAACGATTGATCGTATTCACTGATGGATATCCCTGTGGTAGCTGGGGCGACCCTGATTATTGTGATACAACTTGGATCATTCATGGTGACAAAAATCCGAATCCCCCATTCGGTACTTTTGCACTATATGATGAAACAAATTGATGAGTATAAAGGTAAAGTATTAGAAAGCCCTGATCATGGTAAGACGATCTACTCCCGAGAGAGTGGATCGTCTGTCCGTACTTTGTTACAAGAGGACCCTTTAACAAAAGTTACTCAAAGATGGTTTACTTGGAAAGACATACTCAAGTTATCTGAAACAGAACCTAGCTTGCGTGATTTAGTAGAAAAAGCTGAAACAGTTTATGCGTTACTCAAAGAAGAAAACAACTAGATTCGTTGCCATGTGGGACATGACTGGGCTTGAGTGCCTCATCAATGTCACAAAAATAGAAAAAGAACATGAACAATGGGAAAAAGAAAATATCTTTCGTATTCTCAAAGAACAAAATCAAACACTTAAGCCAGCATATGTTCCATTAGATATGATGATAATGAGGGCTAGGGCAAATACTCAACGGCATTATGAAATCTATGCCTTTGATTCAGAGTTATCCGAAGAAGATATTAGAGAAACATTTGAAAATAGTCCACAGGTAATAGCTGATTGTATTCGTAATGTAGGACATAAATTTTATAGCGATAGAGCAAATAAGAAACAGCAGGTGATTGTATGATGTATATTGGTACAAGTTTAGGTAGGTGCTTGCGTAGTCTGTTAATGGACGAAGTGTCCGTGGATGATGTACTATTGATTATCACTCGCACTAAGGCTAAAGACCTTGAACAATTTCTTTTTGTGGTAAAAGAATACTACGAGGATAGTAATTTTTCTTCAAGCCGCCCTGAAGAATATGATCTTGCGGTCAAGCCATGGAATGAGGTAGAAGAACTTGCAACACAGTTATATCATGGTGGTAAGATTCACCAGCCACGGAATTTTGCAAGCCTAGGCAGTCAGTTCATTCATCCTAATTTGAGCCAAGATATTTGGGTAGAAGTATCTCCTAAGAGCCGCAACAGTACACCTGCGGTCGTGCAAGCATACGAGCATTATAAACTGCTTGACTCATTGACCCAATAACACTCATAAAAATATTTACTTGTATACATTAGATATTAAATATCTATGTACTCAAGGAGAATAATTTATGAGTTTTTTAAAACATGTCGGTAAACACGGTGATCGTAAGGTTGCTATCATTTTTCGTGAGGTTCCAGGTGAATCTCACATGTGTCTGGTAACATACACTGAAACACTAAATCAGCATATACACGATCCATTGATTCGTTGTATTGAAAGTGATATTGGACAACATAGCGAATCGCTGTCGGATGCTTTAAACCGCACCTTGGGTTTAGATGGTAAGCCAATACTACAAGTATTACACCGTGAAGGTTTACTAAAGAAAGTTAATACAGAGAATATCGTTGTCACACCAAATCCACAGACTAAAATTAAATTGAATGAACTCAATAAAATTTTGACTGAGATGAAACAGGGAGAAGATGCTGTTAAACGCATGGCTGACATTGACCAAAGCAGAGGAATGCAAACTCCCGCAGAGGTAGCACGTAGACAGCGTGAAAACAAAACCCGTGATGCTAAGGTTCAACAACCACCATTGGTTGCTAGCAGCAATGATGCATTGGGTGATAGTGCAATAGCAAATAACTTGCGTCAACAAGCAGCTAGAATGGCAGCAGAGGCCAAAGGATTGATGGCTGAAAGTGCTGATCTATTGAAACAAGCAGCAGAGATGGATCCTCCTGTAATGGAGAAAAAGCCAAGAGCAAGTAAGAAAGCAGTTGTAGTTGAAGCACCAGTTGCTACACCTGCACCTAAAGTAAAGAAAACAAGAGCAAAAGTTAGTGCATAATGAGCCCAGAATTCATCGAAAAGTGGGAACATATCCTTGAAGATGTTGAGAAAAATAAAATACCCGTTCAATTCATTAAGAAATTAATAATTAAATTAGAAGGTAAGAGACAACAAACATTAAACATTGAAAAATTTTTAAATCAAGGATTGGACGCAGACCAGATAGAAGAAGTGGTAAGTAGAAAACTACAAGAGTTAGATGACTCTGTGGTTGGTGTAGAATTTCTACTTAATGTACAAAGTATTGCTGATACTGTCCAACCAGAAACAGATAAGATACTAGGTAACCTATGAAACAATATTTAGAATTATTACAAGATATTCTAACTAATGGAGAAACAAAAGATGATAGAACTGGCACTGGGACTATTAGTATGTTTGGACATCACCTTCGCTTTGATTTGCGTAGGGGTTTTCCAGCCGTCACTACTAAAAAACTTGCTTGGAAAGCGTGTGTAGGAGAACTACTTTGGTTCATCGAAGGAAGCGGAGATGAACGCAGATTAGCAGAAATTACACATGGTGGAACAGGGGCAGTTACCATATGGACACCAAATGCTTATGCTCCTTACTGGAAAGATAAAGCAAAGTTCCATGGGGACTTAGGTCGTGTATATGGAGTACAATGGAGACATTGGCTTACTCCTGTATCACATAAAACTGAAGTTTTTAAAGATGACTTTGGCAATCATTACAATCGTCAAGGTAGTATACATCATAAAGAAGTAGACCAGTTAAAAATTCTAATAGAGGGTATACAAAAAGACCCTAATGGTCGTAGACACATACTTACTGCATGGAACCCGGGTGAGTTAGACCAGATGGCTTTGCCACCGTGTCATGTCTTATGTCAATTCTATGTCAACAAGAATAAAGAATTATCTTGCCATATGTACCAGCGTAGTGTGGATGTGTTTCTTGGTTTACCTTTTAACATTAGTAGCTATGCGTTACTCACTCATTTAATAGCACAAGTATGCGAGTTAGGTGTTGGTGAATTAGTCATCAGTACTGGTGACACACATATCTATACTAATCATGTTGAACAAGTTAAAGAGCAGTTGAGCCGTGATCCATTACCATTACCAGTATTGAAACTCAATAAGGATATAAAAACTATTGAAGAATTCACGATGGATGATATTGAGTTAGTTGATTATAAATGCCATACTGCTATCAAAGCTGATATGGCAGTATGAATATAGTAGAGTGCGTAGTACATACAATAAAAATGGGAGATGTAGAAGATCCCGATTTGTATATAGCACATCCATTATGGGAATGGCAACAATCAGAAGCAGGTAGATGGGTCATGGATAATGCAGTAGATGTTCCAATGTGGAATAGAACTTCTGATCAATTCAATTATGGGCATGTATATACTATAACAGCAAAACTCAAAGCTATCGACCACACTTATTTTAAATTAAAATTCCAATGAACATATTAGTAACAGGCGGTATGGGCCTAATCGGTCACAATGTAGTAAAACGATTACAGGATCAAGGACATACAGTATCAATAATTGATAACAAGACTAACTATGGTATCATCCCTCAAAGTGAGATTGATTATCTCATGGCTGAACGACAAAAGAAGATTGGTGATACGAGTTTTCAGTATGTGACAGATATCACATACGCTAAAGAAATAGATAACATTTTTAGAATTGAAGAACCGGAGATCGTGATTCACATGGCTAGCTTTCCTAGACAGAAAGTTGTCAATAGTAATCCAGCATTAGGTAGCCGTACTATGAGCGAAGGATTACTCAATCTATTAGAATCTAGTAACAATTACGATGTTCGTAAGTTCATCTATATTAGTTCGTCTATGGTATATGGTGATTTTAAAGATGATGTAAAGGAAGATTATGAATGCAAACCACAAGGACAATATGGAATACTCAAACTCGCGGGTGAATGGCTTGTTAAAGACTATACTCGCCGTACTAATCTTGTTCATACTATTATTCGCCCCAGTGCTGTTTATGGACCATTCGATGTAGAGGATCGTGTCATCAGCAAATTCTTACTCACAGCAATGCGGGGCAAAGTACTGAAAGTCAATGGTGAGCATGAAAAACTAGACTTCACTTATGTAGATGATGCGGCTGATGGTATTGTAGCAGCAGCATTAAGCGACAATACAGAGAACAAGACATACAACATCACAAAGAGCCACAGCGTCACCCTACTCAAGGCTGCACAGATGGCACTAGAATTAGCTGGTGGCGGTCATTTAGAAGTTGGCGCAAAAGATATTGATTTTCCAAGTCGCGGAGCATTGAATATTGATGCAGCTAGACAAGACTTTGGATTCAATCCTAAAACTGATGTGGAAGAAGGCTTTCAAAACTACTACAACTGGTTGAAAAACTCAGACTATTATAGATAAATATATGCATGTTCATACTACACTTTCTTCCTGATTTAGTAACTCATCTAATATTAATAGCGGGAATATTAGGAACTATCGCTGGATTTATTCTAGGTTTCATCCCCTTCATCAGAACATATCAACTACCCATACAGATAATCAGTTTATTATTATTGAGTTTTGGACTTTATATAGAAGGCGGGTTAGCTAACGAAGAATCTTGGCAACTAAAAGTCAAAGAGGTTGAAGCTAAACTAGCGACAAAAGAAGCAGTTTCACAAGAAGAAAATGTAAAAATTGTAGAAAAAGTAGTCACCAAAACAGAATACATCAGAACAAAAGGTCAAGATATTATAAAATATATTGACAAGGAAGTAGTCAAAGACAACGAGGTAATCAAATATATTGAGAACTGTCCTGCGATTCCTCAAGTTATATTAAAATCTGTGAATGAAGCAGCAACAATACCACACGAAATAACAAAATGAAATACTTAATTATACTAGCCGCTGTTTTCCTAACATCTTGCAGCACTCCTGTTCCATTAACTCCTAAATTCCCTGAGGCTCCTGCTACTTTATTAAAAGGTTGCCCTAAGCAACTAGAAACTATTGAAGGTGATACCGTCACAATCGTAGATTTTACTAAATCCGTCATTAAAAACTACGGCACATACCACGAATGTGCAAGTAAATATGACAGCTGGATTGAGTGGTACCTGACTCAGAAGAAGTTATGGGATGAAGCTAACTAATCCAAAATAGTGATAAATACACTATAGTTTAGGATTTAGATATGACACAAGAAATAATTAATGTAGGTGCTCAACCTAACGACGGTGAAGGTGATCCGTTACGTACGGCCTTTCAGAAGATTAACAACAATTTCACACAATTATTCAGTACAGGATTTTTTACTTCAAGTGCATATTCAACAGGAGCTATTCCTAATCAAGTAATATTTCAAACACCTGCTACATCATTTACGCAAGGTGTTTTTCAAATTAATTCCAATGATGTTTCTAGTAATGATAGTGAAAATATCACATTAACTGCTACTATATTAACAGATGGTAGTAATATCAAATGGAGTGGACATAGTACTATTTTCAATGGCAATGCGTTGACCGGTTATAATATGGATATTTTTGCGTCAAATGTTCGCATATTAGTTAATCCGTTAGTAAATACAACCATGTTTCATTTTATATCAGCACAGATTACATGGACAGGTGTTCCTGTACCGGGCTTAGATTTACAAACAGAAACAACTAGTGACTTAATTGATACTGAAAACAATTTCAACATACAGACGGAAAACGAAATAACAGTATGAGAGCAAAAGAATTCATAACGGAAAATCGTGCTGCATTATCAGTTGATGTTGCTAGAGCATTGTCGGGCACATATACTATTCCAGGATTGCCCAACAGTGATTTCTATAAACAATATCGGTTTGGTGTAGCATTGGCCGGTGCTCGTGGGCAACTAGAAAGAGTGCAAGATAGTATTCCAGCTTATAATTTTGAAAAAGAAACTCCATGGGGAGAGAATATGATTGTAAGTTCATATATGGATGGTGATATTGAAAAAGATATTGACTATGCAATGAAAGAAACAGGTGTTCCAGGTAAGAAAGTACTAATCAGTACTAACAAAAGTGAAGAAGCAACTGATGTAGTTAAGGTCAGTCCAGTTAAAGCATTTAAAGGTTATCCAAAATGAGAGCAAGTGAGTTTTTAACTGAGCAACGAACGATCGGTACACCTACCAAAAGACAATCCTTTGCCATGCGTGGGTTACATAAGTTTCGTGATCCGGGTGGGTATGACCGTACTTATGAATTGAATCGTATTATGATGGCAGTTGCTAGCGCAGATGGAACTACTCCATTAGAGATAGATGCAGAAACATGGAGTGGTCGTTATAATACAGCACATCCATATACTGATATAGAATCAAAAATGCTCAAGCAAGCATATAAAGCAGTGGGTAGTGATATTGTGGACTTGAATCATGGAGATGATGAAAGTATAGAATTGCCTGATACCAATACGCAAAGTATTGTGAAACCATTCAAAGGTTACAAAAGAAAATAATCAATCATCATATTCCTAGAATAAGTAATTATATCAAATTATAGGAACCTTAATGATAATCGATATTAACCAAACACTTGACTTAATCAAGTTAAAATTCTACAACGAATGGTTGTATACTGCTCACATCTATGATGAGGGCGATAGTCAAATGCATTCGTCATTGACTAAATCAGTGGTTGAACAATATATCGACCCATTAAATCTAAAAAAAGATAGCAAGATTTTAGACTTAGGATGTGGCCCAGGCTATTTCTTAGATCAAATGAAATCTAGAGGCTATACTGATTTAACTGGTGTAACATTAAGCCCGGGAGACATTAAAATCTGTGAAGATAAAGGTCACAAGATTAAGAAATATGACTTGAGTTTTATCCCACAAAAAGATGGATACCATGATGAAAGTGTAGACTTTATCTTTTTGCGTCATGCATTGGAACATAGTCCATACCCTATCTTTAGCTTAATGGAATATAATCGTATTCTTAAACAGTTTGGCAAGATTTACATTGAAGTTCCTGCCCCAGATACTGAAAGACAGCATGAATTTAACCTAAATCACTATAGTATTTTAGGTAAGAATCAACTAGCAGCATTGATTACACGCACTGGATTCAACATTGACTTGTTTCAAAACTTTGAATTTGATATTGAATTTCCGAATGATGCAGATCCAGAAGGTGAAAAGAAAAAAGCAAAAGAACATTTTTACTGTATCGTTGCTACTAAGCAAAGACCTCTAGATATCAAATAATTGTATTTAACCTATCAAAGACCGAGCATGCTCGGTCTTTCCATGTCCACTGTTGATAAATACAAGAATAAAAGGATATTTAATGGCTACGTCTAATTTAACAATTAAAATAACAGAGTTACCTAATATAGGTAGCAATATAGCGGCTAATTCGTTATTTCCGGTTGTTAACATGTCCGGAGACCCTGTAACACAAAAAGCTAACATGCAAGTTGCAGGAAATTTAATATTATCCGGTGCAGGAGGTGCAAATTTTGCACCGGCAGCATTAGCTAATTTAGCATATTCTGTAGTAAATGCAGCACAACCCAATATCACACGAGTTGGTACTTTAAGTATAGGTACATTCAAAGTCACCGGTGGCAATAGCGGTCAATATTTAGTAACAGATGGAGCCGGTAATCTTACTTGGGTTACAGGTGGTGGATCCGGTAACGGCGAAGTAGGCGGTGGCAATGGACAGATTCAATTTAACAATACAGGTAACTTTGATGGTAGTCCTAGTTTAACTTGGGATCAAGCAAATGCTGCACTTAACACTACAAATTTTTCAGCATCATATGCATTGATATATGGCAATGTTGATACGATAAATTTAAATGCAAGTGGCAATGTAGTACCAAACGCAATTTATACTGACAACTATTTCTATGCTAATGGCACCCCTTTCGCTGGTGGCGGTGGGGGAGCTGGTGGTTCTACTGGTGCAACAGGTGCAATAGGTAGTACAGGAGCAACCGGACCATCTGGTACAGGATCAACAGGTGCAACCGGACCAGCCGGGGCTGGGTCTACTGGTGCTACCGGCTACAATGGTGCAACAGGTGCTACTGGTAATATAGGCAATGAAGGCTCCACTGGCGCTACTGGGATAGGCGCAACAGGTGCAACAGGCGAGATTGGTACCACTGGCGCCACAGGCACTACTGGCGCCACCGGCGTTGTAGGTACAACTGGAGCAACGGGTGCTACGGGTTATATTGGTAGTACAGGTGCAACAGGAGCAACCGGTTTTGTAGGCACAACAGGTGCTACTGGCGCAACTGGTTATATAGGCACAACAGGTGCTACTGGCGCAACTGGTTATATAGGTACAACAGGCGCTACGGGCGCAACTGGTTTAGGTAGCACAGGTGCAACAGGTGCCATTGGAGCAACTGGTTTAGGTAGCACAGGTGCAACAGGTGAGCAAGGTTTAATTGCTCAATCTACTGCTCCTGTCGATCATAATATATTGTGGCTTGATACTAGTATCGCAGGAGTACAAGGAGTAGGAAGTACAGGCGCAACTGGTGCTACTGGATACAATGGTTCGACCGGTGCTACTGGCCCGGGCGCCACAGGTGCTACTGGTGTAGGTACAACTGGCGCTAGTGGTGCTACAGGACCAACTGGCGCAACTGGTAGTACAGGCATTACAGGTGCTACTGGTGTGGGTGCAGGCTCAACAACTGGTAGTTGGACATTATCAGCAGGTACTAACACAGTAAGTATTACGGTTCCTATAAACGGTACTTACTCATTATGGGTTAGAGGAAATATTCCAAATGGTATTGTTACATATACTGCTACAGTGGTTGTTACAAATACCAATGTTCCGGTAGTAGGTAGTAGTTATGGTTGGTATTATGCAGCAGGTAATGCATTAGTACTTACAGCGATACCCACGCAGATTGTTGGAACTGTGAACAATATTAGTAATGCTGTGGTTAGTACTACAACTGCTAATGTGTTTACATTTGGTATTACAAACAATAGCGGAACATCACAAGTAGTAAATTGGGGTTACATTACTCTTTAACAGTTAAATAGATAGGATTACATAATGTCAGTATTAAAATATTGGGACACAGGAACATCATCATGGCAAGTTGCTATTGTTGGGACACAGGGTGCTACCGGGGCAGAAGGTGCAACAGGGCCTGCGGGTACTAGCGTTACCATTATTGGAAGTGTAGCTAATGCATATGTAAATCCTCCAAACAATCCACAAACAACAATAAACGCAGCATACCCTAGCGCAAGTAACGGCGATGGTGTTATAGATCAAACCACAGGCGATCTTTGGGTTAAAGCTAGCGGTACATGGAATGATGTAGGTAATATACAAGGACCGCCGGGTACAACTGGTGCTACTGGGATATCAGGTAGTACAGGTGCTACTGGTGCAACAGGATATACTGGCAGCACTGGTGCAACAGGATATACTGGCAGCACAGGTGCAACAGGTGCAACTGGCGCTACAGGTGCTACTGGGATATCAGGTAGTACAGGTGCCACTGGTGCTACTGGTTATGTAGGTACTACTGGCGCAACTGGTGCTACTGGTTATGTAGGTACTACTGGCGCAACTGGTGCTACTGGTTATGTAGGTACTACTGGTGCTACTGGTGCTACTGGTTATGTAGGTACTACTGGTGCTACTGGTGCTACTGGTTATGAAGGTGGAACTGGCGCTACAGGATATGACGGTGCTTCAGGTGCAACCGGCGCAACAGGTGCTACAGGCGCAGGTGCTACTGGTGCTACTGGAGCAAGTGGTGCAGTAGGTAATGATGGTGCTACTGGAGCAACAGGTGCAGGTGCTACTGGAGCTTCAGGTGCAGCAGGTAACGATGGCGCAACAGGTGCAAGTGGTGCTAATGGCTCAGATGGCGCAACAGGTGCAAGTGGTGCTAATGGCTCAGATGGCGCTACTGGTGCTACAGGCCCAACTGGTAATACTGGAGCAACTGGTTCAGGCACGGGTACTGCTAACAAGATTTTCAACGGCACAAGCTATGCTAATATTGCTTCAGCAAATAGCAATCTACAAATTGGTGTCAATAACAACACATGGAACTTTGGCAGTGATGGTAATCTAACATTACCATACAATGCTAAAGTAGCAGTATCTGAATCTACCACAACTTCAGGTGCGTTGTCATTAAATGGTACTACTAATTATCTAACACTACCATCAAGTAGTCAATGGATTTTAGGTACAACATGGACTATAGAATTTTGGATTAATGCTGATGCACCTTCTACAGGATTTCTTCAACGAATAATAACACAAGAGCAAGACACAGGAGTACTTTCTTATATAGATATAAATGTATCTAATGGATTACTTGGTATTTTATGTACTCAAAATAATGCAGTATTTTATACAGAGCCTACTCCAGGAGTATGGACACATGTGGCAATTGTTAATAACAATTCTGCTGATACATATTTATATGTATACTACAACGGGGTGCGACAAACATATAATACTGGTTACGGTGGACCTGCTAATTATGGAAGTAGTAATGCTGTTACTATAGGTAGATTTCCAAATAATAATTTTCAATATTTCCCTGGTAAACTAGCTGACATAAGAATTACTAGTGGCATAGCAGTATACACCGGTAACTTTACAGTTCCCACTAGTGTGTTAACAGTTACACAACCAGCTGGTACTAATATTGCTGCTATCCCAACTACTGCAAGTGTAGTATTACTAATGGGTATGTTAAGTAGTGGCACAGCATTTAATGATAGTAGTTCATACAACACAACGATTACTAATGTTGGTTCAACATTTACTACTAGTGGTCCAGGATTGATTGGTGGCATTGGTGGCGGTATTGTACTTGAATCAATAAGTGCTAATGGTACTACATATGATTGGCAATTTGGTACAGACGGCGGAACAATTTTCCCAACATTAACAGTTCAGCGCGGTGATGATCCTAGTGAAACAATCACTGGTCAAACATTATTGTTTGGTGATAATACACAAGAAGCAATTATTTCAACACCAGATGGCACTTCAGGTATTAATAGCAGTCAACGCTTAGTAATCAATCCCGGTGAAGGCTTTGCCGGAGGTGAAGGCGGTGACATTTATCTATGGGCAGGGCGCGGTGGCCCAACTAACGGTTCAGGTGGTGATATCAAGATTCGCGGTGGCCAAGGTATGGCTGACGGTACTGGTGGCTACATTCGTATAGAAGGTGGCGACACCCAAGCAAACGGATATCCAGGATACATAGATATCACTGGTGGTCAAGGTGGCAACTCAGAAGGCGGATACGTACATCTTACTGGTGGTCAAGGTGCTACTGCTGGCGGACCAGCAGTTATAACAGGCGGATACGGAAGTAATGTCGGTGGTGATGCAAACATTGTTGGTGGTTACGGTGGTACTAATCAAGGCGGCAATATCAATATCACGGCTGGTGGTTCAGCATTAGGTTTAGCAGGATACGGCAATGTCAACATTAGTGCAGGCGCATCAAATTGGACATTTGATAACACTGGTAACTTAGTACTACCATCAGGTGGTTCTATCTACAGTCAATCATCTACACCAAGTGGTTCACCGGGTAATACTATTACTCTTCAACCAGCCGGTTCAGGAGTTACTACTAATCAGAAGTTATTGGTATATCCAACAGCGGCTGACGGTGACCACATTCATATGACTAGTGGCAACTTGTATGCAACTGAGTTATTCTTAGGTAGTGATAATTTATATGTTAAGTTATCAAATACAGGCAATGTCGTTATTAACAGTAATGATGGTAATAGTAATACTGCTATGTGGACATTTGATACTATCGGTAATCTAACATTACCAGGCAATACTTTTGCAGTCAACTATGCTAACGGTACACAAGTACCATTGGGTAACGGTAATGTTACTTGGTCACAGATAGACGATAAATCTGGTAACAGTGGACCTACTATAATAACCCTAGGTCAGAATGCAGGATTTGACGGTCAAGGCAATGCCGCAATAGCAATTGGTAAAAATGCTGGTCAAGGTGGTCAAGGTGCGTCATCAATAACAATCGGAGAAGATGCTGGTGGTAACACTACTCAGGGCGCCAATTCAGTAGCAATTGGTAGATCGGCTGGTTTTGATGCACAGGGTATAGGTGCTGTTGCTATTGGATCTGGTGCAGGATCGAATAGTCAAGGTAATCAAAGTGTTGCAATTGGAGAAAATGCAGGTGTAATCCAAGGATCAACAGCAGTAGCAATTGGACAAAATGCTGGTGGCGGTGTTGCTTTACAAGGTGATGACGCTGTGGCTATTGGTCACGGTGCCGGCTCAAATGCCCAAGGCACACAATCAGTTGCTATTGGATTATATGCTGGCCAGATTACGCAAGGTACTAAAGCAGTAGCGATTGGTGATAATGCTGGTAACACTAATCAAGGTAACTCAGCAGTGGCTATTGGCGAAAATGCTGGTTATAACGCACAAGGTATCTCGGCGGTAGCCGTTGGTGATGGGGCTGGACAAAACACACAGGGTCAATATGCGGTGGCTGTAGGTTATGGTGCCGGTAACTCTAATCAAGCCAACAACTCAATCATATTGAATGCTACAGGTTCAATACTAGATCAAACCACAGCAAATACATTCACTGTATCACCAGTTCGTAATGATACTTCAAATATTGCTGAAGTTATGTTCTACAATGCCACTAGCAAAGAAGTTACTTATGGTAACACAATAAGTGTTGCTGGTAATGTTACTGGTGCTTATATTTTAGGTAACGGTAGTGGATTAACTAGTTTACCGGCTCCTACAGTAGCACAAGATATCACCTCTAACGGTGCTATGAGTATAATGACATATGATGGTAATCTAAAATATGTAAACTATGCTACTGTTGAACCAAGTAGTGGTAATATTGCAGGTAATAATATTAGTGCTAGTGGCAATGTATCAGCTAACAGTGTCATCATCAACGGTCAAACAGTAGAATTAACTGGTGCTGTTAATCCTGACTACATCAATATGACAACATCTGCGGCAGTGAATGTGGCCGCAAGTGGAACAGACCTTACTTGGGATGTGAACAACGGTAGTTCGGGTATAACATATAGCGCAGGCAAATTTTCTCTTAGCACAGGCAAAACATATCACATTTTGGCTGAAATAGCAATGCAAAATTTCAGTGCTAACGGATATCTATTAGTAGAACTAGTTGATGGTACTACAAATGCACGAATTGGTTCTCAGACATTATCAATACCTTATAATACAGGATTCAATGAAGCTAATAATCCTACCCTTGATGTAGTACACACACCTGTGGCAAATCAAGATGTTAAATTAAGAGTCACTGGTGGTACGGGTGGATTAACTGCTCAATTGAGAAGCAGTGGATTTACTAGAATGAGTATTGTTCAAATAAATCCTACTGCAAGTTTAAGTGCGGTGTCAACTATAAATGCTTCCGGTAATGTCAGTGTCGGTGGCAACTTGACGATAACTGGTGGCATACGCAAGAGTGCAAGAGTGCTTACTACAACCACTACATTGACAGTGGCAGATGCTGGTGGCTTTATTGAGTTTTCGCCAGGCGGCACATATACAATTACACTACCTAATCCTACACTCGCTGCTAATTCAGGTATTGGTTATAGATTCTGGCAGAACACCACAGATAATATTACTCTAAGCACTCCGGCTGGAGCTTTCTATGGCCCGAGTGGTAGTACCACAAGCACAGTAGTTCTAGCACAGGCTACTACGCAATATTGGGATGTCTGGTGTGATGGTTACAACTGGGCAGTATTTGGAATTAAAATAGCGTAATTACCTAATTATATAATTGGGTAGTTATCCACATAAATAAAGTTATGAATAAAACAGGTCAAGCATCTCTAGTAAAAGATCCTTATACTAAAACAAAATTTAAGAACGATAAGGAATTACAGGACTTTATAAAGTGTTGCGACCCTGACACAGGTTATCTATACTTCATGGATAACTTCTTTATGATACAACACCCTACTAAGGGAAGTATGGTGTATCATCCCTATGACTATCAGAAACGATTAATTAACACATATCATAACTATCGCTACAGTATCAGTTTAATGCCTCGACAATCAGGCAAATCAACTAGTGCAGCTGGGTACTTACTTTGGTATGCTATGTTTGTACCAGACAGTACTATTCTTATAGCAGCACACAAATACACAGGCGCACAAGAAATTATGCAGCGTGTTCGTTATGCATATGAAAACTGCCCAGACTATATCAAAGCAGGTGTAACAACTTATAACAAAGGCTCATTAGACTTTGAAAATGGTAGTCGTATTGTTTCTGCAACTACTACTGAAAATACAGGTCGTGGTATGTCTATTACATTGTTATACCTAGACGAGTTTGCGTTCGTTAGACCAAGTATCGCTAAAGAATTCTGGACAGCCATTACACCAACATTAAGTACTGGTGGTAAAGCAATTATCACAAGTACCCCAAATAGTGATGAGGATCAATTTGCTTTCATCTGGAAAGGTGCTAACAAAACTGAAGATGAATTTGGTAACACAACAGAACTAGGTATCAACGGATTCAAAGCATATAGAGCAGACTGGCAAGAACAACCTGGCAGAGACCAAAAGTGGGCTGATGAAATGAAAGCACAATTAGGTGAAGATAGATTCCGTCGTGAAATTGGTTGTGAATTCATTATTGCAGATGAAACACTTATTAATCCAAACACATTGCTTGATTTACAGGGTATAGAACCAGTAAGTAGAATGGGGCAAGTTCGTTGGTATCAGAAACCAGTCAAAGGCAATATCTATACAGTAGCATTAGACCCTAGTATTGGCACAGGCAATGACCCAGCTGCTATACAAATATATGAGGCAAATACAGTTACACAAGTTGGTGAATGGAAGCACAATAAAACTGATATCCCAACACAGATTAAACTAATGGCTCAGATAAACAAGTATATTGTTGAATGTACAAATGAACCAAACAATGTCTATTATAGTGTAGAGAACAATAGTATTGGCGAAGCAGCATTGGTATCATTAAACGAATATGGAGAGAATAATATTCCAGGAATTTTTATCAGTGAACCTGGAAAGAAGCGTAAAGGTTTCAATACAACAAATAAGAGCAAATTAACTGCTTGCGCTAAGTTTAAGACATTGCTTGAAAGCAAGAAACTAACCGTAAATAGTCGTAGTCTTATCAGCGAATTAAAAGCGTTTGTAGCACATGCGGGTAGTTATGCTGCTAAAGTTGGGGATACGGACGACTTGATTATGGCCAGCTTATTATCTGTCAGAATGATACAGGAATTAGGTTCATATCACTTTGAATTAGACAGTTATGTTAAGGACCACGAGGAATTCATTGCTCCACTACCATTCTTTGCCGTACTAAGTTGAGATTAAGATAAATACAATTATGCCAACTAATACAGAAACCCTCAACCGTCAACTTTATCAATTGTTGTCCAAATATAAACCAAAACCGTTAGACGCAACAGGTAAAGCTACTCCAGTTCCAGATGAAGCAGACATTTTCAAGTTTGAATTTACTAAAGACGGGGAAGAATACGGAACCGTCTTTGTTACATTAGATGATGATAGAGTATTAACTGTATATTTCGGTGATGATGTATCTAATAGTCCTGGTGATAAAACCCCGGGATTAGATTATGATGATTCTTGGAGCGGATTTTTACATCAATTAAGTTCTTTTAGAATGACTAGAGGACTTAAAGGATTTAATACAAAGAACAAAGACCATGTTAATGACGATATGGCAAGAAGGAAACATATGAGAGACAAAGACAAAATAGCAGAGGGTTACTACCCAATGGGCAGAAAAGCAAGTTATAGCGATGCTATACCTACAGTCAAGATTGTCATTGAACACAGCCGTGTCATTGAAGAAGGTGAACAACGCTATCGTAACATCAATAGGATATTCCTAGAGAATCAAGAAGGCGAACGCTATCTACTTGATACTAAGAAGCCAGGTATCGCCCGTGTATATGCTAGACATATCGCTGAAGGTGGCAAAGTCAATGATGATCGTTGGAACCATGTTCATAGCCTATGTGAAGAATATAGCAAGATGGCTGGATTCGTTCGTGCTACACGTAATGGTCAATTCAATGAATCAGCACAATCATTAGTCAATGAAGGTATCGCACACTATCAAAGTCTACGCGAATCATTGAGCCGCATGACTGGTAAGCGTGGATACAATGCTTACTTTGAAAGCTGGACTCCTGCATTGATGGAAACTGAAGGTGATGAATCTAATCTAAATGAATTGTTTGTACAAGAAACATTAGATCCACGTATTGAAAGTGTAATGCCTATATTGAATAGAATACATAAAAAAGTTTCTGAATCAGTGGTTGATAAAGAGATGAACAAGCTAGCAGAGTGGGCTGACAGTTTGGTCGAAGAAGAAAGCCTTACAAGCAATAACCCAGTTGGCATTCCTGAAAGTTTAGACCAGTATAGTCCGGTTACACAAGCTATAACAAGACGCATACTAATGCAACACCCAGATTTATTGCAGAAATATGGCCCTGAAAAAGTAGGAGATGCTATTGATAGCGTTGCTGAATATGTAGGTGATGTTGAAGAAATTGGCGGTAGTGATGTTAGTGGTTGGGTCAAGCAAGTTACACAATCATTGAATGGTATCGCTGAAGGTAAAGGAGATTTTGGTAAAGCAATTGAAAATTTACACGGCTGGTATGAAGTTGACCCAGATGAACCTAATACAAGACAATTTGATTTTGATGATGATGAAGATGGATATGATGCTAGCGGTACCGTTATACAAGATTTAAAAACTGGTAAAATTAAAGTAGACTTTAATGTTAATAACGGTTATTACGGTACTGATGATATTCATTCGACCTTTGATTCTATAGGTGATGCTATGAATGCCCTTGGAAATATAACAACTCAAAGAAGATACAACTCAGGTAAGAAACCTAACTATGATACACTTGCTTTAAAAAAATCAGCTGGACCAGATGATGTGTACAAAACAGATAAAGCAGGCAAAAAAGGAACTCTAACTAAAGGCCGCATGGGTGACATGAAAGCAAGTAGTCAATATACAATGCGTGGCGGACCAAAAGGTGTATTGCCAGAAGAAGAAGTTGAAGAAAGTGCATTGCAAGCATACTTAGGTAATAAGAAGTACGGTGAAAAAGGTATGGACGCATTACGCAAAGCAGGTCGTGAACATGCTGGTAAAGAAAAAATGCAAAACATTCGTGCTAAATTTAGTCACAAAGAAGAAGGTGTATCTGAAGAAGTAGACATGGGTCAATATGATGCACGTAAGTCTACTAAAGGCGAGACTAGCAAAGAACAAGAGAAAAGCTTCCGCGAAAAAGTACAGAAGTATGGCAAAGAGTTAGAACAACGTCAAAAAGAAAAAGAAGTAGATGAAGGTCTTGATGCTAATCAAAAGCGTGTAGGTCAATTAGGACCTACAGAAAAAGTAGGCCCAAAAGGTGCAGTAGGTAAACTAGTCGGTGCTAATGAAAGTCAACTAGATGAAATTTCACAAGAATTAGCAGTAAAAACTTTAGGTAAACGCAGAGCGCATGGTATGGATGGATGGGGAGATGACGAGGCACACCGCAAAGCAGATGCAACCGAAAAGAGAGTAGAAAAAAAGTTTGGCAAAGATGCAGTTGCTGCTGCTGATAAGATTACTGATAAAGAATTATACGGCGACCGTAAAATGAAAGAAAACTTCATCAACATGGATGCTCAAGCAGTTACAACTGAAGATGAAATGGATGAAGGTACTCATACACAATATGATAGAGATTTGAATCCAAATGATTATGAGCGTTCCAACACAGACTGGAGCAGAGATCCTATCGAGGCTGGCTCAGATAGAATACATCAGAAAATCTCAAGTATACTAAAGAGATTAGAAAAACCAAAATCACCACAACATGACAAGCGTGATACTGATATTGGTAGCGTATTAGAAGAAATGGACAAGAGCCAACCAAGCGCGTATACAGGTCGTGATACTGATCCGCGTCCTGGTCCTGATAAAGAAGCAAAGCCAATATCAAAAGAAAAAATGGTCAAACACGCGCTAGATACGCTTACCAAATCAATGGCTAAAAAAGATGACAAGAAAGATGTAAAAGAAGGTCAAGATGACTTAGACCGTATCTTACAGATTATGAATCACAGAAGATAAGGGTAAATTACTTATCAAAAACCTCACTTAAAAGGTGAGGTTTGCCATAACAAAGATAAATACTATTGACAGGTTGAGAAAGTATGCTATACTTACTCATCGTGTTAGTTACTTCATGGTGAAGTAGCGAATTTAAAAACGAGACCATCTCAAATTTATAAGGAATATTTATATGGCATCATTAGCAGATATCCGCGCACGTATCGCAGCGCAAGACAATAAGTCAAACAACAAGGGTTCTACAACCCAATCAGATAATTCTATCTACCCCCACTGGAACATGGACGAAGGCACTACTGCTAGTATTCGTTTCTTGCCCGATGGTGATTCCAAGAACGAATTTTTCTGGGTAGAAAAACAAATCATCAAACTTCCATTCAATGGAGTTAAAGGTGACAGTGGAGCAAAACAATTAGTTGTACAAGTTCCATGCGTAGAAATGTATAACGATGGTTCTACATGCCCTATCTTGGCTGAGGTTCGTCCTTGGTACAAAGATGAGACATTGAAAGAAATGGCTAACAAGTATTGGAAAAAGCGTAGTTACATTTTTCAAGGCTTTGTGCGTCAAAACCCATTGGGTGATGACAAGACTCCTGCGAATCCAATTCGTAGATTCGTTATCAGCCCGCAAATCATCCCAATCGTTAAGAGTGGATTACTTGATCCTGAAATCATGGAATTGCCAACTGACTATATTCGCGGTCTTGACTTCAATATTAAGAAGTCTAGTAAGGGTGGATATGCAGATTACAGTACAAGTAACTGGGCACGTAGAGAAACAGCATTGACTGAGGCTGAACAAGCAGCAATTGAAGCACATGGATTGTTTAATCTTAGTGACTTCTTGCCTAAGAAGCCAGGTGAAGCTGAACTACGCATTATGAAAGAAATGTTTGAGGCATCAGTAGATGGTCAACCTTACGACAACGAACGTTGGGGTAACTACTTTCGCCCATGGGGCTTAGATGCTCCAGCAGGTTCAGTAACTGAATCAGCATTGCCAGTTCGTACTGCACCAGTAGCAACTAATACTCCCGCATGGGAAGATGATGTTGCGGCAGCAGAAGCATCTTTCACTAGTGCTCCAGTAGTTGTTCCAGCAGCAAATACATCAAGTGACAAAGCACAAGATATTTTGGCGATGATTCGTAGTCGCCAAAAGGCTGCTTAAATCTATATAGGGGCTACGGCCCCTATCTTAGGAGAACACTATGACATTACCAGACGAAAGATACCGTGCCATGAAGCAAGGTAAAAAATTATTAGAGGAATTGTGTGATCCTGGTCGTACTCCACGAGTACCTAGTTTAATCAGAGATCGTGCAAGAGCCGCACTAAGACACTATCCACAAGATTGGGAAATTGATTCAATGGCTGAAAAATGTCCCGATATACTTGATAAATTATCATTTAATGATAAACTGTACTTAACAGGTACAAACAACAGATAACAAAGAAAGAGAGATTATCAATGGCAAAACCATTTGATGTAAGCAAGTTCCGTAGAGAGATTACAAAAAGTATTGAGGGACTTAGCATAGGATACAATGATCCAACCGATTGGATCTCTACAGGAAATTATGGACTCAATTATCTCATTAGCGGTGATTTTAACAAAGGTGTACCTCTTGGTAAAGTTACTGTCTTTGCCGGAGAGTCTGGATCAGGAAAAAGTTTCATCTGCTCCGGAAACCTCGTCAGACACGCACAACAACAAGGAATCTATGTTGTCTTAATTGACAGCGAAAATGCCTTAGATGAAAAATGGCTACACGCATTAGGTGTAGATACAAGCGAAACTAAATTGCTTAAACTCAACATGGCTATGATTGATGATGTAGGTAAAACTATATCAGAATTTATGAAGTCATATAAAGCAATGTCAGAAGATGACAAACCAAAAGTATTATTTGTCATTGACAGTCTTGGTATGCTATTGACTCCAACTGACGTTAATCAGTTTGAAGCAGGTGATATGAAAGGTGACATGGGTCGCAAGCCCAAAGCACTAACAGCACTTGTTCGTAACTGTGTCAATATGTTTGGTAGTCACAATGTAGGATTAGTTGCTACTAATCACACATACGCAAGTCAAGATATGTTTGATCCAGATGATAAAATCAGTGGTGGTCAAGGTTTTGTTTACGCAAGTTCAATTGTTGTTGCTATGAAAAAACTCAAACTTAAAGAGGATGAGGATGGTAACAAGGTTGCTGAAGTGAATGGTATCCGTGCTGCTTGTAAGATTATGAAAACTCGCTATGCGAAACCTTTTGAGAGCATCCAAGTCAAGATTCCATACGAGACAGGCATGAGTCCATACAGTGGCTTAACTGATATGCTTGAGAAGTCCGGTGCTTTGAAGAAAGAAGGCAACAGTTTAGTTTACACTACCGAAGATGGCGAGATTCTCAAAGCGTTTCGCAAAGGTTGGGAAGCTAACAAAGACGGCATACTAGATAAAGTAATGCTTGAATATACAGGAAAAACTAAAAGTGTGATAAGTAATGTAACATCTAAGGAGGAAGTTACAGAATGAGTTTAGATATAATCGCTGAAGTTTGGGATGCATTGCGTGAACATATTGATTTAAGTGAGCGTGATGATGCGGCAGATACTCTTGTTAATTTTTTAATTGATAACAATTATGAGATTGAAGATATCAAAGATGCCTTCAAGGACAAAGATATCACTAAAGCATTGAAGGGTTATGCAGACGAGCATTTTCCAGAGGAAGATGAAGATTTTGAAGAAGATGACTTAGACGAATGGGATTAAATGTCAAATTGGTACACAAGGATAACAGTCAATCTGGCTGTGATACCTGATTTTATTCAACACTTTGAAACTGAATTAGATAATGCTAAGAAAGAGGTAAAGATATACGGCAATGTTGAAAAGAACATTGCCGCTTTACCCGGCATTACCGAACATAGATTCAATCAGTTACAAGAAGTGGAAGCGGTACTTAACTACTTGAATATTCAGTTACGGAAAATTCGCCGAACACATTTTCAAAAATATTTAGAAGCATATAATAGAGCATTGACAAGCCGTGATGCTGACAAGTATGTTGAGGGTGAAGATGAAGTTATTGAATATGAAATATTGATTAACGAAGTAGCATTATTAAGGAATCGTTGGCTTGGTATAATCAAAGCATTTGAATCAAAAAATTTCATGCTAGGTCACATTGTACGTTTAAGAGCGGCCGGCATGGAAGATATATCAATATCGTAATATTTTGATAAAAAGGAAAAACTTGGGAAGAAATATTTGGGGAAGAAGAAGCAACCCGCAGGCGTAATAGGGCAAAAAAATATTGACATTCTTTATTTTCTATAGTAAAATAACTCATATTAACATGGAATATACAATTGGCTAATTCAAGCATAAACATACTACAGAAACAACTTGCAGTACAGAAACAACTTGCAATATATGGTAATGCTATCACTAAAGGTAGCATCGGGGCTACTACACAAAACCCCTCACCACTCAATATTCATACTCTTGCAGGATTGAATGGTACTACATCTTGGGATGACTTGTATCAAGATAGTTCGTATGTAAAAAAATATGAAGTGTATGAGACTACAGAAGATGTATTAGCATTGAGTGTTACTTGGCATAGATTGCGAACACTGCTCAGTCACAAAATTGATATTTTAGCTAATCCCAATGATAGACCGACTAAACTTACTGATAGTATCTTGTTCAGAGAAATGATTCAGGAAGATAGAGATAAGGCTAATGTCATCCGTGATTATTACAGCAAGAAACTCGTGGTGTTGACCTTGCGTGAACAAAGGTTAACTAAATTTAGAAAAGATTTAAGTACATTTATCCACGGTGATAGTAAAGTAGTCAGAGAAGAATTGATGCCGATAATTTATCGTCTACCTGAATTCTATGAATATGATATTGAATTTGATGAAATGGTTAGAGAATTGAATACAAGGTTTGAATTCCCCGTACACACTACAGCCTGGTCAGGTACAAAAACTTTAAAGCCTATTAAAAAGTTTGTTGTTAAACATAAAACAAATAAATTTTCAGAATACTGGTTGAAAGATGATGACAACAAACTTTGCAAAATTGAAATTCCACTTGACAACAAATTGAATCATCTTTGGGAACACTTTTTTGAGCAAGATTCTGTTCCCCTAGAAGGGCTTTATAAGCATATGGAACGGGACGGAATTAGTTATTTTCATCTAAAAAACTGGGAAATAGACTTTACCAAAACTTGACATTAAATGGTTTTGGGTATATAATGCTCTTATAGACAGTTAACTAAAGGAGCTTTTTATGACTGCAACCGTGTATGATCTACTGACCGAGAAACAAAAGCGTGAAGTCCGCATGTATGGCGTGACCGAAGCAGGTATGCGTGAGTCTGTGGAATCTAGTTTCACTTTCAAATTCTCCGGTCCTGCTATGATGGCTGCTAGCCTGATGAGTGACGCCCAAGAAATGGTCAGCACCGAGTACGGTGAAGTTGACTTCATGCGGGCCGAAGATGCCCGTCAATGTCTCAATCGTGCCAAGTGGATCCTGTTTGAATATGTTATGAAAAAGGATTGACATTAAATGGCTTTTTTGGTAAAAGCAAGCGTGTACTACGGCAGGAAAACCCCCGGGTGGGTAGCCGTAGTACACGGATATCCATGGCACTTTTTCGGTCCTACAGGAAAAAAAGATGCTGAATCTGCGGTAAATAAGGTTACCCAAACTTGACATTAAATGGTTTTGGGTATATAATGTACTCTTAGATTGATTAAAGGAGAACATTATGTCTGAAAAAATAGAACCAATTGTGATGCCAGTGTGCCCATACTGCAAGACTGAAATGCGTCCGGAGTATTTCGTGGGATACTACGAATCATTCTCTGACTGGGTATGTGAATGTGAAGAAATCCCCGGCGCTAAAGAAGTGCGTGGATCGTTTGCGTAAGGAGTAGAAAATGACTACTGTAGCAAAGATGACAGACGGCAGCATGGTCGAAGTAGTCCGTGTTGCAGAAACAGTTGGCTTCAGCCCTGAGAAGGGTTGGGTCATGGTCTGCATGGATTTTGAGAAGATAAGCCGCAAGCGGGAACACTTCAAGTGGGTCCCTTCTACTACCCGTTTTGAGTGGGTCAGGGAATTTGTTTTCGGTTGACATTAAATGGTTTTGGGTCTATAATAGAGGCTTAGATTGATTAAAGGAACAAATATGTCTGAATTCACTACTTGGGAACAAATGTCTGACTTGGAACAAGCCCAGTGCATCTACTGGGATATGTACAAGGACGCACATGGTGTTCGCCCTCGTGGTATCGACACCAGCACTTGGACGCTGCAAGACTTCCAACTGGAGTTTGCAAGTTTGGAAGCTGTGATCGTGCGTGAGGAAGCCCAGCGTAAGGTTGCTGAGAAGGAAGCTGTGGATAAGTTTGAGCAGCATGTCACCAACACTATCTGCATGGGCGCGCGTGACCGTGAGACTGCATTGCGCTGGATCATGGACGCTAGCAACGCTAATGGCGACTGGGAATATCTGTGCTATGATCTGGGCTTGCCCTATCAATATTTTCGGAAGGTGGCATAATGTATAGAATTGGCGATTTGATTTTCCGTACGCTGGAAGCACTTTGCATCTATGTTGCAGAACATAGAGGTGAAGATTTTACAATTGAATGGATCACCGAGTATACACTTGGTGACCCGATGGAGCAATAAAATGGTACGCAGTTTTAATTTTGATGTAGTACGGCGTGAAACCGCTAGTGGACATACACGGATAACTGAAGGCGCTTATTGGTACAACGAGGCACAAAAAATGGCTCGGAAGGGTACTGCTAAGTTGGCAATGAACAATAAGAGTTTTGCTGGTTATGGTGGATCCACTGACGTTGGTTATACACGGTATAATTATACTGTGACTGAGGTCCTTGGTTGACATTAAATGGTTTTGGGTATATAATAGAGTCTTATTCAGTTGAAAGGTCTCTATGAAATTCAAAGCAAATGCAATCAGTACTTTGTATTTTAAAGTGTCTGTCAAAAAGCGGCCCTACAGCAACGAAGAAATTTGTTTGCTGATTGCTGCTAGTGACTACACTAAGCTAAACGCAAAAGATAAAGTAATGCTAGGCAAAACTCTTTACTTTAGAGAATTGCCGCTCAATACTGAACAGTCTATAATTGATTGGCATGTTGAAAATATCACAAAAGTGAATAACTATTCAGTTTCTCAAGTATTGTAAAGGACCTCAAAATGACTAAAAAAATCTCTATCAAAGTGTTCGCAGACCCGGGTCATGCATGGGCCCGCTTCCCCAAAGCAAAGTTGGTAGCACTTGGTATCGCTGATAAGATTAGTACTTACAGCTACCAGAACGGTACCAATGCTTTCTTGGAAGAAGACTGCGACCTGTCAGTACTGATCAATGCACTACGTCAGCGTGGTTATGAGATTAAATTCAACGAAAGCCATGCTAATAAACAAAGCAAAATCCGTAATTATTCTACTTACCGGGCTTAATATATGAAAATGAGAAAACACAAGGTAAACAAAGTCCGATGCAGCCGCCAAACCTGGGTAGATAGCGGTGCGTGGGCCTACTATGACCGCCGCTTTAGTCGGAGCATCCTCAAGGTTCGGGCCGAGCGTGAAGCCTATATGAATGCCTGGCGTGAGTCTCAAATTCCAACTGAAGTTGTTCTACCGGCTTGACATTAAATGGTTTTGGGTATATAATACATACTTAGACAGTTAATTAAAGGACTTAGAAAATGACAAATTTCGCAATGTTTACAGACGCTGGTAATGATGCAGTTGGATCCATAGTAAAGTTGGCAATCAGTCAAAACTTGAGTTGGTCTGTTGTTCGAGGATTGCTCAAGGCCTTGGCTCAGGACGAGCGTTTTGAGGAAGTTACTGATACCGCAGTACAGGAAGCAGTCTATAAGGCTTGTGATTTTAGTTGACATTAAATGGTTTTGGGTATATAATAGAGTCTTATTCAGTCAAAAGGAGTTTCTGATGGGTTACAAAGTTATCGCAGACAAGACGCAAATGGATGAGATGCGTACCAAGTATGGTCCTCGCAAGGGTCTAGAAGGTCCCTTCAATTTCTCCGGTCATGTCCTGTACTACGATACTGCCCAAGGTCAGTACTATGACCCCAAGACCGACTTCTATGTTGAGCAGGCTGAAATGGACCTGATACATCAGCGTATCGTGGACATACTCAAGGCTTGACAACAAATGGGCATTAGTGTATAATGCTTACTTAATCAGTTAATAAAGGATTTTATCTATGTCAACAATTCGCATTCTCTCTGGTTCTTATCGCAATAACCCTGTATCTGGTGAAGTGTTCACCCTAGTCAAAGGTTATCAAGTTGGTAAGAAGGGTGGATTTGTTACTGTTAAGAATGATGGTCAGTTTGCAGTGGGTGGACCTCAGGTCCGTGTCAATGTCGGAAGCATTGAAGATATTCAATTCATGAATGGAGAAACGGTGGTAGGCAATACAGTAGAATTCAAGGCAAAGGCAGAAGTGTCTACCGAGACTGATAAGGAAGCGATGGACCGTATCGCAGGTCGTTTTGCAGTATTGGATGAGATGTCAAAAGCATGTATCAACGGTGATATCCGTGCTATGATTGTGACAGGCCCTCCCGGTGTCGGCAAGAGTCACGGCGTGACATTGCAGATGGAAAAAGCTAGCATGTTTGATCATATTGCAGATCGCAAGATCCGTTTTGAGACTGTCAAAGGCGCGATGTCTGCTATCGGCTTGTTCGTATTACTGTACAAATATTCTGACGCTAAAAACGTGTTGGTGTTTGATGACTGTGATATCTGGGACGATCAAGATGCGGTCAACATCCTGAAAGGTGCATTGGATTCTAGCAAGACACGGCGTATCTCTTACAACAAAGATTCACGTATTCTACGCGAAGAGGGAGTGCCCAATACTTTCAACTTTCACGGCTCTATCATCTTCATCACAAACAAATCGTTTGATTCTAAAAAATCAGGTAAAATGCAACCTCATTTGGATGCATTGCAAAGTCGTTGTCACTTTCTGGATTTGACTATCAACACCGAACGTGATAAAATGATGCGTATCAAGCAGGTGCATCGTGATGCTGACCCCGGCTTGTTTGTTGACTATGCTTTTACTAAAGAGCAGGAAGAAAGTGTCATGGAATACATGTGGGCCAACTGCAATCAATTGCGTGAGATCAGCCTGCGTATGGTGTTGAAGATTGCTGACTTGGTAAAGATCAACCCTGGCAACTGGCATGAACTTGCGAAGTCAACTTGCATGAAGAATCTTTGAGTAGATTTACTTACTGATTTTCAGGGGAACTTAGGTTCCCCTTTTTTTACCTTTATGTTTGCATTTACTAATTACTTTATGTTATACTAAGTACTAATATGAAACAATGCAAAATAATTGTCAAGGATGAGGTCAATGTAAAAATCGAAGGCTTAGAATTAAGTGAACGAAAAGCATTGGTAAAGATGTTTGAGTATGAAGTGCCCGGTGCAAGGTATCTTCCTGCGGTACGGTTAGGTAGATGGAATGGTAAGGTAAGTTTCTTTAGTCTTGCTGGTAGTAGCTATGTCAATCTACTACCCGAAATACTACCCTTTATTGATAGCAGGGACTATGATATTGAACTAGAGGATTTGCGAACATACGGTACAACTTTCAATTTTGCTGAAGTGTCCGAAGAGACATTCAAACATAAGAATTGGCCCGAAGGTCATCCAATCGCAGGACAACCTGTAGTATTGCGTGACTATCAGATATCAATCATTAATGAGTTTCTAAAGAACCCACAATCATTACAAGAGATTGCTACAGGCGCTGGCAAGACATTAATCACAGCAGCACTAAGCTGGTCTATTGAAAGTTACGGGCGCAGTATTGTTATCGTTCCAAACAAAAGTCTTGTAACACAAACCGAAGCCGATTACATTAATCTAGGATTAGATGTTGGTGTATACTTTGGTGATAGAAAAGAATACAACAAGACACATACGATCTGTACTTGGCAGAGTCTTAACAACATGCTTAAGAAAACAAAAGCAGGTGAAGCAGAAGTTGAGATTGGTGACTTCCTTGAAGGTGTAGTTTGTGTCATGGTAGACGAGGTTCACATGGCCAAAGCAGATGCACTAAAAGAACTGTTGACTGGAATAATGAGTACGATTCCAATTCGTTGGGGACTGACTGGTACTATTCCTAAAGAAAAATTCGCAAGTCAAGCTATCTTTATCAGTCTAGGTAATGTTATTAACAAACTATCTGCTAGTGAATTGCAAGATAGAGGTGTATTATCACAATGCCATGTTAACATTGTTCAATTACAAGATGGTGTCGAGTTTAGTAACTACCAGAGTGAGTTGAAATACTTACTTGAAGATGATAAACGATTAAATAAAATTACTCAATTGGTTGATACAATTAAGAACAGTGGTAATACATTGATACTTGTTGATAGGGTGGCAGCCGGTAAAGAATTACATAACAAATTAGCCGAACTATTGCGTAATTTTAAAACAGAATATGATGTGGTGTTTGTATCAGGCAATACTGGTATGGATGAACGCAAAGAACAATATGATGAAGTTGCAACAGCAACTAACAAAATCATTATCGCTACCTATGGTGTAGCAGCAGTTGGTATTAACATTCCCCGAATCTTTAATCTTGTTCTTATTGAACCGGGTAAGAGTTTTGTTCGGGTGATACAAAGTATTGGTCGTGGTATCCGTAAAGCAGAAGATAAAAATTTCGTGCAGATTTGGGATATCACAAGTAATTGTAAGTTTGCAAAACGGCATCTTACACAAAGAAAAGCATTTTATAAAGAGGCTAATTATCCATTTGATGTTGAAAAACTTACATACAAATGATATAATAACACTATGAGAATTTTGACCCTAGATAACGAATACTATAACTTAGAGACATTGCCAGAGGAGATAGATGATTTACGATTTGCGATACTAGATAACAGTAACCCAAGTAATGTAGATTATCATTATATACCATTAATCTTTTTAGAAAGTTTTAATGCCCCTGCACTTGTATTGAAGATTGGTAAACACACAATTAAGATGCCAGTAGACTGGCAGATATTGATTGGTGAAAAAGAACACGGTGACTTAGAAACACTACCATTAACAAGTATCAATGATAGGGGATTTAATGCGTTTGAGTTTAATCCATTGAGTAGTTTCAGTCCTACATTCTTGCCCATTGAGATATTAGATATCTATCACGATGTAACATGGTATGCACCTAGATTAAAGAACGGGCAGTTTCTATGTGTGCCAATTGAAGATGGTCCTAAACCCGCATGTATATATTTTGTAAAAGAGATTAGTCGTAATTGTGAGATAGTAGATTATAGTCAGGCATTTTAATGGCAACAAGAAAAGCAGCAATCCCGGTTGATGAAAAGTTTGATAAACAAGATTTAGACTTGTTTGAGGTCCTTGCTGCATTAGATAAGAAAGACTATGGCTTCTATGATAAGTTATCAATAGAACAACAAAAGAAGTTTGTACCATTCACAATGATTCAATGGATGAGTGCGATTAAAGCATCAGGTGATTTGCAAGGATATTATTTGATGAGTGTAGAATATCACGCAAACAAATATCTATTCAATGAGAATGTACAAAAGCATCCTAAACTACAATGGTTGATGTTGTGTGCTAGTAGTCCGGCATTGGGAAAACAATTTCATCAGTGGATACCTAACATCAGCCCCAAAGTAAGTAAACTACAAGCGCCTGCAAAGATTAAAGATATAAGAGAATACTACAAGAAGATATATCCTAAAGCACATGAAGATGATATCACAGAGGTAAGTCAAGCGTTTGTAGATAGTCAAAAGCGTAAACTTAGATTAGCAGAACTATTCCCCAACATGAAAATAACAGACATTGAGACACTAAATGAAACTATCACAGACGAGCAACTTAAGCAATATGAAAGAGACCTCGGTAACTGAACCAGTCAAGTATGGTTGTGAATTCTGCAAACGTGAATTCTTGAAAGAAAGCACGGTAGCTAAACACATCTGTGAAAACAAGCGTAGATGGCTAGACAAAGATTTACGTGGTAATCAGTTTGGATTTCAGACTTGGGTACAGTTTTATAAAAAGAACACATCTAGTCGCAAGCATCGTACCTATGAAGAATTCATTCGTAGTGCATACTATACTGCGTTTACTAAGTTTGGTAACTATTGTCTTAACATTAATGCTATCAACATAACACGATATGTTGAATGGTTGTTAAAGAATCAGATTAAGATTGACAATTGGTGTAGCGATAGTGTCTATACCAAATATCTCATTGAGTATCTAAGGCATGAGGATCCATTCGATGCGATACATCGTAGCGTAGAGACTTGCATCAAGTTGGCTGAGGACGCAAACATACAACCACATGATATGTTGCGTTATGGGAATGCAAACAAACTATGTTATGCTATTACAACGGGCAAGATTAGTCCATGGTTGTTGTATCAGAGTGACAGTGGTACCCATTTTCTAGATACATTAAATGAAGGTCATGTTAAAATGATTATTGATTATATAAATCCAGAACAGTGGGCGATAAAGTTTAAGCGAGATATGGATGTTACAAAAAGAGTCAAAGATACAATCAAAGAGGCAGGCTACTAGAGTTCGCGTACCATGGGTAAAAGGCGATACTTCATATAAGTGGAATGATGTATGTGGCTATGCGATAGAACACTTTGGCTTGCCCGGTGAAAGATATTACACGCATGCCACAGAAGATTATATGGATTTTTATTTCTATGACGAGCGTGATGCTATACATTTTAATTTAAGTTGCTTATGACACACAAGATTCGGTACGAACGTCCCAGGTCTGGGATAACATGGAACATGACAACAGAGGAACCCGTATTGATAATTGATTACGGTAACCGCAAAGTTCGCCTGACTCATAGCACCCCGTCGGCTTATATTCTCAGCCGTGAGATGCAAGATCAAATTAAATGGTGCGAAGATACTTTCCGTTCTGGTACACATAGCTATTACAACGATAGGTGGTTTTTTAAACGACCACAGGATCTAACCATGTTCTTGTTGAGGTGGCTATGATTAAGAAACGCGCCATGAATGAAGCTAGATGGGTATCTGAATTAACCACTATGAAAAGACTTGAAACTGGTTATGCCGACAATCAACCTAAATATCCTTATTGGGTCAAACCATTGAACTACTCTGCAATAGAGTGGTTGGATATGAATGTTTGGATGATAGACACATTTGGCAGCGGTCATTGGGGCATACCTAATTGTCGTTGGGTAGGAAGTGATCGTAAGTACTGGTTCCGTGATGCAGCAGACAGAACCTTTTTCATATTGAGATGGTCATGAACAGTAAGCAGCGTAGAAAAACAACACGGTATATTAAAAACAATTACCGATACACAGTGAGCATTGAAGCACCTCCAAATATGCTCACTAATGATTGGGATGACAAGGTAGATGATATGACACATTGGTGTGAAAAACATTACCACAGAGGGTGGATTCGTGAGTGGTACTGGGGAGAGGTTGACTTTCATTTCAATGACGGCAAAATAGCCACGCATTTTACGTTGGTGTGGTCATGAGAGTAGAGTTTAGACAGGGGGTGCCTGCAGGTTGTACCGAATGGTTAAACGAACATGTGGGCAGAGGCAATATGACTGATATTAAAGATAGCCCTAATTATGCCTGGTTCTATGAGCGTGTGCGAATGTATCCGCAACCACATGAAGCGTTTGATCCGCGTGACATATCTATTAGATATGTTCCTACTATCACAGTTAAAGATCCTAAATTGGCAGCATGGTTTATATTGAGATGGTCATGAGCAAATTTACACACAAAACAGAACGCTATTTTGGTAGCAAAGTTAATATACATACAGTCTCTTGGAAAGGTCAAGATGATATTGACACCAAAGAAATCAAGAAATGGTGTAAAAAGAATTACGGCAATTCAGGTTATGATGATGAAACTGGAAGTAATCGTTGGGTAGATAACATTAAGCAGTGCGAGATAATGCTTACCCGTGATGAAGATTTGACTATGTTTTTACTACGCTGGGAATGAAAACTATAACTGTTACAAACGTACCAGTACTTGAAATTATAGATATAGTGCATCAGATGAAACAACATGGTTGGGTAGATAAAGTAGATTTTGATTGGGCATATCATAAAGCAGAATCATTTGCTGAACCAGCTTATTGTTATACAATATTCAATTTCTACAAAGAAGAATATAGCACCTATTTTGCATTGAGATGGATGTGAGTAATATAACAAAATCATTTCAAGATTATGATGACGATGATCCTGAACTTCATTTTAGAAAGAATAGATGGAAGTATTGGAACCTGCTCAAATTAGTTAGAAAAGAATTCATGGAAGATAAAACACAGTTTGATGCCTATGATTTTGAAACTTACATTGAAAATAAGTATGGTATAAAGATGAACATGGTTAATGGTAACATTACTGATGGTTACAAAATAGTAGATGAACAAAAGTATTTGATATTCTTATTGAGGTTTCAATGAGAAATACAGATTGGGAAAACATCAAGCCAGGATGGCATGAAATAGTTATTAAACTTGATGAACATGACCCGATACCACAAAGGATAGAGTTAGTAGATTGGATACTGAGAAACATACAAAACCCAGATAGACATTGTTTGTATACTTGGGTATATGATGAAGTTTGGTTATTTAAAATTAAATTTAGATATGAGCGTGATTATATTTTAGCAAGATTGAGATGGTAATATGGCAATAACAACATACACAAAAGGATTCGCAGTAACATATCCCAAGACCGCAACCTCTTTATGCAGGGATAACAACTACAAAGATGGACATAAAAAAGTCTATCTTAGAGATTGTTTATTTCATAAAGAAGATCCAGCAGTTATAGTAAAATGGATGAGAAGAAATTTCGGTGAAAGACACCAAGGTTGGGACTTCTCCTTAGCTGGAGGATGTGTTACAATAGAGATATGGGATGATAGATTGATAACAATGTATGAAATGTGGCAAACATGATAGAACAGCGTGAAAAACATGAGAAGCGAAACACTTGGAGAATACTCAAGGAACTAGAACCGGTCCAATCACTGCAATGTAGGTTTGGTTGGCATCAGTGGACTAACTGGGAGATATGGGATGAAGTCTGGAGTAAGGGACATGTAAGCCATGCAACATGCTATTGTGCGAAATGTGGTATGCCAAGGGTAGAAACAGCTTACAGTAAAACTAAAAAAGGATAGTTATGGCCGATATTATGATAGATATTGAATCACTTGATACAACACCAGATTGTGTGATTCTTACAATTGGTGCAGTATTATTTGATCCGCGTGGTCAAGGAATCATCGACAAGATTGAGATTAGACCTACGATTGAGGATCAAACAGAGATTTATAATCGTAGTATCAATGAAGCAACATTAGAATGGTGGGGTAAACAAAACCCAGAGGCTATTGAAGAAGCTATGGGTGATAGAGACCGTGTATCATTTAAAGAAGCAATGTATCAATTGTATAAATTTTGTTTAAATCATGGCAAACCGTGGAGTCATGGATCAGCATTTGATGTGGTTGCAATAGAACATGCTTGGAGACAGACTGGTCAAATGCTACCTTGGCCTTATTATAATGTTAGGGACACCCGAACATTATTTGATATCACTGGTGTTAGTCTTAAAGATGGTAATCATGTTACGACACACAAAGCGGTAGAAGATGCTGAACGACAAGCTATTGTTGTTCAATCTGCATATATGAAATTAATTAAAGCAGGATTGATTCAACCAAGATGAGAATAGATAGTGATATTGATATTGACTTTGGTTCAAGAGATAGATTGCTTGAACTAATTAAGCATACAAGTGCGGCAATGCGTAATGTTAATCCTATTCGTAAACATGCCACTGGTGTATATGTCACCCCTATCCCCTATGATCCAGTGCTAGATATAGCAAGTATTGATTATACAATAGCAGACAAACGTGGATATTTTAAACTAGACTTATTGAATGTTCATGTGTATGAGAATGTCAGAGATGAACAACATCTTAACGAGTTGATGGTTGAACCTGATTGGAGTAAACTGAAAGATAAAAGTTTTGTTGAGAAACTGATTCACCTGAATAATCAGTTTTATAACTTAGAGAAGATGCCAGAACCCATAGATAGCATCCCAAGATTAGCTATGTTTCTTGCAGTTATTCGTCCCGGTAAGAAGCATTTAATTGGTAAAGTATGGTCTGAGATTAGTAAAACTGTATGGGATAAGGGAACTGACGGATATGTATTCAAAAAAGCACATGCAATTGCTTATGCTCAATTAGTTGTGGTTCACATGAACCTATTAGGGCATTCTTTTGACGAGGGTGATGCTACGGCGTTTACTACGGCGCTTACTTAGTTCGTTCATGCTGCATATCGGACCATGCACAATTACTAGACTTTTGTTATTGAAAGTTCTGAGATAAGGTCTAAACATAGACCATTCGTTTTTTAAGAACAAATTGATGGGGATTAATCTATTACTTTCCCACCACCAAACTTCTCCAAGTTCTAAAAACTTCTCTTTCACATCATTATCAAGTATGGATCCATAGTCATAGATAGTGGTAACCATGTCATCACGGTTTTGAACAATTCCAACATAATCTTGGTTGGCATATGAACACACTGTTATGAACGGGTGATTTTGAGTCAGGCGGTTAAAGAATTCGTTTTGGATCATTATTATAGTGAACAGTTTATTTATCGGGTAACCAAAGTTAATTAAATTAATATATTATACTAAATAGTTGATAGGAGCCTACATTTGTGTATTCAACATCAGTATTTTATTACGTCCAGCGCAACATTGTTGTGTTATTGTCAGGCTATTCACCGAGGAGATATATGCCAGTCTACGCAAAACCATTAACTTTACACAAGGGAGTTGATAATCAAATCCAGTTTCAGTTCATTAATCAGGAACAAAAACCCATAGATATTACTGGAAAAAGCATTACTTGCCGTATATTAAATTATACCGGTAATGAAATTTTGGTACAAAAAGCATTGACCTTACAGTTTGCTGCCACTGGCATATGTGCATTGTTTTTAAACGCAGCGGACTTAGAGAATATTGAGGCTCAAAAATGTTATTACACATTAGAAATTCCAGTCAATGAATTTGATTTCCCTGTATTTGTAGATCAAAATGCAGGTGCTCGTGGGGTGATGAACATAGTTAATAGTGTATTACCTAACTTTGTTCCATCATATAGTATCACTATTCCAACTGGTCAAGCATTCCCTAACAGTCACGGCTCTAACGGAAGCAGCTTGACATACACTACCAGTGTGTTAAGTACAAATAACAATCCAATACTAACTATCCAAACTGAATACATTGAATTCTATGGAAACACCACAATTCAAGGTAGCAGTATCGTAGACAATGATTGGTATGACATTGTTACTACAGAAGAAGTATCCAATGTTACTCAAACAGTGGGTTATGTTATACAAGGATTTCATCCTTATATCCGCATGCAATTCACTAGCAATGCGGGCGCAGTAACAAATATATTGACCAGATAATTTGCTTTAACATTATGATTGTGTTACAATCAATAGATGTTTGATATCCTGTCTATATTACCCGGTAAAAAGAAACAAACAAGTTCAGGTTGGACTAGCTTTAACGCTATCTGCTGTACCCACTTTGGTCACAGACAGGACAAACGGATGCGGGGTGGTATCAAGTTTGATGGCACTAACTGGTCTATGCATTGTTTCAATTGTGGGTTCAAGTGTAACTTTGTATTGGGTCGGTCAATCAGTACAAAAACTCGCAATCTATTAGTATGGTCTGGCATTGATGACCATCAAGTTAAACGCTGGAGTTTAGAAAGTTTACAACAAAAAGACTTGATAGACTTTACTCAGCCAAAGAAACAAAAGATAAAAATCAAATTCAATGACCACAAACTACCCGAAGGCGAGATTGTAGATAGTGATAATCCATTGCACAAAGTGTATGTAGAATATCTGCAAAGTAGGAAGATAGATAGTAATGAATATCCTTTCTTGATAACTCCAAATGAACCGGGTAGGATGGGTAATAGGGTTATAATACCCTACACATATAAGAACAAGATTGTAGGACATACGAGCAGGTTCTTAGATAACAAAATCCCTAAGTACATCAACGAACAACAACCCGGGTATGTGTTTAATATTGATATGCAAAAGCCTGAATGGCAAGTGTGTATTGTTACAGAGGGTATATTTGATGCACTAAGTATTGATGGGGTGGCATTGATGCACAATGACATTAGTAGCGACCAAGCATTGCTACTTAGTACATTGAACAAGCAAATGATACTAGTTCCAGATAGAGATAAGACAGGACTAGCACTATGTGATAAAGCATTGGAATTAGGTTATAGCGTCAGCTTACCTAATTGGGATGTTGATGTAAAAGATGTAAATGATGCAGTAGTTAAATATGGTAAGCTACCTACCCTATTAAGTATACTACAGTGTGCAACAAATAGTAAAATCAAAATAGAAATGCAGAGGAAGAAAATTGGCAAAGCAGGAAACTAAAAAACAATTAGAATATACAACAGATGTTCAGAAACTCTTTCTGAGGATGATGGTTACAAACGCGGAGTTGTATACCCGTGTAATGAACATAATGAATAGCGAAAACTTTGACCGTTCTATTAGACCAGTGGCTGAGTTGTTCAAGTCACACACAGACAAATATAGAGTATTGCCAGATGCAACACAAATCAAAGCAACAACTGGAATAGACATTGATCCTATTCCAGAATTGAACGATGGACATTATGAATGGTTCTTTGATGAATTTGAATCATTTACTAAACGACAAGAATTAGAACGAGCAATTCTTAAAGCAGCAGACTTGTTGGAGAAGGGTGAGTTTGAACCAGTTGAAAAACTAATCAAAGATGCGGTACAGATTAGTTTACAGAAAGACATGGGTACAGATTACTTTGCTGATCCTAAAGGTCGCATCAACAAATACTTTAACAGCGGTGGACAAGTAAGTACAGGCTGGCCACAGATGGATAAGATTCTCTATGGTGGCATGAGTAGAGGTGAGTTGAATATCTTTGCAGGTGGTTCAGGTTCAGGTAAATCATTGGTGATGATGAACATTGCATTAAGCTGGTTACAGATGGGCATGAGTGGTGTTTACATTACATTAGAATTGAGCGAAGAATTAACAAGTTTGCGTACTGATGCAATGTTAACCATGATGGGTACAAAAGCAATTCGTAAAGACATTGATACAACAGAACTTAGAGTTAAAATGGCAGGCAAGAAGTCTGGTAAGTATCGTGTTAAGAATTTACCTGCTCAGAGTAATGTCAATGATATCCGTGCTTATTTGAAAGAGGTACAGATTCAGACTGGGATTAAGATTGACTTTGTTATGGTTGATTACTTAGATTTAGTTATGCCAGTCAGTATCAAAGTCAATCCAACTGACCAGTTTATTAAAGACAAGTATGTAGCAGAAGAATTGCGTAATCTAGCGAAGGAACTTGGTGTATTATTAGTTACAGCAAGTCAATTGAATCGTACAGCGGTTGATGAAATTGAGTTTGATCATAGTCACATTGCAGGTGGTATCAGTAAGATTAACACAGCAGATAATGTGTTTGGTATTTTCACAAGCCGCAGTATGCGTGAGCGCGGTAAATATCAGATTCAATGTATGAAAAGTCGTAGTTCAACTGGTGTTGGTATGAAGATTGATTTAGAATATGATGTTGAAACTATGCGTATTAGCGACCCGGGAATTGACGGAGAACAGAGTTATACTCCAAAGCCTAGTGCAAATGATATTATAAGTACACTAAAACCACAAGCTACAGTTACAGATTATACGGTTGATCAAACTACAGGTGAAATTACATTAGAACCGTTAACTAGGACAGTACACGCAGATGCACAAGGGTCTAAATTAAAGTCCTTGTTAAACTCATTAAAGAAATAATTATTCTGGAATCGCATAAATACAAGTAGGATAATTATATGCAAAAACAAACCCGCTCCCTCTTGCAGGAATTAGAAGCACTTGGTACTAACCGTGACACTACCCACATCATTGAGAGTAGAGCGCATAATATTATCACCAGTGCTATTAATTTAATTGAGATGATCAATAAACACTACCCAGAAGAACAAGCGCAAATACTAGAGCGTAAGTTATTAAGTTCCATAAAGAGCAAAGACCAGCAGAGATTTGCTAAAACTTTAAGGAAAAAGCCGTGAACCTGGCTGAATCACTAGCAGTATTAAGAGATAAAGTAAACAAAATATCTGCTATTACTGAGGACAAAGGACATCTAGACCATCCGGAAGATTTAATCTTTTTAGGAGGTAGCGAAGGCGCAAATCGTGCATTGCAAGCGGCAATTGCTACTGTGAAAAATCCTAAAACTGTTACTATTAAGTGGGACGGATATCCTGCATTAATATTTGGACGCAACAGTCGTGGACAGTTTTCTATAATGGACAAGCATATGTTCAATAAGAAAGATGGAAGTGGTCGTCAAGTGTTCAGTCCTGAGCAGTTTGTGCAGTATGACCAAGCTAGGGGAGTTGACCGTTCTGGATTACACAGTTTAATGGCAGAGATATGGCCAGGATTAAAATCAGCTTCCAGTGGTGGCAAAGGTTATTATTGGGGTGATTTATTGTTCAGTCAAACACTACAAGAACAAAATGGTATGTACACTTTCAAAGCAAATCCTAAAGGCATTGCTTATAAAGTTGTTGTTGATAGTGATTTGGGTAGATTAATGACAGGTAAACAAGCTGGAATTGCTGTTCATCAATATCTTGATCCCAATGCTATGACAACTGATGATGCTACTCCATTGAATGGATCGATTGGACAACTTAAAAACAATAGCAATGTTGCAATTGTCCCTAGTGCCATGCCTATAACTCCTAAGATTAAATTAGATACATCTATGGCTAAAGATGTTAAAAATGCCATCAGTAAATACGGGGCAGTAGTAGATCAATTTATGGATAATGCGCCCCAAGCACGAAATACATTTAATCAATTGTTTACTGTATTCATTAACAAACGAATTGTTGAAGGTAATTTGAATGATTTAGCACAAGGGTTTATGGATTTTGTCAAAGCTAGACCAATGACTGAACCCATGAAGAAGAAATTATTAGGCTACACGACATTAGATCCTGCTACAAAGAAAGAAGTTCTTGTGCCGGGCTATCTTCAACAAAATACAGAAGCTATTAAAGGTGCATTTACCATCTGGGTAGAGATGTATAAGTTGAAAATGTCTATTGTAGAACAGCTTAATAAAGCAGCAAGAGAGTCCCCGGTCAAAGGTTATTTAGATGACGGCACAGAAACACACGAAGGTTTCGTATCAAATGGCTTAAAATTTGTTGATAGAATGGGATTTAGCCGTCAAAATCTAGCCGGCCGCTAATCCAAATCCGTGTTTTTTTTGGTTCTGGCATAAATATATGTATGAGGCAGTAGGCTTCAAAATATTAAAAGGAATTTCAAAATGGCACAATTTACAAAAGTTAACGGTGACTTTCTACCGGTAATCAACTTTGACTCACCAGCATACACAAACAGTGGTGCAAACGCAGTTAGTTCTGCGGCAACAGTTCAACCTCAAGGTCCTAAGCTAGACTTCTTCACAGTCACAGCATCTGGTTCAAGCGCATTGACAGGTACTCAAGTTTCTTTAGCTATTCAAGCTACACAGCAATTAGCTACAGTTTACATCTATGAGTTCACAACTGCAGGTCCTGATACATTGGCAATGGCTGTTTATCCAGTCGCTGCATGGACTACAGCAACATTGCAAACAGCTATTCGTGCAGGCTTAACAGCTGGCGGTGCTGCAAATTCAGTAGTTGTTTCAGCTTCAGCTACATTCACAGGTTAATCAATATCTGTCTAAAAAGACCCTAGAATTTCTAGGGTTTTTTTACCTCTGTTAAATACTATATGAGTTACACAATCACTTGTTATACCTTATTTGATATCACACAGACTAATGTACTCAACCGTCACCGTCCAGATATGAATCAAGAATTGCGCCATAAACGCAATACTCAAAGTAATTTTGACACGGTGCAACAAGCAATTTCATTGCGTAGTCAACCTGAAAATGTGCGTACTCCAATAAAAACACTGATACAATTTGATAAATTTACAGATTTTGGTTTCTTATTTGAACAAGAAGAAGATGAAGCACATCCGTGTTGGTCCTTTGATTTTGAGGTACAACATCCAAGTGTGTTCTATGATGGGGTAAGTGAATTGGGGGCATTATATAGTGATTGTGACCGTGTTCCAATGATTAAATGCGGGACAGAATGGGATAAACTTCCATCATTCTTAGATTCAAGTGATGAATTAAGAAACATATATTTTAAAGTATTAACAAATGATTAGTGATAAATTACTAAATAAATTTACAAAAACAATATCCAATTCGGATATGGAAAAATTAAGTGAATTAACTATAATTCAAGGACCAGATGGTTCTTATTTTCTGTTCAATAAATATTCAATTAAAAAGAATAATGATTGCTATACAGTAGAAAAAGACAATATTGCAGGGATCAAAACATTCAACGTATTAAAAAATGCAGTATCATGGTGTACCTTTGACAAACAAAACAGCATTTACGAATCTAACCGAATCATTGATTTGGATACTAGATTAGCTAGCGTAGATAGTGAAATTCAAGTACACCAAAAGTTAGTTAAAAAGGCTAAAAATTTGGAAGAAAAATTGATTTATCTTGCTAAATTGGGTGAAGAAAAGATGGAACGTAAACAGATAACCGAAGAATTGGCTGGATATGTGTCTAGTTCTAGAATTTGGCAAGAAAAACGATTTAACAAATCCGCATAATAAAGAAAGAAAAGATAAATATATTATATATTTCTCTGGAATACAAATATGAAACTAACCGAACTAAACAACAATCGCCGCAATTACTCTGCTAGAGTATTAAATGAACAATATGAAACCTCATTCAATGTAGGAAACATGTCTATGTCTGCTACAAGAACAATGCTTACAAAAGTTCGTGGGTTGATGAATGAATCAAGACAATCTCCTGACTATCACAATAGTCAAACATCTCCTTCTTATATGAAGTTGGTTTTTATGGAGCAGGCACTTGCTGAACATTTTAACGAATTACGTTTACAACCTAGAGCAAGAATCATGGTTGAGAACGAAGAAGTTGAAAAGTCACAAGTTGTACTAGCAGCACAAGATATGGTTGATCAAGTACAGAAGATGCTTGAAGATGTAGGTCAAATGCAAGTTAAAGAATTACCTGCATTAGTATCAAGCATTGAAAGCGAAATTGGTGTTAACGAAAGTCAAGCATACAATGATGCGGTTTCTGCTCAGTTAGATACATTATCTGCTGCATTAAAAGAATCTACCGCTGCGTTGAAGAATGCATTGAATGGTGTTACTGGTCAAGCAGTCGATGCTGCATTTGATGCAGGTGCTGATATGGGTGCCGAAGCTGGTATGGATGCTGGATTAGATGCCGGTGAAGATATGGGCGCTGATATGGCTGCTGATGCTGACATAGATATGGGCCCAGTAGAAGAACCAGAAATGCCACCATCAGGCGGTGTTGGTAGAGCAAAGAGATAATATGTTTCTCTTTGAACTTGCTGATCCGGCGAGTGCTAAACTTATCGTTCTTGTTAATCAACTTAAAACTGATTTAGACAACGGTATAATAGATCCTAGTAGTTACACAACGGACGAGTTTTTAACTTATCTACAAGAGAAAGGTGGTATCGTTTTAGATATAACCGACTTGTATGATATGATAAAAAATCCGCCGTTGAATACAATTATATCTAATATCCAAGGTGATAAAGTTATCTTTAAGGGGCATGATGAAACTCAACCTTCCCCAGATCAAACACAAAATCAACAAGTTGTACAACAAATGGCACAAAGTGCTATGCCAACACAATGATAACTGTTACAGATAAAGCAACAAACAAAGTAAAACAAACTCTTGCAAAAAGAGGCAAGGGATTAGGAATCAGAATAGGTGTCAAAACGACAGGTTGTTCTGGTTTAGCCTATGTACTTGAATACGTTGATCAACCAATGATAGAAGATATAAAGATAGAGTGTGATGGATGCGCTTTATATGTTGATCCAAAAAGTTGTGCTTATCTACAGGGCATGACAATAGATTATGTCCGCAATGGACTTAATGAAGGGTTTGAATTTATTAACCCAAATGAACGTGATAAATGCGGATGTGGTGAAAGTTTTAGAGTCTAACCAAATCAATTTACTTTCAGAATACTATCTGATATAATTATATTGATGTATAATCCAAACAAATATAACTATGTGCCCATGAGTAGGGTAGAAATTGAAGGTAAACGTAGATATGCTACGCCGGATGGTGAAAAGCTACCTAGTGTTACAACAATACTAGATGCTACTAAATCAGAAGAATCTAAAAAAGCATTAAATGAGTGGCGTAAACGAATGGGCCCTCAAAAAGCACAAGCAATTACAACTGAAGCAGCAGGTCGTGGAACACGAATGCATAAGTTTATTGAAGATTATATTAAGACTGGTATAGTTAATGAACCAGGAAGTAATCCCTACAGTATTCAAAGTCACAAAATGGCAAAGAGTATCATTGAGCAGGGATTAGTAAAATGCAATGAATACTGGGGAACAGAAGTTCCCCTGTATTTCCCTAAGATTTATGCCGGCACAACTGACTTGTGTGGAGTACATGATGGAAGTGATGCTATTATGGACCACAAACAATCTAACAAATTAAAAAAGCGTGAATGGATTGATGATTATTTTGTTCAATTAGCTGCATATGCTAATGCTCACAATGAAGTACACGGGACAAAAATACGCAAGGGTGTAATTTTTATGTGTACACAAGACAACATTTACCAAGAATTTATTATTGAGGGTAGTGATTTTGACAAGTATTCTGACATGTGGTTTAAGCGTGTAGAGCAATACTATATGAAATTCCTATAGCGATTAAGTCAATATTATGATAAATAAGTGTAAACGTGAAGAATTACACTTATGGCCATAGTACAAATCTCTAAGATCCAACAACGAGCAGGTAATCTAGTTGACTTACCTCAATTAGATAATGCTGAATTTGGTTGGGCAACCGACACTAATCGTCTTTTTATTGGTAGAACAGGTAATACCTACACCGATGAAAACATAGAAGTTTTAACTACTTATTCTGATATTAGTTTTAGTCAAATTGACGGGAGTTACGGCGGGAATTTAAACATCACTACTCCAACTAACGGTCAAATATTGACGTATGTATCAAGCACTGATACATGGGAAAACTTTACTGGATCTACCCAATTAAGTAATGCAAAACTAAAACTAACTAATGCTAGCAATATTCAAATTGACGGTGGCGCAGCTGGCTACGTATTAGAAACAGATGGTATCGGTAACTTAAGTTGGACACCAAAAGGTTCACTATATAGCAATATTGCTAACTTATTCCCCACAACATTTACGGGAAGCATAGCAACTACTACGCTTACTATTACAGCAGTTACTTCTGGTAGTGTTGGCATTGGTACTTATATAACCGGTACTAGTGTAACAGCCGGCACTTATATTACTGAGTTTGGAACTGGCACGGGCGGAACAGGTACTTACACTGTTAATAATTCTCAAACAATTGCATCTAGAACCTTATACGGTCCGCTGATAATGCAAGTGGCAAATACAATACCATACATCAATGGAACTTCTGTTACTATAACAGGAGTAACAGGTGTTGCTAATGCCAATGTTAATGGTTTATCTTTTTATATGACATTGGCTAGTAATTACCCAACAACAGGTAATGTTAGATTATATACTGACGTAGGTAGAACAGTTGGTGCTAATGGAACAAGTTTAACATATACAAATGCTCCAAATGCTATAGCAACTTCAGTATTAAATTCGGGAACTAGTGGTGGAAGTGGAGTAGGAGGTTCTAATACTACAGTACAGTTCAATGATCAGAATGTTTCAAACGGTGTTGTTGGATTTACATTTGATAAAACTACAACTACATTGACCGTTACTTCAGGTAACGTCAATACAGCAAATATCAATGCAACAGCATTGGTAACATCACCTAGATTAATATCTAATGTTGCAACCGGTACTGCACCAATAACAGTGACAAGTACTACACTTGTACCTAATTTATATGTGGCACGTGCAAACGTAGCAGATTTTGGGGTTGTAACAACACAAACAACAGGAACATTCTATCCAGTATTTGTTAATGCAAATTCTACTGCCAATTATGCACATGCAAGTAATGCAAACTTATCATTTAATGCAGCCACCGGCGCATTAAGTGCCACATTACTTACCGGTACATTAACAACAGCAGCACAACCAAATGTAACTAGCCTTGGCACATTGGGTAATTTAACTGTTACCAGTAATATTACTACTGGTAATATTATTGGTATACATGCCAATGGCAATAGTAGTATAAGTATTCCAGCAGCAGCAGGCAATGTTAACATATCATCAAATGGTGTGGCTAATGTATTAGTTGTTACTAGTACAGGTGTAAACGTAGCCGGTACTTTTAGTACAGGAACAGGTAATGCTAATGTGGGTAACATTGGTGCCACTACTGCAAATCTAACTACTGGTAATATGACAACTGGTAACATCGGTACTATTAATAGTGGATTGAGACAAAATGGTAATAGTAATATTGCTATCACATCAAATGGAAATATCACATTAACCGCTACTAGTAATGCAATAGTAACTATCACTGGAACGGGTGTTAATGTTGCAGGTACTTTTAATACAGGTGCAGGTAATGCTAACGTTGGTAATTTAGGTACTACTAGAGTTATTGCTAGTATATTAGAATCAAATGTAGTAACAGGTACTGCACCATTAACAATAGCAAGCACCACTCGTGTTAATAATTTAAACGTAGCATATGCCAATGTAACTGATTTCACTTCAATGTCAGTACTTACAACTGGCACATATTATCCTGCATTTGTGTCTGGTACAGCAGCAGCAAACTATGCACAAGGCTCAAATACATCTTTCTCTGCTAACATAGCAAATGGTGCATTCATAGCAACTACATTTGTGGGCGCACTAAGTGGTGCAGCAACAACGGCTGGTACAGTAACAACTGCTGCTCAACCAAATATTACTAGTGTTGGTACATTGACTGGATTAACATTTGCTAATAATTCAACCATATCAATGGGCTCAAATACTAACGTTGGAACTTTAACTGGTAATTTTGCTTTAAGTGCAGGTAGTAGATTAATAGCAACATATGCTGACTTGGCAGAATATTATGAAGCAGACACTGATTATGAAGTAGGCACTGTACTAGAGTTTGGCGGCAAGAAAGAAGTTACATTAGCAGAAGCACTGACACCAAGAGTAGCAGGTGTAGTATCTACTAACCCTGCTTATGTAATGAATTCAACTTGCAAAGGCGAACACATTGTAGCACTTGCACTTCAAGGTCGAGTTCCGTGTAAAGTTCGTGGGCCTATTCGTAAAGGTGATATGCTAGTGAGTGCTGGCGGCGGCTTTGCTCGTCCATCGACAATTCCATTAATGGGTACAGTAATTGGTAAATCACTAGAAAACTTTGAAGGCGAAGGCGTTATTGAAGTAGCGATTGGCAGACTTTAATAATAAATAAGATATAGGAATAATAAAATGACATCATATGTATATACAGGTAATTTAGTATCGCAACAATCAGCAAATATAGCAACAGATAAGATTAGAATATCTACTACTGGTACTGGTATTCATGCTGTAACTGGATATCCTAGAGTAGCAGGCACAGGAGCAGCGACAGCAGCAACTAATAGTGCAACAGTCACTGGATCGGGAACAGCATTTAACACTCAGCTTGAAGTTGGTGCTTGGATAGGAAATACTACCGGAACAACAGTGGGAATCGTATCAAGTATTGCAAACGCCACTAGTTTAACGCTTACTGCTAATGCAGGAGTAGCACTATCAAATGTTGCATACACTTTCAATAATGCAGGTGTTCCTTACGCAATTGCTACACAGCAGTCACAAATTTTTCCAGCACAAGGTCAGTATAATACTGTTTATTGTGGTCAAGGCAATGTAGTAGCATTTATTACTACTGGTGGCGGTGCAGGAACTGAATTCAGTATTACTGAATTAGGTATGCCACATCCTAATGTAGTAAATGGTTACATGACCTAATAGGTTAATTTTTACTCCTTGAGATAAATATATTATACATTCGCATTCGGCGAGTTTATGCGGTCCCCGCCGCGTAGTGACTAGAACTCACTAATATTTCAAGGAGAAACAAATGGGACGCCCTCTAAAAATCGCAAAGGCTCAAGCAGTCTTAACAATCACTGATACAGCAGAAACAGGCAGTATCGTCACAGTATCAGGTGGAAATTTAACTACAAGCCCTACTGTAGGTGTAGCTAAAGGTATGTCATTTATAGTTGCTACTACCGTTGGTGGATTAACAGCTAACACAATTTATTATGTAAATTCAATATTGTCAAATGATACATTTGATGTATCACAAACTCAATTAAGTGTACAACCACAAGTAATGCAAACATTGACAGACACCACCGGTGGTTCAGTTAGTGTTTCATTTAATGTTGTTGATGCATATTTCAATAACCCACTTGGTGGAGTAGGTTTCCCTACTACAAATAGTAACACATATAGTGTAGTTGGTGGTAATACAGCAATCATTGGTAAACAAGTATTGGCACAAGTTGCTATTGGTGTCAATGGAACAGGTACATTATATACTCCAGTCGCTGTTAATACTAGTACAGTAATAGCAGGTGTAGGTACTGATCTAGCTAATATAACTACTGGTGCAGCACTACAAGTTGCTGTAGCTAATATCAATGGTAGTACTAATTATGTTGATTTAGGTTTTGCAAGTGCAACAAAAGGTAATGTTACAGTTGCTGTTGCTAATACAGTAGTGTCAGGAAATGTTATTGGAACTTCAGGTAATGCACAAACTCTTGCATTAAATATGCCAATTACATTTGATGCAACTTTTGGTGGATTAACTGCTGGTACAACATATTTTGTTAAAACTATTGCTAATGCTGCTGCATTTACAGTTTCTGTTGATCAAGGTGGATCACCAGTTCAGCTTACAGCTAATGCAAGTGTTACCGGAAATGCTATTATGAATCGTGTTGTGCTAACAGCTAATGCAAATGTTATCGCAAGTAATGCAGCATTCGTGTATGCAAATGATGAAGCAGGTTACATTGTTCGTCAAAAAGGAAAACAAAAGTATCTAGTAACAGGTTCAACAAGTGGGTTGACAGCACAATGCTTTACTGCAAATCTTGCAAATACAGCGTTGACACCAAACACAATGCGTATCCTTGCTACATATGCTAATAGTGCTACTCAAACAGTTCAAAGTCTTTCTGACCACACCGGTGAGTTGTTTACTGCTACTTCAGGTCCAATTGCTACTGGTAATATCGTGTTCCAAAATGCTGCTCCAGTATTTGCAACATTCAATACAGCAGCAGTTGCTAATGCAGATAACGGTCAACCGTATGAATTAGTTACTATTGCAAGTGCTTAATCATGGCAACCGCATCAAGTAAGGCACCTAAAATGCAACCAGAAACTGAAATTGCGGTACTTCAGATCCAAGTTAAGAACATCGAGGATAAAATTGGTGATCTTAAAATGGATTTGAAGTCAATTCGTGATGCCCTAGACGAGAACGCAGAAGAAACTAGACAAATGTTAAAGACTATGCGTGAACAAGATGTTAAGGAACACGGTGAATTAGCTAGTAAGATTTCAGTATTAGAGAAATGGCGCTGGATGATGATGGGAGCAGGTGTAATAATCGGCTCAATGGGATTCAATACAGTGTCAACATTGCTAAAATAAAAAAAGAGACTTAGGTCTCTTTTTTTGTAAGTGTCTTTAACTTGTCCTGAACAACATCAAAATTAACTGTACTAAACAACCCGGGATGTAATGGTTTAGGATATTGATTATCTCCTACCCATGCATAACCACAATGTTCTTCATTCAGTATGGGAACAAACTCATCAACTACTTCACAAAAGAAAGTATGGTAAGTAAATGTATGATTGATGAATTTCTGAATAGGTACTAGTTTTGCATTAGAAGGAAAGAAACCAATTTCTTCTGCACATTCTCTAGCAATACCTTCAAAAAGAGTTTCATTATCTTCTATCTTTCCTCCGGGGATTCCCCAGTTTCCTGGGTTCTTATTGTCTGTGCGTAATAGATATAGGTATCGGTTTGTTTTATTACTATAAAAGAAAACTCCTGCCGATGTATTGCTCATACTATGATTTATCACAGTATTAGATGACGATAGAATAATCCCCTTGATCATACCATCCTTCAAATGATTTCATCCAGGTATCATCTACAAAACGATATTGAACATTTGTAGTAAGATTAGTTACATATTCTAATGTTGTGGGTGTTGCTTCTGTACTATCAAAACTAACAAACCATTGCCCAGTACTTGAATTATATTCAATAATATCATTAGCATGTGCAACTACATCACCCCATGCAACTGTGCTGTCACCGGCTGAACCAATATTTTCAACAATTAAATATCTACGACCATTTACTGGTCCAGGTAGTCCTGCATTTGGACCAGTGATTAATGGGTTAATTACACCATCAACTGGGTCTAATGTATTCTGAGGTAATGTATCTGGGTCAATGTTATAGATTAACAATCTATCATCATTGGGATTGAGTACAATAGTACCTACAATTTCGTGATCCATAAATGGATTTTGTAACCAAATTTGACTAATGCCCGGTTTCATGGTACCATATACATTAAGTACACTGGTCCAATATATATCTGTATCCGGATTAGGTGGCAAATCTAAATTAGCATTGCTTGGATAAAATGCTATTGCTTGTGGTAGTATCTGTAACGTATTACCTATCAACAATACCTTATAACCATATGGAGTAATCTTTTGTCTAGTACCTAATAACATATCATCATTTTGCATGTCTTGTAATGCATTGCCTTTAAAGATTGATGCAATGATTTTTTCAATAACGCCCATCTTCTTAATTTTACTTGCATTAGTGATCCATATTGGCATATAGAATTTCCAACTCATAATGTCAATTGGATTACCTGTCCCTACCGGAATACTACGATTACTAAAAGTTAATCCATCTTGGAATACTGCGCTAAGACTAGTCCAATCAATAAAATTATCTGTACTTTGTATCTCTAGTGCTGGATTGAATAGTGTACCTAATTGTTCAATAAGTTCTAGTTTTTGTTGATAGTTAGTAGTCCAAAAATCAACAGTAATTCTCAATGTGTATGGTACTGGCATTAATCTTTCGATAGTAAATGCTTGTCCTTGCACAGTTTCATATTGTTGTGTATCTGGATTATATGCACGTTGACGTACATTTATTTTATCTACAAAAGTAGGGTCTTGTGTCCACTTTTGATTATATTCTAAAGCACTAATATAGTATGTTATCAATGGGGCACTGGGTAAATTGCTAGCACTATTGTTAGCAAGAATTGTAGCCGCTTGTCTACTACTATCACCGTACATAATAGGTACCCGTACAATAATATTATTGCCTGCAGGGTCTTTACCTTTGGTAACTTCCCAGTTACTGAATATTTTTGCAAACTGTATTAAAAATCTGCGTATCTGACTGTCATAAAAATATTGTGCCATGTTTACTCTTTATACTTGTGGGGGAAGTGGATCGGGTGCCAATCCTAAAATAGTTGATAATGCTTGACGTTCTGGTATATATGTACCATCTGTAAGTTCTGTAACTCCAGTATTGTTGACAAACGTAGATTTTAACGACTTGTCTGCCGAAGTCATGCCAGTTTGTGTTCTAACGTTCTGAGATATTCTAACCCATATTCTACCGTCCCAACGATATAATAATTGCGGGAAGTAATCAATACGTAAGAAGTAATCTCCTACTTGCGGATTTTGTGGGAAACTTATTCCAGCACCGGTTGGGAATCCATTTGGTGCTTCACCGGTACCATCTAAATAACCTGTACTATAACCAAAACTACGCGGGCTACTACGTGCTATAAACTGAAATGCCGGATCACAATCTGCTCTCCAGTCCATTTGTTGACTAATTGTTCCAGTGAATCCGGGCGCTTCTGGATTAGCATCAGCAGTAGCATATGTATTATCAGCAGTACCGTACGGTCCGGTAATTTGTCCCATTGAATATACTGTTAAAATTGTATCTCCACTTACTGGTCCTGAATTAGTATCAGTTCTTCTAGGTGCTAATGTTATAGTTTCTAAATGTGTTGTACTAAAAATATCTAATTTTTCGTAACCCATGTCCGCTGTACTATCCCAAATACTTTTTATTGCTGCTTTTGGTATTTTAATAACAGGGCTAGAATTTTTATATTTAGGGCTACTCATCATCATAACTGTACCAGTTACTGTGGTGTTAGGATCTCCGCCGTTTGTATTAACTGCAACCGGTGGAGCAGGGTTATTGTTTGCCATGGATAATACACCATTGCTTGAATACTCACCGTATGTAGGTACAATATATAAATTCTTTCTATTATATCCTGCTTTAGGTACAAGACGTTCTGCTTCTTGTAATGCAGCATCATTGATTGCAATGTTCTTATTATATGTAGCAAGAATATCTTTAAGATTATCTGCTGTATCTAATTGCCAATATGTTGCGTTAGGAGGATTGGTGCCAGCCGGTACATCAATTAATGCTTTATAATTTTTATCACCATACGTAATAACATAACCTGCAGGATATGGTTTTTCTTTATCCCATATACCCAGATAAGTATCTTGGTCAATTGGCGCACTTAGTATCTGACTAAATTCTTCACTATCAACTAGCGGTTCACATTTGATACGCCATAGATGCGGGAACCATGTTGGGCTAAATCCTTCACTTGCAAATTCAGCATCGGTAATCTGCATAAATCTTTTCAATGCAACTGGGATAGTTTCTTTCAATGGATTATAATCAAGTAAATGAGGTAATTCAATTACATCACCTACCATTAGTTTTCTACCAACCAACTGAATCATATCATTATAATGTACAGTAATGAATATGATATCATTGTTTAAAAATAATCCAAATTGACTTAAATTGAAATCTAAATTCTGCACATTATAGTGACCGCGTAAACGATAGATATTTGGATCATATGTTCTATCACGGTTTTCTAAAAATAACAAGTCTTGTATGTTAGTTGGATCTAATACATCATACTGTGGTTGTGTATAATCAGTTGAGGTTCCTTGATTAGTAGGACCTAGATACTTATGTACATATAAATCCGTGGCACCTGCGGTAAACTGTTCTGATATTGTTCTATCAAAAAAGTTGTAATCGTTCGTTTTATTGGGACGCCAAAGCGATAGTCTAGGCATATTTAATTCACTTTATTACTTATTTATCGTAAATACAGACGAGGACGTATTACCAAACAGTTGACATTAAATGGTTCCTGTGCTATAATACGTATTCAATTGAAACTTTGGAGTAATATATGGCTAGAAAACAGTCTGAGGACCACTTTGTAAAAGCACTCAACCCGCGTGATGCTGACACAAAATACATGGGTGAAGAACCTTTCTTCCCAATTCAACCCGACCCCGAATCAAGATTCTCGGCGCTTGCTAGAAGTTTTACTTGGTATAGCCGATTCTATACCAAAAAAGATGCAAAAGAACTATTGTGCCAATATCTGGATTACAATAAACGTACTGATGAGGCTAAGCTACTCAGAAAGGTACATGAAAGCGAATACATTCTTACACTATGCTGGGTATCACGCATGACAATGCGAGGGTTAGAATTAACCGAGCATGAAGAACTTAACCTACAAAACGAAATCACTAGACTGATTAAGACACTAACCGAAACAGAAGTGAAAACTAGTGCAACTAGTATTGTTAAGGAAGAAGTAGTTTCGAATCGTCCTAACATTCAGGAAATTCTGAAAGAAAAGGCGCGTGATGCTGCCGGTGAAATGGAAGGGATGATTGACGATTTTGTTACTAAGGGCAAAGCATCGGAAAAGACAGTTGATATTGTTGCAAAATACAATGTCATGCCACAACATATTCCAATCATTGTTGAAATCTGGAAACGTAAGCAAGATGAATTCCAGCGTCTAAGTGACGGTGACGAGTCTCTAAAAGAGGGTTATGCGTTCCTAGGTAAAATTCAAATTCGTAACATTCTCAAATTTATTGAGGGTGTGCTAGGTGACTTGAACAGTTATATTAGCATTAAGAAAGCAAGCAAGGCTCCGCGTAAGCGCAAAGCAGTACCTGTTGAAAAGATTGTTGCTAAATTAAAGTACTTGAAGTTGTTCAAGGATGTGGCTGCAAAAATTGATTTAGTTAGTGTACACCCTACAAAACTACACGGTGCAAGTGAAGCGTGGGTTTATGATACTGGTAAGCGCAAGCTACATCATTACATTGCCGACGAGTATAGCAAAGTGTTTAGTGTTAAAGGTAACACATTGCTAGGATTTGATGCAAATACAAGTGAAATGAAAACACTACGTAAGCCCGGTGAGCAACTTAAAGAAGTGATGGGAAGCAAGCCCGCGGCACGTAAGTATTTCAAAGATATTAAAGCGGTAGGGGCAGTCCCTAATGGTCGCTTTAATGAGAATATGATTATTTTGAAAGCGTTTTAATTATGTCAGATAAATTTTTTATGTGGTTTGATCGTAACCGTAAAACGATTGGATATACAGTTGCCGGTATCAATATTTTGAGTGGGTTAAGTTTGCTTTCTAGTGGACAAAACACAAACGGCTGGCTACAACTTTTTTTAGGGGGCGTCATTGCAATTGACACTGCAACAACACCATGAAAATTGATTTAAACAAATACCAAGAGTTTGTAGAAGCGGTTACTAGTCAAGCAAGTAATGATTTAACTACATTCCATGATACGATAGATCGGTTAGATGCTAACTATGAACTAGACACGGCAGACAATCAGATGAAGCATGGCCCTGATGTTAATATTCCACTATTAATTACAGCATGTTTTGGATTAGCAGCAGAAAGCGGCGAGTTTATTGAAGTGCCCAAGAAGATTATTTTTCAGGGCAAAGCATTGACTGACGAGAATGTATTTCATATGAAACGTGAACTCGGTGACATTATGTGGTACTGGGTAAATGCATGTCGTGCGTTGAATCTTGACCCCAACGAAGTGATTGCTGAGAATATACGCAAGTTAGAGTCACGCTATCCCGGTGGAAAGTTTGACGCATTTTACAGCGAAAATCGTAAAGACGGCGATCTATAGCAGTGTTACTTCCGAATGGTGTTGCCTACAGACCTCAAGGACCTTTGATGGATAGTCTTGGATATCCTAGTTGTACGCTATGTCATGTGTTAATGAAGCCTCTTAATGGAATGTACGAGTGCCCGGTGTGCGAAGGGGATAATAATCGTAATACTGAAAATGGATATAAGCATTTGTGGACGGATGAATTCCCAGAATCAAAATTAATTCCTGAGAGTGATATTCCTTTCTTAAGATTTATGAGGGGCAAATCTCCCAATCCATAAGTCTCCTGATAAATAGTATTATTAGGTAACACTTATGTCAACATATCCAACTGCTAGTCCTCTTTCTACCCCTTCAGGGTTGACCTTAGATGAGTTAAAAGAGGGACTATTTACCAATCTTAGATTTCGTCTAGGTGACGGCATGATAGATATTGAATTGGATCCTCAACATTATGAGGCAGCGTATAACTACGCTATTAAAGTCTATCGTCAACGGGCACAAGCCGCTACAGAAGAATCTTATATTTTGATGACTATTGAAAAGAATGTAGATACTTACACACTTCCTGCTGAGTTTATCAATGTGCGTAGTATTTTCCGTAGAACAATTGGTTTAGAAACAGGACCATCAAGCAGCAGTTTTGATCCGTTCTCTAGTGCGATTCTAAACACATATTTGCTTAACTATAACTATGCAGGTGGTATGGCAACATATGACTTTTATGCAGGTTATGTTGAGTTAGCAGCAAGGATGTTCGGTGGTTATGTAACATACACATTCAACCCAGTGTCTAAAGTATTGCGTATTGTTCGTGATCCAAAAGGATCCGGTGAGCGTGTATTGATATGGGCTGATGTACAAAAGACAGAAGAAATACTATTACAAGATCCGGGCGCTGGTGTATGGATTGGAGACTTTATTTTAGCTAATCTTAAACTTATGATTGGTGAAGCCCGCGAGAAATTTGGCACTATTGCTGGTCCAGGTGGCGGTACTACACTGAACGGTACTGCTATGAAAGCAGAAGGTAAAGCAGCGATGGAATTATTGATCGAAGAATTGAAGAAATATGTAGATTACAGTCAGCCATTGACATGGGTACAAGGCTAACCTAAATGCTTTATATTGTCATGCCCCTGTAATATAATAAGTACTTATAGGAGCATTGCATGATTATAGGTATCACTGGTTTAATTGGTTCAGGAAAAGACACGATTGCCGATTATCTCACAACTTACCAGGGATTCAAACGAGTTAGTTTTGCTGCTAGTCTTAAAGATGCAGTAGCAGCAGTCTTTGGTTGGGACCGAGAATACCTAGAGGGGACGACAAAAGCAAGTAGAGCATGGCGTGAACAGAAAGACGAATGGTGGAGTAATCGTTTAGGTATGGACATTACACCAAGATGGATATTACAATATTGGGGTACGGACTTATGTCGCAATCACTTTCATAATGATATCTGGGTCGCTAGTGTAGAACACAAGCTAATCAATTCCAAAGAAGATATTGTAATTACAGACTGTAGATTTAGTAATGAAGTTGCTGCCATCAAAAATGCAGGTGGAATAGCACTTAGAGTAAAGCGTGGACCTGATCCTAAATGGTATGATTCAGCAAT